AAAGAAATGTTATAATGGAGATTGATGTTAGAGCATTTACCACATTACTTAAATTATTTTGAAAAGTTCTATGACCAAGACCATGAACTTTTAGTGATAATCTATAGAATAAAATATATGATAGATTATCAGAAAGAGTATACTCCTGAAATGTTTTATAATGATTTAAATCGCTATATTATGTCAGACAGTATAACAACGAAAGCACATAGAATGAACGAAGATAATTATTGTCTTGGATTAGATTTAAAGAAATATAGAAATAATAAAAATTCTAGTCTACAATATACAGATAGACATGCGAAAATATTATGTTGGATGAGTCTTATGTATAATATGATGATACCTTTATTAACACACTTCATTTATGTGAAAAAAATAGCAGATGTAAATGGTTTCTTATTAAAAGAAATTGATTATATCTTAGATTATATTGATAGAAATATGCACGTTAATATAGAAAGTAAGATCTTTGAAACTGCATATTCTAACACGGAAAAGAACAGCAAAGACAATTCAGTATTATGGGACATGCAGGATATTAGATCAATTAATACTACTATCCATAGTTTGGATAGTAGAACAAATATTTTGCTAAATATCGTTCCAAAATATCAGTATTCTCAAAATCTTATTTATTTAAACTATACAAGTATTCGTAAGAGTACAAAATACAATGTAACGGAAATTGATTATGAATTTAATTATATTCCATTGAGTAGCAGTAAACGTGATGCGGATAATAATTCTGAGTTCGATAAACTGAATGTCGCTTAGATATAGGAATATAGCTAAGGAAACCATCTTAATTGCTGGAACAGGCTAATGCTCAATAGGCTACAACGTAACCTGTAAAGGTAAGCGTGAATGCAGATGAAAATCGGAAAAAATTATTGAGATAACCTATGGTTAAAAGACCTAAGGGTGAGCGGAAGAATGTCTAATCAGCAGTCAAACTAATAATTATAATGAAAGGAGAATTAAATATGATAATACCAAATAAAAATGAAATGGTTATGATGGAACTATGGGAAAAGATACCAGAATATGTAGTACCAGATACAAAACCTCATTATTTAATAAGTACTTGGGGTAGAATATATAATATAGAAACTGATACTATATTACCTCAAAATATAAATTATAATAAAGATAAGTATATAACTATACGCTTATCTCCAAAAGAAGGAACTGGTAAAACTGCAATTTTTGTGCAGCCACATAGAGTTCTGTTGATGACCTATTTTTATATAGAAGGTTGTGAAAATCTGGATGTGAATCATTTGGATGGAATAAAATATCATAATTGGTTATGGAATTTGGAATGGGTAACAAGGAAAGAAAATATTCAACATGCATTATCTAACGGGCTATTTAATTTAGGTAGTACTAGAGGTAATAGTAAACTAAACGAATTTCAAGTTAGAAGAATATGTGAATTAATTTCTGATGGTAAAGGTCCAAAAGAAATAGAAAAATTGATGAATATTCCAAATTGTAATATAGAAAAAATTGTTCAAAATATAAAGAACGGATATAGTTGGAAACATATTTCTTGCGAATATGATTTTGGGCAATTAAATATAACCAATGAATCTCTGTAATAATTATTAGAAGATTCAACGACTATCGAAAATCATTTAATTGGTGAGTAGAGTAGAGCCAAGCGGTAGAGGCAGAGTAACTCACATAAGACCTCTTTAAATCGAAATGGATGGCACCCCAATGTCATAATGATAATGGGTGAAGATATAGTCTCGTCTTCTGGGTAACACCTAGAGAAGTTCATAAGAGAACTGCATAGAAGTAGCGACTCTATGTGAAGGCACGAAATTCGAATCGTTTTTAATTAAACAGAATGAAGCATTATTCTTGCAATTGCAGGCTGCTTCAGATAAAACTATTGAGAATATTGAATATCAGTATGGACCATTTGATGAAGCTGAGATTGATTATTATATATCTAGATTAAGCGATAATGATCATGACTTAGTAAATGGATTTCAGAAGAATCTTATATTCAATTTATTCTATAAATATTTCGGTGATCCTATTAGTGCATATGGTATTAATAGTAGAGATTACGTGAAATTATTATTAGCTGCAAGAAAGATTTTATTGGCTAATAATATGGTTGTATTACCATATATCATTTCTAGTAAAGTGGAAAGATTACAGCTAAGAAAAAGTTTAAATAAGAAAGAAATGTTAAAGTTGCAAGCAAGTCCATACTATAAACAGATACAAGAAAAATATAAGAATGATAAACTTATGGATCATATCTTATCAATTATTGCTACAATATTAGTGTCTGATTTTAGAATTATTGATTATCATAATAAAGAAATTGATGGTAAGATGATTGGAAATGTTTCCGATATGATTGCCGAAGAAATTATGATGTATGTGACTTTAATTTAAATATATTAAAATAATCAAGGAGTATCATAGAGATACTCCTTGTTTTTAATACATAATAATGAAATATTAAAAAGGAGAGAAGTATGAGAAAAGTGCAAGATTTTTTTAAGAGTAAAACTCGTTTAGAAAAATTATTAGAAGGAACAGATATTATAGATTTTTGTATAAAAGTAAATGAAGTAGATATAGAATGTTATACCTGTAAAATAGATGCAGTATTAACAGATAATATCAATATACGAATATCATCGTGTTTGAAAATTAATCATAATATTTCTCAAATTTTAGTAGATATTTTAGAAGTTCGTATTGATTTTGAGGGGAATTGCAATAACTGTTCTGAATATTATTTGATATATAATAAAGCATATGATATATTAGATATTGGATATCTGGAAATATTGAAAAATAAAGTTTCATATTTTAAAGACAATAGTGTCATTGATATTATAAATACATTAAAATCTAGTATTTATAAACATATCGGCTCTACAAAGATAGAATATTATAATTATATTGTAGAATATGATCCATTATCTAACGATGAATTATTTGATACTAATGATCAATCGGAAACAGTATTAGGTATACCAGATAATATTAGAAAGGAAGATGAACCTATGTTTGAGAGAATTATTAAAGATTTAGGATTGAATGAGATTGATATCAAACCTATTCATGGATTTATTGTCAAGGAGCTTATTCCAAATAAAAGAGGAAATACTGTTGATATTAGACACGTAGAACATGTATACATTGTTCAAGGTGGAAAATTTATTGTTGAAATTCATTTCTCTATTACAGCGTTGATTCCATCGAAACAATACAGTATATTACCTATAATTGGAATTATACAATCTGCTGGACATATACCATTATTCTTATTTGATATGAGGGATGGTAATATTAAAATTTCTCAAGAATATTTAGATGAATTACGAAATATTGAAATATATAGTGGAGATTTTAATAGTTATTTTGAGCAAATTAAAGATCCTTTAATTGAAATTGATCCTAGTCTTTCATATCTATTAGAATATGAAAAGATACAAACTGATAAATTTGGATATATTGATCCATTTAAAAAATCTTAATTATATTAAAAAATAGAGAGTAGGAATAATTCCTACTCTCTTTTATTTTTTTATTTAAATATTTTGTGTAATAAATTAGATATAGCATCTACTATAGATTTAATACCTTCCATAATTGTAGTAATTATATCTAATTTTCTATTAACGTCTTCCATAAACTCTCCAATATCAGCTCCATCTGAATCATTATCAGTATCTGGAGTTTCTGATTCATCTGAAATTACTGGTTCTTCATCTGGTAATTCTGAGTCGGTTTCAGTATCTGATACTTCAGGTTCAGCAGGGTCTGTCTCATCAGTATTTGGAGTTTCTGGATCTGTATAATCTTCTTTAGGTTCTGATATTTCAGGTTCATTTGGAATTTCTTCATCAATATCTGGAACCTCTGGTATCTCATCTGTCACTTCTGTATCAGTAGTATTATCCTCATCAACAACTGGTGTTTCTGGAACTATTGGTTCTTCGTCTGGTAATTCTGGTTCAATAGGTTTTACATCTTCTTCTACTTCTTCTTCCAATAAATCGAATCTAGACAAATTATATTTTTCAATCAAATTGCATAATTTATCAACGTATTTACTGTCTGTAGCATATCCACCGTCTTTTATAATCTGAGCAGCTATTCTATAATCAGTTTCGCCTTTTAACCCTTCATATCTTAATTTAGTACCTTTCATTGCTCCATTTAAATAATCGCTATGATCTTTAATAGAAGCTTCTATTGTTTTATATGCTCTGAAAGTAGATAACTTATTTTCAATATTACCATTTGAATCTTCTTCTGGAGAATATTTTTTATATGTAGCTCCATCCCATTCACTAGCCCAAGTGTTTCCAGATAAAGTAGCTTTCATACCAAATATATTATTTGCATATAAAGATAAATCTGACTGACCATCAGCAGACTCTAAGATACCTTGTGCTGTTGTGATAGAAGCTAAAATTCCAGTTTTTTCTAAATCTTTATTAGCTTTTTCTCCAAGATATTCAATGAAGTCTTCTCTAGAAAATCCATATACGGGACTAATAATTTCACGTTCTTCTTTAAGTGTTCCTGTAACGCTCTCTGATGGTTCTTCTGGAGTTGTTTGTTCAGCAGAAACGTTTTCGTTTTCTTTTTCTGTATCAGATTCCACATTATCGTTTGATTTTGTGGATGAATATACTACTTTGCCATCATTATCAAAAACATGATATCCTTTATATTGATCACATATAGACTTTGCATTATCTAATACTGAAAATGCTCCAACCTGAGATTTAATATCATCCCAAGATTTTCTTACTCTATATATCTGTTTTTCTTCTACATATCCTGCACCGTAAACAGCTTGTCCGTCCCAGTTATATACAGTATATCCATCATTTTCGTCGCAGATTTTCTTAGCATTTTCTAATACAGAGAATGCTCCAATCTGTGAATTAATATCATCCCAAGATTTTCTTACACGATAAATCTTCTTTGGTTCTGAATACTCTTTACCATATACTGCAGTTCCATTCCAATCATATACAGTATAACCATTGTGCTTATCACATTCGTTTTTCGCATTATCTAATTCAGCAAATGCACCTACCTGAGATTTAGCATTATCCCAAGATTCTCGTACTCTATATAATTTAGAAGTAGTATTTGAAGTAGATTCAGAAGTCATATCTGGATAATATTTCTGCACATATGCGATGATAGCTTTAGCAACATCTTCACCCTGCTCTTTACAGAATGCTTCTCCTGCCATTAAATCAGCTTCAACTTTATTAGTCATGAAACCAATTTCTATTAATGCGGCAGCCTTTACACCCATCTTATCACAATTACACATTGCTAAAGACTGCTCTTTTACTCCACGATTAGTTTGTGAAGTTCCTTTAATAATATAAGACTGAATCATTTCAGCAAATCGTAATGAATCGTTCTGATATGCTGTTACTGAATGGATTAAAGTTTCTACTCCCTTAGCAGAATTATAAGATGATCCATTTCCATATGCATTAGCATGGAATGATACAGCAAAATCACAATTCGCATTATTAATAATTTTTTGTCTTGTTGTTAATGATAAATCATCATCATCTTTTGAATTTGTGTCGTCCCATGCTACTCTTAATACTTTAATATAAGAGGCATGAGCTAATAAATACTGTTCGCAAGCATAAGCTGTTTTTACATTAATCCAATGCTCTCTATATCCATCTGGAGTTCTTTTTCCAGCTGTTGAGCTACCATGCCCAGTGTCAATTGCAACTAAGAAACTCATACTATAAAATCCTCCTTTTTAAAATAAACTTATTATATTGTGAGATTAGTTAATAAATATAGGATAGGTTATATTAACCTATCCTATATATTATTTTTAAGTTATTCTCTTGGAGATATAACAGGTGAAGACTCATCAGATATTGGATTTTTTAATTTATCCAAAAATTCACGAATTCCCATACATGGAATAATTCCATTTAATTTATTTCCCATATATGCATTTCTCATGATATCATTATACTGCTGAGATAATATTTCTTCGCTAATATCATCTTCTAATGCTTTATATACTTCATCATAGTATCGTTTGCACCATTTAAAGTTTGTTTCTGCGTGATCTTTTGCTCTAGCATAGCATTCAATATAATATTCATATATATTCAACATGCAGTTTACAGCCCACATAGTAATGAATCCATTATATGGTTTTTCTTTCTTGGCTTTTTTAACAGCATAGATCATATTTTCTACATATCCATAGAAGCTATCTCTTATACTACTTCCATAACTATATTGACAATCATTTGCTCTAGTGATACTATTTGGACTTTCATGCCAATAATATACATGTGCTGGAATGAAATTGATTTGCTCCTGATCACTACAACATAATCTAACTATTGTGTTAAATCCATTATCCTCATTTGCTCTGGAAGTTTCATGGAAACGAATATTATATTTTTCAATAAAACTTCTTCTATATAATTTTCCAAACATCCATATCATATCTCTATCATGCTGTAACAAGATAGGACCTTCACCTGGCTGTAATCCTTCTTCGTGTACTTCGTCAAATATACCAACACATGCTTGAAATACACCATTATTCATTTCAATGCCATTTCTTAATGCTTTTAATGCGAAAGACCCATTAAATGTATCATCAGCATCGATGAATGTCATGTATCCATTAGATGTATGATCAATACCGTACTGTCTAGCTACACCTGGTCCTCCATTTTTTTCATATCTTAAAATATTAATTTTAAGAATAGATTCGAAACATGATGCTACTTTATGATAGTTCTGTTCAGTGGAAGCATCATCTACAATAGTAACTTCTAAATCACTAGCAATATCCTGACACGCAATACTAGCTAAACAGCGAAAGATAATATTATCAGGCACATTATAAGCTGGGATAATTATATCAATTTTACGATTATTTTTTTTAGCCATAATTTTACTCTCCTTATTATTGATTTATATTATTATAAGGTTAATTCTATATAAAAATATTAATAAAGAAGGATAGGAAAAATTCCTATCCTTCATTAATTTATACTTATTCCCCATTATTTATTCTTGATTGTTCTACATTAGATACTGGATATATGTAGATATTTTCTACTGTATTATAATATCTATTATTAGTAGTATCATTAGTCCATGTAATAGTATTACCTATCATACTATTTCTATTATTAATCAAACAAGTATTCATACTAATACTATCTTTTAATACATATATATTTAACATGTTAGATGTATTTCTACCGTTGAAACAATATTGCATATTCGCTACGTTAGGAGAATACATATACATGTTACCGTATAAATTATAACACTTATAATATGTATAACCCATACTTGTTACTTTATTTCCACATACTGGATTATCTGTAAGATTAGAGCAATTCCAATAAGTAAAATTCATATCTGTTACTTTATCACCACATACAGGATTACCTGTAATGTTATAGCAATTATAATATGTACTATTCATAGCTGTTACATTATCTCCGCATACTGGACTACCTGTGAGGTTGGAGCAACCCTTATATGTATAATTCATATCTGTTACTTTATCTCCGCATACTGGACTACCTGTAAGGTTAGAGCAATAATAATAAGTATAATACATATTTGTTACATTATTACCACATACTGGACTACCTGTAAGATTACTACAGCCGTGATATGTCTCATACATATCTGTTACATTATGTCCACATACTGGATTACCTGTAAGATTATTACACCAAACATATGTCCTACTCATACTTGTTACATTAGGTCCACATACGGGACTACCTGTAAGATTAGTACACCAAACATATGTCCTACTCATACTTGTTACATTAGGTCCACATACGGGACTACCTGTAAGATTAGTACAATTACTATATGTGCTGCCCATATATATTACTTTATCTCCACATACTGGACTACCTGTAAGGTTATAGCAATTACTATATGTGCTGCCCATATATATTACTTTATCTCCACATACTGGACTACCTGTAAGATTGTAGCAATCAGAATATGCACCACTCATACTTGTTACATTATTACCACATACTGGACTACCTGTAAGGTTAGTGCAATAGCGATATGTATGAGTCAGATCTGTTACATTATTACCACATGCCGGATTACCTGTAAGATTAGTACAATTATTATATGCACCACTCATAGTTGTTACATTATCTCCGCATACTGGGCTACCTGTTAGGTTGGAGCAATTAGTATATGTATTATTCATATTTGTTACATTATGTCCACATACTGGACTACCTGTAAGGTTATAACAATTACTATATGTCTCCCACATAGCTGTTACATTATTACCACATACTGGACTACCTGTAAGATTAGTGCAATTATTATATGTACTGATCATACTTGTTACATTAGGTCCACATATTGGATTACCTGTAAGATTAGTGCAATTATCATATGCACAACCCATATCTGTTACTTTAGGTCCACATACTGGATTACCTGTAAGATTATAGCACATCTCATATGTATGTAACATACTTGTTACATTAGGTCCACACACTGGACTATCTGTTAATTTTGTACATCCAGAATATGCACTAGTCATACTTGTTACATTAGGTCCACATACGGGACTACCTGTAAGATTGAGGCAATTATAATATGCATATGCCATATCTGTTACTTTATTTCCACATACTGGACTACCTGTAATACTATTACACCAAAGATATGTACGACTCATATTTGTTACATTAGGTCCACATACTGGATTACCAGTAAGGTTATAACAATATTCATATGTACTACTCATATCTGTTACATTATTACCGCATACTGGACTACCTGTAATACTATTACACCAAAGATATGTACGACTCATATCTGTTACATTATTACCGCATACTGGACTACCTGTAAGATTATAGCAAAAATAATACATAGCGGATATATTTGTTACATCTTGGCAATTTATGTTGGTTGTTTTTAAAGATTTCATACCAGAAAATGCTCCGAATAAGCTATTGTTATACACACTAACATTATTTTGTATAGTTATACTAGTCATAGTTTTATATTGCGTAAAGTCTATATTGTAAATTTGAATATATTTTTCATTTGGTATTTCGCATATTGTGCTTGGAACTCCGTTTAATGTGCCCTTCCATCCAGTAATTTTAGCTATACCATTTTCCACATAATATTCAAAATCAATCAAGTTAAATTTGTCCCATACCATCGTGTTATCGAAATATACAGCATCCAAATCGACTCCTTCAAAAGTTATTGCTGTTATTTCAACACCATTTACAATTATACTCATATCATATACCTCCCTATTTTTTTATTTTTAAAGAGTTATATGTAAAGTGGTACCATCTAATACGAATTTTGGTCCAGCTTCTATATCATCTGGGAGATATTCTTTTTTCAATTTATATGTTGAATCAGCACCAAAACCAGAATATCCAGGTATAGTGATTTTTGAAATATATCCTTCACTGCCCATGTCTGGAACATAAATACCTTTGTTAGCTAATGTAATTCCTTGAAGAGATATATTACTTTCTGTTGCTATAAATAGTATTGATCCTAATTCATCTGAACCGATCGCATATAAATTAGATCCAAATGCCGTTACACCATCTGCTATTATATCCATAGTTTCAACGCCATCTGGTGTTGTAATTTCAATTGTCATTCCATTAGCAATATCATCATATGTTATATCTGCTTCCGAAATATTGTATAACATGCCCTGTACGTTATATAATCCTGTTATATCACCGTTCCATTCTAATGTATCAGTTCCACCAGATGTTACTTTTTCAAAAGGTTCCAACCATTTAGGTGTAATTACATAATCATTACCAGAAGAGTCAGCATAATAGAATTCAACAGTATATTCGCCATCTTCATGAATTGAACGAGTAAGCATTTGAACCATGGCTGTCAATCTCATACCAAGATTTTCGTCGCTCATAACCATAAAAATACACAATATATCTTCTCCTGTATCAGGCATAGCCATCTCATCGTCAGGCATTAATCCCATATTTCCTAAGACGTATGCCTCTTGAGTGGTACCACTATCATCAGTATCAGACATCAGCAACATTGGTGTTCCTTCAATATAACTACCATTCACTGCTACTTTCATATTTTTTGTAGGATCTAAGGTTGTTATCGGATCATTATAATCCATTATTTCAACCCCTGCCATTGCAGCGTCCGTGCCCATACTTCCCATATACATAAATTCTAGAGCTAGATCTAAAGCTTTTGTATATGAAGAACCTCCAGACAAACATGGAATGAGACTCTTTTTAATTTTAGGACCGTCATATTCATTTCCCCCACCTACAGAGAACATATACCCAGGGATATATAAAGATGATGTATATGTATAAACATATTCATCATCAGTAGTCTTACAAAAATAAATACCTTTTTTCGGGAAAATAACACCGTATAATGAGAAATTATCTGACGGAACTACCATTATAGTCATATCAAATCTCATTAGAACTCCATCTACCACCTCCATAAATTGGCTACCATCTTCTTCTTCTGTTGTATTCTCAATAATATCATCATAATTGACATCAGTTATTCCAAAAGTATATCCATTCGCAAGATCATCCATTGTTAATACACTATTACTTACATGATATAATGCCAACGTACTATCAGGCACAGTAATAAAAGTGTCACCATTTCCAGAAAAAGTTAATAATTCTGGAACTACAGAAGAAGCACCAGAAGATTCTAATAATCCTAATTTATTTAATGCTTCATCAGCAGTTGATGCACCAGTACCACCATTTGTTATAGGTAAAACACCTACAACCCCAGGAGTTGCATCTTCACTTCCATCAAATGAAGCGCTCATATCACTTTCTAAATCAACTAATATTTCTCTAGCATTTTTAAACTTTTCAACTGTTTTCTGTTCAGGATGAACATGATCACCTCTTGCTATAGTATCAGAAGAACCAGGTGTTTCTTCTCCAGCTATTTTTGGTAAGTCATCACAGAAGGCTAAGTCTTGATCGCTTAAATATGTTTTCATCTTATCACTCATAATTATAAATTACCTCCTTTAATATGATTTAGTATTTTTAACCATTATTGAGTTCTTTGGCTACAATATTTCTATATACAACTGGCACTTTTTCTATTGAAACTTTTTCATCTTTAATTTTCTGAATATAAGATTTAATGATTTGAGCAGTTATAATATTAACTTTATCTAAGTCAATATCTGGTTTATCCTCTTCAGAAATTTCAACAACATTGCCATCTATATATTTATAATTATAACGACCAAATGTATCTTTTAATCCCTTTTTGAAATATTTTTTCTCCACCTGAATTAATTTAATAATAATATCTTCTTCATGGATTTCAATATAATCCATTTCACTTGCATTTTTAGTAATAATAGAATTTGAGCATGAAATTACATTATTCTCAGCATCTACTTTTATATATAATTTAATTTTAGTTAACATTGGATATGTCCCCTTTCGTAATCGATTTATTATTATGTGAAAATGAAGAGAGATGGATTTAAATCCATCTCTCTAAATTACAGCATAATATATGCATTGTCTGGAATTATTAATTCTGTGCTTGATTTACCCCGATAAGTTCCTTTCCAATCTGTCAGGGTATACATTCCAGTATCTTCATCATATGTGTATTCAAAATCTATTAATGCTTCCTCCATAGATTTTATATCAAGTGGAACGTCAACTGATACTGTTTCGCCCATTTCTGTATAGTATACTTCTACAGATGTAGCATTCATTGATATATATTCATCATATGTATATTCATTAGATTCTAATATTCTATTAGTACCATCCTGATATACAGCAGATATTACCATTCCAGTTGGATCAAATTTTTCTCCCTCAATATAGTCAACTCTTGTAGGCATTGCACTAATAGCTAGACCGGCTACGCCGTCACCTCTACGAAAAGATACAAGACTTCCGTTCTGCATCTGAACAATATACTCTTCTCCAGTAATAGCATCTATCATTATGATATTTCTATATTTAACTTCCCCGATTTCATCCAATTCTTTTAAAATATCTTCTTTAACAGTATCAACATATTTCTTTGTAACTGGATGATAATCTTCGGTAGGAGTATACTCTTCTGTATTAGATTTAGATAATACATCTTTAATACGAGCCAAAGTATCTGGAATATATTTTTCATCTAGAGTTTTTGTAGTTTCTTTGGAGATTTTAAGGTACGTAGCTCCACTCTCCACAAACATCATCTCAATGAGATATAAACCAGCTTTTTCCACTGTTGTATTTACACCTAACACATCTTCTGTAAGTACATAGCCATCAGTTGGAAATCCATAAACAAATTCTATTGCTCTGTAGAACCCATCATTAAACCCATGAATCGCACTTTCAGGTATCTCTTCATAAATCGCAACCAATCCGTCTTCGATTGTATCTGCAACAGCTTTTGCTCCATACAGTTCTTCTTTTGGTACATAGTCAGCCACTCTTACAAAATTAATACCACCAACAATTTCAATTCTCTCTGCGTCATCAAAGTTTCCATCAGTCTCCAGGATTACTTTTCCATCGCTGTAAAAAGGTTTATCTTCTAAATCATTCCAACTGTGAGAGTGTTTAGGGAGATATTTTTCGTCTAATTTATGAACTGTTTCATTTATTGAATGTACTGAAACTGTATGTTCATCTGTATTACCATCTGAAAAAGCTAATACTGCTATAGCAGACATATTATTACCAGTCATAATACCAAATACAAATGGTAAGTTATCATATTTAGGATTAAGATCTTGGTCAAATTCTCCATAATAATGTGTCATTTGTTGGTTACCTGAAATAGTACTTACGCATTGTATATTCTCATACTTAACTCCATCAATATAAATATTTACAGGTTCATTATTCACAGGCATATTAGATATAGTAATACTTGTTGGATTAAAATTACTATCCCAACCAGAAATAATTGTTGCATTTTCAACAATAGATCCATTATCTTCATACACTAAATAGTGTGTTTTATTTTTAATGAAACCAGGAGCAGTTGCATTGCTTTGATTCCAATCAGATTGCTGTTCATTTAAACTAGGCAGATTGGCTAAAGATTTATAGTCGATCGGTTTAGGGCCATCTGCCGTCATTATGCTTTTAATATAATCAGCCATAATTAATTTCTATCTCCTTTCCATTAAACTGGGTATTTAATAATATGTGAATAGAAACCATATTTAAGGCGTTTTAATCATAAAATCAAGGAGAGAGTATTACACAATACTCTCTCCAATTTATTCTACAGTTAAAACACCTTCACTTGATAACAAAGCTGTTTCTCCAAACATTAATACTCCATCGTCTGATAATACAGGATTTCTATTCACTGGAATAATTTTTCCTGTAAGATCAACCCCAAGAATAGTTCCATAAAATTCTTCAGTGAGAGTACTATCTAATTTTTTAGCTAATGCATCACCTGTTGCTTTTGCATCGGCTGCTTTACCTTGAACTGATAATGTATCATCTAAAGCAATAATTTCAATATCAGTTAAAGTTTCGATACCATTACCCAATGTTAATGTAATTTTTCCATCTGTAACGCCCATATTTTTAATATATGTGCTTGCAATATCCTGCCCGAGACTGTCTTTTGCTCCAAGTGGGTTCCAGCTAGTTCCATCATAGAATTGAAATTCTCTTGTGTCAGTGATGAAATATATTCCGTTTGTGATTGGAGTAATAGTTGATTTCTCGGCAGAAGTTATTTTATAAAGATTGGATACCTGAATACGAACGGTATCAGTAATATCAAGGAAAATTTTTCCAGTATCCATTGTGTAAATAACTTGACCTTCTTTAATAGTCAAAGCATTTACCTGATATTCATATAATTTATAATGTTTAACTCTTGCCATAGTATTTGCCACCACTTTCAACTTAAAATATCAGGAGGAGGAAAGATTACACCTCCTCCTCCTATAATATTGTTAGTTTATTAGAATATTATTCCATTGTTCCCCAAGACATAGCAGCTTCTACCTGTTCATCTACATAAGCTTTAGCATCTTCTAATGCTTTATCAGCTTTTTCTGTAGCGTCAGCTTTAGCCAGTGCAAGAACACCTGTTTCTTCATTGTTAATAGCAGCGATATCATCTGCATTTTTCTTAACTGCAGCATCGTTAGCTTCTTTGTATGCATTTAATGCATCTTCAACAGCTTTAGCTGAACCAGCAGCATCGAAGTCAGCTGCTTCCATAAATGCAGCACTCTTAAGACCTGTTACCTGAACATCTGCACCTCTAACAGCGATTGCACCATTAGCAGCACCAGCTGTAATATCAGCAACCTGAAGAGCAGAATCAGCTTTACCTAAAGAAGCCTGAACGTTAACATCGAGTTTAGCTAATGTTACGTTAGCGTCAGCGATTTTAGCTGTAACAACAGCAGCGTCAGCTAATTCTGTAGTTCCAACAGAACCAGCAACGATTGTTGCGCTAATTTCGCGACCAACCATAGATAACTGTACCTGAGCAGCGTTAGCCTGTACAGTATAGATATCAACAAGTGTACCAACGTTTACATAGATCTTATCTTCTGTAGCGTTAGCAAGTGTAATTTCAAGATATGTACCAGCTGGCTGTCCTTCTGGATTTTCAACAACCTGACCAGATTTAACTACCATATCTTTTGGAATGTTTACTGCACCAATTGCAGCACCATTCTGTTTAAATGTATAAACTTTTGCGTAATCTGAAGATTCAGATTCTTCAATTGTTACGATACCAGCAGAACCTGTAGTTCCGATTAATGTCTTTAATTCGTTGATAGCAGAAACTACATTAGTTTTTTCTACTGTTTCTAATGCAGTAACATCACCAAGCTGAGCCTGAAGTTCAGCTTTAGCGTCTTCTACCATCTTAGCTACTGAGCCTTCTCCATCACTTGTGAGAACTGCTAATGTTTCGTTAATTGTAACGATAGCCTGTTCATTTTCAGCAACGCGAGCTACTGCGTCTGCAAGATCAGCAGCGTTAGAAAGTTTAATACTTCCAAGATATAAATCTGTATTGTCAATAAAATAGAAAGTATCCACAACTGGAGTTGTGAGAGCTGCGTACTGAGCAGCTGTACCTTTTAAGAATTTAACTGCCATTTTAAATAGCCTCCTTTTAAAAATTTTCTTATTACAATGTTAAAATGAATTATGGTCATCTTTTATATTATTCCATAACACCATCTATGATATCTGTTGAATCTTCTTCATTACCCATAGATTCCCACTGCATAATTGGATCAAATGTTCCAGCTGCAACTGTTTCTCCATCAGCATTTTCAAGTTCAATTTTACCTTCTTTGCCATCAAAATCAACGCTTGCTGGTAATTTATCTTCAACTTCTTCTACTTTTTCTGCAACTTCTTCAATATGATCAGAAATTTCATCAATAGTTTTAATTAATTTAAGACCAATTGCTTCAGCGACTTCTTCATTACCAATAATTCCAGTATAGTATTCGCCAGAAATTTTATCTGCTGCTAATATACCATCACTGTAACCTGCATTTAATGTAACTACTTCGCCATCTCTAAAGATAAGTTTGGCGTAATCGTATGATCCTTCTTTGGTAGCACTTGTAGCACCAACAGTCATATCTAATATTTTACCGCCTTTAACGATAACTTTGATATCTCCAACTGTACCATCATCTATGCCTACAAGAGATTCAACGTTACCACCATTAATTACGATAGTAGATGATAAAACATCTCCTCCAATACCACCAGCAGTCAGCTTAGATACTGAACCGCTATTGATAGTAATTCTTGCCTTACCAACGGTGCCGATACCTTTCATTGCACCACCATATACATTTTCAAATACGCTATCTGCACCATTTATGATTATATCAGAATTACCAACGCTATTATTATAAGATATTCCTCTGAAATCAGATAATCCTGCACATGATACAGCATTAGTTTCTAAGAATTTTCCATCATTAATAATAATAGTAGCAGATCCAACAGAACCAGCTCCTAAGTTACCAGCATATACAGATGCAACAGATCCGCCATTAATAGTAATCGCTGTAGTAGGATAATATACAGGATATTCTACACCATCACCGCCACCAATAATAGGACAATTAGCATCCAATATTAAATTCTGTTTAATTCCCATATTATCATACCAAGTTACAGAAATAAATTCTGTATCATCTGTAGGGTCAATGATAACATGATTTCCGCAAGCAAAGAACATTGATCTTTCTTCGCTATAGAATGGAGTAGGATTAAGCTTAGACATTATAGTATTTACGATATCAGCAACATCCTCTTCTGTATAATAATCTACACCTTTTTCAGGTTTATCTCCTTTTTCTCCCTGATCTCCTTTTTCTCCCTGAGGTCCCTGAGGTCCAACAAGACTAGCAAACCACTCTTCTTTAGATCCTTCATACCCCTCAAGAACAGCTAACTGATAAGGGTCGATACCAGGTCTACCTTTTTCACCTTTTTCTCCCTTTTCACCTTTCTCCCCTTTTTCTCCTTTTTCACCAGTAACACCCTGAGGTCCTCTAAGTGTTTCATAGAAATCTTCAAGAGATCCAGTAAATCCATTTTTAACAGCAGTCTGATAAAGATCTAACCCATCATCACCAGGATCACCTTTAAGGTTATCGATAAAGTCATCAAAAGAACCAGTGAAACCACGAGCTACAGCTGCCTGGTAAATATCAGGACCTACTTCTCCTTTTTCTCCTTTAGCTCCAGCAGCACCAGTTTCACCTTTCTCCCCTTTTTCTCCTTTTTCACCTTTCTCCCCTTTTTCTCCTTTTTCACCTTTCTCGCCTTTCTCTCCAGCAACACCCTGAGGTCCAGCTTCACCTTTGAAAGATGCAAAGAAATCTTCAATAGAACCAACAAACCCATTCATTACAGCTAACTGATAAAGATCTAATCCGTCATCACCAGGATCTCCCTTATCACCTTTAGGTCCTACATCACCTTTTTCCCCCTGAGGTCCTCTTTCTCCTGGTTCACCTTTCATACTAGCTAACCAATCTTCTAGAGACCCTATATAACCATTCATTACCGCTAATTTATAAGCATCTAATCCGTTTACACCGTCTGCACCTTTAGGTCCACGAGGTAAAGTTAAATTAAGATATCTTACGTTAGTTTCGCAGTTATTGCATGAACAACCACATCCAGCCTCGGTGATAGTAGCTTCTGCACTGTCACCTTCCTTTACACAGCCGATTTTCAAATCTTTATTAGCATTATAAATGCCTTCTTCCATATGATTCATACGAGGTGCAGTAGCAACAGCACCACGCGCAATATTATCTTCTTCGGAAAGATTTTCATCATAATCTCTCCATACCTGTTTTACATATGCGTCAGCCATTTTATGTATAAACTCCTTTCGATAGTTATTTATCTAAAATGATATTTAATTTAATGTGAATTTCATTTTATAGATATTATGTTAAATAAGAGGTATAGGGATTATCCCTATACCTCTATTATTTTATTAAGCCATTAAGCTTGATAAATTTACTGTATATGTAACAACATCGCCATTCATATATACTAATGAAGACCCTTCAATAACAACATCTGTAAATTTGATAGGAGCTTTTGTTAAGTTAAGATTCATAGCATCATTATCAGCAATAACTCCTGCTACATAAGTACCAGAAACTTTTTCATTACTTGTAACTCCGCCATTTCTTCCAGGAATGATAGAAGCAATTTTACCTCCATTTACATGAAGCTCTGATTTACAATAAACAGCTGTACAAGTATCATCTTCTTCAGCTCCAGCGATTAAACTTTCAATTTCTCCGCCTTCTACTGTAATAGAAATATTATTAATTGTACCTCTACTGCATCCATCTGCAACTTTAACTTTTCCTCCATTAATAATCATTTCTCCAGATTCAACGTTACCATTTGAACCTGCTGGTGTGATCCACTGAACTTCCCCACCGTTCATTACCACTTTTGTAGTTCCAGCTGTTGTTAAACCATTAATACCAGCTCCATATACTGCAACTATTGCAGCTTCTGTATCATTAATGATTACGTCTGTGCATCCTACAAGTGATTTATAGTGAACGTTTCCATAATATCCAACTCCAGCTCCACCAACACCAGTAATTGTACCTCCATTTATAACAATAGATGCGTGCCCCATAGTACCATTGCCCAAAGAGCCACCAATTACTCTCTTGATTTTACCACTATAAACTGTAAGGCTTCCTGCTGGATAGTATACTACTCTTTCTCTACCATCCCCTCCACCATATACATCTCCACCTTCTGGGAAGACTATAGATTTACAAGTTTTAGAGTCTCTATCGACATTCCATTCTGCTCTCACATAACCGTCTTTGTCAGCATGGAAATCTACATGTACACCACATGCAAAGAATGCTTTGATTTCTTCATCATAATATGGAACGGCTGGTAAATCTCCAAGAACTTTAACAAGGTTCATCTCTTCAGCAACTTTTGTAAATGCGTCTGATAATACTCCATCTCTGAATGTACCAGAAACACATGATACATCAGCAACACCGTTATTCTGACCAGCACCAAGTTTTGTAACTACTGTTCCACCATTGATATAGAGTTCCGCTTTATTATATGCTGCTGTAGCAGCTCCTGCATATAATCTATCAATTGTTCCACCATTTACAGTAATTTTAGCATCACCAAGTTTACCATTATTACCAGCCTGAGCTACAGTAATTTCTCCACCATTGATAACTAATTCTGCAATTCCAGTATAACCATTTGATCCACCTGCAACTGCGAATTCCATTTTACCACCATTGATTGTAGTATGAGCATGATTTGTAACTCCGAGACCATTACATCCTGCACCATATACTGCTGTTTCATTGAGATTTTCATTATCATTTACAATAACTTCTGCATATCCAACTGTATTGTTATAGTATACACCATTAAGATGAGCAATACCGCCGCCAGCAATAGCAGAACATGATCCGCCATTAACTACAACTAATGTGTGTCCTACTGTACCATGTCCAAGCGAACCACCATTGAGACGTTTAACGAGACCGCTATTAACTGTTACACTACCTGCTGCATAGTGTACAGGATTTTCTAATCCATTTCCGCCACCATAGATATCTGTATTTTCTGGGAATACTAATGATTTCTGTAATTTTCCACCATTTTCATCCCATACAGCTTTAAGTGTACCAGCCTCTTCACCAGCATAGATTTCAACATGTGTTCCGCATGCAAAGAATGCTTTAATTTCTTCATCAAAGTATGGTTCATGTGGCATTTTAGCACATACCGTATCTACCATTTCTTTTTTATCTTCTTCTGTAAAGTAGTCTGTTCCTTTTACAGGTGTATATCCATCTAAACCTTTTGGACCCTGATCACCTTTAAGACCCTGAGGACCCATTGGACCTGTTGGTCCTACTTCACCCTGTGGACCCTGGATACCCTGTGGACCCATTGGACCAGTTTCACCCTGATCGCCTTTATCGCCTTTTTCGCCCTGGATACCCTGAGGACCCATTGGGCCTACTTCACCCTGTGGACCTGCTTCTCCAGTTTCACCTTTTTCACCCTGGATTCCCTGCGGGCCCATTGGACCAGTTTCACCCTGATCACCTTTATCACCTTTTTCACCCTGTGGACCTACTGGACCCTGTTCGCCAGTTTCGCCTTTAAGACCCTGTGGACCCATTGGACCTACTTCGCCTTGTTCTCCCTGAGGACCCTGAATACCCTGTGGACCTACTTCACCCTGGATACCTTGAATACCCTGGATACCCTGTTCTCCCTGTGGACCCTGGATACCTGCTGCTCCAGATAAGTCAACAACAAATGCAAATCCTTCAGCTACTCTAATGTATAATTTAGCATTATCTTCATCTTCTACATGGCTGCAAATAAGAACAAATTCGCCGATTTTAACATTATCTTTATCAGCTTCCATAGCAGCTACAGAAGTATATGTATTAGCAACAGAGAATGGGTCACCTTTATCACCTTTTTCGCCCTGGATACCCTGTTCACCCTGGATACCCTGTGGACCTACTTCTCCCTGAAGACCCTGAACACCCTGGATACCACGTTCTCCCTGGTCTCCTTTGTCACCTTTATCTCCTTTATCACCTTTTTCACCCTGTGGACCCATTGGACCTGTTGGTCCTACTTCACCCTGTGGACCCTGGATACCCTGTTCACCCTGGATACCCTGTTCGCCCTGAGGACCCATTGGACCTACTTCGCCCTGTGGACCTACTTCCCCAGTTTCACCTTTTTCGCCCTGGATTCCCTGAGGACCCTGAATACCTGTCATGCCTGATAAATCTACTACAAATTTAAATTCATCTGCACCTTTAACGTATAATTTAGCATTGTCTTCATCTTCTACATTACTGCTAATAAGAACAAATTTTCCTTCAGCAATATTAGCGACATCTGCATTCATTTCTTCAACAGAAGCATATACTTTCTCTACAGCAAAAGGAGCACCAGCAGCACCAGTTTCACCTTTTTCACCTTTTTCACCTTTAGCTCCTGTTTCACCTTTTTCTCCCTTTTCACCTTTAACTCCCTGGATACCCTGAACACCCTGGATACCCTGAACACCCTGAGGTCCCTGAGGGATAGAAAAATTAATTTTTCTAGTACCCTGTTCTGCATCAAATTCAGTTGTTACTGCAGCTTCTGAAGCATCAGCTACAATTTTAACTTCACCTACAGAAATATCAGCACTATTAAGTTTAACCTGTTCTTCTAAATGTTCCATATGGGCTACTGTAAGAACAGCGTTGTTAGCTTTATTTTCTTCAAATGTTTTTGTATTATCATATGCGTTATATTTATTTGGAGTATAGTTATAAGCCATTATACTAATCCTACCTTTCTTTTAATTATTATTTAGTTTTTATTCATAAAAGCGCGCGAGATCATATCCGCCAGTTTCAAATCCAGTAACATCATGTGTTACTAGACCTTCCATACCTTCATCTGGGATAATAGGATCAGTTGCACTTCCAAGAGCTTCGTCTGAATTGTCATCATTGAAATTCTCTTTATCTAATAGAATCTCACTGTTATCTTCAAGAACTTCATATACATCTGCATAGTTTAATGCACGAATGACTTCTTTACGGTTTAATTCTAATACTATTTCTTCATGAATACGATCAGGAAGAATATCAGGTACACCTATATCAAACTTAGGTATAATTCTTACCTTTTTTGTTGCTGTAAAACTACCTGTATGCATTTACACTTCTCCTTTCAATATATTTAATATAATGTGAATTTAGTCAAAGTAATAATGAGAGATGGTATTTTACCATCTCTCATCTTTTATTTATTTAATCACCATTATCTATTCTGGCTTTTTCAACATTTGCAACTGGATATATATGTATACCATATCCAACAATTGTATGACTATTATTACCATTATCAATTATAGTTACTTCTTCTCCAACTATAGATGATATATTGTAATGCAAACAACTTTCTAACGATTTGCTATTTTCTAATACGTAGATATTAAGGTCATTCTCCTTATTTCTTCCTGAGAAGCAACCAATCATAGTTTCTACATTAGGTGAATACATGTACATATTTCCATATAAATTATAACAATTCTGATATGTAAACCACATATTTGTTACATTAGCTCCACATACTGGACTACCTGTGAGATTGTAGCAATTATAATATGCCATATCAAAATATTTAACATTATTTCCACATACTGGACTACCTGTGAGATTGTAGCAATCATAATAAGCATTGTCCATAGCTGTTACATTAGCTCCACATACTGGACTACCTGTAAGGTTAGAGCATCCTGTATATGCATTTGATAAAAATGTTACATTATTTCCACATGCTGGACTACCTGTGAGATTGGAGCAATATGTATATGCATTACTCATACTCCTTACTTTATTACCACATACTGGACTACCTGTGAGATTGTAGCAATACATGTATGTTTTAGTCATATTAGTTACATTAGGTCCACACACTGGATTACCTGTAATATGCATGCAACCATGATATGTACTAGCCATACTTGTTACCTTATTTCCACATACTGGACTACCTGTAAGATTGTAGCAATTATAATATGCATATTCCATATATGTTACATTATTACCACATACTGGACTACCTGTAATTTTATAGCAATTATAATATGTCATATACATATCTGTTACATTAGGTCCACACACTGGACTTCCTGTAATATTGTAGCAATGATAGTATGTATAACGCATATTTGTTACATTATTTCCACACACTGGACTTCCTGTAAGGTTACGGCAACTATGATAAGCATAACTCATATCTGTAACTTTATTCCCACATACTGGATCACCTGTAAGGTTATAGCACATCTCATATGTATGTAACATACTTGTTACATTAGGTCCACACACTGGACTATCTGTTAATTTTGTACATCCAGAATATGCACTAGTCATACTTGTTACATTAGGTCCACATACTGGACTACCTGTGAGATTAATACATCCTGTATATGTATATCTCATATCTTTTACGTTATTACCACACACTGGACTTCCTGTAAGGTTAGTGCAATCATAATATGTGCTATACATATTTAGAACATTTTCTCCACATGATGGATTATCAATAAGCTTTTCGCACCAAGTATACATATTAGCCATATTTGATACATATTGATGGTCAAACTCCACGTGTTTCAGATTACTCATTGAATAAAAAGCATTACTCATATCAGTGTTTTCAATAACTATAGTATCAGGTATACTGATTTCAGTAATATTTGAATATTTTCTAAAATTCATTGTTTCGCCTAATTTCACTCCATAATAATCTGGAAGTTGGCATATTGTACTTGGAACTCCATTTAATGTACCTTTCCATCCAGTTATTTCAACAACATGATCTTCGTAAACATATTCAAAATCAGTTAGAAGCATATTGAAATAGTATTCATCGATATTCATACTCTTGTATAATACTGGTTCTACGCTAAAATTAGTATAGTCTATATCCTTACTTAACCATAATTTTATAGTAATAGGTGTTTCATAATCTTCTATAACAAATTCGCATCCTCCGCCAATATCGCATACATCTTCTCTACTACCTTGATTTGTAGTGTCAGCTGATCGTGTTATTCCAGGTATCTCTTTTCCATTACTATAAACCTTAACACCAAACATATTATGCTCATATGAAGATTTATCCAAACTAGTATTGTCATTTAAACCAATTAATTTGTAAGCTCCAGCTGGTAACATCAATGGGCATTCATCAGATATTATTGGAATTAATTGATCACTAGTCTGTTCAGAAGAAGTGACTGTTACATCTTTATTATGTAATGAAAAACGAAGTCCATCGATTATGGTTGAACCTTGTTTCAACCCAGCCCATGTATCAGGTATTAAATCTACAGTACCTGGAGTCAAATCATTTGTAGGCCCGCATACTAATGCCCCATATAATGGTCTTGCATATAAGAATGGTTGTAAGTCATAAATTGATGATCTAATAAGACCTCTATCAGCTCCAGAATTATCCATATGCAGATAATGCTCACTGTCAGTCATAATACCAACATGATTTATTCCCATTATGAAATCTGGATTTGTTAAAGTTCCATCATCATTTTCAGTATATAAAAAGCATAAGTCTCCAGATCTAGCATAAGATGTATCAAAGAACCATGTAAATCCCATTCTATCATAATATAATGCCATATCTCCAGCAGTTAATACTCTTAAATAATCATGCTGATCCATATATTCGTAATATGGAAAAACATATGGTTCTTCGTATCTAACTGATTGTAAATCAAAATATTCTTCCACCCATTTTTTATCATAATCGCATTCTATTAATGATGGATTACACTCTGCATTGTTTTTAGAATATGGGCTCTGATGATAAGATATACCCCTTAATACCAAACCTATGAATGTTGAATCATCCATGATGGCATTTCCATTATTATCTCGAATAGTAGCTTCTGTTTCGCCTTTCAAACAGCCTGTTTCTTCTACATATTTAAAAGATTTTTCTCCATTAATAGATGAATTCATGTATGTCATCGCTAATTTTACAGCTTCCCATGCATTATCAAAATTTGAATAATATACACCCATAGGTGTACTTATATCCATATAATTCACAGGTATATTATCTATCTCTTTAGCAAAATTATTTGCTATAATAAGGCTAGTTCTTTTACTCTTACCGCGAATTTTATCCGCAATTTCTTGAAATTTTTCTGCTTGAGTCATATTAATATCTCGCCTCCCATGTCATATCTATTGCTTCTTGAATTGCAGCATTAACATACTCTCGAACGTTTCTTATAGCTGAACCTACAGCAGCAGAATCTGCAGCAGCTCCAGTAACACTTAACGTTGTATCTACATTAATTTTCCCACTACCGTTTTCTATCATCTGTACAATGTCTGTGAATTTATCACCTACAGCTTTAGAATCCGCAGCGTATCCTTCTTTAGTTAAGGTATCATCTATTGCTATATTATTAGATGGACCTGCTGGACCTTGTTCGCCTTGTGGACCTGGATCTCCTTTATCTCCCTTATCACCTTTATCGCCTTTATCTCCCTTATCACCTTTATCGCCTTTATCTCCCTTATCACCTTTATCGCCTTTTTCCCCTCTAAGACCATCACCTCCAGGTGGACCCTGTAAACCTGTATCTCCTCTTTCCCCCTGAGGACCAGTTGGGCCTCTCTCTCCTCTATCACCTTTATCACCTTTTGGGCCTTGCGGACCTGGATCTCCTTTAGGACCAACAGGTACATTTATATTTAGTAATCTCTTATCTGCAGTTTCTGTTATAGATGCAGATGGCGCATCGGCTACTTCTACAATACCAATCTCTAACGGTTTATTAGCTGCATATATACCATCTTCAATATGTGCCATGTTATCTTCAGTAACTACAGCATTTCTATCTATATTTTCTTGTAACGTTAGATCAGGATCGAATGTATTCCATTCTTGTTTTTCATACATTATACTTTAATCCTCCTTTGCTTATAAAATAAATGGCTACCTAAAACGCAATTGGTAGCCACTACTATCTGCATGTTTACTGGTATGTTTTCATTTTGACAGGAGTTACCCAGAAGACTATTATATGTCTTCTGGGAAATGCGCGTAAGAAAAAATTTACATCATACCAATATGGCATTTATGGGTCATAATTTTTTATAATAATCAGAAATGCTTTATTTGATAATTATGTATAGTATATCTGATTATGATAATGTTGTAATTTTATTCTTTTATTTTACTATTAGTAATATCTCCTTCATAATTCTTCGGAAGAATCTGAAATTGGAGTTTTCTGTAGGAAAATATTCTTGCCTAACTGATGAGTACCAACAGCAGATGCAGCATTAATAATACCACTTAAAATATTATTTGCAACTGAAGCTGCTGATGAATTATCCCCACATGAAACACAGAATAAGATAGCTAATATAGCTAAAATTGCCGGAATAAGACGATTAGAGATACTTTCTGCAACTTTTAAATGTTTAATAAGAGCTCCAACTCCTAATAAACCGATGATAAGCGCACTATTAATATATGCATCTAAATTAACACTTTCTAAGAGTAAATCTGTCATAATAATTTACCTCCTTATATATTTATTTATCTTAATGTTTAGCGTCATGGACAACATTGGGATAATCTTAATATAAAGGAGTTGATGAATAGTGTTATTTAATTATAGTAGCGATTTACGAATGAGGCTCAGAAAAGAAATAGTAAAATTTAAATATTTTCCAGATTGCATAAGGGAATTTGATACTCATACATTCTGCAAATATATCAATAATGATATTATTGTTGATTTATATGAAGATACGATTCTTTTCACTGTTAATAATAATATAGAAAAATTATCATACGCTAATAGCAATATAGATTATATAAATACTATTTTGGGATTATATCATGAAAACTCAAAAAAGGAATAAAATTTAACATACAGATAAACCATTGATGGGATGATTTTATGGTTTATCATCTATTTTGGAATTTTATAGAAAGGAGGATAATTATTGGTATGCGTATAAAAAATAATTCAAATCACGAAGAAAAAAGAAACAAATTGTGCAATATATGGCGACATAGAAGTCATCGTAATAAGTTGATTTTTGCAAAGACTCTATGTATCGCAGTAGCAATTTGTGTTATAGCATTAACATTCGTCTACATGCAAACCATTAATGAGATAAATACTTCTATGCATGACACAATCTCTATTCTTAAAGAAGAAAGATTTAATCAAATATATTTATATGCGATGGAATTAAGAAAAATGGCTTCAGATCAAGCCGAAGAAGTTGCTGTAAGCATAGAACAAGATATCAAATCCAATATTGATATGGAACAATTAAAAATTGATCTGGATAGTAATCAAACGAATGAAGATTTACATATGGTATTCAGAAAAAATATTGCTAATGTCGGATTTAATGGAATTGGAAATCAACGAGATGGTATATTTATAACTTCTATGGATGGTATATTGGAAGATATGAATCACTATAGAGCTAGTTCCAGTGTAACAGATAAACGAGATTGGGAATATGAAATTGGACATGCGTATAATTCTTATTTGGAAAAAGAAGCAGTTAGAAAATTAACTAACCATTCCAAAGAAATTATTATAACAGAGCACGTTAATAGACTTACACAAGACGATTCCAATTATGAATCACATAAACTGATAAATAGTGCTAGTTATGACACTCTTAAATCAGTTTATATGGAAGAAGGAATCAATGGATTAAAGAACTATCAGTTTTTAAATCCAGCATATATTCTTGATACTGAAGATATTTTTGGGCAACCACAAATTATCGAAGGGTTAAAACAAGAAACCCACACATTTATAGTAGTACAGGAATTTAATTTATATGATCAGATTAAAACTCATTATCCTAAATTAATGGATGATTCGTTTATAAAATCTGTGGAATTATACTATCACAATGTTTTAAATATTCTATACATTGTTGGGATTTTTTATGGAGTAATATTAGTAGTATTGCTAGCATTTGTATCCAATAAATATAATAGATATTTTGATAAACATGATCTTGGTAATATTCCACCAAAAAATAATCATAATATGAAAATAAATGAATAATTACGGTATAAGGGGGAAAGATAGTATGGATGTAATATCACTTAATATACTACTGGAATACTTATACAAGCGATTTGTGGTGACATTTTTACTATGCTTAGTTGGAGCATTCATTAAAGAATCTACTGTTACTGGTAAGATAAGTTTTACGAAAATATTATCATCTACTATATTTTCCTCTGTTCTTATTTGCGTATTAATGGATTACGTTGAAGTTCCATTCAGTTTATTCGCTGCAATCACTATATTAGTTGGTATGTGGAGTTCGTCATTAATTAAACTATTCTTGAACCTCAAATTTATACAGTCTCTCGGAAAGACTTTAATCAAAAACATTTCAGGTCCAGCAGCTAAAGTATTAGAAAGAATGGCTGAGGAAGCTGAAAATATTGAAGAGAAATTGGAAAGAGAGGCTAAAAGAAATGCCGAGAAGGAAAAAGAAGAAAAAGAGAAGGATGATGACTCCTTAAAATAAATAAGAGAGAGTGCTTACTTAAGCACTCTCTCAAAAAATGACAAAAAAATAATTTGAATTATTTCTTTGACAATGTGATATGGGGGTGATAATTATTATTCTATTTGGGGTGGGATGTAATAATATTATAATAATTCAAATTGGAGTATGAAATGAGTCACAACTCACCCCCATATCTTTTTGTCTGCAAAATAAAAAAGGAGAAACGCGATGAAAGATACTCGCTATTTCATATTAATAATATATAATTGAAATTTAAAATTAATACATAGTGTTCATTGTCATATAATTTTCTGGACTCATTGAAGCTAATGCATTATAATCTACAAATAAACCATACATCTTTCTTGAATATATAGGTTTCTTAATCATTTCATCTCTGAGCTTATCATATTTATCATATAACTTTTCCCAACGTTTTCTTTCAAAATCAGATAACTCTTCACTACAGAGATAATCTTCAATAATTCCAATTCTACTATTAATCTGTCTCATAAGCAAAATTGCAGATGATTCATCGTCAATATTTTTAACTCTCATAGAATATTCATACACATCGTCTTCTAATGATTTCATTCCATTGAGTTTAATATTTGTAAATAAACTCTTCTTTTTAGATTCTTCAATATAATTTATTTTATAATCTAAAGTTGTTAAAAATGTCAATGCTTGTTTAATAGCTCTTTTCATTAAAAGAGATCCAGTACAATATAATCCCTGTCTAAGAGTATATACTGGCAAAGTATCATATGCAGTATGATGTAAGAACCAATATAAACACCAGTTTAATGAAGTTGTAGGAAGTAATTCATTATCAAACTGAGGTCTTACTTTCTGCATTTTATCTATAGCACTATCAAAATGAGACTCCAATCCCAAATATCTTACAAGTTCTCCAGCAAGAATTAATTTAGTGCTATCTTTTGCACAGCAAGAAAACATTCTATACATTGTTTCTTTTGTAGCATAAGAAAATAAACAATCTAACTCTTTTGTCATGTTATTATGTAAACCTTTTTTATCAATATCTAATCCACAACATATTGCATCTACTGCTTCTTTATATTCTCTTACACTAGATCCACTTGTAAGTTTATCGATATCATCAATAATTAATGATAATGCTTCATATACATTAAGATCTGCAATTGAATCAAATAATTTACTATCTAATTCCAATCTATAATTCGCAATGTGGAATGGTTCTGGTAATTCACCGCAATCGTATAGTATTCTTTCTACACCATTAATCATTGGATCTACCATAATGCCAAAGAATTCAGTATCAGTATTTTTTGTAAATATAACTTCAACACACTTAATATCATCAAAGAACTGATTGAGTGCTTTCATAAATTCAAATGTGCCGTCTGAGCATTTTCCCATATGGCTAAATGTATGTGCAGAGGAACTTTTACTGAGTATAACTGATAAAGAGTCCAGTAAAGCTCCTAAATCTTTATTTCTGATCATTATATTAAAACTCCTTTCAACTAGTTTTACTATTCATTTATATGTATGTTTTCCTATTAAGCTACGAAATACCCAGAGTACCTTTCGATACTCTGAGTTTCGGGAGGTTGTAAAAATTATGAAACTAAACCAAACCTGTTCAAGATTGCAATTTTAGCACTTGTAGCAGCTTAGATTATTCAACAACTCTAACTGGAAATGCATTATATGTTTCCTGATTAATTCCATTTGGATGAAGAATGTTGATACGTCCCTGAACTGGTGTGTATTCAACAAATTTCCATCTTTCAAATGAGTGAATTGCAGGAAGTGCTGGGTTATCTGCATTTCTAATTTCATTTGAAAGGTACATCTGGTAATCGTAAATTCTGTAAAGAATACGATCTGTACCATTTGGACAAAGAACTAAGATAAATTCTGTTGTTCCACGAAGTTTATCAGAACCGATGAACTGATAATGTCTTCTATCTGATGTATAAACTGTCTTTGTGAAGTCAAGTTCTACTGGTCCGATAGAAGCTGGTGTCTGATAAGAGTATGTTGTAGGTGTGATCTTACGTACAAGATCTGGATCACCGTAAATTGTAACTGTCATGTTAGGATCATTGAGTGCCTGTAAGAGTTTTGTTACCTGACTATCTAAGAAATCAAGGAATGTATCTCTTCTCCACTGGATATGATCCCCAGCGTATCCTTTGATTGGTGCCCAATCGTATTCACCATAAGATGAACTTCTTGCATCAAGTCTTGAATAAGAATCGTTAAGATTTCTTAAGATTTTATCATCTTTGTAGTTAGCAAGAACTGATTTCATCATATGCATGATCTTTGTTACCTGGTTTACATTGTAAAGAGCATTGATATCTTTTACTTCTTCTGGAGAAATTGTAACGTTAATTGGAATAGCGTTTGGAATTTCTTCATAGATTGTATCTGCTCTCCAAGCTACACTACATGTTGTAGCACGAGCATTTGAAGTATCGATTCTAGACTGAATACGGATACCAGCAACGTTACCTTCAAGAGCCATTACGTTAAGACGGTCTTTCTTCATTGTACCTGTAATAGTATCTGTGATAACTGCTGTTTCTGTGTCGCTTACTTTGTATTCCCAGTTGAATCTATAAGCAAGAGTTCTGTCAAAACCTTTACCCATCTGTCCAGCATAACCTGGTGTAAATGGAGCTTTAACTTTTACCCATACATCCATTGTTGTAGCTTCTGTAGCAATTTCTCCCTTAGGTTCGATATAACCTTCAGCGTTTGGAAGAATATCGCCAATTGCGAAATAAACGTCTTTTACTAATACAGCATAAACGTTTGTTTCTACTGAAAGATGATCAACTCCAGCTAAACCACCAAGGAAATCATGAACGATTTCTGTAGCTTCTGTAAGTGGAAGAGTTGTAACATCGAATGTCTGCAGCGGAGCTGTAGCTTCGATTGCATCTGTCATCTTGTTCTGTTCTTTGAACATGTCGATTTCATTACCTTCTGTATCTATAAGGTAACGTGTTTCCTGAGAAATTGTAAATGCAGGAGACTGAGTTACAACTTTAGGAATACCACCTTTATCAAATACCATGTTCATTAAGATCCATTTGTGCATTGGGAATGTCATACCAATAACTGGATTCATTGTAGACATATAAGTGTTTTCTAAGATACCTTCACGGTCATTATCAAAGAGTGCACCCATAGACTCACAATGTTCTTCGATTTCATATGCATCCATTCCATCTGGATCGTAAGAACCTTCGATAAAGTAATTTCTTAATGTTTCATTTGCATACTGGTTGTTTAATGTTCTTCTAATGTCCTGATATACATCAACTGCACCCATAGCAGATTCCTGTACGACATTAGCGATATTTGTAAACTGCTCAGCAAAGGCATACATTTCATTCTTTCTGTAGTTGCCCTGAGCCATTTTAGCTTGCTTTCTTTCGCCGACTACCATAATTGTGTTAGCTCCTTTCATTATATGTATTAATTTTTGAATATTGTTGTATGTAAATATACGATCTATCATTTTTGAATAAAATCGATAAATAGATCTATAATTACTATATTGTTAGATTTTTATTTTCTGTTAGGAGATTATTTTTGGATATCTATCTCTTCCAAAATATTCTGTATAGTATTCAAAATAACTAAATATGATTTAAATTGAGCATCATTTTCAATAAATGTTTTAGTAGTGAAAGTATATGTTAAATAATCTCTAACGTTATTTTGTAAATCTATAAGGGTCTTTTGGATATAATCAAATACCCTAACAGTTGATTCATCACTAGGTGTAGTATTATTGAGAATTTCAATTATACCGTCACATCTTTCATGAAGATCTGCAAAGTTCTGTTTGAGTTCTTTAATCTTGATATTCTTTTGTTCATCAGTAAGATTATCAAATAACTCTCTTTCAATATCTTTTAATCCAGTGAAAGGATCATTAGAATCTCCTGAATCTTCTATGTCATCATCAGTATTATCTATACCTTCTTCGCCTTCTTCAGATCCATCATCTGTAAAGTCTACATTAGAATCATCTTCACCTTCAACATCTTCATCTTCTTCGCCGTCAGTAGAATCGGCAGAATCGTCTCCATCTTCAGCATTCTCCTCTTCAGTGTCAGTATCATCTAACGTATAATCTACATCAGTGTCATCATCACCTGTATCTTGATCACCTACAGTATTATCATCTGCATCGGTGTCATCCGTAAAATCTACATTTTCATCGCTATCACTAATGTCATCAGTTGGAGTAGGATTATCATCTGTTTGATCATCTGTTCCTGCGGATGCAGTTGCAGGGGTTATATCTTCTTCTCCAGTACTGTCGAAAGTATCAGCTTCTTCTCCATTTCCAACGTTAAATTCATTAATAGGTTTAAATAAATTATCGAACATTCCCATTCTTAGTCATCTCTCCTTCCTGCAGAAGATGATGGAATATTTCTTCCATGCACTTTCATACCATATTTTATACGCTGTCTTTCACGTTCTAATTTTTTCTGATATTGTAATAATAAGCGATATTGTTTAATATCTCCATCATTATCAGCTAACTGAATCTGCTTATCAATAACCTTTAATTCAGTTTCAATTTCATCAAAAATTAACTGTCTCTCTCTAGCATTTAATGCTTTGGAACTTCCGTATATTCCTAAAGCTGTAATTAGTCCTAATATAGGATTTACAAATGCAGCCCCACCAATAACCATAGCAGTTTTAATGCATTTAGAAAAAGATGGGATAATAGATCCTTTAATGATAGCTTCTCTTCTATTAGAAGTCATAGATTTCTCAATAGCTTTCATAAATCCACTCATATGAGCATCTATAGTCTGCCACATAGATTTTTCTTTCATAGATAAATCCTTTACAGTTTTCTTGAAATTCTGAACTACTAATTTAAGATTATTTAAATTAAATTCTTCATGAATAATCTGATCTACAGCTTCAATAGCATAAAATTGAGTAATCAATTCAAGATCTCTTAAATCATTTATATGCCAGCATTGTATATCGTCCATAGATTTAACAGTACTTTCTGCATATGAGCAATAATTCATACTCATGACCGTAGTAACATTCTTTTCTAATTTATCGTAGAAGTATTCTTCTGAGCATAATCCCATTTCTTTTACCACATATAACAATTCTCTGCATGCATCTGTAGTAAAGTTATCTTTATTTTCATTAATGAATTTTGCTGCTTCTTCGATAATATTAGATTCATATTTTTCCATGACATAAGATATTAAATTTGCTCGATTAAAAAGATTAGATGATTCTAAATCGAAATCGATATCATCTCCCCATAAATCATCATCTTCTCCACCTGCAATACTATCATCTGTTAAACTATCATGATATGATTCTACTTTATCTACACATTTTTCAAGACATTTCTTATAACGTTTGAGATCCTCTTTATCTCCTTTACCCTTATCAATATCTTTATCAACTTTTTCCATTTCATTTCTTAAAGCTTTTGCTAATTTGGCTGATTCTTTTACATTGATATGAGATTGAATAAGATGATCAACAAATGATGTTACAATTGCCAATACAGGTCCAATTACAGGAACTGCAAAAGTTCCTAAAATAAATACAGCTCTAATAGTTCCTAAAATATTAGGAGTATCATCTATAATATTTTCAGGAGATTTTCTATATATTCTAGATAAAGCACGTTTAAACCTTCCAGTAGATTTATTCTGATCTTGCTTAAATTCATCTAAAATATTTTTAATATCATTAGAATCTGCAAAGTTTTCTGATTCTAATAAGCTGAATTCTTTTTCAGCATAAGTTTCCGAAAATTTATCATTATCAAGTGGTACAAATCGTTCAATAATAATTGCTGTTTCTAGTAAGTCATATTCATCATCAAATGCATCTTGCATAACTTTGATGAATTCTTCATCTTCAATTTTCTTTTTATATTTACTTCTGGTATCTGCTACTTTCAATTCAGATGTAACAAATGCTTTAGATACATTCCCTAATAATGGAATCATCATAATAGAAGTCATTAATTGTTTTCTATCATTATTAGAAATTGAAAGTCCATCTACAACATTCACTACTTTATTAATATAAGCAGATGCTTGTTTTTCGTTCTTTATTTTTAGTACAGAGTGTAATAATTTCGCACAGTTTTTATCATCACATTTTTCTTCAAGCTTAAGAATCTTGTATTTATAATCTTGATGCTCTTCTGATAAAATATCAAGTGCAATTTTCGGAAGTTCATTTTTAACTTCCGATACAATTAAATTATTTTCTAAAACTTTTCGCAATCCTCTATACTCTTTATCAGTAATTACTGGAGAAGATACAAAATAACTTGTTACTTCTTCAATAATTTCTGGAATTGAGAATGATCTTTTATTTTTACTAAAAGAATATGCGATATTTTCAAGAGCAATATTATATTTAGCTTCTTTTGATAATTGATATGTATCAATCCATTCACATAATTCTCTTATAATGTCGCTATTATTTGCATATGGGGTAGATTGAATTCTTTTATCAAAATCAAATCTTTTTGCTAATGATTTATCATTCTTCATAATTCTATCCACTACTTGCATTTCTTTGATAGCAGTATTAAGTTTAGCGGTAGAAGCTTCACATAAACCTTCTATATTGTACTCATTTGCTATCAATTCCAATTTTTCTACAGTAAGTTTAGGTATTACTGTATCGATAATTCGATTAATAATTTTAACCTGTTCATTCTCAGGCATTGCTTTGGCTATTTCTAAAGTTTCTATACAATATGCAGTAGCATTTGCAGTTGAACTTCCAACAACTTTGACAAATTCATTTACTGCACTAGGAGACATTAAATTTTTTACATAACGATATGATGTGATAGGGATACTCACTTCCGATTTATTTACACTTTCATTCAATAAAAATAAGCATCTCTTATTTATTAAACTCATCATATGAGAGTGTTTGTTTGGCATATCATAATATCCTCCTTTTACATTATTAATTATCATTCATATAATTTATAAAATATTTACATGATGATTTCCAAGGGCACGCATCTCCAGTACACACATATGTTACATCTGAATCTTTATCTTTATAACATGATGGTTTTTCATTATCAGGTGATGCAAATGCTAAAAATAAAATAATTATTAATACTATAAGTATACAATTATATATGATAATCATCCCCTTTATTAAATTTACTATATTGTTAAAGTGGTACCTTTTTAGGGGTAATCGGTATATTTACCATGGAAGAACATCATAGGTAAATTAAGATGACACAAAATAAGGAGGATATTTATTGATGAATAGATTAGATAATATCGGTTATGTAGTTATTGAAACTACTCCTATAGATCCTACTACTGTAGCTCCAATACAGATTACTAAAAAAATAGATGGAGATAGAGTATTAGCACAGGGGATTTTGCAAGAAGCAAACATGAAAAATAGAAATGGGCGTTTCTATGATTCTAGAGATTTATTCCCAGAATTAACTTCACCTAGAACAATTGAGTTATTAAATTCTGGAAATATGAAAGCTGAAAATGGGCATCCTATTTCAAAAGATTTAGCTAGACAGCAGACAATAGATCCAAATAATACGGTTGCTGTATTCCAGAAATTCTGGACAGATGGTGATTTTGTAATGGGAACTTTCATGGGAGATGAAAATGAATTAGGAGCATCATTTGACAGAGAATTAAGAAAAGGAAGAAAACCATCTTGGTCTCTTAGAGCATTAGGTAATATTAAAAATACTTCTAGAGGCGCTGAAGTTAAGAATATTAGAATAATCACATATGATAGAGTAATTTATCCTAGTCACGATAAAGCTTATACATTAGGGTTAGTATCAGAAGGTGCTAGCATTATTACTCCAGATGGATCAAAATTATTTTTAGATGAAAGAGATAGAGGCATGCAGATTCCAATTGTAAATGAATCTGTAATAAAATATATTCAGTCAGAGTCTGCAAATTATAAGTTATTTAAAGAATTCTTTGATCTTAATTATAATGAAGCTACTTTAATCAATAATGGGAAACAGGTTCAGCTTACAGATAAAGCTGGTGGTATTTTCATCATGAATCTTGAAGCTTATATTCATGATGAAATTATGAATGCATGTATTAATAGACTCTAAAAAGAAAGGAGGTTCTATTTTATGGCATTTGCTAATAAAATGACTAATCTTTTACAAAAAATTGAAAATAGATTAGGGACAAAAGTGCTTAATCTTCCTGACGAAATATGTAAAACTAAATGGGCAGATGAAGTAATCATTCCAGATACATTAGTTACATTTTCCAGATATGTACCTAGAAAATATAATTATATGGTAGATCCAAAAACTCACCCAAAGAAAAATGGTTATTATATTTTAGATGAAGATAGTATTGAAAAAGGTGTAGAAATTTTAGGATTAAAAGATTTGAACTGGAGAGACTTTACACAAGATTCATTAACTTATCAAGAAAATATGGGTCTAGGCGTATACGATTATCTTCAAGGAAGCTTTTCTATACAGGATATACCAATGATTCAAATGAGAGCAGATCAGATGTCATTATTTAATAATGGTATTTATCCAGTATTTGAACCTCCTAATAAAGTTAGACTTGAGACCGCTACAAGTAAAGATGTGTCTACTGGATTGGGTAGATTTCATTTGGAATTATTTATTACACATAGAGCAGATCTTACAACTATAATGCCTACTCAAATGCAGATATTTGAAGCATTAGCTCAAGCTGATGTGGCATTATATTTATACAGATATTTAATTCATTTTGAAGGGTTAAATACTGTATATGCAGAAATTGATTTAAAATTATCAGAATTGGAAAACGAAGCTTCTAAGAGAGAAGAAATTCTAAATAAATTAGAAGAAGGTTATGTATCTGCAGCTAACCAGAATCAGCCAGTTATGATAACAGTATAAAAAATAAACAGGTATACCGATAAAGGTATACCTGTCATTATTTGTTTTATCCAAAAGCTATAGACTTCTTCATATAACTATTTACCAACAATTCTCCAGCATGTAATTTATTTATCTCATTCTCATGATATGACTTCTGTTTGGTAATAATAGTCTTAACTTTTTCTAATTCAGAATGATATCTATCTAGGATGATTATATCATCTATATCAGTTAAATAATTTTTAGGAAGATATATATCTTGTGTAATAATTTGACCATATAATTTACACGAAGTGTGTATCCTAAAAATTCCAGCATCAGATGCTGGACTTATATCATTCTCATCGTATACCTCTGCATAGCAAGAATATACATTAGCTACTGGACAATGCTGTCCAATCTCTCCAACAACAATATCAAGAAAATAATTTGCTTTATTTACTGCTCGTATAATTCTATTGATATTAGATAAACTGTATAGATTGTTCATATATTTTAAATCCCCGCTTTCATTTTTTCTAATTCAGCTTTCACTTTTTTCATTTCATAAATTCTATTCATCAAAGCAATGCTCTCATCAGTTATAGCTTTTTCCAAATCATTTATTTCTTGAAGTGAAAAATATGTTACATTAGCATTTGAATCAGTATAGTTATTATATATAGAAAATGGAATAGCCACTTTATCTCTTCTTTTAACTATACAATTTACAGTACCTACTTTAGATAATAATACTGATACATAAATATATTCATTTTCCCTATCCACTTCTACCGAATCCAATGAAAATATAGGTTCAATATTGTAACCATATTCAATAGCTCCTTCTGGTAATATAGATTCAACCTTTTTTCTAGTTAAAACTATAAGTCTATTTGCTTCGTTTTTATCTTCAAGTATTTTATTAATCCTATTGATCATTTCTTTTTCTTCCATGATTTTTCTCCCCTTAATATAAAAATTATTCAACTTCAACACATTTAATATCTAAGATTTTTGCCAATTCTATAACTTCGTCACTATCAATATGCATTAATCTTAATCTATCCAATGGTATTTGAGATTCATTGCAACTTTTTACTAATTCTAACAAGTTACAGTGCGGGTATTTATCACCTTCGCTATTTTCTTCTCTAACTGCAGAGTCGTAATAATAATAATCGCATAATTTATCCAATATTTTAATATTATATAATGGTGTCATTGTATCGGAACTATAATAAATAGTTTTGGATTTATTTCCAGCGAATATATTTATTATTAATCCATATGATAAATACTTACCTTCGCTAATATTATAAGTAGTATACCCCTCTTCTTCGTCAATCAAAACATTTACATCTATTCCGCAGGACTGTGTGATTGTATGGTCCTCTTCAATGAATGATATTGTTGCTCCTTCATCTATGCAAGTTTCGCGACAATATACAGAATATGCATTGGTAGGTACACCAGATAATGATAAATATGCAATAATTTGCCATAATCTAGGGTGTATAATAGTAATATTTTTATTCAACACATATTTGCAGTAGAAAATAAGACTAGGTAAACTACCTATATGATCACTGTGTAGATGGGTTATAATTATATTAAAAGCTTTATGCTTCTTTATAACATTTATGCCTCTATCTTTCAATTCCATTATCTTTTGAAATACTGTTTCTCCGCAATCTATAAGATATACTGCTGTTGAAGTTTCAAAATATGCAGAAGTATTGCCTTCTTTCACATTAAAACATGAACCTCTTCCTAAGAATTTTAATGGCTCACCATCTTCTTTTTCACTATATATTACAATTTTAGTAATATTATTTTTATTTAATTTACAACTATCCTCTCCAGGAATCCATTTTGGTGAGCGTGTTAAATCTAGTTCTATAGTAGTATCATCTTCGTTCATAATAACACCACTTCTTTTAAATTCAGCTGGATGTGGTTCTATAGAATATGATGTGTTACCTGAATCATTAGAATGCACACAATCAGACATTGAATAGTAGTGTATTTCTACTAGTTTATTTTTATAAATATCCTTAAGATTTTTAAGGTTATAAGTTTTTGATGTTAACTTCATATGACATCCTCCATAATTTAAAATAATTGTGAAGTGATATATCACTTCACATATAGTTTATTCTTTTAAGCATCTTAACTTATCTCATATAGTATAAATCATTTCACCCATATAACTATATTATTATTGTAAATTCAGTTTTCTCCCTTAATATAAATTAAGTAATGTAATTCTTTCTGTATTATTAATATATTTTCTGGTATAAATCTTTTTCATCATATAACGTTATCGTGTCACGTAAATCAGAAATTAATAGATATTGATTATCTATTTAAATTATATTAGTATAGGTATATCATAAGATTAAACTTTCTCTATATCTATTCCAATACAATTATTTAACTCAGTTAATGTTTTCCAGTCAACGTATAATGTAGTATCATCTTTTATACTTAAAGCTCGTAATGGAATGCCATATCTTCCATTTTCTCCTACAAGAATAAGTATTGGATCTTTGCACTCAGTGTGAATATTTTCACACACGAATACATCGCACTCTCCAGTATTGTCTTCTAAATAAACAATACCGCCATCAGTATGTAATATATATACATCGCATAATGTATATACTACATGCTGAATTGCTAATCTCACGCCTCCCTCTAGATCAGCAAATTTTTCTCTTGGAAGAAATTCTCCATTTTGTAAGCGAAAACCTACAAATTTTACATCTTCTTTCTTCATGTTTTTCTCTCCTTTGTGTTTTAATTTTATATATACTTAGGGCATATAATTATAGCCGTAGTATCTGGTAAAGATGAAATTAATTTTTCAACTTCAATACCTTTTTCTCTAGAGTATGCTATTGCTTCGTCAATGTAACTCCCATACATCTCATATGCCATATAATGACATATTATAAGAACTCCAGTGTTTATCGATAATCTAAAAGGCATACCATAACCGTCATATAAGTATGCATGACGATTTTCGTCTGCTTCTAGTACTTTGTTTTTATGATATACCCCCTCAATACTTTTTACTAAATAATCTAAAGTTATTTGAGTACTAGGTGGTATAGGTTTATTAATTCCCATTAGAAACCTCCATATGATTTTCTATATAAAAAGCCTCATCCAGTTCAAAATAATCACATTTAAAACTTAACGATCCAAATATCTTACCAGTCCATATTTTTTCAATATCTGATAGTATATTTTTAAATGTAGCCATATCTACCGCATATTTGCAATTTTTTGATTTTGTGCAGTATAAACATTCCTCTTTCCAGTAAATATACGGATTAGATTTTAATATAGGAGCATTGTCTTTTATACTATATTCTATACCAGATTCACCACAATGTTTTAAATTACCAATTCTCAGTTCATCAGATGGAATTACTATAATATCATTAACATTTTCCGCCACTCTAATAGTAATTGCTATTTTTTCACAAAATCTAGAATAGTATTCTAATTTAGCATCATTAACAAGTCTCTCTAAATCTTTATTGCAGTATACTGTAATATCTTTTGTTCCTTTTTTAGATTTTTTATAGTATAAGTTAATAAGTGTCTCTTCGGTATACATTTTAATTCAAATTCTCCTTTTCTACATATTATCTAGTTGCTCAAAACTAGATTTTGGTCTAGGTAGTTCTCTAGACGATTTAATTTCTATATTAGGTTCTGGAGTGTCATCTATAACAACTTTTTGAAAAGTAGGTTTTTCAAAATCTGTTAAACTTGTCCCATAACCTGGATTTCCCAAATAGTTTATCATAATTTGTGCAGACTGAAATAAATTTAACTGAGATATTGTATAATATAATCCATAAAACCTATCTATGGATATATCACAAAATATATTGGGATCAGTTAATGTTATTCTAACACCCTGCTGTTGAATTTTAGTTATTTCATCTTCCAATACAATAAATTCAAAGGCAATATATTTACCTCCAACCAAACCATCTAATATTATAGGTTTAGGTTTTTTAATAATCTTTAAATCACCTTTTTTAGAAATTGTATATATTCCAGAGTTAAATATATTTGCTACTTCTTGTAATTTCATTTTAAGCAGCATCATATCCTGTATACGTATCATTACAGATACATTGAAATCATCTACCTTATCAAATGATAAATGGTAATCAAATGATCTCTTTATATTAATGACTTTATCATAATCTTTATATTTGGAATCATATCTATATTCTCTATGATAATGAGAGCGATTTCCTTCCACATCTTTCTTAGATAAAAGTACATTTAATCTAACTATAACTCTATTTCCAAGATGATATAAATCATCTGATATTTTATCATAATCTATTTGGTGTATTAATTTAACGCCCATAGTGTTGTTAATACACCTCCTTCTGTATATTATATTCAGTATTATAATATATCATTAATATTTCTTAATGATACAAATTCTTATTAGAAGGTTAAAAAATACGTAAAAAGCTAAAAAAATAAATTTTGGGATAATAGGAGGTACACTTGAGAAGTATACCTCCAATTCCACAATACACATATACATACTGAAGAAGAATTATAGAAATATTTCTATATTTCTATTTCACTATAATAATATATAATTGAAATATATACAAAATGCAACTAAATAAGAGGATAGTGTTTTATCACTATCCTCTTATAAATCACTTGACTACTATAATAAAATTTTCTCCCAATAATTCTTTTTTCATTGTTAATAGTATTTGTATGTTTAAATAATTCTCTGTACATAACTTGTTTGTCTTCTATTATAATTCTTTTAATTCCAATAATATCAATAACTTCTGATAAATCATTCTTCTGCAATAATAATTCTCCAGTAGTAATTCTCTTTTTTGATATAATCAATTTTTATTTCTGTAAATCAATTGACCAGGATAACTTTATTTATATTCCTATAGTTCACTTGGATATATTAACTAATCTGGATATTTAATTCTTTTATTACCACTAACTATATTCCATGCACTAAATCATTCTATTTTATGAAATAATTTAATTGGTCTATCTGGATCAATTTTATTAAATAGTCTAATAAGATTAGGTTTATTTCGTTCTTCCATTATATCCTTATATTTAGCATGTAATTCTGGCATAGATAAATTAATTTCAGAACAACTTGTAGCGTATTTTTTATATATAGGTTTTTTGGCATAATAATAATTTCTACAATGCGTAAAACCTTTATCTACACATTCTATACATATAGTATCATTATCTCGCGTTCTACCCAACAACTGTCTAGCTATAACTTCTGATTTAAAAGGTTCTGCTAACACTACAGTCATTTTCAATCCTTTTATATCAATTGCAGCTCCAGCAGATTTGGTTGTTGTTAGTATTATTCTTTTAGATAATGCTAATTGTTTATCTTCTTGGGAAACTATTGAAGTATATATACCAATATCATTTTCTAATTCTTGGAAGTTTTCTATAAGCCATTGGTATACTGTCATTATTGCATTATTTGTTCCTATATATAGCATAAACTTGTCACCAGGAAGTTTTGTTCTCTTTATTCCCATATTCATAATTACAGTTAATAATTTATAAAACTCTGGTTGTTTTACTACATAGTTTGTATATTTATTCCTATCCATTCCATACGTATTATTTCTACAATTACTTATATCCTGCGGAAGAGGATTGCTATTATACATAATTGCAAAATATGCAGTATGTGGGTCATTTTCTTCATCAAATAAATCTATAGCTGGAACATTTTTAAATGCAGCTTGATATATTTGATTTTCTCTCTGATTTGATTTAGCTGGTGTAGCTGTCAGATAATATGTTTTATATACATTGGTAAAGAAATCTATCATGCAAATATTATCAAAATCTAAATGAGCTTCATCATAGATCTTAATACCAATCTTTAAATATTCAAATAACTCTCCAACTTTTTCCCATCCATATGTGGACCCATAACTTTGTAAAGTATCGTGAGTTACTAAAAATAGTTTATATCGTTTTAATTTATCTTCAGTTAAATTTAATAATCTAAATATTGTTTTAGATCCTTCTATAATACAAATATCTTTTTCATTAATATTTGTATATTCAACTGTTCTATTTTTCCACTGTTTTAACCAATCCACTGTATCGGTTATAACTATTCCTCTAATAGAAAAATATGCCAAAGTTGCTATAGTTATATACGTTTTGCCTTTTCCTGTAGGAAGGTTTATGGATAACTGAGATTTCAAAGCAGTATATCTATACTCTCCTTGACCAACAGAAAATCGTAATGCTTCTTTCTGAACTTCATCTCTAGGTAAAGTCTTTATATAAATATCATTAAAACACTGATATTTATAACATTTATTCTCTAAAATTGTAGCGTCTGCATTTAAGCATTTTTCGACAAACCAAATATCTATACCTCTCGGGAGGTATAGTTTCTTATTTTTCTTATCATAATAGATTCCCATATAATAAAAACTATGAGTTACAGGATTATATAATTTGAAATTATTTTCCAATTGTGTAGAATCTCCAAATTCATAATTATTTATTATAACTGCACTATTCGTAACTTCTATTTTATTCATAATATTTTTCTCCACGATTTTTTTATCATGTATTACTATAAAGTTAATTATTTTGTCATATTTTACAGGGATAGTATAATACTATCCCCGAATATATTTATTTTACTAAATGAAGAACTCCAGCTTCTATTAAAATATTTTCTACTTCCATAATTATATCTGGATGTTTTTCTCTTACGTCTTTTATGCTAAGTTTACCTTGCATGATTTGTGTAGCTAAATAATCAGCCATTCTTTTATCCTCCCTTTGCATGTTCTTATAATTTACCATTCATTATTGATTCATTCAATAAATTCTCTATAGAATCTAATCTATCAGTTACACTTAATGGTCTAGCTTCATATGTATAATAAACTTCTTTAGTTTTTCTATTATATCTAGGAACGGCAATACGCCCTTTAATTTGTTCTGGTTTTGGAATTTCTCTTACAAAAAATCCACTCTCCAGTAATTCTTCTTTAGTTAATCCTAATCCATGTTTAGGATCAAATGGAACTCTGTGCATTAACGTTACAACGTCATCTTTTCCAACTTTAATATATATATCAGTCATCTTTCAATCACTCCTTTGTAAAGATATTATGATTATTACAATGTTGCGTTTATCATTTTTTCACATCCTTATAATATATTCTTTTAAAAAGAAAGGAGTATGTGTGAATGAAAAACAAGAATAAGAAAGAAAATATGTTTCAAGATATTACACTCACTATAGCAGTCATAATAGCATGTTGCATAATGGGGCAAATATACAATGAAGATTTAAATTTTCTACATATTTATACTGCAAAAGACTATTTCTTATATTCGTGTGGATTATTTATAATAATCAAAATTGTATATAATACTGTAATGCATATTCATCGAGCTTTGGTTAATTCAGGAGACAATAAAGGGTAGACTAATAATAGTCTACCCTTACATTTTTATTTTATAAACTAATTATATTTGTATAATTTATTGTATTTTTACCCATCTTATTAATACCACAAGATTCAATTGGGAAGTTAGATATCGAATCATTTATAATTGTAGTATAATCAATAAATTCTTTAATCCAATCTGGAGTTTCCACATCTGTTGGAATAGATATTGCTGTTATTTCACCTTGACCAATTTTCTTTTTAGCTTTATCTCTTACATCATCTGTGCCAAATTTTTGAATTTCTGGGTTTCTCAATACTGCTAAAACTTTTTCATAAGTTTCTGGATAAGTTTCTTTAATTCTATCAATATTTTTTTCATTGATAATAACCTTAACAATATCTACAGTATTTCTAGTTGATAAATCTATTGCCTCTAAATCTTCATCTCTGGTCATATTCCATACAACTGCAGCTTTTACACCTTGAATTCTCATCGGATCTTCATAATTTGATAATGATTTAATTGCTGCTGGTTTATAGAATTCTTTCTTTCCTGCTCGTAAAGATTCGTATATCTGTTTTTCAAATATAGCTAAATCTTTTATAATTTGAAGTTGATTAATTTCTCTTGTATTTAAAACGTCTTCATATAGAATACGTTTTAACTCTTCTCTAGATCTAGCGTTTAATGTAGATTTGTTTATAGGCAATCCCTTAATGTCCAATGCAGTTGACAATCCATCTGGAATCATTTTTCCTTCTTGGATTTCCTGTTTAGATGCATAATTCTTTTTATTATTTGTCAATAATACTCTATAAAATAAGAACTCATTCTTACTAATTATAAGACATTCTTTATCTCCTCTATATGAATGAGTTTGTTTTGTATATGAAATCATATATTCATTTACCAATATACCACACACATATGACATTATATTGATAATAGAATATCTCAAACCATCCTCTGCAATTATCTTATTAGGCTTAATTGCTCTTTTAATCTCTATAATTTCATCATTATAAAAATCATAATCCAATACAGTTTCTACCTTTTCAGTACACTGCTCTCCTTCCATATATGATACTGGGTCTGTTTCGACTTGAGTAATTGGGAATGGAATTCCTTTAACTTTATTTAATACATATCTATACCATCCATCCATAGATACAATAGCACTATCAGTATCTGATAACGCTGCTACATTTTTAATCATAAATTCATTTCTATCTATTCTGTCGATAATCTGATAATTATAGAATACATACTCTCTAATCAATTCTGTAAACGTATCTAGCTCAACTTTTATTTCTTTTGGCGGATGATTAGGGTCCATATATGGAGCTTCTAATCTATTTAAAATATAAATTAATGCATTTGTAATTGATTTATTATCGCAAAATGCGATTAAGTTATTTTTATAATATATTCTATTTATATCTTCTTGGGAGAGTTTTGAAATTATTTCCCAAATAATATTTAAATCTTTCATATCAGGAACCCATTTCAATTCTCCTCTACGGAAATCTCCGATAGTATATACTAATTTAGTAAAACATTCTTCATGTGTAATATTTCTATCTAATATATCTCTATCATCGAACTTTCGATCATTTTTCTCACTCAGCACGTTATTGATAAACACAACAATTTCATCTAATGATGCAAACTTTACATTGTTTGCTAATATCATTTCAAAAAACATAATTACTGATGAAATCAATGATCTACCTTGCCCTGTAATTGATGCTGCCACGTTAAGATTATAGAAAATACTACTCCATTTTCCTAATGCCCCATATATACTATTACAGTCCTGTTTATCAAGTAACTGCAAAATATTATATTTTGCAAATTCATCTGTTCCTTTAGGATATTTAAACATCTCAGCTTTATGCACTCCACGCAAATCCATGAATTCTTTAATCATGTCCATCAATGGATTAGGTACAGTTCCATGTTTTCTAAACAAAACTCCCCAAGAAGTACATATTGGCTCTCTAGACAATATGCAATTTGTGAGATCTTTCAAAGTCATCTCAGCATTTGTATTTTTATAACTATTATGCACATTAATAGTTGTATTTCTTTCCCTATTTGCAACAGACCAATCCAATACTGAATCAAATTCATCTGCATGCAACCCTGGATATATGAATTTCGTCATTTTATACATAACGTCTCTATATTTTTTAGTTATCATATCCATTATAAATATGGCTCCTTTCATCATGTATGATCACTTTAGACTTTTATATATTAGTTGTAGTTGATGTATTTTTTGATTTATATTACTAATAATTTAACATGTATATAAAAATACTAATGATTAAAATATGACATGTCATAGTATTATATATTTCGAAATATAAAGGAGGACTTTAATCATGGGAATGTTTACAGGAATTGGTAGCGTAAACGAATCAATTGAACAGATGTTCAGCGATCCTAATAGAGTAATGGAGCTTTTTATCGTAGACGAAGTTAGTCAGCTTCCAGATGAGCTCGTACATGAATTTTGTAAAGAAGGTGGAGTTGGTCAGCAGTTAGTTGCAGAAGGAAAACTCCGTAAGAAAACATTAGTTCGTCTCAGCAAGAAAGATGACTTAGCTAGACGTGAAACTATGATTGCTATGCAGCTCGCTAAAGAACATAACGATCCACTTTGGAAGAAGTTTATGATCAATACTAAAAAGCGTAATGAACTTAAAGCAGCTATGCTTAAAAAGTATGGAACAAAAGCAACTAGAGGAGCTAAACAGGCACAGCAGATGTTCCTTAAAGGTGGAGCAAAGAAAACTGGAATTCTTCCAAAAGATTTCCAGCGTAGTGTTAAAAATGATGAAAATAGAAAATAAGGTATTAAACATATAATTGATGGACCAGCACTGTCCATACAACCAAAAAAAACGCTCATTTTGGTGTATTTTGTACTTTCTATTTTCATTTTTTCGTTAGTCGGAAAATATCTTTTGTCCTTTGTAAATTTTTAATTGTACGGAAACAACAGTGAATTACACGTAGTATCATTTAGATGCTACGTGTAACTTCATGTCTAATTATATATTATATATATGATAAGTTGAAAATAACTATATTTTTAACTTTATAATAATTTATGAAAAAGGAGAGAAAAATAATGAACACACAAATATTCTATGATGAATCGACAGCATTACAGAATTATCAGAATTATGGTCCATATGTACAGTTAGTTCAATATGGTCAAATTGAAGTATTTGCTAAAGATTTTACTAGAGAAAATATTGAGTATCATATTCAGTGCATTGAAAATATATTTGCAGATGGAATTGAAACTCAACGAGTTAGACATATGAAAGTAATGGTACATTTTCCAGATTCAGTTAGTCTGAATCTGACTATTTTTGATTATTTCTTTAATATTATCTTCTGGATACTACCACTTTCTGTTGGGGCTAATATTACTTCATCAGATTTATTCTTTGAAGAGAATTTTACACAGGGAGGAATCAAAAATTATATTGATGAGTTATTTTTAGATAGGTATAGAACAACTGTACCTAATATAAACTTAAATAATATTATAGATGAAATGATGTTTCAGATTAGAAAAGTTGATAGATTTTCTAAATATTTCTTAAATACTATCAATAATGAAGACACTATTGCGCTAATGGATGCAAATCCAGAATTTGACGCTTTGATGCATACTAATATAGCCAATGTGCCATTAGATCAAGTTAGAGATTATGGTATGGATATGACAAATAGAATGATAGATATTATTAGAGAAACAGATCATTGTATGGCTAATGCATTTAATTGTGGGCAGGGTATTAATAAGAAACAGTTCAAAGAGTTCATGGTTAATATTGGTACTAAACCTGATGGTAAAGGCGGATTGTTCAATGGTGCAATCAATCAGTCTTATGTAAATGGAGGATTAAATAGAGTATTATATGACTTCATGGATGCAACTGTATCTAGAGAGGCAGAAATTATTAAGAAAGATAACGTTGGAAGCTCTGGGCATTTATCTCGATTAATGGGATTAAATAACCAGAGTACTAAATTACATTTAGATCCAACATATTCTTGCCATACCAAGAATCTTGTTGAAATTTATTTAAAAGATTCTAAACTGATAGATAAGTATAAGAATAGATGGTATAGATTTCATCCAGATGGTCCAGAGTATAAAATGAGCTCCAGTCCATCAAAATATGATTCTCATCTTATTGGTCAAACTGTATATTTCAGAAGCCCAATGACTTGCGAATCAAATGCTAAAGGTCATGGTATTTGTTATAAATGCTATGGGGATTTGGCATATGTAAATGCAGATATTAATATAGGTAAAATGGCGGCAGAAATACTTTGTTCAATATTAACACAGAAGTTATTATCTGCAAAGCATCTCTTACAGTCTGATGCTAAAGCTACACATTGGGTTCAGGAATTTTCAGATCTTTGTGAAGTATCATTCAATATTATATCTATTAAAAATGATTTAGATTTAATGAATAAATATACTTTATTGATTTATCCAGAATCTATTCAGCAGGAGAATGAAGAAGATGATTTCGAATACAATGATTATATTGATTATTTCGAAGTAGAATATCCATCTGGAGAAATTAAACAAATCTTCAATATGGATGACGACACTAACCAGAAAGGTCCAATTTATTTATCAAATGATTTAATAGAATATCTTCAAAGAATACCAGATCCAGGAGAAGAACCATATCGTATTTCATTTGATAAGATAAAAGATATAAGTTTATTCTTAATGAAAATTTCTAATAATGAAATTTCCAAAACATTGGATCAGTTAAAAGACTTAGTAAATAAATTATCTAGTATTCAGAATAAAACTTATAGCCAGTGGATTCAAGAATTAGTTGAAATTACAGAACACGGTGGAGTGAATATAGATGCTGTTCATCTCGAAGTAATATTATCTAATCAGATACGAAATATAAATGATATATTAGATAATCCAAACTGGGAATATCCAAACGAACCGTATCAGTTACTTACACTTGGCAAAGCATTAGCAAATCATCCAAGTATTGTAACTACTCTAGTATATGAGGATTTACCTAAAGTATTAATTGAGCCTACTTCATATAGAAAGAGAAAAGCTGCTGAAATCGATTTATTCTTTATGGAACAACCACAAGAAGAAATGAATGTAACAATTCAAGAAGAACATGTTGATGGATTAAAACCATTATTCTATAAGATAGAATAGAAAAAATGGATTTTGTAAAAATTCGTATTTGTGATAGTATATTATAATAGTGATATAATACAATATTGTATCAATACACATACACAAAAATATACAATACGAAGGAGAAATGAATCATGACAACAGCAAGAAAAATTAAAAACCCAGCAAAAGATGTACATCACATCGAAGACGCAGCAAGAAGAAACAAAGAAGAATCTATCAAAGCTATTAAGTTAGTATCAGGTGTAGGAATTGCATTAGTAGTAATAGGATTTATTATGGTAGCAGCTTCATTAGAAAGTTATGAGATTGGAGTATTTTCATTACAGGTAGCTTTTCCTCTTACAATAATAGGATTATTATTAGCAGCTATTGGAGTATTCTTTGTAGTTAAAGCTGAAAAATATGCTAAGAAAAATAAAATAAAAATATACGAGTGCATGTAATGTGCACTCGTATTTTTTTTGTCTCTTTTCACATCCGTATAAATATCTCATAATAGATAGGATGTGAAATAATAAGATATGGTATTACGACAAAATGCAGTTCCAATGCAAATATCAATACATTGGAATACAACTAATAAAAGTTTCCTCGACATGCATTATTTTTTAAAAATGAAAGGTATTAAGAATAATGCATTCTTTCTCTCTATATATGATACAGACTTAATAAATATAGATCCTAGAGATCCAAATCTTCCTAGGATGTATAAAGTGAAAGTTTTACGCGAATGTCAATTTAACTACTGGTATTTCTTACGAGAAATTGTTAGAATTCCTGATACTGGTGGTGTTGTTGGTGGCGGTGTTCCTTATAAATTAGATAGAGGAAATCTTGCGTTAAACTTTGGATTCACATTAAACTGGAATATGTTCCTGGAATTACCTCGACAGTTCGGTAAAACAACTTCAGCATTATGCTGGTATTTATGGGTATTCAACTTCGGAACAACTAACTCAGAAATCATGTTTATGAATAAGAAGCATGATGACTCTAAGATGAACTTACGAAGATTAAAAGATATGAGAAAAGCATTACCAGAATACTTACAAATGGACTCTGCTTATGGTCCTGATGGTAAGAAAATGCGTCCTGTATCTAACGTTGAAACATTATCTCATATTAGTAATGGTAATAAAATCACCACAAAACCTGGTGCAAATAGTAAAGCTAAAGCAAATGGGCTTGGTCGTGGTTGCACCATGCCAATGCAATGGTATGATGAGTATGCGTTCATCTTATATAATAAACTTATTTACATGGCTGCTACACCTGCCTTCTCTACCGCTTCACGTAATGCTAAGAATAATGGAAAACCTTATGGTATCCTTATTACAACTACACCTGGAGATTTGACGACTAATGAAGGTATGAATGCTAATGTGACACGATGTGCAGCTACTGTATTCAATGAAAGATTTTATGATAGTTCTGCTCAAGAATTGGAAGAAATTCGTAGAGCAAATACTAAATCTAACTTCTTTTATATTCGATTTACTTATATTCAACTTGGTGCTGGGGATGATTATTTCCAGTCAATGGTTAAAGACTTGGAAAAAGATTGGCCTACTATCAGACGAGAAGTACTACTTGAATGGGCTACTATGGCTAATAATAGTCCGTTTACACAACAAGATCTTGATATGGTTGGTACATTTATACAGAAAGATCCTATTACTCAAATTAAACTTGGACCTGCATACTTCTTAGACGTATGGGGGCAAACCGACTTGCTTAGATATCCTCCTATCATTGGGGTGGACATAAGCGGGGGATTTTCACAAGACTCATCTGCTATAACTATTATAGATAGTAGAACGACTAAAGTATTATGTACATTTAACTGTAACTTTATTTCACCTATAGATTTAGCTAAAGTAATATATCATATTGTAGTTAAGTATATGCCGAATGCTATTATAAATATAGAACGAAATGGCGGTTATGGATCTTCAGTAATTGGATATCTGGTTAAGACGGATATCAAAAAGAACTTATATTATGAAATTAAAGATAGAGTTGTTGAAGAAAAATTCAACGGTATGACCATGGTTAAACGTAAACAGCAAACTAAAGTATATGGATTAGACCAGACTCATGATACTAGAGAATTACTTATGGAAATTCTTAGAGACCGTATGAATAATCATAAACAGAAATTCATATCTCCTTTAATTTACGAAGAATTGAAAACGTTAGAAATTAAGAAGAATGGTCGTATTGAGCATGCTGATGGAGCTCACGATGACCAGGTATTCTCATACTTATTAGCATTATATGTATGGTATGAAGGAAAGAACTTAATGGAAAGATTTGGTCTTGAAATTAGAGAACTTAAAACAGATAATGCTATTGATGAAACCATGGATATTGAAACTTATAACGGTCAGAAAAATATTGCTGGGGATTTAGAAGATCTTACTTCTGAATACTCACATGATTCTGAATCAGAGGTTCAAAAACAGTTAAAATATTTAAGTCAAGCTCGTAGTATATCATATGAGCAATGGTTAGAACAGCAGCAAGCTGAAAATAATTTAGCTATACAGACTTTATTGAAAACTAAACATGGTAGAGATGCTTATATAAAAGCATATCATCAAGATCCAGATGATGTAAAAATGTATTCTGGAACTATAACTTTACCAGACTCTGTATTTGATATGGATTATGAAGATAGACGTCCAACCAAAGCAGATGTGATGAAAAAAACCTTCCAGAATATGATGGATATAAGATAAAATTATTTGGGATACTGTATTTTGCAGTATCCCAATATTTTACATATTTACTAGGCTTTAAATATCTAAGTAATATATATCGATAATCTATTAAGGAGGAAATTTTATATATGATTTCATCAACAAATTCAGAATATGCTATTGCATCTGATAGAGAGATTGCAGCTGTAATTGGAAACTTTGGCCCAGAAATGTTCCTTGCAACTCTAAATAATATATTAGAAGATCGCAATAGGGAAAATTATTTACAAGTAGGCAATTTAGTTGCTGCTTATGAATCAAATTATAAAATGATTCAAGACACATATCCAGATAACCGAGATGCGATAATGGAAACGCGTCAAGCTACATATGAAATGGTAATTAATAAGCTATGTGAACATTTTAATCTAAGTATAAATATAACACCAGATATGGATATTTATACTGTAGCTTTTTTGTTATACAGATTTTTAATATCAGATTTTCAGCAGAATATTATTACTTTTTTTACAAACTTCATTGTAAATGAACAGGCTAACCTTTATCAGTCTTTTGATTTAGAAACATTAAAAAAAGCAAAAGATTCTGCATCTGCATATAGTAGAAAATTATTTGGAAATAATGATAATAGCGGAAGATTAGCAGCTATACATTCAAACTTAGATCCAATCTTGACTGGTATTACTGCACATGATATTTCCTTAAATCAAATTATAAATTTAATGTATATGGGAGATATATACACTTGTAATTTCTTAGCGAATATAATGTATGACAATGGAGATTTCTATAAAGATTTTATTGTAAAACATGTAAATGGTCCGCATAGAGCAGAAATAGTTACATATATAAGATTACAATTAAATCCATATATTATGCCAGAAGCTGTATCCATAACAACAATGGATACAAATATATAAAAACACGGAGGATTTTATAATATGGGGACTACTGAAAATTTAACAGATGAAAACATTGATAAAGCATATGATGCTTTATTGAAAGCTGGTGATGGAGAAAAACTCGCCGAAGATGAAGCTGCCAGACTTAGTGGTATTATGGAAGAATTTTTATCAGATGATGATAAATTAATGAGAGATATTGAATCTGGAAATATTCAGATTGAAACTGCTGACTGCCCAGAATCAATAAATGCAAAAGTTACTATTGATCCATTCTCTGGAAAGGGGACAAAGATCGATCTCGAAGATGATACTGATATTATGTCACTTGATGATATATTGGATAATGGTGGAATTATGAATTCTATAGATTATAAAGAAATAGAATATTCAGAATCTGCTATTGCAGCTGCATTAAAAACTACATATAAAATAGAAATATCTGATAATGAAATATCAGCTCTAACTGCAGCTCTTATTAAAGCTACTAAAGGTGAGCCTGTAAAATACAATGATCTTCCACCTTCAATTAAATCAAAAATTGCCAATACGATTATGGCAGAAAAAGGATCAATATATACTGGAAATCTTGAATTAAAAAATCAAATGGCTAAAATATTTGTAGACGCATTAATGCAAGAAGTCATGAATGAAGAGATTAAAGAGATTTTTGTAGATCTTCAAGATTCTATTAAATCTATTGCTCAAGAAGGAATTAATTCTGTATATGGTAATGCATATAGTTCTCAAAGAGATATTTTAGAAAATGATCTTCTCAAAATTGCCAATGAAATAGAAAGTGAAAATCCAGAGAAAGCCAAATTATTAAGAAATATGCATCATGCATATCAGCAATCATATAAGTTAGAAGAGATGCTTAATACTTATATAACTACTGGAAAATGTAAAATAAAGAAATATGATTTAGAAAAAGTTGATAGAGTTTACGAAGGTTTCAACAGAAAGTATGAGAAATCTAAATGGGTAGTTAGAGATGTGAGTATGCTCGAACCAGTATTATCTAGAAAACTTTCTCAAGACTTTAATATCAATCATATCAGAGCATTCTTGATAGTATTCTGCAAGTATACAATGAATATGAACCCAGATGAAAGTTTAGTTGATCACACATTCATGTATTATTTCATAATGAATATACTAAATCTTGATATCTTTGATCCAGAAAACGAAAATGATGTATTATTCTATAATACATTAGTAGAAACAATAGAAAACTTTATTAATAAAATTAGAGAAAAAGCTAAAATATAATTACATAGAGAAGGATATTAATCCTTCTCTATAAATTTAATCATGGAGGTATAAAATTATGTTTTTATTAAAAAGATTAATTAATAAAATTGATAAAATAGACAAAGAAAATACGACCGAATGTTATTCAATAATTCAAGATAAAAGTCCTACTATAATATTTCCGCGATATTTAAAAATAGATGATATAGAAAAAATACCACCTAAATATACATATATTTCAAAAATAGCTATATTAAAATTACCTTATATGGAAATATTTGGACCTTCCAAAACAACCAGTATCACAACTTATTTGGAAGAAAGAGGGGTTGACTCTTCTTTTGAAAATAAAAAACAATTAGCAGAATTTGTAAAAATATATGATTATACTGAAGCAAAGGATGCAGAATTATTACGTCTATTAAAAAATATTCATGAACTAAGAGGTTTATCAGAACCTGCAGAATATTATATGTGTACAGATGAACATAAATGGACAAAATTAAAAAGTAAACCTACTCTTTTTACAGAATCTGAAATTCCGATATATAATAGTTTATCCAGTGTAATATCTCCATTGTATAAATATTCAATAATATATACTATAGATGATGATTCATATTGGATTAATCTTGGAGAAGAAGATCATAGATCTAATTTATTTGCATTTATTGGAACTAAACAAGAAATTGGTGTATTAGAATCCAATATTGCAGATATATGTGAACAGAATGATGAAATGCCTATTATAACATTATCAGCAAATATCGAAAACAAAATAGTAGTGCGCAAAAAGATAATTAATAGTAATACTATTAGTTATGATATTTACAGAAAATGCGATTCATATTATGAAAAATGTGACACTGCAATTGTATATAAGGAGGAAATTTACAATGGATAGATATATTATTAATGGGTGCGAAATAGCACTGGCTAAAAAGATAACAGTTATACTTATCAATAGACCTACAACTGAAGAGGATAAGAAAAATGTAAGTGTATACACAGGGGATCTTATCAGTATATTATATACAGAAAATATGGCAGATGTTGGCAAAAAAGATAAGATATACAGAGGAAGAATATTAGATGTGGTATATAAACCAACTGCACATATAAAGGCATGGCGCCCAAATGCATCATATGCTAGAGAAAATGATTATTTAGAAGTATTACCATATAATATGGTAAATAATAATATTTCATGCGAAAAAAAATTAGTTGGACAAGGTATTGATTGGGATCACATCTATATCAAAATGGATATATCCACTGCTCATAATTCAGAAGTAAAACTATTTAGAGTATCACATATCTTAGATATTAACGATGTAGACTATGAATACCAACCAGATAATCCAGAAATTTTAGAATGTACATGTAACCTAAAAATAGAAGAAGATATCGATCATGATCCAGTAAAAGATATAGAAGTTATTGTAGAAACAGTAAATTAGTATATTATATAGGAGAGTGATAATATGAATGAAACTATTCCTAGTTGGTTAAAATTAAAAGATCGTGCCTTATATTATAATGACACAGGAGAATTTTGTTTCTTTGTTCCAGAGATATTCTTCGAAAGAAATCATGCTATATCAGAAGGTGAATTTATTCATCTTATAGGCATGCTAAATTATACAAGATTAAAACCAGGAAGTAATGAGTATACAAAAGATGTAAAATCATTTAACTTTCCTACAGCTTTTACTACCAAACCAGGTAGAGTTGAAAAGGTAAAGAATCTTAAATTAATAGATTCTCAACCTGGAGAGGATTATCGAATTCTCCATTACGAAAACAATGGAGATGATCAAATTGTTGTATCTATAGAAGTTCCACAGGATATTGCAAATGTAGAAGAATTTATGCAAATTTGTTTTACTACAGGAAAGATTCCTAAAAATATTAGATATGATGAATTACAAAATTATCTATATGATAATATGAAACTTAATGGAAATTCTTACGGTATTACTGCACAGATTTATGGTATAGTATGGTCGGAAGTATGTAGAGATCCTAACAATCTAGAAGTGCCGTATAGATTATCAAAGAAATTTGATGAAAAGAATCCTACTAATTATCAATCTATTTCTATTAAAGAGGTACCTAAAATTATATCTCCATTTACAGCTGTTACAACGGAGAACTGGGATGAGGCTGTAATATCAGCATGTATTATCCCACCAGATCAGATTAAAGGTACACCTATGGAAAAAATTATGACTGGAACTGGATTTGATGATGAATAAAAAACACAATTAAGGGTAAGAGATTAATTTCTCTTACCCTTTCTTTATATATAAAATCCGCTAAAAGTGTCCCCTGATAACATATCAATAAATTACATTTGGATTGAAAATGTATTTAAATTTTTATTAATAAAATTATAAAGGAGGACACAAAAAATGAGAAAACCCACTACTACATTTAAATGGGTTGACAACAGTGGTGCTTTAGTTAACGCTCCTGTATTGGAAGTTAGACCACTGTGTTTGACAGCTTCTTCATTTGATAAAGGCCCAGAAGGGTTAATGACTGTGTATGGCGATAATTTCTATAAGTTATTTGGTTCAAATATTTCATATGTAAAACATGGACAGCCAGCTATTCAGGCAGCTAATATCATTGATAACGGTGGAGAATTATTAATCAAACGTGTTGTTGCTCCAGATTCACTCCTTGCAAACCTTATTCTCACAGCTTCTGTTTCTCAGGCTAGAGTAGAAAAAGTTGATGAACTTACAGGAAAACCTGTATATGTCGATGCTGTTACTGGAAGCGAAACATTAGAAGCTACTACAGAAGATGGAACAAGCAATGAAAGAGCAATGATCAATACTGCAGTTATCAAGTATGATGTAGCAAACGTTACAGATGCTAAAACATTAGCAGATGTAGTTACTCAGGCTAAAACTCTTTCAACTGAAAGAGAATCTAGTCTTGATATCGAAGGTGCAGGAGATCCATCTACATGGATAACTGTAAATGCAACTCTTGAGGATGGCGGAGATGCTCCAGATATGAGTGTTTCTGTAGGTTATTCTGCGCTTAACGAAAATGCAGCATTAGTTGGCGAAGCAGAAGTAGGAACAGCAGAACTTCTTGCTGAAGTAACTGAAACATTATTTGATATCGGAACTATCCTCATTGATAACAACTTTAATGTATTTGAAGTTGTAGCTGATAATAAATTAGTATTACTTGGTAATACATCAGCAGAATTTACATACCCAATCCTTGTTGTTGCTGACAATGGTAGAGGTGTAAGTGATAAGAGATTCAATATCACATGCGATTATACAATTAGTAAATCAGTACACTTTGCTATGTATCAGCTTAACTACTTAGGAGTACAGGATTTCGATGCTGAATTTACAAGATTCTCTGCAAATCCAGATCAGATTTACAATAACGTAAGCTATTCTCTTAAAATGGCTGCTAAATCTGCAATGCAGCTTCAGGCACAGGATCTTGAAGCAGAATTAGAAGCATTTATTGCTAAAGTTTCAGAATTCTCTGGTATCGCACAGGATGAACTCCTCGGCATGGATATCTTATTTGGACGTAATCTTAAAGGTATGCCTGTGCAGCAGATTACAATCGATGAAACAGGTTACCAGTTAGATGCTGAATATGGTATGATGCTTCAGGGTGGTTCTTATGGTTCATTCGGAGATGCTCCATTCGGAACAGAAGCATACTCAGAAGAACTCGTTGCATTCTTCTCAGGAGAATCTGATGATACTATCTATGATAGAGATAGATGGAAAATTGAAGTGTGCTTAGATGCTAACTATCCACTTGAAGTTAAAGAAGCTATTTCTCAGCTTGCTACAGATAGAGAAGACTTCTTCTTCTTCAGAGATTATGGTCTTGGAAATACAACAATGGATGTTATTAAGCTCATGAGAGATTCAATGAATATCAATAATAAATTCATGGGCGATTATTGTACATCATATGATGTAATTGATAAGTTTACAAGAAAACAGATTCCTGTAACTATCATGTACTCATTAGCAAGATTAATAATACCACATTTAAATTCAAATAGAAATGCTCCACTTATGGGTATTTTATATGGATTTACAATTCCAGAAGCAATTGAAGGAACTGTAAACTTCATTCCAAAAGATACACCAAAAGTTGATCAGAAAACTATGTGTATCGAAGAACAGATTAACTATGCTAGCTATGTAAACGGAGTTCTTACTCTTGAAACTCAGATCACAGCTCAGGAAAAAGAAACTCAGTGTTCACATATCAACAATATCCTTACAGTTCAGGAAACAATGCGTGACATTAGAACACTTTGTCCAAAACTTAGAGGATCATTTATTGATGCTAGTGATGGGCTTGAAAAATATGCTCAGAAAGTTAAAGATGTTATTGATAAACATAGGGAAGAATACAATAGTATTGAATTTGCATGGACTGCAGATGAAGTTATGTTAGCTCATAAGATCTTTGATGCAGCTATCAAAGTAACATTCAAGAACTATGTTGGCTCAGAAGAATTTACTATCTACACATTAGACTAATTAAGGAGGGTAATATATGAATACTTATAAGAAGAAACCGTATTCGATTGCCTCTTACACTAAAATGCGTGGGGTAATCGACTTCAGTAATGCTAGTCAGTTCAATATGTACGAATCTGGATATCAGTTCTTAACTATTATCTCTAGACCACGTTATATTGAAATGCTTGCCGAAGAAGATGCTGAAGTTGCTAACTCATTAAATCTCTTCTGCTGGATTCTTGAAAACGAATTCCGTGGATTAGATGGTATCGAAAATATCACAGTAGACTCTCTTGAATTTACAGATAATATTTCTACATTAAATACTATCGGTAAAGTAAATCAGCAGTCTGCTTCAGAAATTACAATGACATTTACAGAAAGATCTGGTGCAGCTATGACTGGATTTATTGATTACTTCTTAAGAGGTATCAAAGATCCACGTACACAGGCTAAAACATACCATGGTCTTATTAAGAAAGGTAAATTAGCTGCAGGATTTGAAAATGAAGTATTCCATCTGTTATACATGGTAACAGACAATACTACATTAGGTCTTGAAAAAGCTTACCTTCTTGCAAGTGCTTGGCCTTCAACAGCACAGCTTGACATCTATAATGGTGAAAAAGGTACTATTGAAAAGAAAGAAATTTCTGTACCTTGGCAGTGCTTCCCAATCGATGGAGATGAAGTTGATAAGAGAGCTTTACGTATGCTCGCATACATCAGTGAAGATGATGCAGTTGCTAACGCTAACTCTGTTAACGGATCTTCTAAGAACGCTCTCGCAGTGGCTAAAGAAATTAAGAGTTACTCAAATAACCAGGTTATCAATGACTCTAATACATACCAGTATGCTGGTCTTAGCCTCATCGAAAACGTTTACAAAGATGCAGTTGTTGAACAGACAAGACGTACTGTATAATGAAATAAATATTAGGAGTGTACCAAATCGGTACACTCCTATTTTTATATTTACATATCCATATCTCCACCAGAGTTTCCTCCACCACCACTATCCGTAGTAGTGTTATTATTATCTGAAACTGATACTTCCAATTCAACTGCTTCTTTTAATCTATCTACTAGACTAGATTTTACATAAGATGCAAGTAAATGTCTATTCATTTTTCTAATAAACTTAGCTCTTTTTACATCTACATTTGGATCTGAATCTCCTTCATATTCATATGTAGCAATAGCTGTAGAATAATCATTAGCATTCTGTAAAAGCTGAGAAGTATTTGTAAGTGTTAAAAACATTGGAGGTGGTAACTGAGCTTCAACTTCAACTGGTTCTTCTTCATATTCGCATGCATATATTTTAGTTAATAATTTGCTTAAGAATGTTTCTGTTATTCCTTGTCTATGAAATACAGTTCTTAATACTTTAATACTTGTTGATGTGAACTGAGTTGCAAAATCTGGAGAATTTCTGTTCTGAACCAATTCTATATTAACTCCAGTACTGTTTACTGCCATTTCTTCTAGCATATTATAAAGATCAGTATCTATATCAAATTGCTGTCCTGGCATAACTTCAAATTGCACTGGTGCATCCCCAGAAGGTCCCACTGGAATTACATAATCATTATATCTGCCAGTAATATTAAGAATATTATTGAGATTCTGAATCTGTCTAATTCCAAAGTTACCCTTTTTAATCTGGTTAATTACATTTAATAATGTTTGAGATATATTTGTATCGATAGTCTGTTTTACATAATATACTCTCTTATCCTGACCTCTTGTTAATTTACCAAGGGTATCAGTAATATATAAACAAGATAACAATTTTGCTGGAATTAATCCATCTAAGCAATCTGAAATTCCTCTATGTGTATCTGGATCTATATTGTATGCTAATCTCAAGACATCTTCTTCTGGTAAGAATGAAATTCTAACGTCTAATAATCCTCGTTTAGCATTATAAATATCATTATGAAGGAGAATTGCATAGATTTCTTTTGTAAGATCCTGATTTGCATTTATGAATCGCTTATTCAGCTCTTTAGAGATAGTTGCAGAAAGCTGTCTAATCATATCATTAACTTTTTTCTCTTCTACTGCATTTCTTGTAACTTGCTGCATTCCTTCTAATCCAGTAGTAGCTGTAGAAGTTGCAGTAGTTATAGAACCATCACTATACTGTGTTGACATATTTGCATATAAATCATTAGCAAGCTGATCATCTGTAAATTCTAAATAATAATATCCCAAACATACGTCATCGTCAACATAGAGAGGTATAACATTTTCTCTTTTTAATGCTTTGATAACTGCACCTCTAACTTTCAATTCACTAGGAGATACTGTTCTGGATGAATTATGTAATAACCCATCAGCAGAAGTATCATCCCTTAATTCCTTAGGAACTTCTAATTCATTTGGAATGGTTATATCAAGTTTTGTTTTCTTATGAATACTGCTCGCTTCATTCAATGCTTCATTTAAGCTATAAGTTCCTTGCTTTACGATATTATTAGAAATCTTAGCAGATTCAATACAAGATTTCAATGTGCAAGATAAATCAAATTCAACATTAACAGAATATGCATGTTTTTTCTGATCTGCTGTAGCTTTATCATCTAATATACCATTTTCATTAAGTAAATAATTTCCATATGTGGATGCTGTATTGGCTTTATTTGTAAGTAATTTAGCAATAGCAACTTTATATGGAACTACGTATACAAACTGTTCTCCGTATTTTGAAGTATTCATATACCACATATTCAGCTTATTTTGAATATCATATTTCTTAATGAGCTTTCCCATTCTCATTTCAAATGAAGCCATATCTGAATCTGCAGAATATGCAGGAGTTTTTGCACTAATAATATCTTTGGAGAAACTATCTGCAGATAATACTGCATCTCTCATTAATAATAATGCTTCCATCATTTTGGTACAATATTTAAGTACCATATCTATTTCATTATCTAAATCTTTAATCCATTTATTTCCAGTATAGCTAGCTAAAATTTCATCTGTTAAAGGATTATTATCAAATAAATTCTTTATAGCATCTACTGTATCTTTAGAGTTTACAGTATTTCTTAAATGAGTTCTAGCATATAATTGTGAAACTTTGGATGTATCATTGTTTTTATTACGACGAACAATCGCTGCAATTTTGTCTTCAATTCCATCAGCGATATTATTCAAATCTTTGGAATTGCTTCTATCGGAATAATATGTATTTCTATACACATTATCCATTCCACTACCTAAACCACCTAATAATTGATTAATCCTTCCGGTATTAAATCTTCTAGGAGATTTTTGTGATCTTTCGGCCATGTTTCATCCGTCCTTCCTTCTAGATTTTTCGCTTATCTGAATGTTTCGCGGGTAAAATACGATACCTCTAAATATTGAGGTATCGTATATATTCACGTATTTGATAATTTTTTTTCTGAATAATAAATTCTGATATGAATGAATGTTCTCCTGCTGAATATATCGATAAGTGTATTGTATCAGATTTATTCAATGGATGTAATGATGAAAAATTACTCATTACATATTCTTCATATTTAAACATTTTCGCTCCATCACCAGCTTTAATATTTCTAGAAGTATTCACAAATGATTCAAACGATGTAATATCTTTTTCATATATTATAGGTGGTGTATCTGTCAATATCATCACTACGTTTAATAAATATCTAAATTTATTTATTAATATTTCTGGAGTCATACATTCAGCAAAATCTGGTTTCGATCTACCATCTAATTCTGCCATTGTACCTAGATACTCTTCATCTGAATTTGTATATATTATACTAAGGGTTCCTAAATTTACATCGGAACCCAAAATATATCGTGGTGTTATCCATATATAATCACGTTTCATACTTTTAGCCATTTTTATAATATTTGCATCCATTTTAAATTACCCCTCCATTATTTTTTTCATATAAGGTTCCATATCTATTTCTGGTGTTATTTTATGGAATAATATATATGGTTCGTTTGGATCTATTTTATGGAATAATTTAATTGGCCCTGGAGTTCCTTCAAATTTATGGAATAATTTTCTTGGATCTCTATCAATATTGAAACTTGGCATTTGTATATATCTAAAATAATATTCAATATCATCTAAGATTTGTCTGAAGTTTGCATATCCCAACCACCTATGACAGAATAATATAATATTCTGAGAGGTTAAATCTTCTATATACGATCCTCCTCTATCATATTTTTCATTACCAAATGGATTTTCATATATATGAACTTTTTCTGGAATAAGAATTTTTCCTATCTGGGTATTAGGTGCCATATTATGCTCCCTTGCAATGCTAGGATAAAGTGATTTAAAGTCAAAGTCTACCAAATTATCCATAATATTCAATATCTGACCTAGATTATTTATCTTAGAAAAGTCACTATTATTTCTAGGATCAGTTACAATTGCACCAGCAAATTTTTCATTCTTTGTATCTTCTTCTCCGTAATCATCATTAACTTTAGTTGTAGCTGAGTTTCTATTATATTTATTGACATTATTTCCTATAATAAATCCTCTAGCTGCAAATTCTTTTGTAGCTCGATTTGCAAGGTATACGGTTTGTCTATGAGCCTTATCATATCTAGTATTATTCATGATGCATTTCCCACATACATAGTTTATATCTTGCACTTCTTCCTCTATACAATTCTGAACAATTGTATCCATGATATTATAGAATACAAATGTTTTATAATCCAAGTATGGTAATTTTGAGATATTTGTGGTTATATGGCTATAATTTAATTTTCTAACTTTTGCTATAATACTACCAGCTGTATCCAATTTAAAGTTTGGAAATGCAGCTTGACCTTTTCTTCTTGATGCAAAATGAATTAACTGGTCTAAATATACAGTGTGTGATGATATAGTATATTTATCACCTCTTAATGAATATTCATTTTTATGCTCTTCATCTATAAAATATTTTGCAACTTTTTCATTAGGTTTAAATGATGGATGACACATTATATCCGCAGGATTATAACCCAATGCAATTAATCTTTCATATAAATATGGAACGTCGAATGCCATATTCCAAGCTAATAAGAAATCTGGTTCTTCTGAATTTATAATATCAAATAAATCTCTTATTAATTCTATTTCATAATCGTAAAAGAAAAATTCAAATTCTAATTTATCTATATTAAATTTCTTAGCCCTTTCAATTCCGCCTACATTATCAATTATAAAATCTTGTAACTCTTTAAACATTTTATAGCTGATACCATCTTCAAATTCTTGAATTAATTTATTATATTTATTTCTCAATAGTAACGATCTTACCTTACCATTAAATATATAAGAAACTGCATTTACTGGACATTCTCCTAATTCTGGGAAATCTCCTTTCATATTGATAGTATCAACCTCGATATCGAAATATCCTTTAGTTATTACTGGAGTTTCATTTTTATATAATTTATCAAATCTAAATCTATAATGGTCATTAATATCCATATCTGAATTAAATACATTTCTCAATGTATGTAATTGTTTATTCGCACCTCTATTTCCAGATTGAATATTATTATAATAGAAATCTTCATTACCTGTCATTTCAGCTATTGTTTTTAATAATTTTGTATACTGAACTGCATGTTTATCTGTATCTTTTTGTGGGATAAAAAATAAATTATGCCCAAGCTGTACATAATCTTTTGCAGTATAAAATTCATAATCGGGATTATATATAACTTGATGACTTTTCTTTCCAGTTATATTATTTTTATATAATATGGATATAAAATCATCCATATATTTTCCATTTTCATCTTTCTTTGGATATTGGTAAAAACAATCCAAAATAGAAATATCATCATTAGGTTGATATCCGTGTATCATTCGTCTAATCTCCTCTCCTATGATTGATTTACGACTTTACTATGGTGTTTTTATCCTTGTTATTTCTTAAATTTTCTACATTAGGATAATGAAAGAAAGGAGCGATATTTATTATGGCTGAATTGATAAGACTTATGACTCCAATAGTACCAGATGGTCAAGATGAGTCAAGAAGTATTGAATACACACCTATTAATTTTGATGCTTTAAATAAAAGCTCTATATGTAATAGGGATTTAAACGAAATGGATAACTCCCCAGCTAAACGTAAAAAAGCATCTAATAAAATATCAGAAGTTACAACTTCTAGAAAAGAAAAAAAATCAAACGATGATGAACCATATTCTAAAAAATATGAAGAAACAACTGCTCAATTAAAAACTGCAATCATGCAAGTTGATGCAGCATTAACAGATATTCATTCAGATATACAGCAGATTCGTTCATCTAAAACATTGAAACGTAAGTATGATTACTTATCAATGATGAATGGATCTATGGGTCAGTTTATTAATACTAAAGTAACAGCTTTACGAGAAATAAACAATACAATTACAAAATGTAATGAATTTGAACTTAAGAGAGCTAAAGAACTTAAAGCTGATCTTGCTAGTCAGGCCAATGATGATAAAGCATTGATGGATATGTACAATGCATTTATTAGTATTCCTACTTCAGCAGGTATGCCTCTTGGTCCAAGTTTACAAAATATTACTAATAGCGGTGCTATAAACTCAGCAACTATTGTAACTAATAGAGAAAGCGGTGGAGATGCTGGATATGCAGATTATTTAAGTAGACTTAATCCTAGCCAAAGATTAATGTTATATGAAGATGATCCAGATGTACAGCAGGTAGTAATGTATGATGAACAATCTGGTTCTAAATGGTTTGAAATCATGAATCTTAGAACAAGAGAAGTTATTGAAGGTGTAAACAAACATGATATGATGTTTATGGAAGATACAACACTTGATTTAGATAATAATATTGCAAGAAATATTAATCTTGGTGAATCTTATCCTATAATTAGAGTAGGTAAATCAGTGATGAATTCTTATTAAAAAAAATAAACCCGTATGCATTAATTTGCATACGGGGTATTTGTTTGATCAGCATAGCTGAATATAATATTTCCTGCAGGTTTACTATTTCCAACTGGACTCAATAATATTATATCTGCATTATCCATTACAGATTCTGTAGCATGTGAAACCATAATACACATTTCTACCTCCAATTCTCTCATAATTCGTTGTACGAGTGATATGAAAATAGCTTTATTATCTTGATCTAATCCATGATCAATTTCATCTAATCTTAAAATATTATATTTTGTAGATCCTTGTTTTAATAAAGCGAATCCTAATATCATTGATATCATACATTTCTGAGAAGTAGAACATGAACTGATATCATCATTTGGTATTGGAGATTCCATACTGATACATGGTATTCTAAACTCTTTTTCATTAATGACATATTTACCTAACTGCAAAGATCCATCAAATAATGTTGCTAATAATTTATTCGATAAATCTAAAGTTTGTCCCATATATATTTCTATGAATAAATTCTGTATACCATCTTTTGTTGGGGATGAGTATTTCTTTATAAGCTCACATAACTCATATTTGTTTTCATATATAGCCATCTCTTCTTTATATTCCCTTAATCTTTCAGCAGAGAATCTTAATTTCTCTCTTTCATGTCTTAATGGAATTAATTCATGATTGATATTAGATAACTGTGATTGAATATGATTTATTTGTTTTATTGACTCTTCTATACGAATCATATTACATGATATTGCTGATAATTGTTCATCTATAGAAGATTTCATTTCAAATAATTTATTTTTATCTTCAAATTTTTTCTTCATGTTTGTAATATATAAATGAATATCTTTTATCACGATATCATCTTTTTGAGCATCTAATAATTTTTCATTTTCATATTCTATTTTTTCTACAATTCCATTCATCTTTCTATTCATATCTTGAATATCATTTTGAATTTCATCTATTATAGAATTTTTACTTTCAAATATTTTATATTCAGATTCCAATTGAGATAAAGTTTCTTTATCATGTTTATATAATTCAAATATATTCACCTTATCAATATGAGAATATAATTCATGAATTTCGCTAAAAGTACTACCTTGAATAAGTCTAGTGAGAAATTCATCTAAATTACTATAGATATACCCATTAGGTAATTTCTTTAATATATTCTGATTGCTTTGAATATTTCTAATAATAATCTGAATATTTGAAGATATGTTAGCTATAACTCTTAACTGTTTAAGTTTTTCTTCATATCTAATTTTAAGACCTCTATTAGACTCAAGCGATTCAGTTAATGTAATTTCTTCTAATTCATCATAATCACTCTTAGCCTCCAATGCATCTTTAATAAAACTACATGTATTAATTGTACAGGTTTCAGGTCTATCGTTTAAAATAGATATCCTCTTTGTCAATCCAGCTAAATATTGCAGTCTTGACTCCATAGATATCATATCTTCTGTAATTCTGCGCAGATCTGATTCAACTTCTTGTATAAGATCTATAATGCTCACATTTTCAGAAATATATCTAACTGCAGTTTCTACTTCATTATCATAATGATATGATCTTAAAATATCAACCTGTTCTTTAATATCTTTTAAAACATTTAATCCACTAACGAATTCATCTTTTGTCAAAGCAGACGATGGACTAATTCCCATCTCTTTAAACATAGATTCATATTTAATAATATTATTTTTCAGTCTCTTTATTTCAATTTCTAATGTCTTATAATTATACTCAGATTTTAAAGCATTTAATTTCTCCACTTTATTTTGTATAGATCGTGCTTCTTCTTCTCTAGAACTAATAAGCGATTCTATTTTTTGTTGTTGTAAAATTATAATATGCATATTATCATTAATTAACTTTTCATACGTCTTTTCTAATTCTAAACAACTTTCATAATCGGATATGGTTACTGTTTCAGCCGATGCTATATTTTTTGTTAAAAATAAATCTAATGTCTCTATTTGCTTCATGATAGAAGCTTTCTGATCCAATAGTTGTAAATATTTTGATTGAATCTGCCCATCTGGATCTGATAATTTAACCATAGATTCAGCTTCTGCTAATAATTTTTCTAATCTAGTTTTCTCATTTTCCAGATATTCCAATCTCTGGTCAGCTGCAGTTAATGATGAATTTAAATGCTCTTCATTGCCAATTGTATCAATTTTAGCACTTATAGAATTTTTCATAGATTTAAATGCAGATGAACGTTTATTCATAGTTTTACATATAATATTATACGCTTCAGTTTTATCTGTTACATTTCCAACATATTTTTTTCTTTCAGCTGGAGTCTTATCAACTATCCCTCTATTTTCTACAGACATATGAGAAAGCGAAACAAAAGCTGCATCTAGTTTAAACTCTAGATGCAAAATTTCTTTATATGAACTAATATTACCATTACTATTTAATTCTATAACTTCCCCATTAATAATCTTTTTCAGATATGCTTTAGTTGTCTGTCTATCTCCATTTTTATTCACAGGATAAATTATTTGAATCTGATACATAGTTCCATCCTGCATGATATATGTCAGTTCTTTCATACCTTCTTCTTTAGGTAAGAAATTAGATGCTGGATCTGGCATTGGATGAAGGGCATCCATTATAGTAGACTTACCAGAACCATTCTTTCCAATAATTAATACTAAATCGTGTTTACATTTAGTGAAATCGATAGTGATGTCATGCAATCCAGATGCTCTACATACACCAATTAAACCTTTTAATCTTGCATTAATAAGTTTCATATATTCGATTTCCTTTCTAAAATATATTTTATTAGTACGTTTTTTGATACGTAAAAAATAAAAAAGACGAAAAATCTCTGGTGCTTCCTAATGAAACACCAGAAACCTTTCATACATTTTACATTTAAGAGGAACTACTCTATAAACGATCTCTCTAAAACATCGTTTATTCAATGTATTTTAGTGGACAACAAAAACACATTACTCTATAGTTCTATCTTTTTCTGCTTTGGTTTATCATAACCGCGCATAAAATCATTCCACATATTTTCCGTCAATGGTTTAGGTATAGTTCTATCATTACCACACCATTTGATAGGAAATATAGTATGACATCTTTTGCATTGAAAATGCGATAATCGTTTTGATTGTAATTTATGAAACGAATTCGAATTTAATAATGATGAATAATATACTGGATTATTATACATATCGTATAATTCAAGAGAAAAGGATCTATTACATATAGGGCATGTATCTTCTCTAATCTTATGAAACAATCTCTTCATCGTCTTCTCCCTTTTTCTTAGTTTGACTGTATATTTCTGTAAGCATATCTTTTTCAGATGCTATATAGCTATAATCCAATAAATGAATAATATCTGTACTTTCTAATAAATCCATATACAATTCAACATGTTTCATCTGATAATTTAATCCTATTTTCTTTAACCTATTAAGAATAACTTCTTTTAATTCTTTCTTTGTTAAAGTAACATTCATGAATGTATCCATCATCCATTTAACGTATATAATATCAGGAGCATGAATATCTGTTTGAATAGCTGGAATATATGTGTAATCTGCATTTCTAGGGAAAGATATATATCCAAAATTATCTGTTCTAGAAATATGACCAACTATTTTATACATTTCATCAGCTAAATATTCCACATTATTTAAATTCTGTTGAATAGATAATGGTACAATAACTACAGCGGTTAGTTTCCCATCATATATAAATTTACCACAAATTATTGTTTCTGCTAATTTATAGTCATTTTCTTCTTCTAATTCAGAATAATCAAATACGATAATCATAGCCTGTCTATTTGGATTGAATAATGGTGTTTTAATAACACGCTTATATCGTTTCATATCTTCAAATGAAGAATATCTATAATATAATTGTAGCATTGCAGATAATTCTACTGTTAAATCTGGCATAGTCATAAAAGATGATGCTGTTAAAATAGATTTAATAGGCATGAATATCCCCTGCAGTGCAGTATAAATTTCACTATACATAATTTTACTCCTCATTTCTATCTATTATTGTAACTTTATGAACAGGTTCTTTATCAGATACTAGCCCAAATACTCGTATAGATTCATCAATTATTTTTTCTAGTACGTTATGATACCCATTTCCAACTTTACAAGTTACATATTGAGATACTATATTATTATCTTGACCGTATTTTTGTATTCTTATTGCTATATGCAATCCACCAAACACAAAAACTGGTTCGATATCAATATGTTGCCAATAGTGCGAATCTCCGGTGGATAGTTCCACCTTACTATCAACCTCTATTCTCAACATTTGAGATGATTGTTTATTTTTTATTTTGTTCAATTCTTCTTCTATAATATAATAGAATATTAATTTAAACGCATTATTACCATGATAAGTTTCAGCTGAATAGTTCGCCTCATTGTATAAATTATGGTAATATTGAGATATTGACATCTGATTGTCTATATTACTATTTATAGTAACTTTAGGAACATAATCAAATGCCAATTCTGATATTTTCCCAGATTTTTCTAATGCATCTAATAACGAATTATACTGATTCTCATGTACAGAACGAGTTCTACTACATAAAAGATTAACGTCAGAATCAAGATGTTTCGATATAATTCCAGTTTCATCTAAAAACTCAGAAGGATAGATATGGGCCATACATACACCCATATCCATATCTTCTCCTATTGAAACTAATACTATTCTTGTACAATCTATACACAATGCAGTCAATCCTATCAACATTTCTCCTAAATGAATATTGCAGGAACTATTAACTGCCATTGATAATTCATAATACATTAAACTTTCAATAATTTTTTCTTTTAAAGTATTAGTCATATATTAACCTCACCACTATTAAAGTTGAAAAGGATTATATTCTTTTAACTCTCTTTTTATTTTTGGTAGTGAACTTTTTATACACCAATTTTCACCATGTTTTTCGGCATCATATATAGCATTACATTTACTACATGCTAAACTAGCTTGATAATGAGAATCAGTAACCTTTCTTTTACTACCCATTGGAGTTAAAGAATATGTAGATATATCTAATTCTACTAATTCTAAATCACCTAAACAGATAGGACATTGATTAGGTTTTAATTTTGTAAATAATCTTTTGCCCATATCTCGCTACCTCGCTTGTACTTTCCATATACTTTGACTTGATGTATATTTCATATCACTCAAATATCCTTTTGCTACTATAATTGCATCTCCATTCATAGTATCAATTGATGTCTTTGATATTTGGGTATATTTTTTATAGTTCCCATTAACCCATACTTCTCCAGGAATGTACTTCTTACCTACACGATTATTCACTTCGATAAGCATTTTTTCCTGGGAAGCTGAGTATAAGAAATATCTATATTCTTTAGATTTATCTCTATCTGCCACTGTTGCCATCTTTGATTTCATCTCCTTAAATTATTATAGATTTAATCAGATGTCATATCAGTATGTTCTATTTTGTGAAACAGTGGTATCAGTCTACGATTTTCAGAATCACATTTCTGAATAGTTCCCATCATAGATGCAGTTAGATTTAATGAATCATTTATAGCTGCAGCTCTTGATTCATCAACTGGAATTCCAACATTTCTTCTAAGCATCAGTGACTGTTGGATACCCATGAGATCTCTATATTCTTGCAACATAGAATCTGTTTCTTCTCTCCAAGTATTAGGTTCTGATACATCAGAAAATGATCCGTCATATAATTCAGCCATAGGACAAAGCATTCCTGTTAAGCCTGGATCACTTGTAGAAACAGCGTTTAAATCCAATCTTCCAATATGTGAAGGATGAACTTGTCTATATTGTCTTGGAATGCTAGATGCACTTTCACCTAACCCAGATACACCTTTATACGTGAATTTAAGAGATGAAAATACATCTAAATCATTCACCATACCAGTACAGTTAATAAGAGAGTCTCTAGTCATAGCTTTTATTAAGAAATCTGGATAGGTGTTCAATACTCTTACAATTGATTTTAGAGTAACTTTATTCCCCTTATCAGATATTCTTAAAATACCTCGAACTATCTTCATGCCATATAACATTGCTATATATTCAGCATCTCTTATTCGTTTCATAGAGATATCAAGATTATCTTTTACTCGTAATGCTGAGAATTCTCTCAATACCCAAGTTAATACATCATAGATATCTTTCTTCTGATCATCTGGTAAATGTAAATGTTCCTGTGCAGAAATATCGTATATATTTTCTAAAGATTCGAGAATAGATAAACCTTTATCAACACTTTTATTTCCAAATGATGCACCTAAGCTTTCTAACCAGAATTCTTTAGTATAAATATCATCAAGTATATAATCTTTTGAATTAACTGCTACACAAATTGTATAGAATAATGATTGAGCTGCTAAATCTCTATCAAATACAAATTTTGGCATTGCTATATAAATATTATGACGTTTAACTACATACATACTTGGGTCTTCTGGATCTTTATCATATAAATATAAATATGGAATATTTAATTTATCTTTAGTTCCATATAACCCATAATGTGCTAACAAATATTTCATAGCAGGAACTGATTTGCTGAAAATATTTGACTGATAGAATACCCCTGTTAATTGTGAGCCATCAGTACATTTAATCTTTAATTCTTTAGAATCTTCGATATTGTATCTATAGAATCTAGATGCCATAAACATCAATTTCAATGCTACCATTCTAGCCTTAGAGCTAGATGTACTATTATTATAGGTAGTTTCAATAATCTGACCTGTGCTGGTATAATAGTTTCCATAAAGTTTATAATAATATTTATTAACAACCCTAGGAACTTCGATATATACTTTTAAAATATCAGATGTTTTTGTTTCATCTTTAGCATCTGGATCTGGATTGCTTTCATTATGAACTGCAATGAAGTACTCCACTACCAATAATTTTATATCAGATTCTTTAAGAGAAATATAATCATACACATTCTCTTCTGTAGGTTTCTTTCGTAATCGTTCTTTTTCATATTGATGAAGAATTTTGTGAATTTCTTCATACGATTCAATAACTGTAAAGTTGAGTACTTGTATAGTAAATACTCTATTTCTTTGACAAGCCAAGATAACTTTCTTGAGCTCTTCTATAATATAATCTTCACTTTTAGTGATCAATTGTCTATTGAATTGCTCTCTATGTTTATCATTATATTCTCTGATAAACTCTCTTTGATTCTTATACATCTTGGTCATTACCTCCAAATTGTTTCGTTATTGCTTCCTTATATGAAGCAATTGCCGCATCTGCAAGTTTTTGAATAGAACTGCCAGCTTTAATAAAAGATTTAGTGACAGTTTCTCTAAAATGTTGTGCAGCTTTTATATGCTTTGATGGCTCATATTTATCATTCATCATATGAGTCTCCATCTACAACTCCAGTTAAATCAACTGTAATTGTTGTCCCCATAGGATTAGGCACATCTGGACTTTCATCTGTCAATGTTAATGTAGCTTTAATATCTAAAGCATTGCATACTCTCTCTAACATTTGAATTGATATTCTATCCTTATGAAGTAATCGTTTATCATTTGGATAATTAGGACCAAATCTAGGTTCATATTTATCCAAATCAATATGCTTTGCAATAACTGCTTCTTTTAAAGCACGTATTGCTGCGCTATCATCTGGGCCTATCATAGGTTTAAATATACTATTAGCACTTGTTAATATTTCATATTCAATATTTCTAACAGCTTCTTGTTTCTCAAGTAATTCTCCAATATCTTTACTACGAGATAAATCTATTGCTTTTGACATATGATATTCAGAATTTACTGGATCTTCTGGCATAGAAATTTTATGAAATAAATCTCCTAATATTATACCATGATTTCTTCTATCATTAGAACTAATAATTGGAAGTGCAACACCATCCACTTCAATAGCAGTTTGATTTTGAATATATGCATCTTTATTATTCATATAATCACTCAAATCTACTACATCGTATAATTTCTCATTTATGTTTATTTTAATCATATCCATGTTACTCATATTTTCACCTATTCTATAAAAAATACCAAAAATTAAACCTGTGTGCCGATAAAGACACACAGGATAATTCTTTACTTTTTGAAAATTCTATTAAGCTACTGTTGAAGCATCATCCTTAATAAGAACTTTCATTGGACCATCTGGCACCATAACTTTCAAAATTCTTCCATCTTCGACACCGATAAGAATCTCAAAGAATCCTTCATGTGTTACCTCTATGGTTTTACCTTCAACTGCAAGGCTATCACAGAAGTCTACGAGCATTCCTAAAATCTTTCCTTCAATATATGCCATAAGTACTTCTGTAACTGTATATGCTTTATCATGCATTCTCTTGTTCACTAATGCCTGAACCTGAGTCTGAGTATTTTCATACACATTTGTGTTTTCGTCGATATCGTTTTTATCGAATGTCCAGTAATAGTTATAGTTATCCTGAGCATCTTCATCTTCTTCGTTTACATTATATTCAAGAACAGCTGCCATAATGAAGTTAGATTTGAGATCTTTGAACACTACAGCATTTTTCTGTTTGTTTTTAACGATTCTAAGATAATCACTAGCTCCTTCAATAATTGCTTCGAGGAATATTAAAATCTCATTATCTCCTACTTCATACCCCTCAGCCTTAAACACTTCTACTGTTTTCTGCGCAAAACTACTTTCATTCAGTTTCATTTCGCAAGTACCTCCTTAAAATTATAATTTTTTGTTATATTATCAAATTTATAATATATAATTACTCTTGTGTTTGGGTAATTGTAAAATTATAAATATTGATTCATATTTTCTTTGAATTCCTCTATACTTACAATAGGAATTCCATAAACTGCAGCTTTCTTATATTTATTACCCTGTGTAAATTCTGGATATGGAACTAATAAAACTGTAGTTTCTTTTGTAACTCCAGCACTACTATCAGCATCGTATCCTAAAGAGTCTAAATATTTTTCTAATTCTGCATCTCTACAGTGAGTAAATCTAATCTGTGGAGCTTTTATTAATGAATTTCTAACGCTATCTGTAAGTGGAATATTATTTAAAATATAAATAATATCATCTACAAATAATTCCATTTCATTTAATATTACTTCTATTGTAGTTTCACCAATACCCTTAATATTAATTAGAGTAGATCTCAAATTATCTTGAGTATATCCACCACTCTTATAATATTCTAAGAATTTAGATAAACTAATTTTAGATAATATTAACTTCCAAGTCTTTTCAGCAATACTCGTAAACCCTAAAGAACCGATTATTTTATAATCTTTCTGAGGAACCTTTTTAATATTTTGCAATTGATTAGAAAAATCAAGTTTCTCATTTGGTCCTAAAACTGCAAAGTTATTTGGATCTTCGCTAGCAATCATAAGACTTCTAAAAGTTCTATACGGTAATGCTCTTATAGTATTTTCACTAAAGTTAACAATACCAAGTTTGGCTAGCATATTTGTCATTCTCTTGACTGCTATCTCTGGACAATGCATATTTAAACAATATGCACTATCTCCAGTTGACGATACTCCTATCTCACCGCCACAGAATGGACAATGTGTTGGAAATAAATCAACTCCTGGACTTTTTGCATTCTTTGAATTTCTTTTATTATGAGCATTTACTGGTTTATATACATATGGCATGACATCATTCACATATTTTACATCTATGATATCTCCATAATGTAAATCCAATTCTTTAAATCTTTTATAAGAATGCCCACTAGATTTATCATGAATAGTTCCCATAAATTCAATTGGATCATAATGAATCATTGGTGTTATTGATCCGTCTTGTCCTACAGTATAAGTGTATCCTCTAAATATAGTTTGTTTATTTATTGGATTGAATTTAACTGCTACTTTGTATCTATCAATAAAATTATCTCTTCCCAATAAAGTTCTAACTTTTGGATCGTAGAATTCAAAAACTACTCCATCATACATAAATGGAAGTCTAGTTCTAGCAAATTCTGCTTCCTCAACAAATCGTTTCATCTGATATAATAAACTAGCATAATTTCCAGTAAATACGCTATATCTCATTATTTCATCAGTAGCATAATATCTATTCAAGAAATCCAATTCTACTAATCTATCTAATGGATTACCTTGTCCATCTTTTATGTCAGTGGATATTGGAACTAGAGTTATTAAATCTCTATAGTTTGTTGCTTCAGATGAATTCATAACGCCAATTATAGCCATTCTACAATTTGCATATTGATAATTCTTTCTATCATTTAATTTAGCCAAATTATATTCAGATATAATAGCTTCAAACTTAATACCATTAGCTTGAGATAGACTATTTGGAAATCTATATCCTGCTAAAATTGGTGTTATATCTGAAGCTTTTCCAACTCCAGTGTCTCCTCTTGTTCTAGCCGAATGAAGTATACTTGAACAATCTGCTTCTACAGATATACCATCATACTTCAATGTAGCAATTACAGTTAATTTCTCGTTAGCACCTATCACCCCAGCTTCTAATAGTGGTTGGAAGAAATCCCTTTCTACAACTCTGACATTAGAATCATTTAAAACTCCTGCATCTGCTGCTTGAGAATTTAGAACAAACTTACATTTATCAAAAGTTCCTACTAAATCAGGATGATTATGGGAAGTATTGTGTAATCTTTTAGATATTGTAGAATTTTCTGTTGTCTGAGTAATAATATTAAAATGATTATGGCTATATTGTAATATTTCTGGAAACATCATCTGTTTTTCATATTCCAATTCTTCATCAGTAATCTTCTCGAATAATCTTTTTCTAACAGTATTCTCAGAAGTCGCATGCTCTGGCTTAAACTGTACTGGCTCTGCACCTACAGGATAAACATTGTTGTTATATCTTCTATAACATTCAATCATTAAATCATATATACCATCTTCTATTGGTGGATTAGTATCCATATTATTATAGGTAATATTACCTATCTTTATCAATAATTCTAAATCTTTCACTTCATCTTCTGTTAAATTTTGTTTCTGAAGTAGATATAAAATATATTGATTAACCTGTAAAAGATTTGCCCATAATAGTGATAATCTACCGTCTTGTAAATCTTTATAAATATCTTGTAATGAGCAATTCGAACCTATTATCATATAATATATCCTCCTTTCTATATATCAAAAGAATAATATATAAATTTATTACATTTTATCCCAAGATTGATATACGCTTCTTCCAGATGATCTGTAAAATAAATCTGCAGGATTTATTTTATCATCTATAAGCTGTTTATTGATTTTAGTATTCATAGCTTTTATTTGCACTCTGAATCCTTCTGGTATCATCTTCACTACTTCAGAAAATTTTGCGGAGTCGCTTTCTTTATATATTTTATCCAGTAATGTATCCATTGCATATAGCATATGATGATGACCTTCATTTGTAATCAGCAATTCATCATTTGCTGCATCTATAAGATATTTCGCAGTATCATAGAGATTTTCCGCATAATTATTTTTACTAAGATTGATATTTAGATTATCTTTACATGTATAAAGATATAGTTCTCCTAACTGATCGTAACTAAGTACCATAATTATTCACCTTCCACAATATCTTCTTTTTTAGTTTCACTAAATTCTATTAAGCTTGCACATATACATCTATCAAATATTTGTCTGGATTCTATTACATTAGGCTCTATATGCTTATTGCAGAATGTATATAAAAAATCAGCAATCTTTGCAGCTTTGGATTTAGTATATAATTCAGAATCAGTCGAATGGAATGAACCATCGTTAAATATATTGGTTACATGGGTATTAAAAAATCTCTTCCCAATATATTTTTCCAGTTCTTCAAATGAATCTTCTGTTGCATGTCTAAATAATTCATCTTTAGCCTTTTGCAAGTTATCGATATTATCGTATACACACATTGGTTCTATACAAGAAAAATATCCATGTTCATCTACATCTTCGATTGCAGCACATATTAAAACATATCTTTCTTTTAAACCATATTTCTTTTTCAAAAAATCACGTTCTTTTTCAAATTCAGCAGTAATCATAAATAATTCTCCTTATCTAACATGTCTCTTCCCAGGTCTTTTATAAATTCTAGGATTAGTCCACGTTTTTCTTCTATTAATTTTTTTATTAAAAGCTTCTTGTTTGCTTATTTTATTATTAATTTTAGTTATATCTTCTCGCAATATATCCACTACAGATACTATAGTATTTTGTATATTATCTGTACGAATCGGTACAATCCTCCTATCATCTGTATAAAAATTTACATGTGACATATATTTATCCCCTTTCTATATCATACTACTTTTAACTTTTACAACTAATACCTGTTCATTATAGGTATTATGTGCAATTACTACTCTACGTCTCATATCTTGACGTTCATGAGTATTCAAATAATTATCAAACAAATATTGATTAAGATTATCTTCTTTATTATTTATAATATCAATAATTTTATCTTTTTCATCTAATAATTTTTCCTCATCTTCATGTATTTTCATTATATAAAAATCATCATCTAATTTAACAAGTAAAGCAAACATAATATCACCTCAAATTTGTAATTCTACATATTTAAATCACTTTGTTTCTCTCTTCGTCATATAAATTCATTTCATAATGTATCATATATGAGGATACATGCATACTGCTTTTATCTATATGCTTCATACGATCAAAATCATAGAGATATAACCAAAAGATCCATTTAACTGACAATCTTAAATAGATTCAGATGTATCTTTAACACCTTCAACTTGAATACATTTTTTGTTTTCTTTCACGATATAAAACTTCTTATATTACGTTGATAGGTATAATTTCTAATAGTTGATCTTTGTATATATTGTCTTCCATATAAAGTATTAAATCTTTAGCCAAATTTTCAGGAGATGTTTGATCTTTTGTAATATTAACTCTAGGGTTAGGTATATAATTATAATTTTCACCAATATACTGAGCAAGCTTATTTTCATCACCCTCATTGACAAGTGTTATTATATCATTTTTCATTTTTCCTAATAAAGATGGAGATTCCGAAGCTGCTAATACAGTTCCATTAAAGTAATCTATATCCCAAATGGCTAACTGCAAAATATAAATCATCAGTCTTCCTCCTTTTTTCTATCTTTTAATAAACAAAAATTTTCAGTAATCATCTCAGATATATTATATACACATTGATTAGTTTTGACCATTGTATTACTAAAATGCGGTATCCTAGATTTTCCTATTATTTTATCTAATTTTTCTTTTGATAACGGTTTTAGTTCATGATGAATTATAGGCACATCGTACATGCTACTATTATCAATATTATACACATGATCATATTCTTTATCTGATTTTATAAAATCTACACTCAATTCATTTTCTTGTATATTATTGGTATTCATAAAAATCATCCTCTATATATAATATATCTAACTGGATATATCATAAATGTGGTATCAATGTTATCCAATATATAATCTTTCCAATCAAATATTGTATTTTTTAGATCTTCGGTATCAAATATATACATACTATCTTTAGCATTTTCACTATCTGGAATCTCTGTTTCTGGATCTTGTATATCATATAGTAATCTTAATAGATTATCCGCATCTTCATTTTTAATAAGATAAACGATTTTATTCTTCATTTCATCTAATATGTCATAATTTTCACTAACACAAATCATTGAAAAATATGAGGTATCTACATACTTTTCATATAACTGAAATACTAATACGTATTTATAACTAGCTAACATTGTATCCCTCCCAAATTCATAAGAAATAAGAGGACTACATCTCTGCAGTCCTCATTAATATCTATTCTTTCTTCTCTATTTTTGTAAATAATTTTCGATGGAATAAATATTTTTCTGATTGTTCTCTGAGTTCTACACTACGGTAGAAATCCTTCATTGGATCTGCTACTCTCATTTCTTCCTCAGGAATCTTTCTAAACAATGGTTTATATTCAACCTTCTCAATCTTTCTGATAGGTCTATGCATAAATAATCTAGTCTTCTTTTTAGCTTTCTTTACAAATTCTAATTTAAGACCCATTGTTTTCAAATATGCATTAAGAATTTCAACATTTCTATTTTTAGAATTACTGTCAAGATTAATATCAACATGATATGGATCTCCAGTGATTGCTTCTCTCATTAAACGTCTAGCTTGTGGAGATACTGAATGAGTCATTAAACATTGCACAACATTTGCTGCACCCATGTGTAATAAATCGCCAGTTTCCATTTCCGTAAGTAATTATTATTTATTATAAATATCTAATAACACTTTCCCCCTTCATAGTCCCATCATGTATGAAACTCCACACTAAGTATATAATCTTAGTGGATCACTGTATACAGTGATCGGGGCTTAAGTTCCCGAATACGGTTTCGGTACAATTATATCCGTAATATTTATTTAGATGAATATTATACGAAATTTAATGTAGGATAAATAGCTAAATTTTTAGCAGCATTATCATCTCGATTTATAACTAATCCACATACTGGGCATCTATATATTTTTCTAGCCCCAATATTATGAATATTTCCACATGAACTGCATCTATTAGTAGATGGATATTTTTTATCAGCTCTAATTATAGGAATACCATGCATTTGGCATTTGTATACTATTATTTCTTGAACCTTATATAAGCAATGTTCAAGTATATTAGCATTATATGCTTGCTTAGCAGACATTGGTATTCTTGATGTATCTTTTATAAGCATATCTGAAACTTTTAAATCTTCAATAACAACAGCTTGAGGGTTTAGTGCTATTATATTATGAGATACATAATTATGAACTTCGTTCAGTTTTCTGTTATACTTTTTACGATAATATTTATTTATTTTACAAATAGTTTTATCCATATTTTTCGTTCTAATACCATCACACTTCTTGAGTCTCGAAGCATTAATATTATACTGCCTATTTAATTTTGTTTGAAGTCTTTTTATTTTCTTGGACTCCTTATCAATATTAGGCAATTGTATTTTTATCCCATTTGAATCAACTATCCAATTTGTTTTACTACATCCTAAGTCAATTCCTATAGTATCACTATATGGACTATTTTCTATGATATTATGCATCTTATCATAGTTAGAAAAATTCATATTATCTGATTTTTTCATAGTAAAACTTAAATAGTAATTTTCACCATCAAATGTTATTCTTGGGTTATAATATTCTCTATATCTAGGATCATCTTTATATGTAGAACTTTTACCTATACAATATTCTTTTGGTATATGTCCACATAAAATAGTTCCAATTTTTTTAGAAATTTTAACTGAAGATTTTCCTATAGTTAATCTATCTGCTCTTATAGCCATACTTTGAGCTATAGATTTCTTAGATTTATATTTAGGATAATCGCATTTTTTAGCTAAATACATTTTGAATGCATTAACAGCATCCCATAATGCAATTTTCATAGTAGTTGAATCGTATTCCAATAACCATGAATTTTCTGGCTTATTTTTAAATTCAGTAAATAAATTATTTATATCGAATTGCGATAATATCTTATTCGTATTTTTAAAATATTCACTTTCAATTTCTATTGCAAAATTGTAGATATATCTCATAATCCCAAAATATCTTTTTATAATATCTTTTTGTTCATCAGTTGGATATAATTGTATTTTATTTCCTATATATTCAATATCACTCATATATTTCACCCTCCTTTCATAAAAATATTTTTTATGAAGTTGTTAGGGTTGATATAAATATATAATATATTAGATATTTAATATTAAATTTATAATTACCTTATTTCATTATAATCGCAACTTATAATGCATGGTCAATTCCATGTCACTTCCATTACAGAACGTGCGTAGATCATTTGTCCATCCGTTAATATTAACGGAGAGGTATTTTTCTTCCTCCTAGATCTATCATAGTAGATCTGCTTGAGGTTCTACATTAAGGCTTTCGCCGCCCCCGCCAGGGGCTGATCGTTGAACGTCTAACCATTAAGATTAGTTCGCTGCTAAAGATGGGCTTGTTATCGAATACTTAGGACTTATATCATTCTAGACGATCAATAATATAAGCTTTTATTTCACCATATATTCATCCGTATTATATTTTTTCTGCTTTCGCAACCATCACGCTTATCTTTGCAGATTACGTTGTGGAGAATACGGCTCTTAACCCACTTCCTAGCATTTAACTCCTTTGGAACACACCCATCACTGGATATGCTGTGAATTGCTGTTAAGCTACACCGAATCTGATTGGAGTATCTGTATATAATGCTTTATGATTTTTAGAAGCTTTTGATCTGGTATTTTCATTTTTAATATTTGTAGATGATAAGCTTGTTACTGAGAATTTTTCTTCAGCGTACTGTTTCAATCTATAAATATAAATTTTACCTACTACCATTTCTCTTAATCCAGGAATATATCTAATATTTCCGTTACTATCTTCTATCGGAATAATCATTTTATATTGCTTTATAAACGGGAACTCATGATATAATTGTCGTAATATATCAATACTTGTACTTTCAGACATAGGTTTATTTGATAATAAAATATATCCATCTTCTATCATTTGATCAATATACCAACCTCTATCGTTATTAGTAGCACTATCATGATACATCATTTCATAAAATTCATTGGCTTCAGATTGAGATACATAAGATATATATCTATAAATCATCTCAATTGAATCGTCCAAACTAATATTATTATCTCTAATATATTCCAATAATCTTGTACCAATAAATGTTAATGAAACCTCCGCTAATTGACCCCAATTCAATCTATTAGTACATGTAAATCCGTTGAAACATACTTCAAGTCTGTCACCATTTTCTGTTACAGGCATAAGATGATCTGGAGTTATTTTGGCAATAATACCTTTACCTCCAAATCTATTTGTAATTTTATCTCCTGCAATGGGAACACTTTCTTCCAATATATAAAACTCTACCAAAGTACCAGTAAAACTTTTATCTTTGATGAAAGTTGTTCCTTCTAATTCACGTTTAGAATTAAACCATAATTCTTCTAACTCTCGTTCCATATGGATATATCCATGCTGTTTTCTTAAACGATTAATACATTCTACAATTTCTTTACATACTCTAATATGCTCATTGTAATAATATAACACTTGCTGATTAGAATATCTGGATTGTAAAATTTCTGGAGAGTTTGAATATATATTAATATCTATAACCTTCCCTGTTACTGTGAATTTCTCATCACTGATTAACAATTGTTTTAATCTTTCTATAGATTGCATATATAAAGATTCTTCAATCTTTTCTCGTCTAACACCGACAAGAATACCATTGTTAACATACTCCCCAATATCTGGGAATGCCTTATCTCCTAATAAATTTAGAAGAATATCATTATCATTCAATGATACCTGTACTCTTTTTAATAATGGAGATGCTAATTTTCTTGCTGCGGATTCTGATAACTCAATACCATCTTCCATAGTAATATCCGAACAGATATATCCACATAATAAGTTTACACCATCACATCTATTCTGATACTCATCATATGAATATGAAGATCTTACTAATTCCCCTTCAGATATTTCATATCCAATATCCAATTTATCCAATACTGTATTGTCATAATCATATAAATAACCATATGTTTCTGTAGTATAACGATATGGAACTTTAGTGATTACTCCAAATTTTCCAGTATCAATATCTCTTGTTATTAAGTAATATGACTCATTTGGATTTGTTGTGAACTTAGATATTTTATCAACAATTTCCAAATCAGACTCTGCTCTAATAATAGATGAACTTTCATCGCCATATCTATTTTCATATCCAGTACCTATTACTGGAACTTCTGGTTTAAGAATCTGCATAGCTTGCTCTAATTGGCTTTCTTGCATTATCTTTCTAGAACCAGAGTTTGTGCTAGAAAATGGTTGGAACAATCCTTTTCCACCCATTTGCTCTCTCGATGTTAATCGAGCTTCCTCATAACCAATGGTCTTTTCCAAGTCCATTATTGATGCCATTGTCGGTCGCCCCTTTCTTGGTCAGTTTTATAATTTTTCTCATATTTAGTAAAATCCGAACATATATATTTATTTGGATTCATACCTAATTTGCATGGCTCTCCACATCCAATACACACATATTCTTCTTCTATATAATATCCAAATGGACATAATGATTTTGCGTCGTAATATTTTTGTCTGGACATGTAAAATTTATACCTCCTTCAAAAATATAATATACAACCAATCTGAAACTTGAATATGTACAGACTAGCAATGATAACACTGCTAGTCTATATTATAATTAAGCTGCTCCTGCTAACCCTAACAATGCAGAAGATACATCAAATATTTCGTCTTCCTCTTCGCATTCAACTGGTTTATTGATAAGATTCTGCAATCCAATCATAGCATATTTCATAAATAATTGCTGGAATTCAGGATCAGTTCTAAGCTTATTTTTAAATTCTTTCTGAGGGCATCTAACTTTTTCCTCTCCTCCGAATGTCATTGATACTCCGCTTACAGTAACAATTCCTTGATCTTTAAGCATATAGAATAATGACAATTCTCTATCGAATCCTTTTTCATAATCAAATATGAGATTTACAGATCTACCAGAAGCGCTTGTTCTGGATTTAACCAATGTAGCTTCTACTACAGACCCTTTAATATAAAATCCTTCAGTTTCTTTAAGTTTAGCATTATCATCTAATCTAATTAGTAAATTAGTAAGATATACTGCTACTCTACCTCCACCAAGACTTTCACCTTGTTTTAAATATGCCACCTGTGCTTTCTTCTTAGCAAACATATTAATTTCAACTGATTCTGTAATATGGTTTACTACGAATAAAATAATATTAGCAGCTTTAAGCATAGGAATAATTCGTCTAAAAATAGCTGAGTTTGTTTTTGCTGCAGCTGTTGTAGACATCTGACCAGATAATTCTTCCTCTTCTGTTAATTTTTCTGGCATGAGCATAGCTAATGAATCAAGAATATAAACTGTAGGTTCTAATTTATAAATACGATTTCCTCGTTCATCATATAAACCAGTATCATATTCATATTCAGCTCTATCCTCTAATTTTAAATCATGAATCATTTTGATTCTCTGATAAAAGTTTTCAGCTGTTACACCGCTATTTCTAGCAATATATTTATCTTCCATTTCTTCATTTCCCATTCTCATGAGAAGTCGTTTTCTTGACTCTACAATACCACCTTCAATATCATCATGATATATACATGATGTAGGAAATGGTCTAATAATTTCTGCAGCAGATTGCATAATAAATGTGGTTTTACCACATCCGGATCTACCAATTACAGTAACCATAGAACCATCTACAATTCCGACAGAATTGTATGTAAAATCCATAGTATCGGATTTTACATGAATAACAGTACCATTTAAAAAATCAAATCCCAAAAAACCAGTAGGGTATGCAATATCACGTTCTGTTTCATTTTTCATTCGAGAATCTTTCATTGAACCGACTCTTTCTCTAAACGCTGAAGCTAATCGTCCCATAAAAAATTTCATCCTTTCTATCATTTTATTTTATTAACATGTTTCGCACATATTAAAAAATAAAAATAGTACAAATATTGCTATACTTATCATAAATGAGGTAGATAGCCTACTGACTATCTACCTCAAATATATTTTATATTAATACTAATTCTCGTTCTGATTGTTCAAATAAATCCACCATCTGACAAATTCGTCCATAATCAGACACTGCAATTGATTTAAGATTTATTCTTACAGGTGCAGCATTCTGTAAGTAGCATTTAGTTTGAGCATAATTCTTCAATACAGCATAAATCACATCTAATGGACTTTCGTTAAGAATATCCAATATAGCTAATGTAATTCTACCATAAATCTCTTCCTGATTAATAGTCATACTATCTGCTTCCCATACATCAAACATTATGCCTTCAAACATTGGTGAAAGATGATCAAAGAATTTCTCATAAATATATACAATATTTTGCTCAGTCATCATATCAATATCTGAATTCATAATTGTACAATTTACTCGTTTCATTGCAACTTTTTGGTCTTTTGTCGAATAACGAGAAATAATTAAATCAATAATCAACTTATTCGAGAAACCATATCCATATAATCTTGGAATGGAGTCCCTATTAATTGTTCTCGCTAATCCATATAAAAGATTCATAATATTTGGATCTTTCTTATAGATCATAAAATCATAAATCAGTCGGTTACAATTGATTTTTTGATCTAATGTAAAGGAATCAGTTTTTGCCGATAATACTCTAGTGAATATTTCAACAAATCTTTCATTTGTAAATAAATTTGCAATTAATACACTATTGGTATCTATAAAAGATTTGTCTAGAATATGAGTATAAGCTTCCTGTAATAATTGAAACAATAAATTGTCATCAATGTTATTAATATTGGACAATCTTGGTACTAGTATGCTAGGATTCATCTCAATACTATCAAGCATATTTATATCAATAAATTGCTTTGGTTGTAATGGGTGGCGTTCAGCCATTTCATTTAGCATTCCTCCGAAAAACATTTTTCTTTTCTCCTCTCGCTCCATCATTAATATGGAGATGTAATATTTACCTCATTGTTTTCATCATTGTCTGATTCTAACTTTGCAAAGAATGCAGACTTATCCATTCTTTTCTTTTTTGGCTTTGGAGTTGACACATCAAACATTGTATCGTTTTTATCCATATCAAATTTCTTTGAAAAGAATGAATCTTTCTTCTTATCTACTTTTGTAGTATATTTTAAATACTTATCATAAATAGCTTCTATTTCTTTTACAGGTATTTTTGATCCAGCCGAAATAAATGCAATAAAATTAGGCATATCTTCTTCATGCTGAATATGTTCAAATTTTTCAAAACATGTGCCCAATTTATCAATTAAAATATCCTGATAATCTATAATACCTGTCAAATCTTCATCAATATTGATCATAACTGCTAATCGTATTTGACTTTTATCATTGAGATCCAGTGTTGTAGTCTCATCAATCATAGCTGTTACCATCTGTCTAAAACCTTCTCTATTTTTTATCTTAGAGAATTCTTTCACTTCAATGATCATATACCCTGGTGTTGTAGAAACTTTAAACAAATCTGTTTCGTCAATATTATGATCAGATGCCACCAATGGGTTTCCGTATAAGATACTTATCTTTTTACAGAAATCAATATTAGCTGCACGTTCGGCTTTTAATCTATTACCGTCAAATTTATCCATATATTTTGAATTCTGAATACATTCAACAGTAAAAGATTCTTTCATTTCCTGGAAATACTGTACAGTATTCATTAATCCTCTACCATCTTCTTCAAATCCAGTAAATGCGAAACAATGTACATTAATATCATATGACTCTTTAATATAATGAGCAAGAAGTGGTACTGCTCCTGAGCCTGTTCCTCCTTCAGTTGATGATACTAATACCACTAATTCAGCTTCATTATCTGTATCAATTCCTAAGAAATCTTCTAAATCTAAATGTCCGCCCATAATATTTTCTTCTACAAGCTTTTTAGATAGAGATCTTTCTTTTCCACATCCACCATATGCATTGTTAAAACATATTACATTACCTTTATAATCTGCAGGTATGTCTTTTCTTGTAGAGTTTACAAGTAATACGTTTTCAATAGATTCAATTTTGTCCTCTACTGCACTGATTGCTGCTTTGTTTCCAGCAGCTCCTACTCCAATAATTCTCGTTCTCATTATTATTTCTCCTCCTTAAATATATACTTATACCGAATGTACTGGTATTATTTCTATTTTAATTGAATAGAATGCATTTAAAAAATTTCTAATTGTATCATAACCTCGAATCCTCCAAGGATCAGATTCTTCATCTGGATTTACAAATAATGTATTTGTAGGTTCATATATTGTTTTATTTTTAATACAAAAATTCATCATAGCTGTTGGCCCAAAATGTATTGTATTTTTAAATTCTTGAGAAATATCACATATTCTCTCATAGCTAGTTGAAGCTGCTATTATAATAGCATCATTACTATTCTCATCATAGCTATTCAACTTAACTTTTAATACATGAATCATCTATTTTTCCTCCACTATTTCTAAAATTTAATGTTTTTATAAATGGAGTTAAATGTCCGCATAAATATGCATCATAATCTTTTATATCTATCCAATGAGTGCAATAACCACACATAGCTTCAATATCCACTGCTTGCGGTTCATACTTATCAAAAAACATTTGTAAATCATTGAAACTTTTTACCAAAGCAATATTGAATTCTTCCAATATTTGATTTAATTCATTTATATTATCTGATACTTTGGCTATATAATTAAATTCGCAATGTTCTATTGTAGAATCTTGTATAAATAATACATGCATATAACCCTCCTTAATTATTTGATAGCGATATTAAATTAAGAATATCTTTAATAGGAATTCCAGTAACTTCACTTATTATTCCACATATAGATATTAATAATAGAATTATAGATAATATTATAATAAATTTAGCTTTTATATCATGTATAAAATCATATTTGATAAGGTAATACACAGATACTATCACATATGATAATGATATAATATAAACAGTTAACATGTTTATACCCCCAATACTCCAATCATATGAACATCTGCACTCATGATGTATATTGATTGATAAGTATTATTTATTGATTGTTTAGCATATTTGGTAGGATCAAAAGGTGAACGATTTCCTAACAAAATAGCATTATTATCTTTTAAGAATTTTATAATAGACTCATATCCTTCCATCGCTACTTTTATATAATCTTCTTGTAAATATTCTAATATAGTTTTATTTTGCGATGTTGCTAATAATACAATATCATAAGTTTTATAATCTTCTTTAAAAATGTTTATAAGTAACAGATGAATTCTTTTATTCATTTTATAGTACTCCTTATTTAAGATATGACTAGATACTCAATTAAGAGTATCTAGTTATGTACTTATATTCTTCTTGGAGATTCTTTAAATCTATCATCTTCTTCATTAGAAGTTCTGTCTTCTTGTTCATTAAATGGAGTTAAGCCTAAACCTAAATCTCCCTGTTCTGAAATTACATAATTTCCATTTCCGTTCGTTGTTGGCATTTTTCATACCCTCCTTATCTTATATTTTTAAACTCTTCTCATATTAATAATATACAAGTATTAAAAGAATTAGAATTAAGATCGTTCCACTCCAGCACGCCTTCTATCTTTTATTGTATACATTGTATAATCACCTTGATTTATGAGATTACTATTCAAATGAGATCCAATAAGATACACATTAAACATATTTCTTGCTAATGAATCATCAACTGAATCTGGCAGATCCTCTAATCTCACAATTCCAGTAGTACCAATTGTATTATACATAGCATTCATTGCAGCCATTGAATCAGCTTTAGGTCCACTAAATTCTTTCATGGTATTAGTTAAATCTGATATTGCTAATGATTCAAATTCTCTATCAGAAGTTCCAGCACCTTTATCTCCGCCCAATAAACGTCCAGTTTTCATATCTCTATTAGATATTTCTGGAGCCCATTTATTTTTCTTTGTAACAAACTGCTGAACTTTCTTTAATGGTAAATATACTACCATAGCTTCTTCCTGGCCAGATACTGGAACTCCATCTTTATTTTTATAGAAGTATGGAAATGTAATGGTTTCCATTAATGGAACTCCTAAATAATCCAATGCTTCTATACAATCAGACATCGATGGTTCAGTAATTGACGGTTTATCATGAAATCTAAATGGTAATTGTTTTTTCATAAGATTGTAGAATTGAGTATCACTCATATTGGCAAATAGCTGTCTATAATAATCTGAATTTGTTCCCGATTTATCAATTTTATCCATAGACTCTAATACCATTGTTTCTACTTTTTTTCTCTGTTCTTTGGTCATTTTAGGCATTTATAAATACCTCCATTATTCAAGTCTAGATCCACCTATATTAGCATGACCAATTCTAGCACTATTTGGTTTTCGTACTACAATTTTATCAAAATCTAATATATCCTCTGTAGGAATCTTAATAATTGTAGATTCGTATTTATCGGCAAAATCCATAGTTAAAACTGCACTAATATTTTCACTTCCAGGATAATAAATATTTGCAATTTTTACCACTTTTCCAGTTCCTTTAAGTTTTTTAAATTCTCGTCTATATTCAATAGAAAGAATATCTCCTTCTCTAACAGTATCAATTTTTTCAGAACCGTCATCAAAATATAAATGCATAGCCAATGCGTGCACTGGCTTTATTTCATTTTTTAATAGCATATGTATAAAACCTCCTTTTAAATGAATGTTTCAAATTTATACAGTATGCTCTAATCTGCGAAGATGGTCTGTATGTCCCATACCACCTCTGCGTTTAACTTTACAGTTATCTCCAACAACTATACCATATTGAAGGAATATACCTTGAACAATTTTGCTATTATGAGGGATTAAACAACTTTTATTCTGATTGTTTTCATTTGTTATTTTTAAGTAAATATGACCTTCATTTTCTGCGTTAAAATAATCACCATCTATAACAGCAATAGTATCATCCAGACGAACTTTATAATCAAAACTTAATCCACTTTTTGGATATATACCCAAAAACCATTCACTGATAACTTGTGCTCTAATTCCAGTTGGAATAACTACAGATTCTCCTGGTAATAGTATCATATCATTGAATGGGAAATAGAAATCATATCCAGCAGATTCTTCTGTAGATCTATCTGGCAATTTAATATTGTCATATATTTTTGTTTTTACATGTGATTCATCTAATAATAAATAATCTTTCAAAGGTCCTTTATCACAAAAACGATGAATTCCTTCCATAAATTGTTCAAAACTAACTTTATGAAATTGTCCTACATTTTTCATGTTTTATATCTCTCTTTCTAGTTTAATAATATAAATAATAAAAAAATAAATAATGCTATACATAATATCGATACCGATATAATATAGTTACAAGCTTTTTTCTCCATTTCTTTATCAAATTCTGTAATTCCAGTAGTATCAATAAAATATAATTTATATATATATATATTTATAATACAATATATCAATGAAAAGATTACAAATAATATAATTATAGATGCACTTATTTTTAATAATCCGTACATTATATGAATATTCTCCTTATATATTAATATATAGTTTCAATATAAATAAAAAATAAAAGGGAGTATGAAATATATATATACTCCCTCTTTAATTTAATGCTATTATACTTCCATACCATACTCTAATAAAAGCTTATTGCAGACACATGATAAGAATTCAGCATTAGTAGGTTTATCTCTATTCCACGAATAACTATTTCCAAAATACTTATTAATATTCTCTGCAGAGTGATTCGAATTATAGGCTCTTTCTATAGCGTGCCTGATATTTCTTTCCACTCTAGGTGATGTAGTTTTATTTTTTTCTGCCACATATGGATATATATCTTTTGTAATATGTATACCTGACAAGTAACCACCACAATATTTCATAATATATATAACTGCGTCGGTAATAAATTTTCTGCCTAAGATATTATAAGGTATTCCAATATCAGATAGCATCTTATCAAGTGAAACTGTGATGTCAATATTCTTATTATTCTTAGAATCTGCAGGTGTAGAAGTTATAGCATTTATAATTGCAACTTTGCTAAGCATTAATATGGTCGATATTAATGAATCTGTATGTATTGGATATTTCATATAATGATTGCACCCTGCAGTCAATACATTATTAATCATATTATTATTTATTATATCACCAGTTGCAATTATAATTGGATTATATTTATATATCTTTCCTATGTAATCGATCATATGTAATATATCAAAACCTGATCTAAAAATGTCAGCTACAATTACTTTAGGTTTGTTATATGAAATAAATGTTAAAAGTTGTTTTTGACTCATTTCGTTAGCATTCATAAATTCGAAACAATATTCAGAATTAGATATGTTTGATGTATTAATATCTGTGCCATAAGAGAAAAGTAATACTGTAAATTTTGGTTTGTTCTTATTCATAAGATTTTATCCTCCTGTGTAAATAAAATTATACTGTTTTATTTGATTCACCATAATAATATATAATACAAAAGAATAATATTACCTTTTATCCAATCATTTTATAAAAGTTTCCCATAGGATATTTCATCCTATGGGAAATATATTTTTATTTTTTAGAATCCACGCATTTTCTTAAGAAGTTTTGTGTTCTGTGAGGCTGTTCCTCTATATCCACTGATACCATATTTAGCTGCTAATTTAGCTCTATTATCGTATCCTGAATCCTGACCGATGCTTTCTAAATAATCTACGATAGATGACCCTTTATATGTGATTTTCTTATCAGAAGAAGTACTTGTGCTTGTTGTTTTAGAACTTCTCATAAGATTTAATAATTTAAGGTTCTGTGTAGATGTACCTTTATAATTCTTGATACCATACTGAGAAGCTAATGCTGCTCTATTGTAGTATGAAGAGTTTACGCCAATACTATCTAAATATTCTACAAGAGAGTTTCCTTTATATGTAGATGTAGAAGCAGCAGTGCTTGCAGGTTTAGTAGTAGTTGCAGGCTTAACAGTTGTTGTTTTTGAAGTTGCAGCTTCTTTAAGTTTCTTAAGAAGTTGTGCATTTTGCGCAGCTGTACCTTTATAGTTAGCAATTCCATACTGTTTAGCAAGTTTAGCTCTATTAGAATATGAACTATCCATGCCTTTATTATTCATATAGTCAACAACAGATCCACCATTGTATGAACCAGATGAAGTAGCAGGTGCAGGCGATGTAACTTTATCAGCCGCAAGTGGAAGATTCATATTTTCCCTAACCATGTTTCTAAATCTTTCCCATCCGAGATCAATTGTACGATGAGGGCAATCTTTTCCACTCCATGATTTATGAGTTACAAGTTTATCAATACCTAAACCATACTGTTTAAGTTTAGCAGCTGCAAGGATAGCAGCATTCTTTTCAGCTTTTGTAAATTTAGATCCACCACTTCTACTATAACAAATTTCAATAGATAAACTATTTCTGTTACCAGTTTTCTGTCCTGCATGGTATGCATTACGGTAATCAGGAATGCCCTGATATGCACCCAAATCATCTACAGCATAATGGAATGATGTCTTATTATTATTCGAAATCATGTACTGCACTTCGTTACGAGCGCTAGCATTATTTGCTGTATTATGAATTGTTACTGATGTTGGATTTAACCCATACGGACATTTAATTTTAAATTTTGAAGATGGACAAATAAGCTGTGTAATTTTAATTGATGCCATTATTCATCATCCTCCTCTTCTTCATCATCGATATCGTCTTCTTCTTCACCATCATCATCTGAACCAATACCTTCTCCTTCATCATCTTCAAATTCAATGCCTTCTAATTCAGTTTTAGCTATTTCTTCATCAAAATCCTCAGCTTCAACTTCAAATTCAAGCATTTCCATAACTTCTGCCATGATAATAAATCCTCCTTTTATAAATTATTTAATAACGTTTAAATCTATTCCTTCAATAACTGCTCTTTCTTCAAGATACGATGCGTATAATTTCATTGATTTAAGTTGCCCATGAAGTAAATCATAGCTGCATGATGGAGTGAAATTTAAAGTTCCATTTTTATATTTTTTTAGCATTTCACTTAATCCATCTATTCTAATTTTTAATTGCTGGTATTCGGCTATAAATCTCTCTTTATAGTCTTCACTGTTCATCATTTTTACTGTGTCATTCAGCTTCATAAATACTTCCTCCCTCTTTATGGAATTATATTAAATTTACTAGTCTGTTCTACATATATAGTATAAATTGGTAATTTTCAACATTCGGTTAATATAGATAATATTTGCGAGGTGTATAAAATGGCTAAAGTAACCAGTGCTATAGTTAAAAATATATATCCAATTATATCTTCAGCTATGCAAAAAAATACTACTAAATATAAAAAGAATTTACAGCAATTTATAGAAGCTAGATCTAAAGAATTATATGAGATAGCTCCTTATACTAGAATATATTTTAATCAAGATGACAATGATAACTTTTTTAAATCTATAGGAATAAAAGAAGAAGAAATACGAAGAGAATTAACAAAAACATATTTCTGGAATATGAACTTTAATCCTAAAGCTGCTAAAGATCCATTTACAGTAGCCCTTATGATGATTATAAGGTATTTTCTTATTAAGGGGGATAGAAAAAATGCTGAAATATCTGCTATATATTTGGCATTCTCTGGAAAGTTTTATCCATCTATTCATTACAGTAAATTTCCTACAGTACAACCTATTGAATATAAGCATGTAATGGATTATGTAGTAAATACTATGATGAGTCAGAAATTTGATTTAAAACGAGAAGGTAGCGTATTCGGAGCTATTAGAAGTCTATGTATAACATGGCTAAATACTTATGATGATTTATTTAAATCTGATATGGATGATGAAGATGTAGCAGATCTAATTCAACAGTTGCATGGTCGAATTAAATCATTTATGGGAAATGTAGCAGAATTATACTACAAAGCATATGAAGAAGGAAATTATATTTCATATGATTCTGATAACGAAGATGAAGATAATTATAGAATTGCAGATACAGATTCTTTAAGAGCAGAACGTTATGTCGAACGAGCTATGGAAGAAATCAATAATAATAATATTGATATGAAGTTATGTAGAATGGCTAGCGATAGTAACGTTAAAATTACTGAAGTGCAATCTATAATTGAATCTATTCAATCTGATCCTAGTAATATCCCTATTATAAAAGAATTATTGAGAATTATTGTATCTGAATATTTGGCTGATAGTAAACAAAAAGATATTGCTTCAATAGAATTTGTAAATAAATCTATTGGAAATAAACCAAATACAAAAAATAAAAATATTCTTAGACAAAAAGAAATTATTGAAACTTGGTTAGATGAAAACTCTCCTCAATATAGAAAGAGAAAGAGTAGAGCAGCTACTAAATCATCTTATTATAAATCAGTATTAACTTACTATGTATTATTATTAAATAAAGTAAATAGATAAAAAAAATAAAGAGAGTAGGAATTCCTACTCTCTTATAAATTTTTATTGTGAATTAGTATTAATAATTTTCTCTCCAAAATCAGATATATCATCATATCCTTGAAAAATTTCCCATATGTCGAAATTACCACTATCTTCTTTTTTCACAAACACTATTCCATACATGTCAATATCTTTCACGCAGTAATTTTCTTTTATATAGTCGATATCGACTCCTGTTTCCATCTTGGAATAATATATAGTGAAATCTGTTCTATATTTCCATGCGTGTATTAATATTGCGAATAATGAACATAATGCGCACGGTAGTTGCAGAAGAATAGCTAATAGTATAGCCTCATCAATAGGCTTAACGAAAAAATTTCTAATAACTAAGCATTCTATTATAGTAATCAATGTTATAGATATAACACCTAAGAATAAGTATAAATTGTTTGCAGTGCATACTTCTTTTGTATATATTTTTCTATTGTACATATTTTTGATATTTGCCCTTTCTGTTTCTATCTTATAAACCAACTATCAGTTTCAATAAATTCTATATTCTCTAAATTAGGATTGATTTCTTTAAGTTTTTCTCGATATTTATTTATCAATTCTCCACCCCTGCCAATCATATATCCTGGTTTATCGGTACAAATTTTAATTGTTTTTCTAAAGTTAGGATACACTCCAACAAGAATAATACTTTCAACTCCTGCTTCTGTTTTCCACTGTTTAATAATATTTGCTATTTCTTTTCTCATATCCGTTTACCATTTTTAACCTTTCTATTCTTTTCTTGAATTCTGTTTTTGCCACGTATGAGATATCAGTATTTCTACGTACCCACTCATAACCTTTTATCAAAATATCAGTTCCAATCTTTCTGCTAGCATAATCATCAGCTTCATATTCCATAATAGGAACATTAAACAATGTCCGTCTTATAGCATCTTTTTTAGCTTGATTTGTACTATAATTGTCAATATGACCAGAATTAATATGTCCGATTTCATGACTTATCATTGCAGCTTTTACATAATCTGGCATATTAGATAAGAATCTATCTATACAAATAACATAAACCCAATTATCATTGCCAATGAGATTAAATCTTGCTACTGCTGCTAAAAGTAATCCGTTTATATGAAGATAGTGATCATCTTCAACAATTAATATCGATTTACCATTATCTGCTAAGCCAATATCATAGAAGTTTCCATCATCAAAATGCACAAATGTTCCACATAATGGACCTTCCATTTTTAATTTACCAGAAGATAATTTAAAAACTTCCGTTCGTAATTCTCTCATAATTTTCATTTTTTCCATAATATATTTCTCCTTTTCGCAATATATAATATAAGTTTTAAAAATAAATTTTAAGTTATTTAGATATCATACCCAAACTAGCTAATAAAAATATTATAAGTATGGTTGCAATTTCAATATACTTATCAATTTTAATCCATTTGTGATAATTATAAGTATTATACATTCCATAATATTTTCTCATAAATAATAAAACTAATGTGCAGGCTGATATCAATCCTATGATAATAAATAAAATAATTGAAATCATATTTTCATAAATAATTTCTTCCTTTCTCTCAAATAGTTTATTATATTCACTATAATAATATATTACCAATTTAATATAATTTTACAAAAAAAGAAAGATATCGAGTATTCCTATATCTTTCTTATTATGCAATATCATGAAGTTTTGACTTTATATGTTTTTGGGGCTGGATCTTTGATAAGTCTAGCTGGACCTTTCTTGTATGGATTAATGTATACAGTTTTTCCGTTTTTATAATGACGCATATGTCCAGATACACCCCACACATCTATTCGTCTAAACATAATAACACCTTTATTTATTCGTATTTTGGAATTCTTCCCTTTTCTGATTTTAATAGCATCAATTATCACTTCTTTCCGTCTACGCGATTCATTAGGATCTATACATTGTATTACTTCCATTTTATTATTTGGATCAGCATTATAAGATTTATATTTCAATCTCTGTTCCTCTAATAATATATTTGTCGTAATTGTACCTCTTATTACTAATTCATAAATATATTCAACAATATTACAATCCTTATCGATACCTATACCACTACCGAGATTGTAACATTTGTTCTTTAATATACTAAATTCACTATTTTGATATTCATAAACCTTTTTATATAGTTCATATTCGGTATCAGTTAATATAGATTTTACATCACATGATGAATTGAACCTATCAAAACCAGTTCTAGGACGCGACATTTCTATCTCAATATGATCATGATAATATTTATGCTGTATTATAAAATCTATAAGCTTAATAAACGTAGATGTATTTGAAATTAATTTATATGCATCAATTCTCAAAGTTAATATATGATTATTAATATCCAATCTTAATATTCTAAAATATGCATAAATGCTACCAGTTTTATCATATCCTTTAATAACACCCTTATTTATAAATGGTATATGATATTTAAAACTACTTATAGTGTCTATATTATGTATATATGCCATCTTAATAAGCTTAAACATTTCTTCACGATTAGCACCAATTTCAATGCGATCAATATCTTCTATTTCTTTAAAAGACATAAATTTTCCAGTAGATATTAACTCATTACATAATTTGCTATATATCTCATTAATATCATCTGAAATTTTATCTTCATTAATATCTTTTTCAGACTTTATATCATCATCTACTGATGATTCTTCTTTGGCTAATTTTATTCGATTCATAATATTATATGTAACCATACTACCCCTTTATAAATTATAAAAATAAGAGTATAGGAGAATATCCTATACTCTCATATTATTAATTTTTATTCTACTACAGATTTATTTTCATCTTCAATATTCTTTAAGATAATACTCTGAAGTTTGGACTGATTAATTGGCACATTCTTTAAATCTACATCTGTAGATGGGTCATCTATGATAGACTGAAGAATCTGTTTAATTTTCTTATCTTCAAATCCGAATGATGCACACATATCATAAGCTCTCTGATAATAGATTCCCTTAACAGATACAGAACAGTCAAATCTACCTTCTCTGAGAAGTGCATCGTCTAGTCTATCTGGATAGTTTGTTGTAGCTACAAAGATAACATTTGTTGGAGATGAATTTGAATCTAAGAACTGAAGAAGTTTATTTAATCTAGCTTTCTCTTCTTTACTCATTTCTTCACCATCATTACGATTACCAACAATACAGTCAATATCTTCTAATACAATCACATATCTAAAATCATCTGCATTGATCGTATCTGTAAACTCTGCAGTTTTTAATGTATCAAATGTGGACATATCTACAACCATCATATTGCAGCTGCAATATGTAGCTATTGCTGTAGCTAAAGAAGTTTTACCTGTTCCTGGTTCTCCTTTTAATAAGATACCTGTTTTATAAATAAGATCTCGTTCTTTATATATTTCTTCATGTGATAAGAACTTATCAATATGCTCCGTAACAGTTTCTACAACGCCTGGTTCTAAGAAAATTGTTTCCATTCTACGAGTATTCATTCTAGATGCTACTGATCTGAAATTTTCATGCGAATCTTTTTCACCACCGCTAATTTTATAACATGTAAGATCAGCATTTTTCATCTGCATAATTTTCTCTAACTGTCTGTAATATTTGTATGCATGTTTACCACAGATATAGATATAATAATTTGAATAGCTATTATATTCCTGATACCCACCATTAGTATGATTACTCTTCATAAGAACTTCTTTATCAGACATCATCTTAGCAATCTGATTTCCTGTTCTAACGATCATAAATGTCTGTTTGTCTAATCCAATATATAACTCCTTATTTTCGAGATATTCTCTCTTATCTCTAACTGTAATATGTTTATTGTAGTTTTTATCATATTTCTTAATGAATTCTAATATAGCCATATGTTTATAATCAGGTAATGGACCTGTAGTTAATTCTACGCCAAAATGCGATTTAGCTGCAATTATTGATTTATCAATAAGATTGTCGATAAATCTATCGATTATTTTAAATGATCTAGTTTGTACACCAGATCTTGCTGCATCATATCCTCTGTTTAAAAAATTCATTTTGTTAATTGTGTTATTCATTTTTGTACTCTCCTTTTTTAATTATAGTATAATATATAGAGAAGAGAACTTATCACAGTCCTCTTCTCATTTTTATAATATATCATTCTAGTCTACTTTATAAAATAAAAATTCTGGTATATTAAATCCTGCGGCTCCTGGATGTCCACCTCCACCAAAACTTTCAGCAATTTTATTAACCTGTATGTCTTGATTAGCTGTATATAATGAGTACTTAAATTTATCGCCAGTAAATCTAAATACACATAATATATCATACTCATTTATTTTATCCCCAAATAATAAAGATGAGAATGTAGAACTATTACAAGCCAATACAGAATACTGTTCATATCCAGGAATAGTACATTCAAATGCACTTTTCAATTCTATTCTATTTCTTTTTTCATCAAATGGTTTAACAGTCATACCTGTTGAAAGAATTCTATCAAGCAATTCATATCCACGATCAGTAGCTGTTTCTGAATAAATATATCTAATAGCATTCTGTATAAAGTCTTTAGAATCATATGATAAATTTAAACCAGTATGGAATATTTTTGTATGTTCGAAATTATGCTTCCAACAATCATAATCATCAATATACTTTAATACGATAGGAGTATTATCATAATAACTATCAATAATATCTGCCAAGTGCTCGCCTGTTTTTATAATATCACTATTTGGCTTATTGGTCATAAAATTTTCTAATATGTACCAATATGATAACATTGCTCCGCAATATTTAGTTGAAATTGCACCTTCAATATTTCTCATCCATCTATTTTCTAAAATTTGTATAGTATCTACAGAAGATGCATGATGGTCAATCCATATTAATCTACATTTTATATTATCTATCAAATGTTTAAAAAATGCAATATTTTCAATAGCTTTATTAGATAAGGAATAGTCTACGAAAATAACAATATCATTTTCAGTTATATTGTTTAATATAGATATTTTATCTAGCTGCATTTCGTAATTTAATTCTACACAATTAATATTCAGCATGCCAGAATATTTATACATTCTTGCTACTGTTCCGAAGTAATATTTAAATATACTTCCTGCCATAATCCCATCATCGTCATCATGATGACAAATATAAATATTTTTATCAATCATTTACGTTATATCCTCCATTTATTTTATATTTATAGTTTGTGCAACTATATCAAACGCTATTATTAAATTAATATGATATTTTTTATTATTATATTTTTGCAATGCATTGGGAATCACCAATGCCCGCAATACTGCTTCAACTTTAATATTATCAGTATTAATAAATTTTTGTAACAGTTTACCATTATCATTATCGTCAATGCTTACTTTGATTTTATCATCAAAAATTTCCAATATAGTGCAACACGTATTTGTCGGGTCTATATAAAAATAATTTGACGGGTCTCTTTTTTCTTCAAAGAATTCACACTTAAATTGCCCATCTTTTAATAATCTTTGTATTCTCTCTCTTTCAATAGCACGTCTATATGAATCAAGTGTATAGTTAGCTTCTATTGCATTTTCATGTCGTTGAATATAGCATTCCATGACTACCTCCTCTTATATTATGTATTATATAGAAGTAAGTGTACTAATAAATATTTAAATAATATCCCACTCTTCAGAACTATTCATATACTCTTCTAATAATTTATCGTTTTTATTTATTCTCATCGTATCATCTATATTATATACACGTTTTGAAATATATTCCAATGAGAGATATCGTCCTTCTTCAGTATTTCTCTCTAATGGTGTAACATGTTCTAATGTATATAATGATACAACATATGCATTATTATTAGAATTCAAATCACAATCTTTATCTAAATATATATTTTTTAACACTTTTAGCATTTCACTAAAACTATAATATATTGATTTGTACGAATCTAGATGTATATTAAATTTATCTAGAGATGAATCTTCTATAGTATTAACTTTTCTTGAAATTGATTCTATATTATCACTAAATATAGAAATACGCATATCATACAAAAATGGCATTTATATCACCTCAAAAAATATCTTTATTATATTATTAAAACAATAAAAAATAAATAGATGGTATGTATAAATTACCATCTATTTATTTTTAATATCTTTTCCTTTGCATTCCAATTTTTCTTTTATTTTTAGTTACATAAGCTAACGTTCTACTTTTTCTAGTTGATATTGTATATATACTATCAGATTCATATTCAATATTACCACTAATACTATATACAGATCCATCTGAAAAGAATATATCCATTATACTATCTATAACTAATGTAGCATTTATGGGATGACTAATTTTAGTTAGTTCTCCAATATCCAATTCTTCATATGATTTATATTCCAATGTATTGGGGTTATATCTATTATTATCATACATCATAAATCACCACACTTCTGCTATATTAGGTTGTATAATTGTATTGTCCAAATCATTTATATCTAATATTCTGGAAACATAAATCCATTTTGATTTGGAAATAGCAATTGCATTATTAACAGTTGGTAATCGTTTATCTTCTATCTCAGTATATGCATATACAAAACTTCCTATCCTAGTTGTTACTGAATCTATTGGTAATGTGCATCCCGAACATAAACCAATAAGTCTATAAGTTGTGAATGCTTTTATCGGTTTAGCCATAACTATCACCCCCATAATCGTCTAGATAATTGACGTATTCTTGATACAATCTTTATATCATGTAAATATTTTGGTACTATCATACTATTATAATATACCATAACGACGTTTAATGTATTATATATAGGTAACGACTCATGTGATCTAAGAGATTCAGAATACATAATATCAGATTATCATTTATTGAAGGGGATTGATGTTTATCTCTATACGATATATCCAATATAGATAAATTAGATTTACTATAAGCTTTTATATTTCTAGTAACTACAATATTCATGTTTTTTATTACCTCCATCTAATACATACTTTGTACTGATATATTTGGCATGTAATTGCGCATAGAACGATTAAATATACTTTTATCTTTAGACATTTGAACTAAATTTCCTCTCTCTAATTGCTGATAATATGATTCGATTCCAATATCAGGATACACAAAATCTTCAAAATATGGTACATCGGATGCTCCAGTATATGATACATATTCTATACTACATCCAATACCATAAATACATTTTGAAAAAGGTTCTGCATGGGTTCGTCGCACACTCCCGCTAAACGAATACACCCATTTGCTAGCCCTATCGATAGTTGTAAATTTTTGCATATTGTTTCCTTTCTATATAGTTATATTTACACATGATCTAACACGCACCATAAAGACAATATTTATTTCAGATACTGGTTCAGTATAATATTCTATATCAAAAACTGCATCTTCATCATCGTTAATATGAATATATTCATCCATATTAACATGCTTATACGTATATTTATTAATAGGTTTTTCCAAATTCATCGCAGATATAGGATAACTTTCTATACAATTCACACACATATCTTTTATAATAGATGACGACTCGCATATATTTTTACCATCATAAGTACCTATGTTCATTATTTATCCTCCTACAATTTCATATATTGAGTACAATAAATCCCATATGGAATTTCTTCCATATGGGCAATTTATCTATTTTATTGTGCATTTTACTATCATATCGCCTTTTGTAGATAAAATCTTTGATCCAGACGAGATACTTGATCCTCTTGGAATGTCTGATACTGGAATTTCAAATTTGTTCATCTTTGTAACAATATTAAGAATATTCTTATCATTTACTCCAAATATAGTTTTAATCTTATCTGTTTTTCCTAATTTAATTACAGATGATCCAGCCTTATATCTATTAGATCTTTGCAATCCAGATATATTAAATCTATTAGCTTTACCTGATTCTGTCAATACAATTATATCTGTAGCATCTGGTAATATTACACTGATACCATCTATAGTTTGACCTTCTTGCAACGCCATTGCTGATACTCCTATTGTATTTCTTCTATACTTAGGAATATCTTTCATATTAATTCTTAATGCTCTTCTATCACTATATATAATCACATCAAGATTATCATTCAATCCTAATACTTCCTTTACAGTATCACCAGGATTTAATTTTGTATATATTATTCCTGATGGTGGCACTGTAATAAAATCATTAAGATCCATTTTCTTGATACAGTTATTTGATGTAACCACTATAATATAGTGAGGTGATACCAATTTAGAAAAATCTTTCAATATAGGTTCGTACATAACAGCCGCTATTTCAGAAGTTAATCCTTTTAATAGCATTCTTATATCTGCACCTGTAGTGTTTCTCTCCGTTATTGGTATTCTATGAACTGGCAATTTAAATACCTTTCCTTGAGCAGAGAATAATAAAATATTTTCAGTATTCTCTACATTTAATACAAACTTTGGAGAATCTCCTCTGTATGCACCAACTGGTTCATTCTGAGGCAATTTCTTAATATAGTTATTTTCTGTAACTACTATTGTAAAATTACCCTGTGGAATTGCTGATGTATCATTCATACTAATAAGTTTGCACATTCTAGGTTTTCCATATTTCTTTTTGATAACTTCTAATTCTTCAATAATATCTTTAAGAATTAATTCATCATGAATAATATGATCTTCATGATATTTAATAATTTCTAATAACTTTTCTATTCTAGCTTTATATCTATTAAGGTTAGCAATAGATAATCTCTTAACTTTCTGCTCTATAATAAATTTAGCTTGAACGTCAGTTATCTTAGCATGCTTAACAATATACTCAATAATAACACTATCATCTAAAGTATTTTGTTTAGTAATCATGTTAATAATTTCATGAATATAACCAGACTCCATAACCTTAACATAAGCATCTAATTTATGGAATTCAGTTTTAGCATCCTGTTGCTCTATACAATGCATTCTAAATTTAGTTTTCTTTCGCTCTTCAATAAAGAATTCTAAATATGATTTATATGACATTCTTACAACTTCTGTATCTACCAAAACTTCAAAGTTTACAGTATACGTAGATTGTAATTGTGTATTTCTATATAATACATCTCTAACAAAATTAGGATCAGATCCAGGTTTCAAATAAATAAGACATCTCATATTTGAACCTTTTGAGTCTTCTTCTAATTTCACTACTTGTGGAAGTTTACCTTCTTTAACCATTTCTAATATACTATATTTAACACCACCTTTTTCTGGTGATCCTTTATCATAGTATACTCGTTCTGGTGTGGATTTAACAACAAGTCTATGTTTTCCTTTAGCATATTCCTCTATATCTATTATAGCTCTTGCTACATATTTTCCAGAACCTTTATTACAAATAGATTTCCAGTTCGTATCTACAATCTCACAAGACATGCAATGATCTGGAACTAATACTACTTGAGATTTTGGATTCTTAATTAAATTTATAGTTGCATCAATAACTTCAGCTAAATTATGTTTTGGAATATCTGTTCTCATACCAATTCCAATACCCCATGAACCATTAATAAGTAACCATGGGACTGCTACTGGAAAACAATCAGGTTCTTTGGATCTGTTATTAAAAGTTGAAGACCAATCCACAACTGCTTTTGTTTTTCTCATATCAGATATGATACAATCCAATGCAAATTCTGATAGCATTATTTCAGTATATCGCATATGTGCTGCACCAGCACCCTGCATATTACCCATATTACTTTCTGAATATATTAATGGCTCCTTATATGACCACCATTGAGACATTGGGGTGATGGCATCTGCTACGGCATCCGATGAATGAGGATGAGATCTACCTATTACGTCACCTACAACTTCAGCTGTTTTAACAAGCATATCAGAACATGGTTTTTGATTAAACATTGTATCTAATATACGTCGGTTTACACGTTTTAATCCATCTCTCGCATCAGGTGTTGTTCGTTTTCTATTTGCTTCTATAGAATACAATATAATATTATTTTTATATTGATCTCCTGCATCTTTTTGAATAATTATTTCGGACATAAACTTTAGTTCCTCCTTATATAATCTTAATATTAAGTTAAAAGGTAATTAATACGCTACCTTTTTTATCATAAGTATAATATATAATCAAGGAAAAAAATAAAATAGAGTAGAAATTAATCTACTCTATTTTATTTTAATTCATTTTCCAAAAATAACTATATTATCACATATAATTCATTTGTTATGATTAACTATATTTATTTGGTTAATTCATTTGTCGGTTTTAACTATATTTTTAGCTTTAATTTATTTCATGTCAATAACTATATTAACTGACGTGATTCATTTATTGCAGGTAACTATATCAAATCGCATAATTCATTTATCTGAAGTAACTATATTGCATTGCATAATTCATTTATCTTAAATAACTATATTGTGTATCATAATTCATTTATCTGAAATACTATATCTTCACTGGTAATTCTTTCCCCATTCTAACTATATTAGCATATATAAATCAAAATATATAAAATAAAGGATAAGATATTATCTTATCCTCTATAATATTATTATTTATTTTTTAGGATTTACTAAACCATACTGTTCATAGTATTCATCTGGCACGTCGATATATCTATCAAATGGTACTTCTGGAGCAATATATTCAGAATGATCCAAATATGCCATTGCATAAATTTTTGGAGGTGCAGTTTTATATTCATTCATATACATGATTTCGAATACATGTGTTAAGAAGATTCTTACTGCATATCTCTTTGCTCTGGTATCAATATGTGCATCTGTTAATTTTCCATCCTGATATGTTTTGTATGTAACGGTTTTATCATCCCAGTTTTTGCTGATTAATGCATCTGCTACCTGTTCTGTATATTCATAGTTATTGTTCTTTTCATGTTCATATATTTTTCTTTCTCTATATAAACGTCCATATAAAGAATTTGGATGATTTGAACGCTTCAATAAACTATCACCAATCTTCCAACAGATTAATTTCAAATCTGCATTGTATGGAGGTTTAGCTAAAATAGCTGAAACTTCTGCATATGATAAGTATTTAGGAAGCTGTTTCTTTACAGGTCCAAATTTATTTCCATACATAGCAGTATTAATACTATTTGAAATTGACACTGGATTTCTTGTACTTACATTTCCGACAATAGTAATAACACTTGGAACTACTCTATTTGAGTTAGCTAAGTATAAGCAATAATCGCATAATAATTCTGCAGGATCACTGAAAGTTGCCAATGAAATAGCTTCTACTTCAGCTTTTGCTTTTCTTAAATGAATTGGGAATGGCTGATAATCGTAAGATAATTTGCCTTTCTCTTTAAGATCTTCAATAATTGATAAAGTTTTGGAATCATCAATCATATATGTATCTTCCATATACCATAATAATTCTTTTCTCTGTTTTTCAATTAATTTTCCACTTAAGCATTCTTCGATATTCTGCATCCAGTCTAAAATATCTTTCCCATAATCTTTTAAGAAAGCAGTAATTGCTTTTCTCTGAGTTGCATCAAAATCTTTTGGATCTTCTGCTTCTGCAATAGGGTCATAATTGCCATCTTCTGCTAAATATGGAACAAGCACCATATTTTTAAGATTATCGGAACCATAAACATCGTGCTCGATATCGAATGCTTTACCAAGATCTTTAAGAGCTTTCTTGAATTTTGTGCCGTATATATCTAAGCATAATAAAGAATCTTCAACTACTTTCATTTTAAGAGTATGAATTCTCTTAACAATACCTACTAATTCTTTAGCTTTTTCTTTACCAAGCCATGGATTGTTATTGTCATTCTGCCCAGCATATGATAAGAACTGATTTGCATTGTGGCATTTTGTAATATCTAAATATGCTAATAATGCTGCCGAAATTACTGGTCCAATACCCACTGTAGCTTTTGCCCATGAGCCAATAGGATGGTTATCAGTGTAAACATCGAGCATCTTCTTAATCTGGTTTTCTTCGTTACGTTTATTTCTAGCTAACCATTCCATAGATAATGGTACATCTCTACCTTCACCATCAACCTTCTGGCTAATAGCTCTCACCTGATTGTCTTTTGCTTTTCTATCATCCTGAGACTGATAGTATGCATCTACCAAATAGCGTAAGTCTTCTTTGCTAATATGTACTACAGATTCCTGCACTTTCTTACTTAAATTAGCGAGACCCTGAACATCGATTTCGATAGCATCGTCATATTTTTTCTGTTCTGCAGGTGTGACTTTTCTTGCTTTCTTTACATTCTGTTCCATTTTTTCTTTCTTTTCTGTTGTAACTTTTCTTGCCATAATAATTCTCTCCTTTGTGTTAATTTAGGTCGTGTATCAAACCTTAATTTATTATTACACTATAATAATATACTAATAAAAAAATATAATTTTTCAAAAAGTATATTATGTATTAATACAAACATATTTATATCACAGTATCTTATGAAAAGATACTGTGATGATCATTTTTTTCCAATAACTAAATTGTATGGATTAATTCTTTTACTGATTCTAATATAATTCTTTTTTCATAAATCATTTTACTCATATAACAATTTCTGTACTATTAATTCAGTTATACTTCTTAATTATAGTTATTCAAATAATTCATTCATCTTTATTAATATATATATATCACATGTTATAATTCACTTTAATATTATAATAATATTAATTAATATAATTCATATCCATATCCATAACTATGTCATGTACATTAATTCATTAGCCTCTTTTAATAATATATCTTGAGTAATGATTCGTTTCTCTATCATATTTATATCATAAATATTAACTCATTCATTTATTGTAACTTTATTGGTTCGTACAATTCATTTATTCGATGTAAGCTATATTTCCATATGTAATTCATTTCATCTATAATAACTTGATTGTTTCATATGATTCATTTATATGCTGTAACTTATATTTTAATATATAATTCATTTTTATAATATATAATTATTATAAATTTATCCTAGTAAGAAGTTAATCTTACTAGGATAATATTTAATCCATAATATCAAATCTACTAACTTTAATACCCTGAATCAATTCGTTCATATGAGATTCATAATAACGAATTTCTTCTAAAGTTTTCATTACATCCTCTACAGTATATTGTATTAGAGTTCTATTTTCAGGATTTAAGGTTGAATCAAATAATTTAGGTCCATTCATTTCACCCAACCCTTTATATCGTTCGATATTAGAAGGCTGCATTGTATCGAATAAATACATTAAATCATATAATCCACAATTTTTACCTTGAATAATAAAGCCTAAATGTGCATTATTATTTAAATGAGATATTATATTAATACAATCATCGAGAAGTTTATTATTAAGATATATAGTTTGGAACTGCTCATTAGCCAATCCAGTAATGATTGTTGTATCATAGCTTGTAGATACATCCATAAATCTATAAATTTTTCTAAGCTTCTTTTGTAAGTTCTTAGGTGTTTCATTTCTAAGAATAAGAATTGATTCTAATAATCCTGGATCTATAGCATATCTCTTAGATATTCTATCTACTTCATATACATAATCAATATTATTTATTAATATTTTTGATAATTCTGACTGAGTAAACGAAGTACCATCTAATTTCTTAATAGTATACTTCTTTGTAAATTCTTTTTGAATATATTTTACATAATCCATACGATCATTAAAATATCGCATTGTTTTATTTTTACCTTTACCCATAGATAAACCATATAATGGAGGCTGAGCCATATATATCATTCCAGCCTCTAATAATTCTGGCATATATACTACAAATAAAGATAATAGTAACGTTGCAATGTGCTTACCATCAGCATCAGCATCTGCTCCTAGTATAATCTTCTTATACTTAAGTTTAGATACATCTATCTTCTGCTTAGAAGTTCCTAATTTATTAATATCAAAATCTTTATATCCGTCAAAGATAATACTAATAATTCCAGCAACTTCTGCATTTGATAAAACTTTTGCTCTGGAATATTCAAAAGCATTAATAATTTTACCTCTAATTGGAAATAATCCTTGAGTAGCATTTACTCTATTATTAATAGCTGTAGAATAAGCTGAATCCCCTTCACATATCCATAACTCTAAATCTTTCTTTCCTAACGGAGCTACAAATTTTGCTGGTAATCCTGTTAAAGATGAAGATGTATATCTGTTAGCAATCTTAATTTTTTCGGTTTCATTTTTAGATCTAAGTTCTGCTACTGATTTTAGATACTTACAAACTTTTAAGAAATCGCTAGGATTTTCTTTGGACCACTGATCCAATAAATCCATCACCATATTCTTAACAAATGGTCGCATATCTTGATTACTTAATCTTTCTTTAGCCTGCCCAATAAACTGTGGGTCTAAATGAGCTGCAGATATAACTGCACAAAGATTTTCTCTCGTATCTGCTGCTGTAACTGTTAATTTTTTCTTAGTATTTTTAGAACCTTTCTTTTTATCTGTATCTTTAGCAAGATATGTTTTATTCATATAATTACTAAAGAAATATCCAATACCATCTAAAAATCCATCAACATGTGTACCTCCACCAAAAGTTGGACAAAAGTTACTAAACGAATGTATTCTAGTTTCAGCATTTTCATCCATAGCATAAGTAAACATAATATCAGCTTTCATTTCCCCAGTATCTTTGAACAAATGAACTGGTGTTATAAGAGGTTTGGTAGTATCTTCAATAATATAAGTCACAATACCATCTTTATTCTCTAAATCGAATGAATGCTTTTTACCTTTAGAATCAATTGCATTGAAAAATACTTTTGCACCTATTTTATTTAAAGGTAATAATAATCTAACTAAAGCATATACCTGTTCCCATGTAGTCTGTAAATCACCAAGAATGCTTAAACATGGTTTAAACATGATAATTGTACCCTGTTTGTTTGTTTTATTAGGTATTTCTACTTCTCCTTTTTTCCAAGGATAGCCATCAGTAAATTCTACTTTTCTAGCTTTTCCAAGAATATAAGATTCAACTACAAATTTAGATGATAGTGCATTTGTAACCTTACCACCAACACCATTTAACCCAGATGAATAATCACCTTTCTTTTTATTGTAATTAGAAGATGTAAATTCTGATGTGAATATTCTGATAATATTATCAAACGGAATACCTCTTCCATTATCTTCTATAACTACAGATAAAGTTCTTTCATCATATGAAATCCACACTCTGTCGCATGGAGAATCAATTTTATTTATTTCATCTAATGCATTCTGGACGATTTCGCGAATCATGCCAATAAAACCTGGATCTCCAATACCTGTAAGCCACGTACCAGGTCTTTTTCTAACTGCAGTGATAAAATCTTCTAGCGTCTCTATTTGAGACCCATAATTTTTAATGTTATCAATCATTTCTTTTGACATTGATGATTGCGTATTCGGTTTTGTCATTTTATAAGGTTTCCTTTCTATATAATGGACTTAACTTAATGAATGGTTAGTTATCTCATTATTTCAAATTTTTCCTTAAAAAATAAAAGATATGGAATAGAGTATGTAACTCTATTCCACAATCTTGTTAGTTTAATATATTAAACCTGATATTTTTTATTTGTTGCTACAGTTTCTGACTGTTTATCAGCAATAGCTGGAGCTGACTGATTTAACTGAGCTCTAAGTCTTTCATTTTCAGCCTGTAAATCGGACATATTCTGCATTGGCTGCTGATAAGTACCATACGCTGTAAACTGCTGACCATTAGGCATTACTCCCTGCTGGATTGGATTTCCACCAACCTGCTGGTTGTAATCATATGCTGGCTGATTCATGTATGATGGCTGCTGCATTGGCTGCTGATACTGTGGGTATGGCTGCTGGTATCCATATGCAGGCATTCCCATTCCACCACCATTTACGAAATGATTCATCATCTGCCATGGATTGATGTTTCCGTTGAATCCTGGTGCAACATTTGTACTTCCTGTATCGCTCACAAAAGTTTTCTGTGCTGTTTCGAATAATTTTGGAGCTTTGTCAGCAAGTGGGATAATCTGGAAGTAATTAGTAACGATTTCTGGGGCCATATCAACCCAATACATTTTAGCACACTGTAACACATCAATGAAGCTACTTGTAACCTGAGCGATCTGTTCTGGAGTTGCCTCAACAATATTGAATTTTGCTCCGCACTGTGTGCATCTTACTGTTCCATCTGATTCCTCAACAATAGTAAGTGTACGTGTCGCTGGATCACGATGAGTACACTTAGCTCTAGCGATTTCTTCTGGTGTAAGTGCTAATGAAAACTGTGGAGTGTTCTGTTTCAGCAATCTTCTTTCGTCGTCAGTTAATGGATTAGTGTACGCTAATGGTTTCTTAGGCTGCGCAAACTGATATGGACTACCCTGATAATTCATTCCTGTTTGATTATACATAATTTTTTCCTCCTTGATTTTGAATGATTATATTTTTGTTACCATGAATATAATATATAACTATACTCAAGTTTGCCAAGTAATTGATTGTTTAGAATATATTTATTTATGACTTGGAATGCACATATGATTTGGTGCAGCTGTACTAAACATTCCTAAACAATATTTGTATTCATCTTCTGTCATCTTATCTTTGAAAGTATTTAATACATTGATTGCATCTTTCATAGGAATAATAGCTTCGATGAACTGAATGTGCTCATAGCTTGTATAAACAACTTTAATTGGTAATTTTTCTTGACCATACTGTTCTGTATTTGGTATAATAGAGATTAAACGTTCATTTTCATCATCCCAAATAATTGGAGTTGATCCTTGAACGTTATCATAAAAATGATGCTCATTATCACATGTAATGTGCATAGCCTTATCTTCACCAATTTCGCTACGAATTAATTGTATTTCTTTTAATGTCATGAGTATATCTCCTTTCGGTATAAACATTGTTATATCTATGTTTTCCCTATAGGATATATTTATAAGGTTTCAACTTATATGATATCTCTTTTAAAACTGATCCTGCATCTACAAATTTACAAAATCCACTTCTTGGAGATGAAGAATCGATTACTTGTAACAATGTACTGAATCCATCATAAATTATTTTATATGCATCAGCTAACTGTCTTTTTGTATCATATGTGGTTTGAAGATGCTTATCTACAGGTAAACCTTGGGTCTGTGACTGCTGAATATAAGTTTGTAAACCTATTGCAGTTGCAGCTGCTTCTCTCTGCATATTAGCAGATACCGTTTGCATATTCTTAACAAAGTTATATGTTAAGAAATAATGAGTAATACTTCCTACAAATCCACCAGAAAATGCAATATCTTTGAATATTCTAGGTGCATCTTTGCGCAAATCGTCTACTCTTTTTTGACGTAAGAAATCAGGTCCAAATTTTTGGCTATTTTGATAGAAATATCCATTATTATTTGGCTTATTCTTACTTTTGTTTTTCTTTGGCTTCGCCATTTATTTATACCTCCTTTTTAACAATCGTCATCATCTTCTTCAATATATCCATCGAAATAGTCATCTAAATCGAATGGTTCATTTTCATCTACTAGATCCTGCATCAGCATGTTTTTCATGAATGCATAAATAGTAATCATATTTGTTAATGTTATTCTAGGCGTATTTTCAATTATCTCTGCTGGCGGTTCTGAGATTATATGTGATCTGCTAATATCAATAATCACATCACATTCAATATCATCTTGACCTCTAAGCATTTCTTTAATATAATCATAAGTAGCCTGTCTACCCTGAATTATTTCAAAACTTTTATATTCTTCACCTTCATTGCTTTTATATTCACCAACTAAAAGTAATAAATATTTATATCTATCTCCTAATTCTTTTGCTACTTTATGTTGTGCTTTGAATTCTTCTACATTTTCAATTTTTTGCATTAATGGAATTCCCATGATTATTATCTCCTTTTAATTAATTTAAATAGTCATCATCTTCATGCATAGCAACTACACTAACAGCTATAACAACTGCGCTGATAGAAACTACTATTAATCCAACGATATAACCTAATACTTTAATAACTTTTTTCATTTTTTGCATACTCTCCTTTTTTATTTATTTCTTTTTTGTCATGAGATCAATATTACTAGAATGCTCCAAATATGTTACTCCATCTATAGTAACCTGAATCTGGTCTCCATCATTATAATCAGACCATTTAGTAACATTTCCTTCAACTATTTCCCCATTTTGAAGTTTAATAATTGCATAGTCATACGTATATACTGTGTCAATAATATCTTTATTTCCACAGCCAGTACATAACGTAAGTGCTGCTCCTATAATAAGAGCAAAATTAAGTAATTTCTTTTTCATATTTTCTCTCCTTTTTTACTTATTTTATTCATATTATCATAAATATAATATGTCACCACAAACAAATTTACCAATAAATTTTTTTATCCGGTACTACATATATAGCTTGATTTTTAAATCTCGTCACAGCTGTATAATTCAACTGTTTTTGGATTTCTTTTCTAAGATACTCTTGAAGATATATCCCATTATAATATTCCCCGCCTTGAGATAAATGTGTTGTTATTACATTTGCAGGCTCAAACAATTCCCCTTGTAAATAAGGATTTGCTCTCAGAACTTCTCTTTCTTTATGAGTACCTTTAAAATACTCATAATTACATCCTATTTTTGGATAATATGATTGAATTAAATCTGGTTTGAAATCTATAAAGAATTGAGCCCCATCATAATCACTAACAGAAACAGTATTCAACGCTGTTCCTATTAAGCCATTTGTTAAACTAATTCCATCTATTTCTATTTGCCAGTTATTCTTTCTGCATATCACCTTTTCACCAGATACTGGCATTGTACTATTTATTCCTAATAAATCTTCCCTAATACGTCTATTCAGTTTATCTCTTGTCTTATTTGTTCCACATAAAACAATTTGAGATCTTAATATCATCTCGGCAGTTAAGTCTTTTCTCTCTATTACTAGAATATCTCCATAATACCCACAACTAATAGGTTGATCATTGAGAATTCTTTCAGCAATATGCACTATACCAGAATTTTTATTTTGTCTCATAACTTGAGTTAGATAATGAATTTCACCATCAACTAAATATGCAGGATCATCTCCTATTGGGGGTAATTGATTGCAATCTCCGCATACTATTACAGGTAATCCTTGTTTTTCAATTTCATATTTCATATATTTAGGAACTGTATATCCCTCATCCACTATAATATAATCCACATCTTCTAATTTTTTAGGAACAAAGGTTAATTTTAATTTAGGTTTGTTAAATACCTCATCTATGATAGGTTTACCGAATTCATCTACCATCTCAGCTTCTATTAATTCATATAAAGATGAATGGCAAGTTTTAGCGTTCCATAAACCTCTAGTTCTCATAACAGATACAGCTTGCCCAACATATGCCATACAAGCTACTCGTGTTAATGGTATTCCGATTCTACGAACAATTTCATTTACAACTTCAGTTTTTCCAGTTCCAGGTTTACCAGATATCTGAAAAACTTGATTTGATTTTTTTCTTCGTAAAACATGATCTACACCAGCTTGTATTATTTTTTCCTGCTGACTATTCCATTGAAAGCTCATGATTAATATCATCCAATCTTGTTAATTTATTTGCTATATCATCAGATATTGTTGGAGTTCCAGAAAATTCATGAGAGAATATATAATCTGCATAGGTATATGCAGGATTATGAAATGATCTACTATTATATACACCATCATCTGTAACTACTCTTAATTTTTCTTTTTTATCAGCATAAATATCAGTAAGAGTTGCATATGTGGAAGTATATATATCATTATCATTTATATATTTCTGAAAAAGTACAGGTATTGTTTTCTTATCATTAAATGGATCAAATATTGCATCATTCTTATGAAAAGGAGCAGATGCAAATTCTGGAGACGATGATTTAAAATATTTCTTTCTAAATGAAATACGATTTCCACTTTCATCATCTACAATATATCCCATAGGGTCTGTTGTTAGCCCTAATGCTTGAATTAGCATTAGGTTCAAATCTTCTTCTAATTGAATTTTTTCTGTAGTTAATTTATCTCTTTGTTTTTTATTAAGTTTAGTCATATTAGATATTTCCTTTCTATCATTTTTCTCTATTTTTAAATATTTTAACTATCTAATAATTTATTATATAGTTATTGGAGGGTTAATAAATGAATAATTTCGCAAGCTATCAATATGCTGAAATAGCAGTATGCTTGGAAGATGCTGTAAATTCTAAATATGGTAAATTCTATATACCAGTATTAACTCCATTTTTGGACAATGCAGAACCTTATGATAAAGAAGATATATTTTCTATCAAAAATAATATTATAAATATAAATGATATTAGAAACGATATAAAGACATGTACAGTTTCCAATTATATTGAATTGAAATTACCTTTTGGTAATGATAATATTAAAAAAGGTGATAAATTTTTAGTATCATTTATCGGAGGAGATCCTAATAAACCACAACTTATAAGGAGGTGTGATTAATGGCTACAAATACAACATTAGCTTTAGGGGGATCAAATCTTCCTGAAAAAACTGTCACTATTGAAGAGTTTATAGAAATGGGAGCTGCAGATGAAATAACTTATCATAATTTCTCAATATTAGCAAAATTCGTAGATGAAAACTCTGAAATTCAATATGCAATAACCAATGTAATTTATGATTATATGGAAGATTTATTATCACGAGCAGTTACTTTAGAATTAAGCAATGACGATTTTACTAAATATAAATACAAACCAAAATTGTTAGCGTACGATATATACAATACAACTGAATTATACTTCGTAATATTGGCATTGAACGGAATGTGTGATATAAAAGATTTTACAAAGAAAAAATTAAAAATGCTTTACTACGCAGATATGCAAGATTTACTAAATCAGATATATGCAGCAGAATCAGAGCATATAAAATATAATCGTAAACATTTAGATGATAAAAATAAATCAACATGGTAAAAAAAAATAAGAGGTAAGCAATAAATGCTTACCTCTAAATTTATGATATTTTTTGAAATAATCGTATAAGTGGTTTTTTCTCTTGCACCACTGGTTGTTGGTGCACTGGCATCTGAACAATATTTGATATTTGTTGTTCCATAGAAGGCTGCGGTGCGATTTCAAATTGATCTTTTTCCAACTCTTCAATACCAATATTATTCGATGAATATCTACCAATATGCCCACGCTGTATATTTTCAACAGCTTCTGCATATTGGAATACATTTGGTTCTTCTTGATATACCTCATGATTTGTAGCAGAATAACCACTAGTTTTAACTCTAGTACCTTCTGCAACTTGTTGTAATGATGTGTCATAAAGACTATCTTTAAATACTGGAACTGGACTGTAAAAGTCTTCTAATAACTGCAGTCCATTTTCCATATTAAATGGTTGACATACATAATCACGCAAAGTATATATACGTTTCTTAATAGTTTTAAACACCATATATTCTTTTCCACTGGCATCGGATTCTCTATTAAGAATACACGCTAAATCTACATTATCGAGCATTAATAATGACTCCCCAACATTAGATTTTCCTAATAGTCTAGTCAAATCTGCTTTGGTTCTTCCTGGAGTATTATTATCAATAACTCTAGCTCCATCTCTATTCAAATGAGATACAGTTAATACTGGAATATTTTTTAAAATTGCAAATGTTTTCAATTCATTTATTGTATCTCCAAGTTCCATTCTAACATCTGGCTGGCCACTTGCAGCTCTAATTCTTTTTACATGGTCCTGAATCATACATATACATTCATATCCCTCATCTTCTAAATCTTCTACTACAGTATATAAATAACTTGTATCAACTGATCTGTTTGGTTTATATTTAATTATTATATCTATAGGATTTTCATCTGTTAAATATAATTCTCCATTTTTATGCATCATATTAACTAATTCATCTACAGGATAATCTCTTAAATCTACTCCTGTTGACATTTTTACTAAACGATCAACTGTTTCTGAAACTGTATTTTCCATGGTTAAATATACAATGCATGGTATTTTTGTAGGGTCCTTTGGTTTGAAGTTTCTATTATATTTCTTTATCTGATATGCAATGTTTAATAATGATAAACTTTTACCAACACCAGTAACCCCAAGAAATAAATAGCAACGTGTATTTTCAAATCCACCACCAGTAACTTGATTAACACCTTGCATTCCTGTTAATAATTTACGATAATCAGAATTTAATTCATTCTGGATATCTTGTAATTTTTCTTGAAGAATTCCATCACGTAAACTAAATGTCTCTGTTACTACTGATTCTGTTCTATTTTTACGAAACATTGTGTTTACTAATGCTATCCATTCTTCAACCTTTTTACCCAATGTAGTAATATCCGTAGAATCTGCAGCTAAAAATCTTGTTAATAAATCTATACCTTGAGCTGCTTCTTCGTATAAAAAAGTATGAGATAATGTATTAGATACAGTCGTATTTATCCAATCTATTTCTTCATTTGTTAGTCCTGTAAATGAACTAATATCTATCAAATCACTATCAATAAATCCACCATTGATATATTTAATGATAGTTATAGTTTTTGTCAATCCTTTTTCTAATCTAGCTTCTATTCCTTTTTTTATGAACAGAATTCTCTTATATTTTTCTTGATCTGAAATATATTTTTCCATATCCAATAATGCTATCAGATTTCTTAAATTCATATATGCAGATCTCTTTATATATCTATTTTCAGTTAATATAAATTCACACATGAGGTTCAATGTATGAATATCAAAATTCAATGGCAACTTGGTCTTATTTTTAACATAAGTTCTACCTTGTCCATATTTTTTATTTCTAGTTACTATATCCATTATATGTACCTTCTTATCATTTTATATAAATATCATTATAAGCATGTTTCATGCTAAATATATTTATACAAAAAATAAAATGCAAGGGAAGCTCCAAACTTCCCTTGCATGATACGAATAGAGGTAATTACCATTCCAGGTCATACCAATCATATAAGTCTACTATTTCTCCATATGATTTATGCGCAAACATAATCATACTAGATACCAGCTGTAAATTCCAATCTACATTTCTTTCTTTATATTTTATTTTGACTTCACAGAAACTAAGTGCTTCTCTAGTAGCTTTTGCAATTTTTGAAGCTAAATAATCACCGCATGCTTCTTTCTTATCAATAGTCATACAGCTTCCACTAGGTACAGATATTTTTAAATACATAATATTATTAATATGATCAAATTTTGTATCTTCGATAAGTACCCCATATGCTAACATTGTTTTGGTTAATCTTGCATGGTCCTGAACATACCTTTTTAACATCGGATGTGAATCTGCAGTTTCTTTAATCATTTCGATAGATTTTTTATACTCATCAGAAATATCAAATAAATCATCTAATAATACATCTACAGATTTATCAGATATATCAATAGTTTTGTTTACTTTTTCCTCTTCAGATTTTTTAGTATTAAATTTTATAGATAGGTCTTGATGCTTTATATCTTTCAGATCCTCATCTACTTTATCTTTCGATGAAGCACCTATATATTGCAACCATGACCAATGTTTATCTAGATATATTCTATTAATATCATTAATATCATATAGAGAGTAACCATTTGATAATAATGCATCACAAAATTTATCTCCCAATTTAGTTCCAGCCATATCAGAAACATCAGATGTTTTTGGTATGTATACTGTTATGGTATCACCCATCACAACTTCAATACCATATTTTGCAAATTCAGCTGCAGTCTTCTCGATAATGTTACATTTTTGTGCACTTGATAAATTATTCATATTATTTCTCCTTCTCTTTAAATGTATATGTATAGTATATTTCATTATAATAATATATTAATAAAACCAACAATTTTGACAAAAATAAAGGATAGTGTTATTTACACTATCCTTTATTTTGTTTTGATACAAATACTGGCTATATTTGTATCGTCCATCTTACACTTAACTTAAGTACTTTGCGAGAATGATGCGTATTATCTCGCTTTAACACCCATAAATGATTGAATGGCTAGTTCAACCATTATGGTAATGTTGTTATTAGGGTAAATTATCACCTCCAGGTATGAGAATATATGACGGTTTTTTAATATATTCCCATTCTTTTATTCACTCTAATAATATATAATCTAAAAGATGCCCTTAAACTTCTATCTTTACTCTTTCATTAAAGCTATAATTTGATCTGCAGTTACAATAGTAGCATTTTCTTTTTCATTAATATATCTGGCTAATATTTCGAACTCTGAGAGATTATTATCTAATATATAATGATATTGTGTCAGTACTTCTGGAGCCACAACCTCTGCAACTTTCTTGGATCTCTTCATATGTAATTTTATACTATCATTATTCTGATAATATCGTCGTAAAACTTCCATATTAGCAGATGGAATACTATCTGAAAACTCTATTCGAAGATGGTCAATGTTTTCTTTTTGCTTCAAATTATTTATATAATCTATAATATCTTTTGGGTCGTTCATTAATAAATGATCCACATTTACTGTATCGTATCTAAATGAATATACAGGTATCATATGAGAATAATGTTTTCTAGTATCTAAATCATATAGTACTATCATAAAACCTTTCTCTTGTTCCTCTCCATATTTCCATCTCATAACAGATCCAGAATAATAAAAATATCCCCCATAACAACCACATATATGAATATGTCCAGCAACAATAGGGCCTTTACAATTACAAAAATCTCTCATGGTGAATAATCTAGCCCCATTAGATGGTATACCAGCACCATCTATTGTTCCGTGCAATACACATTGGTCATAGTATCCAGAATAAAATAAATATTCTTCATAGATAGAATCATCTAAATTATATAATTCTGGTATACAAAGAACTTTTGCTCCTTTTATGTATTGAAAACAAATAGTTTCTACTATACGAAGATCAAATAATGGATCTTGTAAATAATGATAATATTGTTTTAATTGATCTGCATCGTGACCAGCTGTTCCGTATAATAAAACAACAGTAGCATTTTTCTGTATAGCAATATCTCTAATAGCAGAAAAAAACATATTCCCATACATAATTGCAGGATTATCTGCAGTGTATTTTCTATGATAAAAATCCCCATTAATAAATATAATATCTAAAAAAGGAAGTTTAATGAGTTCATCTAGAACTTGTTCTTTCAATATATTAAATTGTATTTTTGGATCTAAAGCACCAAAATGAATATCAGCAAGGTGCACCTCTACAAGTGAACCTCTCTTAATTTGTCTTTCTATATTATAAATATTTTTATTTATAGGCGTAAATAAAGGTATCATGATACGAATAATCTCCTCTATACATTAATCTTCTTAATTAGATATAGCTATAATGATTAAAATTCACATACAATATGACACTAGGTGAAGTGTACCTAGTGTCATATTTATGGTATTAACGTACCATTTTTATCTAATTCTGGAATCTGAAACTTGTCAAATTCTAACACACCATCTTCTTTTAGTATAGGAAGTCCAGGCACTTTCACTGGAACTGCGTTTCCGTTACTATCAACTCCTAATAATTTACCATGATATTCACTAGAAAATTTTTTATCCATCTTATTTTTTAATTCTTCATGTGCTGCATGTATTCCTTCTTCATGTCTATTCATATCCTCGGCAGTGATAATACCATTATTTAATATATTTTCTTCTAAAGTAAGAGTCTTATCATAAGGATTGAATATCTGTTTATCATAAAATGATCTAGTAGACATATACTTGTAACCGCCTTTCATTTAAAATGTATAACTATATTAATATAATGTAATTTTTATTTTCAAAACTTTATACAAAAAAAAATAAAAAGAGTATAGGTATAAACCTATACTCTTTTATTACATTATATTATGTTTCATATACCAATCTACAAATAATATCATTCTGCGACGTAATGCTTTACTAAATATGATATTATCCCATTCTTCAGATATCATATTATTATCATAATATTTTTCCCATTTTAATTTATCATTATAATATATCATAGTTAGTATACCGTTATCAGTTATAGTGAAATCGCATATCATACTATCACCTAAAGTATTTTTTGTACGATAATATAAATATATTCCTCCATTAGCATAACATGCTGTCAATATGTCACTTGTATTTGTATCATCATATATATCTGGAAGTTCGCATAATACTTTTAAATAAAAATCACAAAATTCTTGGTAATATTTTTTAAAAGAAGAATAATCATATCTATGCAGATAATATCTATAGATAAATACGCAGCATCTTGATATTTGAGATATTATAGTGGATTTTATGTATATAGGAATCAAATTAATATCCCATATAAATACTATTATTTTTCTTAAACATTCTATTTTTCTATACATTTTACACACTCCCATTCAAATTTATAAGATTCCAAATATTTTTCTATAAAGTCTTTCATATAATAATATATAATAGACTCTATATTACCCACATACAAATTATTATCGTCTACAGCAGAAATCATATACGTAGCCAATTTATCAATATCACATTCCATATATCCAAATTTATATATATCAACTTTGTATGTCATATTAATTTGAATATTATCAAATAACAAGCTTATGCAATTTGTATATAATGCCATTTGAAATCCATATTTGTCTTTATTGAATCCGCTTCTAGTAGCATCTGAATATGCTAATTTGTAAAATTCGTGAAAATCAACAAAGAAATTATAAATATCTTTTATCTTATTTCTAGATAATTTGTGCTGATTAATTATAATATCAATCTTCTTTAATGATTTTTTTATATAGATTTTTATTAAAAAGTATTTTAATTTATTTGGTATATTTATTTTATCTAAATAAACTAATTTTTTTCTATCTTCTATAAATTGATCATATATTGTATTCATAGTTCACTCCTGTCCTGTTATGATAGTATAATGACTTTTCGGATATAAATACGACATAGGAATGTAATATATTAATCTTTCATCATATATATCATCACAACCACCATTATTTATAATATATAGATCATCTAATGAAATTTCTGTTGGAATTGTAGCTGTAACTATTGTAGTATCCATTCTAAATTGCGGTTGAACGTGCTTCATAGATGCTCTTATAGTTTGTATTAGAAATGTATCGTATCTAGGATCATCTTTCAATTTCAGTGGATAGTTAGCAGTGATCATTTTAGGTTTAATATCCGCTAATGTCAGACTAATAGTCTTATCTGCATCGTATGTATCATCTGTTATTTTGGCAGAATCTTTAATAGCATTTAATACTAAATCTGAATAGTGTTTATGACCATTTTTAGTTAATATTTGTACACCTGTATCACATTTCGATGCCATATCTTTATTTCCAGGCATAAATAATATGAATTCTATTTTTCTATTTTTATCCTGTTTTTGTTTTTCACGCTGCTCTTTTTCGAATTCGCATCTCATTTCTTCTGCAAGTTCTAAATCATTCATTTTTTATACCTCTCTTTTTGTGAATAATGTTTTGTATTGAAGTTCTATATTTATTCTATGATAATACGAAAATACTAAAGATAAAAAAGTAGCTTCGCATGAATTAATAAAATTAAGATGATCTATATTGGAAAAATCTAATAAATATTCTTCAAAAAATACATTAGACTTGCTCAATTTTAATATAATGCATCCGTCTACTTCTATGCCGTATTCTGTTCTTAAAATATATCTGTATGATGATAACTGTAAGTAGTGTTTGTAACTAGTATGATTACTGGTTTTAAAATCTACTAAATACACTTTACCATTAATCTCGATAAGTAAATCCAACGTGCCCCCAAAATAAGGACACGTTAACTCTTTCTCTTCAAATATAATTTTAAATTTGCACTTTAGGATTATTTTCCACCACTCCAAGAATGAATGAAATGCATTAAATACTTCAATTTGCAATTTGGTGTCATCTGGGAGTATATTATGTTGTATATAATCTTCAATACATTTATGACATAAAGATCCTATATTACTTACATTTTCCATTACATTTTTATATTTTTGTCTTTTATATAACCCTATCGAATTTGCCCAAGTCATTAGATAATCTTCATGTAGCATTGCAGATAAAATTTCAGTTGTTCTTGGAACAGTAATTCCATTGTAAGAGTATTTCTCTGGAAGGAATTTTGAAACTGTATCTGTTATGTCTGTTGGTAATGAATTTAGTAAACTCATTTATCCAATCCTCCTTGTTGTTAGATTTAAAAATAGTATTGCATAGTATACTATGATATATAGAATATAGTATGTCATCATCTACAGGTGGATAGCTCATGCAGCTAAAGTTTTTATTTATATCAGTATTCATTAAAACAGAAACAGCTTTAATCACATTTGAGCTTAATTTTTCGTCTTGTCTTTTTATAAGCATATTAAAAACTTCAAATGGTGTAAGTTTAGTAGAATTTTCGAAAATTAATTTTTCTTTAAAAATACCATCAAAAGACATTGTAGGCGTTCTCTCCTTTCATTGATATCTGTTAGGCATGAATCCATCTTTACGTTGATAAAGATATTCTATCAAATTATTAAAATTATTATCTAGTTTCATATATATGCTTTTTGTATACTCATGGCGGTATATACATTGTCCATGAGTCATAAATATATTCTTCATATCAACTTCAATTCCGCATTTAAAAATATCACTACGTCTCAACATTGAACCCATGTGGTATTCATACACAGTGTATACTTTTCCATTTGATGAAAATGATTTATTGAAACTATCATCTATAACTATACCCTTACCAATAAGGCCCAATTCATCAAGAAAATCTGTAAAGTGGGATCTCATATAATAATCGCCTAAAGTTAACAATATGATTTTTATCTGCTGACCATTTTTATCATAATGATTAATTCTTCTAATTAAAAATTCTAGATATCTAAATGCTTCTTTAAAATCCATACCATATTCTAATACTATGAAGAATTTCATTCTAGGCATCTTTCGATATCTCTCTTTTTCACCATTTTTATTAATTCTAATATGCGATGAATTCATAGATGCATTCATGATTATATCTCTAAGATAAAAATAATCTTCTTTATTAAATCCAATAAATAATTTTCTAATACTATCAATATTAATACAATTTGTAGGTTTGTTTGGTTTTCTCATAATTATTCTCCTTTTTTTTTGTATATTTTAAATATAATATATGAGTATAATAACCATTACTAATACTACATTTTATAATGAATGCAATAGCAGTGAGAAGATATATCCACATATCCAAAGATAAGTAATGTGCGTAATAATATTTCTGCATCTGACTCATTTTTACAATTTATTGTTATTGCACTTATATCTTTTATTCCATGTATATTATTTTCCATAAACTGATTATTTGGAAATAAATCTACTTCTAATATATCATTATTCTTACCAATTATTCTAACACTAGAACATGATACCACCATTTTATCTAATCTAAGTCTCATTCATATCACCTCATTATATTTTTATTAATTAGAAGTTACCCCTATGATATTTTTATAAAATAATTGTAAAACCCCGTATTTTGGTGTATCCACAACATACTAGTAAATTTTAGAGTAATAGGAGGTATCCTAAAAATGAATGTAAAAATGAAACGGTTATCCGATTCTTATATATATGGAATCGGAGAATATGAAAAGAATTTATTTAAATTTTTTATGCAATCTGAAATTATGGATAAAACTGACAAATCTTTTGATGACATTAGATATGAAGTAAAGAGAGGACAGCAATCTGTTTTATTAAAAACTTTTGATTCTGATAATGTAGTATTCCTGTATAATACAACTCCTCTACCTAGAGCATTAAAGGTATTTGCAGCTCAGGATATAAAAACTGGAGATAAAAAAATGAGGGTATTCGTCGATATGAGTGATGCTGTTGTAAAGAAAGATGGCAACTATGTTTTACGTCCAGGTTCTTTAGACAGAGTATTATCTTATTTAACTTCTGCCCTTGCTCATCTCATTTACTATGCTGATCCTTCTAGAATAGTAAATAATTCATCATTAACGGAACACGGAACAGAAGCTTTTGCTAAATTGTTTTCACATATTATCGATTTATTACGAATCGGAGCTGTTGATAAGTTAAGAGAAAAATGTTTATATCTAGGATCAGTATATTATCAGGTAAATATATTATGTAAAGATTTTTCTGATAGTGTAGAAAATAGAGCAAAGAAAATTTCTAGATTAAATAGCAGAGATATAGAAATGATTGAAGTTTATTTAGATACAGATACTTTTAAGGATATTAATTCTTTTATCCAATCAGTGTCTAAAGTTATAAAAGCAGATGGATTAAAAGTTGATAACTTTATTGAAAAATGGATGACTACTTATGGACCTGGAACTCAGTTTGCTGTTGAGCTGTTTCCATCTTTTTCAACGTTATTAACTAACGCTTATAACGGAGCATATTTAAATAATCAGAAACAGATAGAAAAAATAACAGGACAGAGTATGGTAAATTATTCAGTTTCCTTACTTCGTCTGGGGAGTGATCTTGCATAATGGCTATTAGATTAGAAGATTTGGATATTCTAAAAAATAAAGTCATATATGATACAAATAATGATCAGTATGTAATGGCAGAGCAAGGAGAAGTTTCCTTTGCCTCTGCCGATTATAAAATACTTGGATTTTTAAATGGATACGTATATTCATATGATGACGATTATATAGTAAAAAGCACACTTGATATGGGGGAAATTGCTAGAATAGCAGTTCCTGCTACTAATGGTGTATTTTTAGAAGGAATAGATTATATGTATTTCTATGAGAGAAATACTATTTGGAAGGTTACAGAAAATTTAGAAATTCCATGGAAATTAGAATTTGACGATTATATAAAAGATGTGGTGATGGATAATTTTGGATATATATACGTTATATATGAGAATAGCCGCACTATAAGAAAATATACTACTGATGGTGAAATTGTAGTATATTTTAATGAAAGTGATGATCCTACCAAATTTTGTAAATTATATAAAATATTTATAAATAAAGGTGGAGGTAATTTATATATAATCGGTTCTGAATTCTGGAATAATAAAGTTCGTTCATTTGTAGATCATTATGATAATAGAACTTTTAAAAAGATAGAAAGACTCACTCTATCAGTACATGATAATGTGGATATTTATAACCCATATTTTTCATATCACGATCTTTATATAGACGATGACTATATTTATATCTATGCTAATAATTATATTGAAAAGCTAAATATAAAATTACGTCCATTATGGAGATATGGTTTAGGATATAATCCACTATCATTAGAAGTTGACTCGTTACATAAGATAACATTTGATGATGAAAAATATAAAGATAGAATATATTTCTCAGAAATATTTGATAGTACACAAGGATATAGTTTTGGCAAGTTATCCACAAATGGAAATATGTTATGGAAAATAACTAGTCCAGAAAATATAACTAAAACTGAATTCAACGTTGCTATTTATAAATCTGCAATTTATATTACAACTAAAAAAGATATAAATTTGACAAATGACTATGTGCTTGCAGTTGACGATGATAAAATTATCTTTGAAACAAGAAATGGTGAGCTTGTTCGAATGATTGATAGTGGTAACGATATTCTATATTCACCTGAAAATTATATAGGAATGTATTTATTGGGTAGTAAAATAAAAGATGGTATACCAAAATTTATTGATTACTATCTTGCACATGATACTGGATTGGTTGTTACTGAAGATAATGCTTTACTTATTCTCACAGAAGAAAATAAAGATTATACAAATCCAGAAAATTACAATTATTTCAGACTATTGGGATCTGAAGTATTAGATGAATTACCAGATTATAGCATATTGAAAACAAAAAATGGTAAGCCTATATTAAGTTTCGATAATTCATATATCGAAACTTTGTATCCATATATATCGGGAATAGATGAACAATATTTTACAGATGGGCAAGGTAATTATGTATCTGTCGCTGGCGAGATAGAAACAATAGAAAAGAATGGTGTTTATACTAGATTCTTTTATTTATTGGCAGATTACCATAAATTCTATCAAAATATTGCAACCAAAAAAGATAATAAAATAATTATAACTAAGAAGTATGGTCATGGAATTGCTAGAAAAAAGAAATATATCCATAGATATGTAGTGAAAAAACTCATAGATATCGATATTATAGTTGAATATCTGATTCAGAATGGGGTATTAGAAACACTTTTACCTAAGTATGTAGAAAAATTAAAACATCATACCATTAGTATGATAGAAGATATTCAAAATGCAATGACTCCATGTATTTATAATATAGATGCACATAGAGTATATGGGTATAGATATGATGGACGAGAATTTTATTTACGTACTCCTAATACTATGATATTTATGTGTAAAAATATACCTTATCTGGATAAGCGTAGACGAGATTCTATATTTGTTGAATCCATGGTTACCTTAGTAGAAAATCAAGAAATAACCCCATTTTTATTATTTATAAATGGAAGAGCTGTTAAATGGTCTAATGTTACTATTATACGAGACTGGTCATTCTCATTTATAATAATTAGTAATTGTAAGACGTATGCTGATTCATTAGATTGCGTATTATTCCCATGCACTATACGATATGGAGAAAATAATAACATCCTCCCTAATTGCACAACTGGATTATATTTCGATTATAATGGATTCTATACCACAAATCCAAATAAAGTAAATCTTCGAATAGAGGTTACAGATAAACATGTTGCTGGAGGTACATATCGTATAAATGAGAGTTATCCTCATATAGAATTATTAGAACCAAATGAAAGACAAACAAGTTTTCCTGAAAATATATTAACATTTGAATCTGATGATAGATTCTATGCAGATGGAAGATTTTATTTGGATCATTATGGGGAAAATATATATACATATGCAAGAGAAACAGCTGGTGTTACTTTTAGATCATTCTATTATACAGAAAGTAATGAATCTAAAAATATGATATTTGATATACCAAATCAATATGAAACAAAAATTTCATTAAAAGATAAAGCTGCTGGAAAAGATGATCATCGTGTAGATGACTTTTTATCTCAATTTGATTTTAAATTTTCTAGAAATAAAACATATGAAAGAAATGTTTCTGAAGCGGTAAGTTACATTATTACATATAAGATGCAATTATTAATAGATTTCTATAAAAATAAAATGAATATAAGATCATATTCATTTACTGGAAGTAGAATTAATGAATTAGCTGCGTTACATAATGGAACACTTATCATGCATAGAGATAGATCAAAAAAATTATTTGACTATATCATTGTATTTGTGAATGGAAAATTATATGATAATTATCATAGTATTAATTATACTAACAATTATTTCGAAATCCCTATTTCAAATATAAATGATACGGATAGTGTAGAAATTATTCACTTTAAAAAAGTAAATAATACATCAAAAGAAATAATAATAACTGATGAGATTGATTATATTCCTGAAGAGTTAAGATATGATAACTTTGAATTATTTGCAACTTGCAAGTATGATTCTCCTCAGTATCTTGATTATTCTGAAGATGAGGCTAAATCACAATATCCAATAACAGATTTTTCATATGCAAACCAATTTAATGAATATGGAAATTATACTGGAAGTGTAATAGCGTTAGGTAATACATATTTTAAAAATAAATCGTTAAGACTAATATCTAAACGACAATTTCATTATTATCATTATGACTATACATCAGCTAATGATAAAAATAAAATAGAACTTCCAAAAGAATTCAAATTCTGTACAAATAATAATCAATTTTTAGTATTTAAAAATAAATTATTATTCAATGATTGGAGGTTGGTTCATCCATACATATTGACGACAAATGGAGAATCATTTGATATGGCATATATACATAGTAATATAGATTTATTAAATGGCGATATTATAGATATTTTCTATATTCCTGACGCATATGAAGAAATATTATTAGATCCAAGAGATCCATCAATTTCTGGATATAATGATATTATCTTGGATACAAGTATGCTTGATATTCCATTTGATAATTCATTATTCTTTGTATATGCTAATGGCAAAAAAGTTAGTATGGATAATGTTCAAAATGTTGCTATCAATAGAGTGCGTTTACGTACAGAAATAACCGAAGAAGGTAATATAACAATTCATCGATTATTCAATGCAGATACTATATTAAAAGAAGTATTTAGTTATAGTGATAAATGGTCAAAAGCTGTATCGACTATGTCGAATGCCGATTATGCTACACTATTCACTATAGCAGAAAATAGATCAAAATAAAAAAATAGGTAGAGGAGAATAAGCCTCTACCTATTTTTATTTTGTTAATTCTTTTTCTGTATTTAATATAAAATTTTATAGTATTTAAATCATTTAACTTCTCTAATAATTTTGGTTGTTCTGATTCTGATTCATTTTAATCACATAACTTTTATTGCAAGATATAATTCATTTTGCATATATAACAATTTTATTCAGATAAATTCATTCACATTATGAAACATTTTCGCATTATGTAATTCACTTAGATTGTTTAACTTTATCCTCCGATATAACTAAATATTTATGATAAAATATATTACTATATTTTATCTAATTCATAATAATAATATATAAGTGAAATATGAAATAGACGTAAAATATAGGAGTATACTTTGTTTGTATACTCCTATTGATATTATCTTCTAATAAACACTAAATGGAAATTTTTACTAGTATCATTTGGCTCGTATACTAATACTCCTTCATCAGAATTCAATAATTCTAATAAATTACTAAAAATATTTTTCCCATCATATCTAGCATTTACCAATTCAGAAAATTTAAAACCTTCTAGACTGTTCATATCAATTTCTTTTGATTCTTTATCTAATTCATCGTAAATTTTGTCAACTTCAGTTTTAATATCTTCTGTTATTGAATCTTCATCCATATTATAAAATACATTTCGACCAATAATAGGAGAATTACCCACCATTACAACATTTTCCATATCATCACTATTTAAAACTTTGGTTAGCAATGTATCACTATTAATCAATTCATGATATTGAAAAATCCCAGAATCTGGAGAAAGTATTCTAGATATTTTATTAATAAATTCATTAGTAATAGCAAGGGTATGCATGTTATCGCTAATAAAAATATGTTTAATATTAAGAATATTTTTTTCTCTATCATATACAAGTATATTATTGGTATATTGTAAGTATTTTAGTAGTGGTTCGTATATTCTACATAATGATGATATTTTAGCATAATCTATTGAGCTTTTATCTGAAATTCCAAATGCTGCAAGGGTTACTGGTTCTATCATAAGTGGAGATAATAAAGCTTTTAATTCAATCCCCTGGCCATTGATAAAATCTGTGCCACTATTTATTTCTGTTATCATGCATGGATATTTCATATCCATAATTTTATCTGGAGTTTTAAATAAAATTAATTTAAAAAATACTGATGGTCTCTCATCTAACTCTCCAATTACTTCTTCAAAATCAAATTCAAGCTTAAAGCAATAATCACCATAATCACTTGCCTTAAACGCATCTGGACAACTAATTCCATGAGATTCAAAGAATTCATCTTCTCCAGTATATATTACAGCTGGAGTATCCTCGTCTGATGAAATTTCCACACTTTTAGCATCAGTTAAACATAAACCATTATAGTTAATCACTATATGATATTCATCACTAAATGTGATTATTATATCTTCTTTACCATCAGGTCTACCAGATGGTCTATTAATTACAGTAAAATATTCAGAATCAGTATCTGCTAATAATTTTACATTTTCCGCATATTCTTTATATTTTGCTTCTTGTAATATGATGCCGTTTCCATCTACTAACCCAACAGCACGTACATTATAATCTTGATATATCATTATATTTCTCCTTTTAATATATTTTTATTTATAGGTTTCTTATAATGTAAAAAATGAGCAGTAGACTTAATTAAGTCTACTGCCATCTAAATCATTTAATACTATCAATGACTCGTTTAGGTATTTTAAATCCACATATACAGTTAATTCTGAAGTTTCTACATCTAAATCTTTTTCTCTTAAAATATTAATATTAAAATTTTCCCAATCTATTGTTATTGGTATTTCTGTCTGATTATTATATACTTTAAAATTAATAAATATTGATGGAGAAATAAATGTAGATTTTGTGTATTGTATAACTTTCATAAGATCTTTATCTTCTAACAATTCTTCAAACTGAATTGTTTTCATAGACAAATCATCATCTATATATTCAGTGGATAAATATTGAGGCCAATCATGTTCATCTTTTTCAGGTGAAATAATATTAGGAAGCTTATATAATCCAGCAAAATTTAAATTAGTTTTAAACTTCTGATCTACCTTATCTTTAGAATAATAGTAGTATAATTGAGGTCCAGGTATTAATAAAGTACAATTCATATCTATATGAAATTTACTAAATAATTGATCAACTTGTTCTCCATCATCTAATGATAGTTCATCTATATTACTAATATGAGTATACATTCCTGGAACTCTAACAAAAAATTCAGAATTTCCATTAATAGTTCTCATTTTATATAATATTGGATATACAGAATGTCTATTTAAATAATCCAAATACCCAGTAATATTTTTTACTCTAGGTATATTATTTTTAAATTCCAAATCAAATCCAGCAGATTGAGCTATATTTAACATAATCTCTCTAGGAATATGAAAATCATATGACATATTTTTACCTTGAGTAGATCCTACTCTAAATGCATATGTCATAAAATTAGCTAAATCTATCTGTTCAGCTTTTGAAGTTACTCTAACTCTAAAAGTAAAATTCATTTGAACTAATTTAGGCATCATATTTAGGAATATATTATTATCATAATCCTGTATAATACCATCCTGAAACCATCGACTTCTTCTATTTAATACCTGTCTCCCGCCAACTCTTAAATCAACTGTATCTCTATTATACGAGTAATCAACAGTCGGTATAATTGCCACTGCAGGTAATTCTGGCTGTTTTGTTAATCTCTCTCGATTAAATAAACGAGCATCGTCAAAGATATGCTTGCCATTTATATGTACTGTTTTAAAATAATTTGTATCGAATTGTTCCAAAAACCAATTTCTCATATACTCTATACCAATAGAATATATTTGCGTTTCACTAGGAATAGATATATAATCATGCAATTTTATAGATTGCAATTGAGACTGACTTTTAATCATAAATATCGCATCTCCTTTCATATTATCCTAATGTGATAAAAATAAATATAGCAAGGATATGAAAAATATCCTTGCTATTAATATACTACAAGCTTATGCTCTTTTATCATTCTTCGCATAACCATTTTATTACATTTATTAACTCTAATAGTTATATGATCACCTGTATCATTTGTGTAAATAACATGGCTACCAGTTTGTCTGCAAGGATGATAATTATTATCATGTAAAATTTTTCGTATTTGCCGATCGCTATATGTTGGATATCTAATAAGTAGCCCTCCTTAATAAAATATCAGACACTTTTTAAAAGTGTCTGATATATTTAATGTATATATAAAAGTTTATAGAGACTGTTTCCTCTTTAGTAATTACGATGTGCTTATTAAATTACATATCGTGGTGCAGCTACAGCTTTGCTGTCTACTGTATTTGTATGGAGATTACCACTTATTGATGAACTTGAAGGTTTATTATTTGATGAGTATCTTTTTCCACAATACTCATCAGGATTATATTTTCCATTAAAAACCTCAATACATAAGTAATTAACTATCTGACGTCTGGAATTTGTTCCTGAAATAGGATCTATATCATAGAGTTCCATCAATTCAGATACAAAGTATTCTCCAGATTTAGAATCTTTAAGAAATTCTAATTTCATTTCATCTGTCCATCCATCTACCTGTTTCTTTAAACCGCTATGAATATAAAATTTTTGTGGTGATGAAGATGTAGCTTTAGCTGCATTTATTGTAGCTGATTTTGTAGAAGTATTCTTCTTATTTTTATTAGATTTTGATTTGCGTGTATCCTTCTTAATAATATTATTAAATATACTCTTCTTTAATTTAGAATATGTAAATTTATTATTCTTAGAATATAATACAAGCAAATTGTTTTTAGCTATACATAATGTATATTTATATTTATCTGCAATGATATTTTTAAGAGCTGTTTTGATTAAATCGATATCCATATCTAGCTCTTTTGATAATGTATCTAATACATCTTTATACGATAATGAACACAGCTGACCCCAACTTTTTCTTGTATAGAGAATATCAAATGCACAATCACATATATTGATAAGTTCATCATCTGTTAACAAAGCAACTATTCCATCAATATATGAATTCACACTGATATTTCTCAAGTTGCCACTAAAATATGCATTTATCATTTCACAAAGTTTCTCAGTAGGCGTATTATATAATCCATTTATAGCAATTGTTTCTAACACATTTTTATCACTAATATATAAATTAAATATAAGAGATACAAATAAATCAGAATTAGTAACTTTATATTTATTATTACTATTTTTAACCAAAATACGAGATGATATAAACATATCTAAATTAGATAAAATTTTAGAAACAATATTAGAAGTTGTATCTAATATTCTTAATCTGTCATCATATACCTTAATCAACTCTACAATGCTATGGAGATCTTTATATTCTACATAGGCATGGGCATATGATACCTTTGCATAATTGTATGCGTCTAATAAATGCGTATAGCTATTTCCGAAATTATATAAAATCTCAAATAATACTGAATTTGCTAAAATGTTATTAGCATTTCCATCTAATACATTAGATTTTATTTTAGCTACACTCTCATCACTCATACCAGTAAATGCTTTAATCAAACTTGATAATATATAATCTCTATTGATGGTACGAATATTAGTGTCCAGAACAAAATATTTACCATCTCTATGATACATAACTTCATTTGCACTTAATATTAACATATGTGTCAGATTATATGGATCGGCATCAAACATTATGTATTTTGCAAAGATAGATCTATAGTTAACACTAGCGGAACAAGCTTCTAAAAAGCTAGATGCTATTTCTTTAGTAACAGTAGGAAATCGTGTGTCGCTAAGTTTAAGAGCGTTATATGTATCTAATAACAATTCAGTATTTTTACGTGACTGCACAGATCCTAATGTAAGATTTAATTTTTCCAGCGATTTAATAGCACCATCTACCCATGATAAATATGCAGAATGATATTCACGAATATAATCTAATGGACAATCATTATTCAATTTATATTTATCCAGAGTCATCATATATGCTTCTGGAGAGGTTAAGATATCTGTAACTAGAGCTTTAATAGCATCATATGCTTTAGCCAAATTTATTCTACCATCTTCTTCTTTATAGTCGATAGGTTTAATTTCAGAAATATTAGCTTCAGTATCAGTAGTATTTGCATCTGTTGCTTCATCTTCTAACAATTCAATGCTATTATTAGATTCTTCTGCTACAGAATCGTCAACAGTTGGAATCTGGTCGTCACACTTTTCTTCAGAACTATCTAATTCTTCTTCGATCAAATCATCACTCTCGATATCATTACAATCACCAAAAGTTTCAAGTAATGGTAATAATTCGTCAGATATATATGCATTCATATTTTCTAAAAATACAGTAACAGCATCATTACCATATTTCATAATACATCTTGTTACCCGTTCACAGATATTTTCAGATAATTGGGATGCAAAATCTCCGAAGCACCCTAACAATTGGGTTCGTACTAAAGTGCCATCTGCAATGAATTGTATAATATCTAATGGTTTATCTGTATTAATAAGATAATCATCATATGCTAACTTAAAAGCTGTCATGTCTTCTAAACTACCGAAAATTGATCCAGCTATAGATTTATATAATTCATTGTTTTCTTTTCTCTGCGAATTTAATTCAGCTGACAGTTCTAAAATCCTGTCTGTCTTATCACATATCGATTTAAGATATGTATTTTCTTTTTTGAGAATTTTATTCTCTTCTTTCAATGCAGAATTCTCTTTTAATAATTCATAATTTTCAATCTGCAATGTTGTAATGTTGTCTTTTTCCATGACTTTCTCTCCTTTTTTCATCTTATCTTTTGTGCATTGCTTTGTTGATTATTTTCTCCTCCTATTATCAAATTTAGCAATGTAATATCCAACCAATCCTGTTAGTATAGATATTAAAAGTGTTTTAATTCCCATATAGTATTCCTCCTAATATACTATATATCATATGTATAATATATAATCATTATAATAAATATTGTCAAAATCGTTTTATGAACTGGTCTGTTATACTGAGAAATAAAATAAATATAATATATAAAGACGTTATTATTCTCCATCTAGCAGAATAATTATTCAAAATCAAATATATCTGAAAGATAGCATGAAATATTGTGTATATTATTATAGTATAATTACTAATTCGTATGAATTTTCTTCTCATATTTAATATACTATCTAATTTTTCCACATTATATGATTTTTGTTTATTCTTCAAATAATCTACATAAAAATGAGCTGCAAAGAAATTAGATATATTATATATAAAGATATATAATACTGATACTATTATAAAGAGATCAGTATATGCAATATGGGTCACATAATACGGAGACTCAATATATAATATACAATATATAAAAGATAATCCCAATGATATTAATATCATTGGGATTTTTAGCTCCATTATTTTAATATAATATTTCTTATCATACATAACATTCACCCCTTTATAATAATAAAAATATAAATACTACTAATTCAAGAATATAGTATATTGATAATAACAGATCATTATTAATAACATACATCAATGAGTTTGTAATAATACTAATTATCAGAAATATAAAACCGATATTTACACATATGGATTTTATTCTCCGTCTTTTCTTTTCAGCCATATAATCTCTAATGTAATACCAAAAATTTTCATAAATATTATATACTATACTAGATATAGATATTATAATTATAATAAAACTATTAGCCATATTGTAATAAGTATTCATATAAGGTGAAAATAAATTTGTAATATATAATAATAAAAAACTCGCACCTATTCTTTTAAGTATATTAATTAAATCTCTATACATTTTATTTTACCTCCACAGCTGCAACTAACCACATTATTATATATTTTAATATCAAATAACCAGCTACATGTAATTGTATTGGAGCATATTGTAGCACAAATATTGTATCTGTAGTGGTCAATATAATAACCAATATATGCAAAAATGTTCGAAGTCTATTTGTTCGTTTAATATCTCGTATACTTATTTTTGTATTGTCATAACGGTTATCGTAATATGTTTTTATGGTAAAAATACAAGTATAAAATATTAGAGATAATGAACTAAATATAGGATAAAATGGTAAAAAGGCATTAGATAATATATCTCCCATTAATATTGTAAATGATAATATTATACCTAATCCTATATATTTACTAAAAATTATTTTAATTATATTCATATGAAAGTTTCTCCTTTTTCATTATAAAAAAGAAGTATGGGTTATGCCATACTTCTTTTATTTTTGTTTCGTTCTTTTACTGCTTTAATAGCCGCATATTCTTGAGGTGTATAGCTACCTCTTCCTAATTTCATTAATGTATGAGCACTAATAATAGTATCTTTCTGATGACATACATCTGTATTAAATTTAGCATCATTTCTAGAAATATACATAACATTTCTAGGATTGAAAACTTCGTATGCGCGTCTATAAAACTCATCATTAGTGATCAAAAGTATGTTGAGTACGTCGCCATCGAAGTCCGGACTTCCATGAGGTATTTTCTCAACCTCATGGTAATACATAGACTATATTTATATCCATTACCATTGAAACAAATCTTTAGGCATTGGGATACTCTTATTTTGGATTTAAAGGGACTTATTGCTTGCAGCGCCCTTCCTATTTTCTAGGATCTACTTCTACTAATACCAATATTATATTTCTATAATATCAATCTTTCGAATAGTCGTTGAACGTTTTATAAATTAGAAATATAAATGATAATTTTTATGTCCAGGCATAATAGGTAATGGTCTCTTTGCATTTGGATATGTTTTTCTTGCATCTGAGTATCCAGCTTTCTTAAAAATATCAATAACGAAAGACTTAAAATATCTACGTCTATTTTCGTTGACATTTAAAGCATTTGCTAGGTCATCATAATCAAAATTCGAAGATTCAGGTTGTGACATAATATAACATACATCATATGCCATTTCTTCTGGAAATCTGTAATCGCCTTGCATTCCTGGTATATTATATTCCATGGATATACTCATATATGCGCTACCATATTTTATATTCCGTATAATAGCACACATCTTATTTCTAGCAATCTGATCTTGTTTAGTATAACCTAATTTATCGGCAATTTCTGGAGCTTCTAATCCATCTTTTATACATTGACAGATCAAATGTACTTGTTCATCCGTAATGTAACTTCTTGGATTGTCAGTTCCAATATATCCACATAATCCATTATCTAAAGCATGTCTAGTATTAGCTGATACAGTCAACCATTCTAAATTACCAATATAATTATTAGTTTTAACCCCATCTTTATGATTAGGTATAAATCTAAATGATTCTTTTATTGGGCAGAATGACATTAGTACCAACTTATGAACTCCAGTAAATATAGTTTTACCATCTTCAGATATTGTAATGCTCACTCTATAGTATCCACCCTCATCTAGATAATATGACATCAATCTTTCATATCTTATTGAGTAGAGTCTACCATAATTGCTAATATAATACCAAGGTAATACCCTTCCATCATAAAAGATAACTGGAGTGAAGTATTCACCTGGTAGCGATTCTACGTTTTTCATTACAGTTGGATAGAATAATCTTTGTAAGTTATCACTTTTTTCTGGTATTATCATTTTATCATCCCCTTTCATACTTATTTTTTCTAATTTACAAATTCGCTGCTGATTGGATATTTCGGCGATTAAGACTTAGTGTTTCCACATATCCCATCTCGATAATTTTTTCTGATTTTCATCAGCATTCACGCTTACCTTTGCAAGTTACGTTGTAGCTTATCGAGCATTAATCCTTCCCAGCAATTAAAAGAGTTTTAACTCCTGTATTCCTACATGAGTGGCCAAGTTTGTTTAGCCGCAAGCGGTGGTAAGATTTGTAATGGAACTCCCATTACAAAACTATCTGATATTCCTACACAATACATTTGCATAATTCCACCATATGCAATAGTTGGATTTCGATTAATAATTATAGGAATTCCTCTTCCACTATGATCATTCTGAATTAATGATTCTATAATCTGTCGTATCATGATATTTTCTTCAATATATCCCTGATACCATAATTGATATGCATCAGAATAACTTTTGTTATAAGTTTTCTGAATTATATTAACTATTCTCTGTTCTAATAATTTTACTAGACATTTATAAGGTAATTTAACCTCATCAATTCTAACTGATAAATCAGCTGCAATAACACAACGAGATGAAAAGTTATATCGTCCACCTAAGAGTGAACGAACAATACCTTTTTTCTTCTTTAATACATCTTCTAAATTAGCATATAATTTATTAAATTTATTTTGTAAATCATATAATAATTCGAAATTTGATGTGGATTTAGCATTCATCTTTAATACACCATATTGATTTAATTTATTTACAATATTATTCATAATATTATAAAGACCATTGCTATCTTCATAATAGAAGTTTTTCTGATCTACATCAATAGGTCTAAGTAATACTGTAAATACAGGTATTGATTGTGTAAATACTACATCTTTATTGTCTAGTATTTCATGATACTGCTCACGTTTCTTTTTGGTAGTTATTGATCTTGCGTAGAATTCAATAACTTCATCAAATCTTTCTTTAAATTCCATCATACCAATACCAGCAAATGGTTCATCTTTTGTCTTTGTTACCCCAGTATCAGTAACATGACCATCTTGATCTTTTTCTGCAGCATATGCTAAAATATGATCTAATCTTTCTTTTCCTAAGAAATTCTTGATTACTTTATACATATTTGGATGCATGATATAATGTGGATCTTTCAATACAATCCAACCAAAATATGCAAAATTATCATCTACATATTCTACTGGAGTTCCACAAATTGGACAGATGGTTTTATTGTTGATACGGAAATTTAAATGTCCACATTTACAACGATATCTGTTTGCATATGGATTCATATCTCTTAATGTCTGACCAAATCTTGATGACCATAATCCATCATAATCTTTTAAGTCTTTCTTGATACCATGCGGTGGACCAATAACAAAACCGTTATCTATGGATAAATCCATAATACGTTCTTGGTCTAGATTAATTCTTTTTAATCTGGTTTCATATTCGTAGTCTTCTGAGTACGGATATCTCAGAGTTACTTCAAATTCTCCTCCCATATTTAATTTTACACCTCCTTGATTTTTGTTCATATAAATAATATATGATTATTTGGCTGTTTGGGAAAAAGTAAAAAAATAAAGGATTGTTGATCATCCTTTATTTTTTAGGGAATACTAGATCTGCATAGATCTAGTATTAATTTGATTTAAATTTAATAGTTGATGATCTTTTTGATATTTCGAGCATCATCCTTCTCAGAATATACCACGCTTTTATGAATGCAATTCTAACAGCTTTTATATACATCTCATATATCTCCTTATTTTAAAAATCTTTTTAATTTACCATCTTCAATTTTAATTGATGGGTTGTATTGTGAGCTGAGTCTGTGACATTCAGTTGATTTATTTAAAGTATTTAAAGTGTGTAACATTTTTTATCTCTCCTTTTTTAAATGTATCATATGTATTTCATAATAATAATATATCATTAATGATATCAATATTTACAATAATAATATTATTGTATCTTTAAAAATTTATTAAATTATTAGTAAAAAAATAAAGGACACGCTACCATCCTTTATTTTTTTATTTAAAATCCTCCCTTCTTTTTTATTTTTGTTGAATGTATTGTATGTATTTCATAATAATAATATATTACCAATAATAGTTATTTTTACAAAAAACAGAGTAGACTTTTTAGTCTACTCTGCACCTAAAATAGTATAATATATCCTACCAAATACTGAACGAACACAAGATTCCAGATTACCATTAATAAATCTATCAAGTTCGCATATACCTGCTTTTTTTAAATTATCTTCAGAAAAATCAATTAAATCTTGTCTAAGTCTTCTATACATTTCTGCATAGTCTTTATTAGAATTTCGTTCTCTATTAAGAGCACGTAATGCTCGTACATATTCATCCGGAGTCTCGATATATATAGGGACCATAGTTTCAGTACCATAATATTCGCATAACTTTGTATAACTTTCAAGTGTACCAATACCAATATAATTATTAGACTCTAGATCAATAACATCTGATGAAGTAAAATATACCCATGGCCCATTAGATGTATTGTATGTTCTGCTTTCTAATATTTTACCTTTTTTATACATATCATTATACAATTTATCATTAACAAAATGATATTCTACACCATTTGTTTCTCCAGATCTCATAGGTCTAGTAGTATATATTATTATCGGTTTTATATTTATTTCCGATCTTTCTAATAAATCATCTAGAATAAGCTTATATATAGTGTCTTTCCCTGCTGATGATTTGCCCATAATATAAAAAATATAATTCATACATTATTTTTCTCCTTTCGTGTATTAATTATATTTTCATATCTCCATATATTGCTACAATATCATGCATTGGAGTTTTAAATGGAATAACGTCTAATATATCATCAAAATCATAATTGCGTCTAATAAGCATTTTTATATATATCTTTTCATCATCTCTATCTTTTCGATCATATTTATAGAAATTAGTATATATGAAAACTTCAGCTGGATTGGACCATTGTAAATTTTCCACAGTATGATTCATATTATTCCAATCTCTAACATGTACAAGATTTCTATTATATTGAATATCTTTTTCTGTTTTTGGTAGAAATGTTATTGCCACTAATCTATTTAATGAATATTCTTTAATCTTTCCTTTATTAGAATAAAGAGCAACTCGACCAATACGATTTCTATAACTTATCTCAATTATAGTATTTGATTTCTTATCAATAATTTTTCCAAGAGGACTAATACCATAACGACCTGGCATTATATCTTCAATTTCAAGATCAACAATAATATTTCCATCTTTTTCAACATTAGATTCTAATTGATTGACCTTATTATTAAACATTGGAATCTTCTTTGTAAAATTTTTGAAAAATCTTTTCATCTTCATATTAATTTACCTCGATCAAATAAAATATTAATTAGATGTAAAAAATAAAAGGATATGTGTTCCCACATATCCTTTATTATTATTTTGTAATTCCAAATGCTTTATTAATATCCATAGTTGTCATTTTTTGTGTGCCATCATGGAAAGCTTTCATTGATCTATTTTTCATAGTAGATGGCAAATTAGTAGAAGCTACTCCAATATTCTTTTCATTTCTATAATACTCCATATTACCAGCACAAGCATTACATATTCCTGTTTTAGATTCACACATTGATGAAAATCTCATTTTAACTGTTTTTCCTATGTATTTATTTTTATTAGAAGAATTTAATTCTACTAATCTATTTCCTTCCACCATATAGCAATACATCCATTCACCAATATTATCATTAGTTAATGTAACTTTAATATATCTTTTTGTTCCACAATCAGAACCTTTAGTATCTAATGTTATATGCTGATATGCATATAAAAATAACTTTTCAAGATATCCACCGATTTCAGTTTTCTTTGCTCTAGAGAACGGACCTGCTGCTAATGAATTTGCAAATAATGAATATTCTTCAGGTTTAATACCATCAATATAACTAGAAGTAGCAACTTTATATTTTTGTTTAGCTGAAGGGTCTGGATTTTTAATTGGACCTCTTATCACAAACATTTCTTTGAACTGATTATTTACACTTCCTCTAGCTCCAGAAAGAAACATATCCATAGATGGATCATCTCCCATGTATTCTTTTGCATATTCTATTAATTCTTTTTCCAATTTACTTGCAACTACTACATCTCCAGCATCTAGTTCTTTCTTATATTTTTTAATTAATTCTTCTTTTTTCTTATTTATAGCTTTACTACAGGTTAACATTTTTTCAGTATATGCTGGGGATAATATACTTACATATGGCATAAACTTTTGTGTCTTCATCAAAAATCTATGCAAAATATCAACAGTAATTCTATCTTCCATTAAAGCATATGATAATAATTCAGTTATATCACTGAACACTTTACCGTCAATTGTTTTATTTATATATCCACCATCAATGAGATCAAACAATTCCTGCTCTATAAAAAATTTATTAAATACATAAATACCTACAGTTGTAGTGAACTCTTTTTTATTCTTTCTATTTCCTTTACCATAGCTTCCAGGTGGTATTGTTATTTCATCATAAGTCTGAAATCTTGTTTTTCCATCAAACTTACCAAAAGTCTCCATTATAAAAGTTGTTGTAATATCATCTTCACTTATATTTGCTATATATTGTATATCTTCTTTTTTTGTTATCACTTTAGGTTTTCTTGAAGCCATATTGAATTGCTCCTTTCAAAATATTATTAGTAAGTTGACAAAAAATAATCCTAGTGCTTTTTTACAGCACTAGGATTAATATTTTTAATTGAATCGATATGTTCTATCATTAATTGAAACGATGTAAGACTTGTATTCATAAATTTGATTGAGATATTCCATGATATCTACTTCCTCGATATATAATATTTCTTTAGGACATTCAGGATTTGGACATTCATTTGCTCCCGCATTCATTGGATATCCACAATATGGACAAACTCCTGGTCCTATAAAACGTTCTTCAAAGATTGTGTCGTTTTTTGGTACTCTTGTGTACTCCAGTTCAGCTACTAACTCGCCCTCTTCAATAGCTTGCACTCGTATATACTGAATATCTTCTATTCGGTATTGTACGATTCTTCCTCTTTGTTTTTCCATCATATTTGTCTCTCCTTTTTCTCATATAATGTATACTTATAGCGTATCATAACTATAATATACAACTGTTATATTTTATAGTTACTAAATCTGTACAAATATACATTTTTACTAATCTTCTAATAGAATATCTGATAAATAATATCGATACCTTTATCTTCTTCGATTAATGACTCTGTAGAAAAATTCAATTTTGTAAGTGGTCTAATATTCTGATATACAGTATAACCATTAATTACCTTTGGCACTGCTGTTAATAATGAAATAGTATTAATTTTGGCATCATTAATACCAGTAGTAGCAATAAAGAATTCTCTACAATCTTCTGGTGTAATAGATAGCTTAATTTCAACATATGATTCAACTCTCATTGAATTGTCTGACATATATATATTCTCATCGATAGGAGTACCATCGACATATTCCTGTTTGAAAATAGGTGCCTGCTCAAAAGCTTTGAAATAATATGCAATTCTATCAGCAGCAGCAATTGTTTTTCTTCCAAAATATTTTTCTCGCAAATCAGCTGAAATATCTGCATTGGTTAACTGATATCTAAATGGAACAAGATCTTCTGCACTGATCCACTTAGTATAATCTACATCTAATTTCTGACTAACTTCTGGTCCGCATCCACCAACACCTACTGCAAATAAATAAACATATGAATCTAAACGTTCTTCCGAATCTGTAATAGATGATATATTATCTAATCCTAATACTGAATTGTATGTAGGAGTTTTTACTGGAATGCTAATATCTTTAAAATGTTTCATTGCAGTAAAAGTTGAACCTGGTAATATAACTTTATTATCCTCTTCAAATAATAAAATGTCGGTACCATGAATATAAAATTTACCATGACCTCTTGCAATTCTATTAAAATTTGCATTGTCTTGCGACTTTGCTCCATCATATAATACTTTTTTAGTATTCATTGTTATTACCTCCTAAAAATTTAATTTGTATATGAAATATGTATCACATCCTCAAGATATATTTTTTCTTTTGGTTTGAGGTGTACTAATAATTCATTTATGTAATCATCAATCTGAACATGATCTACTTTATGAAGTAAATACTTGAACAGTATTCTGTCTATAATTGATATCCAGTTATCTACTCTATTGTCAAATTTGTACACAATATTCATATGAGTGAAATCAACTTTATAAGATTTAAAGAAATTTAATACTTTATATAAATATTGTCTTAGATAATCCATAGATACAGTAGGTATTCCATGGAAAATAAATCTAAATTCTTCTTCATCAAGATATATATAAATATTATCTACAATATAATTGATAATTTCTGAGCATTTATTTTTTCTATCAGACTCACTATCAATATTTTTGCAATCATAAATAATACTATATAGCGGACTATTTTTTTCAGATAAGAATTCTAAATATGTTTTTGGTTCATATCCGATAGATCTAAAATAATCAAAATTTAATTGCGTTATCATTAATGAATCGAAGAGTTTCTTATATATATCATAAATATTCTTATCATTAGCAGTATACATCTGATCAACTAAGTGATTATAAATATTTTTATTATTTGTGTATATTTCTATTAATTGATCGAAGGTAAATACTCCATCTTTTGGGTTCTTAAATCCTGATATTCCTAATTCTTCTAATGTAAATTTCTTTTCTGCTACATATGAAGCTAAGTCATTCATGTCAGTTTCAAAATTAAACCCACAAACTGCTAATACTTGAATTGGATTATATATGATATTATCTTTGATACCAAGATATGTATACATTAAAGAATATAACCCAATTAAACACTCGACGAGATTAAATTTATTAGTAGAACTTAATTCTGGAATGTCTAAATTTAATTCGTTCATATTTATATTACTATATAATATCATATTTATGAAATAACATAATTCCAACGTTAATTCTGTTAAAGAATAGGTTGTTTCCATACCAAGATATTTAGTAATAACCATATTGAATTCTCTTTCCAATATAGTATGTTTAACCTCTTCTGCAGTATAAGGCCCATTCCAATATACATCATCTTTCACAAAATCATCATATGATACTATATTAAATGGATCTCGTATAGCTTCTTCTGCTATACCACCATCAAGTGGAACTTTTAAGAATTTAAGCTCATAGTTAGCATCAACATTTTCAACCATTTGACCAGTTTTAGGATCTTCAAACATATCTTTTTGATATGACCCATCTTCGCGAATAACTGGATCTTTTAAAAGATAATATTGAAATAGTTCAACTTCATCAAATCCAAATAATGATGCTATATCTATTAGATTCTTATTACAAGATTTATACTTAATTAATCTATTAAGATTTTTAACTAATCTCTTTTGATATTTTAATGGTATTTCAGGAAAATATTTTACTCCCTGAGACTCAAATACATATTGAATAGTTCTAAGGTCAAATAATTCTCGCTGAATAATATATTCTGGAGATAAGTTTATCATATCCACAAATGATTGTATAATAATCATACACATTACAAATTTATCATAATAATCTGATTCAAATTTGTATGCTTCTGAATAGAAGGTTTGTAATAAAAATACTCGATTTATTTCTAATCTATCTTTAAATTTATTATAAACTTCTGTTGATTGACATGATGGTAAATATAACAACCCAAATTTAGCAGTTTTTCTAGCTAAATATGGATTTATTTTTTTCTCCCCAACATAATTCAAATATGTCTTATTTGGATAGGTAGCTTTTATTTCTTGCAATATATTCTTGGTTTCTAGTATATGAATTTCATCACTATCCATCTCATGAATATATTTATAATAATCAAAAGTCTCAATGCCAATTCTAGACATTTGATCGTAAGTTAAATGTATACCTTTATCCCCAAGAGGAGGTATACCATTAAGCATTCTATAATATTCATTCTGCTCTTCAAATTCTGCTAGAAAAGATTCTTCCTTATTCTTTAATATAGCAGATCTATATGAAGTCGGTATAAGTTTATTATTATTAGCATACATTTTTGCTGCTTCGCTACTAATACCTGGAACTTTTATAAGGTCCTTATATTCGAAATTCCATAATTCGAATCTATCTCTGCCCTCTACGATATCGGCATATCTATCAGCCATTTTTACACTATAAAGCGTTTCATGCTTATCTGCCTCGTCTTGATCTTTTAATATAATACCTTCAGTTATCATATTACGACACTGAAATACTATTTCATCGATTATCGGCACGTCTGTATAAATTCTCTGCGTTGTATCGACCATCTAGATTCATTCCTTTCTCTAGAAATATTTATTAGAATGTGCACAAAAACAAAAATATACAACAATAATTCAATTATATAGCTAGATTCAATATAATAGGGGAAACATAGCAGTAACTTAAAAAGGAAGTGATAATATATGAATGATAATATAGCAGATGTACGAATGTCTTATGAAATGGAAGGAAATCCAACATTACATTCTCCAAATACACCATTCGAACAACCTTTTTTATCAGATAGAGATACATTTATGGATGTGGATGAATATAAAGCTTTTGTGGAAAATTGTATTTCCAGATTTAGACATAGTGTTACATATAAAAATTATAAGCATTACTTGTATGATATAGGATTAAACAGATGCCAATTATTAGGTAATATTACAAGTGATATGAAAGTGGCAATAGAAATGCATCATAATTTCTTAAATATTTTTGATATTACTGTATTAATAACTGAGCATATGATAAATACTATAGGTTATTGTACAACTTTCGACGTAGTTCAAGCATTAAAAGAAGAGCATAAGAATAATAATATTCCAATAGTTATGCTTTCTAAAACAGCTCATCAATTATATCACAATTCAAACGGAGAATTATTTATGCCAGCGAGAATGTGCTTTGGATTCTGGTATGAATTACTTAGAAAATATAATAGAGGTATAACTATAAATATAGCACAAAAAGTTGTAAATTTCTTACGCAAAAGCGTTGAATATGAACAGAAATATTTACCAGATGAGGATATGACTAGAAAGTTATTAGAAGTAAGAGAACAAGTAGAAGGGTGGAATCAATATAATGAATATGCAGATATTATGCGGATTAATGGTGTTATATACTAGTGCAACTATAATTGGTTTGTTCTTAATCGCTTATGAATTAAGAATAAAAAATAAAGAATCTCAAGAAAGACGTTTATTGGATGAACGTCAATTGCTATATACTATGCATATAGATAATAACGATATGGATATATTAGATCAACTTATTATGGATAGTGTAACAGACTATAGAATTTTAAATATAGATTATGATCCACAGTTTTATATGAATAGCAATGAAGAACAAAAAATGCTTAAAACTGTATTGGAAGATGTATTAACAAAATTATCTCCAATCATATTAGAAAGATTATCTTTATTATATAATAAAGATAAATTAGAAGATATAATATTTAAAAAAGTCAGTATGGCAATATTATCTTGTAAGGTAGAGATAAATGGTAATTTTAAAGAATAAAAAGGAGGAGTAGAGCAAAATAGCTCTACTCCTATATATTTTATTTTAAATTGCAATTGGAATATTCTTAATTTGTGGTCCAGCTTCATAATTATCCAGTCTTACATCATCTGGTGTAAAGTCATAAAAATCTTTAATCTCAGGATTCAGCCAAAGTGTTGGCGCTGGAAGGGGCTCTCTACTGATTAATTCTTCAATTAAAGGAATATGTCTATCATATATATGAGCATCTGCTATTACATGCACAAACTCTCCAACTTGCATATCACATACTTGTGCTATCATATGTAACAATATTGCATATTGACATACATTCCAATTGTTAGCTGCAAGTACATCCTGTGAACGTTGATTTAAAATTCCATTTAATATAAGTTTATCACAATCTTTTTCTTTTGTTACATTGAATGTCATACTATATGCACATGGATAAAGATTCATTTCATGAAGATCTTGATGTACATAGATATTTGTCATAATGCGACGACTATAAGGATTATTTTTGAGATCATATATAACTCTATCTACTTGATCCATCATTCCTTCTTTATACTGATGCTTAATTCCAAGCTGATATCCATACGCTTTTCCAATAGAACCGTTTTCATCAGCCCAACTGTCCCAAATATGTGGTTTTAAATCATGAATATTATTAGATTTCTTTTGCCAAATCCAAAGAATTTCATCAGTACAACTTTTTATACCAGTTTTTCTTAAAGTTAATGCTGGAAATTCTTTTCGTAAATCATAACGATTAACAACTCCAAATTTCTTAATAGTATAAGCTGGTGTTCCGTCTTCCCATTTTGGGCGCACCTTTTCACCTTCAGTGCTTGTGCCATTATCAATAATATCTCGACACATATTTATGAATACTTGATCTGCGTAACTCATAGTATTTCCTCCTTTTACTATATTAATTATATATTTTTATCTATATAAAAAATAAAAAAATAAATTGATATATAGTAGAGAGTTTAATAAGGGGAGATTATTAAACTCTCTACATATAACGATACACTTGCAATAACTGGGAGTATTATAGTTAGTTATTGCTATATATGATAAAACCAAATAATATAAGAAGGAGAGCATCTTATATTATCACATTTATAATATATAACCAAAAATACGATTATTATCAATTATATCAATTTAAAATTTTCGTTTAAAAATTACCCAATCATGCATAAAATCTACATCAGCTAATAATTCTTTTACCAAATATGCTTCGTGAATAGATTCGTATCCAGTCGCATGATTAAAATTTTTAGCTAAAGGTATTTCATCCATATAATTATCGTTTATAGATATATCTAGTATATCCTTATTTCCAGAATAATATACAAACCTACATCCATATTTTCTATTATTTTTATATTTTTTCCTACCTATAATATAATCTGTAGCCATATTATATTTACCTCCTGGATTGAAAATATATATTGGATATATATTGAAACATCATTCTTATAATATTTAAATTGTAATTTATATCTATCATCTTTTTCGATTCTTTGTCATCTAGAACTGCCCATATTTTATATTCACTATTTTTTATAGAAAACATAGAATATGAATTAAATTCCCTATAATATCCAGAATCCAATTCTAATGATACATAATCCATATTAAACGTTATTATAGCACCAAGTGCTGATTCTACTCTACCAGATTCTACTTCATAGAATATATATTTAATAAAATCAGATAAATATTCTTCATGAATCTTATAAGAATCACCTAATCCTTTTACAACATATTGCTCTATCTTATTTATTCTATCATAATGATAAAAACATTCAACATTATTACCCAATCCAGTAAATAGCATATATGATGTATATACATGCTTTTCAATAAATTTAATAAACCCAAAATCAGTATATTGTAATGCTCTTCCAATAATAAATACAGCATCATTTTTTATACAAAGTATTTCATGATCTTGAATATTATTTGCTTCAAATAATTGTTTCTTTGCTTCAACAATACCTTGTTTCAATGCTTTATCTATTTTTTCATCTTTCTGTAACATGCCAATTTCAACTTGTCGTACTTCTCTTGGGGCTACTAATAATCTATTATATAGTTTCTCCGATATTAACCCTTTAGAATATAATATACTTATATTTGCTTTCTGTATATCATATTCTCTAATAAAATTATTAAAAATATATGGGATCTGAGAGTGATAATTCACTCTCTCCCATAAGTATTGTTGCTTTTGCATATATAACAACCTCTATCCAATTTGCATTTTTGTAACTAAATATGCATATCTAGCATTATCTGAATCCAAAAAAGATAATCCTTGAATGGAGAATGATCCTTTTTCGTTTTCAGATAATGAACTAAGTGGCATTATATCTTCAGGTTCATTAATAATTATACAATTATATCCATATCTATTATAAATAAGATTGCTTAATAAATCAAATATTAACGAATCTGGTTTTGTTAAAATAACCACATCTTCCCCATTATATAATAATGTAATTATTTGCATTATTGTTAAAAATAACCCATCGTTATAAATGATATAATCTTCAAAAGCTTTTTCTTGATGAGAATATTCCAGACGAACAATTTCGTCTGGAATATCTATATTTAACTTATTACTAGTTATACCTAATGGAGTAATCATGCCTACTATATTGCTATTATTATCAAGCTCAAACACGTTTATATTAGGATAATTATATCGTGTCCAATATAAACAATCTGCTGGTTCGAAAATAAGCATTATATTATACCTCCATCTTTGTAAATAATGGCATCTGTACACCTTGATTTCTGCAGCTTAATAATTTATCTTTATAATCTCCAACAAGTTTAACAAATGTCATATCATCTACATTAACAGGAATATGCCATTTTTCGCATAACTCCTGTCTTAATCTTCCAATTGTTACTGGGTCTAATGTGTCTACAATCATTACATAATCAACACCATTAATTATATTATATGCATATAATAACTGAGCATTGAACATGTCATATCCTTCATCATATCCAGCTGCTGTACTTGTAGTTTCAACAGATATACCAAAGTTGTATAAGAAATGATCCAATAAAATATCAGAATATCCAAATTCTAATACATCTTTTGGGAAATATAATACAATATTTGCTCCCATATATAAAGACCCAATAATAGATGCAAACATTTCATTTGCAGCTTTTTGTCTAAGTGTATGTTTATATGCTCCAGCAAAATCTTTCTGTCTGCCATCAACAAACATTCCCAATTCAGCATAACTTGGAACTAATGATGCTGCTTTACAGAATCTAATTCCATGAGGATCAGTATCCATAGGATCACCCATATAGATAGCCTGAGCCCCCTGTTTGATGAAACTATATACAACTTCAATATTTGAAGTTGCATGAATTTTTCCTTTAATAATCATAATATAAACCTCCCTATTATATATTTTTAATATCCTGAAATTGTTCCATTGATATTGATTGTTTCATGTTTAACTTCTTCATCTCTACCACTTACAACAATCTTATCAATAATTTCAACTTCTGGTTCTGACTTATTACATTTGCAGTTTCCATCACATTTTCCATCACATTCGCATTGATGATCTTTTGTAACTTCAACTGCGTTTGAATCAACTACATTTCCTTCATAATAGTATGGTTCTGCAACTGGAATATCTGCAGGTTCTACTACTTCTGCAACTACTTCATCCTGGACAGGTTCATTTTTAGAATACATAGTTTTATTTAACCCATTTCCATATTCAGAAGAAGGTCTACTATTCTGATTAACTGGTGAATATATATTAACTTCAACTTTATGTTTCTTAGGCTCTTCCTTTACAATAGTATCTAAAGAATCAGCTTTCTCTTTTATCGGATCTTCAATACTAATCTTCGGAAGCTTGCGTTTCTTTTCTTCTCTAATAGGTTTTGTTGGTAATACATCTGAAGCGTTTGTTGTTTTAATAACTTTAACTACTTCATTACCCTGATAAATTTCAATTCTCATACCTTTACCTCCTCTTTTTTGTATGATTATATCTTTAGTCTCTTCCAATTTTTGTAATTCTTGTGCAATATATCTAGCACCACATTTGGTACATATTAGATGGTTAAAACCTGCGTCATAATCTATTTCCCCTCCACATATGTGTCTATCAGAAATTTTCTTTTGACAAAATATTTTATTTCCATCTAATTCATATACGTATGGAAAATCTAGAAATACTACACCAAATCCTTCTCTCACTCCAACATTTTGGAAGAATCTTGTACCTATATCATCCATAACATATTTACCTATAATCTTTGTATTGATTACATCAAATACATCAGATGCAATATAAGCATATTCTTCTAATGTTTGAACTGGATTTACTCTTTCAAATAAACCTACAGTTCCACATGGACTAACTTCAAAACATTTTGTAACAAAAGGAGCTAATAAAAATTGATTATAATATTCTCTTGGGGAGTCTTTCAAACCAACTCTATCTAATGCTACTTTTATTACAATTCTAGTATCTTCTAAATGTTTATATACAACTCTGTTAGTACCAGAAGCCAATTTCTTAAATCCTCTTGGTACTAATATATCGTTAATTAGTTGATACTTTAACTTTGGTTTTGATGTATATTTTATACTTAATGCAATATTATTAAGTTGCTGTATGTCTTGAGGTGTAAGATATGTTAATAATGGTCTTGCTGATAATGCATCAAAAGAAAAATCTAATGGATTCATATCTTTTGTATATAGCATATCTAGCACAGTAATTCTTGCCATATATTACACCTCCTATAATCTTACAGGATTACTATCCACAATAGCTTTAATAAATTGAGCTCGTCTTTCTTCATATTCATTTTTCAGCTTTTGTGGTAATGATATTTCTAAGTCATCTACAGTTACCATTGGATTAAATATTGGATTTGTGTTATTATTTAGATTATGCATACTAATTAATTCAGCAAAGCTTTCATGATTATATAATCTACCTATATTTCTGCTCTGCGATTCATATTTTGCTTTAACAACCATTTCCATATATCTATCAGTAGCTATACCTTCCAAGAATTCTATTAGTGATTCATTTTTACTTTGATTTGATTCACTATTTGCAGTTTGTGCTAATTGATAATAATATTGTTCTCTTTGCACTTGCTGCACTTCATTTAAATAAGATAATCGTTCCATATTCATATCATGCATTTCTCTTTTATAAATCTTCTGCATATTCTCCAATGAATATTGACTATCTAGAGTTTCTTGATCAACGATACCATTATTAAAATAAAATTCAGACGCTCTCACTAATCTTTTTCTAAGATTGATACCGCTGTTATATTCTCTTTTTCTCCTTTCTTCCTCTTCTTCTTGCATTCGTCTAATCTCTAATGGATCATACGATACATACCCATAACCATATCCAAAATTATATCCTCCGCTATATCCAGCACCACCAATAGGGACAGCATTTTGATATGCTGTCCCGTAATATGGCTGTGTATATTGTTGAGGTGAGTAACTCTGCTGTTGTTGTAATAGGTATGGATTTGTTATTCCTTGATTATATTGCATGGAATTTATCCTCCTTCTATTATATAATATACTATTCAAAAATATATTCTATAATACAAGATTTTAATAACCTTCTTCTACATTAAAGAATTCATCATCATAATTATTAGGTCTAGAATTAACATATGATCTAAGAGATTTTTGATCTACAAATATAGGAATAATTTTAGTCAATATTTCATCTATAGTATGAGATATTGCATCATGTAATGAAGTAAGACAATCATTTACTATAGTTGTCATTATTTTCTCAACAGTTTCATATCCGATAATACCAATCATATTACATAATTTAATATGAATATTATCATATAATATAACAATTACTTTATTTGGAATTTCTATATGATATCTTGTATATGTTTCAACCACATTATCCATACTTGAATTTTCTGGTATATTATATGCGTCTACTTCTCTATATACAGTCTGATATATAACTTGATATATAGATGAATTTGAACCTGATACGTTATATGAATCCTTTACAATATTACTAAGAAGATTTTGTGATAATGTAATCGTATCAAATTCTGGAAATTCTTTCTTAATAATTTCAAACATGTAAGACATATAAGCTGTAATAAGATCCAGAACAATAGTAGCAATATATCCTCTAAATGTCTGATCATTAATATATACTTCTGCATTTATTTCATTTTTAAAAGTATGCTCAGATATAATACCAGTTCTAACCAAATCTAATAAGTCATAAATATAATTTTTACTAAAATCTCCTTTCTGAATTAATAGATGATCATATACTGATAATGATTTACTATCACCAAATTCAATAACATTTTTATTTTTAGTAATACCTACTGGCTCATAATAAAACTCTTTATCACTTTTTGTAATTTTAGTCATATCAGTATTAGGTGTTATTGGAGTTGGAATAATTTCCTGCAAGGGTTCTAATTTTTTAAACAATTTAATCAATGCTTTAGAAGGTTTAGCAACTTCTTTTTCATTTTCCACTAAAACTGGGTATTCCTTTTTCATTTCTTTTTTCTTCATTTTTCTCTACCTCACTTTTATCCTTTTATTTTTATTTTATGGTTATAGTGCTGTTTAATGTTTAAATCATATCTTATAAATTCCAGCTTCAATATTTTGTGTAAATATATGAATTAAATTATATAATTGATCAAATTTGAATATTTTATTTCTAATAAATGCAAATTTAGCATATTTTTTCGGATGGTATATAATTTTATTATATATAAATTTACATAAAATATATTTAGAACCTGTTGTGGTTATATTATACAATATTCCCACAGGGACACTATCTACAATTTTTGCCAATTCAGGTTTATCATCATCTGCAGAGGTGCCACATAATTTATCACAAAGGTAATCTTTTAATAATTCTTTTATATAAATTATACGCTGATAATTAGTACAATCGCTAAATGTATCAGAATTTACAATAATTGTGCGTTCTGATTCTGAACTTATTATTTCAATTCTACACATAACTATCAACTCCTTCCTATTAATTTAAAATATTTTTCAAAATCAATATTATCTGAATATACAGATTTGAATAAATAATCCCGTTTACAATCCAATGCAACTTTTTTACCTATTAATAGCTGATCTCTTGTAAATCGGTCTATATCACTATTACATTTCATAAGAAACATAGCAAAAGCCATATCTAAATTAATATGATTATCTCGCTGAAAATCATTCATAAATTTTTGAACATGGCGTTTATTATTACAATCTTTATGTCCATCTACATGGTAAAATCTAACGTTAATATTATAATACGTTATAATCTTTATACAATCTAAAAATATAGATTGATTGGCAACTTCCATTCCCGATGATGAATACATTTTTCCACTGCGTACATTTTTTATCCAATTTTTAATCCAATCATTTAATCCATTTACTGTAATTAATGAATCTGAAAATATATTTATATTTTTAACCTGTGGAAAATTTGCTGCATATAATAATGCCATTTTTATAGCATATACTTCTCCTTCATTATTAGTAGAATTTAATAAGCATTTAGATAAAGCATGACATGGTTCATTTCCATAATATGCTATATATCCAGGTGCAGAAAATATTCCATCTACTGAAGCATCTGTAAATATATTCAAAGTATCATAGGTAAATACCATACTTTTTTCTAATATTGGCATATAATCCTCCTTTTTATGATAAAATATCCAGGTATACTTTAAGTATACCTGGATAATATTTATTTATTACTTTAATATGTAATTTCTTCCCATCCGAATCTAGAAACTATTGTATCATCTGGTAAAGCTTTTGGTGAGAATGCAGTATATGAGAGTTCAATACCTTCATATTCATCTCTATTATCTCTTCTAATTTTTAATGTCCATCCAAACTGGAACCCTTTATCTGTTTTAACTACACATCTATTTGATGATACCTGAATGGACCAAAATGGATTTTCTCCACCAATTTTCATTTCTGGAACATTCTGTGTGAATTGATTAATGATCATATTTTTGCAGTCATCTGCAGTTAACTGATCAAATTCAAGCCCAAATGATTCATAATCAAAAAACTGTTTAATTTCTGGACAAAGATTGTATAAATCTGTTAAGATATAATCCATATATACATTTCCTGAATTATCCATTTCGATATCTACAATATTTTTTCTGAATGTAGTTGGTTTGAATCTTTCCACTTTCTGAGGTTTTTTATTATATTTTTTACCTCCATCATTATTTCTTGTTCTGTTTTTAAATTCTTTCATTGATTTTGTTGACATAATGCGTTGCTCTCCTTTTAGACTATAGAATTATTTTATTATTAAGATATTATCATAAAAATAATATATAACTAAAACACAAAATAACCAGGATAGAAATTAATCTATCCTGGTTATTGTATATAATAATATGAAGGATTATACCAATATCAAACATGGAATATATGATATCAGAAGGCAATAATTTTTGATGTTTGATATATGCAGCTTCATAATATTATGTTGTATAAAATAATTGGAGATGTCCCTCTAGTAATAAAGTACTAGAGGGTTACAGTCATGAAAAAAAAATCATTTTTACTACCTACATATATAATTTGAAGTTATACCATGTAAATACTATCCGTCCTACTATAATGTTATTATATTTATTAAAAAATATTTTGTTAGGAAGTCACCTCTAGCAAAATATATGCTAGAGGTAAAACAAAAGGTATTGGGTCATAAAATGATAAAAAAGATATACAAAAATGATAGAAATCGGCGAGTGAGCGTCGATAATAATCATTCTAATTAATTGTTTATAATAGTGTAATAAAATACATGAGAAATCCCAGTAGTATTACACTACTGGGAAACTCATTAATCAAGGAAATTCTGCCAAAATTAAAACTGATTAACATGAAGATTTTAAAAAATGTCATTTTCAGGAGAAATAAAAATGATACTCTTTGCTATTTTATAAATCCATCTTACATATTATAGCTAGTAATAGTATATATCATACTATACTTATATTATTGTTACATATAATGTAATTTTTTACAAAAATAATCCCTAGTGGGCACGCAACCACTAGGGATTATTTGTTGTTTCCGTTGCACGCGTTATGGCAACAATCATGGAATTTTTAAATGATTAAATACACAAAAGAGAGGATTCAAAAATGAACCCTACTATATTGTTATTTGTTTAAAATTATATAAAGTTTTTTATTTTCGAGCTACTTTATATTTTTCTGATAATGCAGCAATATCTACTTTATGTATGCATGATTCATCTACAACAATAACAATTTCATCTTCTTCAAAAATACCATAATGCTCAATAACGTTATCAATAGCTTCTTCTATTGATATTATTTTTTGATCATTAATATATTTTTCTAAATTGTTAGAGTATTCAATTAAACATGGGGAATATTCATCTTCTCTATGAATATCTACTTTATCTACTGTATATCCCATAATCTGTTCTTGGTATTCAGTAATTTTTTCTAATTCATTAAATGCTATATGGTTTTTTGTTAATCCACGAATACCTAAACCATAATTAGCATCTGATTCTAATAAAAAATTTATTGTGTTTGACATGGCTAGTCAACCTCCTTTCTTCATTTATTCTAATGTTTATTTTTGTACTCATTAGAGGACTTTTCAGGTAGAGAAGCATATGATTTCTGTTTTAATTCAGAAATTCTTCTACATAGGACAGTCTCTATATCTTGCATTGTAGGTAAATTGTATAGGCCTCCCCCTGAGTCTCCAGGAAGCTGAATGGCTAATGGATTCATTTCTAATATAGAAAGCTCATACTTTTCATCAAACGTTAAAGTACGTTGTTTCATCTTTTCAATTTTATCCATTACTTCCATAGGTATCCATTCTCCATACATTTCTATGAATCCTTCATAGTTACCCATCACTTTATCTAACGGAATAAATAGGTATTGTTGGTGAACTAATTCGTGCACTGTTTCTGCTAATGGTATTATTCCTACTAATAAATAGTAATGAATATACATTACTTCTTTAGCTACTAATTCAACTTCAATACTTTCATGATAGAATAATCTCTTTTCTATTACGGTAACTACTATATCATGTAGAGTAAAAGGAGAATGATGTAATTCTATTCTAATTTTGAAAGTATCTGTATTAGTAACATTTTTTAAAAATGCACATTTATCCATACTCATATTTTCTCTTAAATAGTTCACAAATCGACGATATTCCCTAGAGCTCCGTATTACTCGTTTAATATCTTCGACATATTTTTTATAATCTTTTTCTTCATATATATCATAATCCTGCGTGTCATACTCAGGAAGATTATTTAATACTATTATATCGTTATAATACGTATTATTTTGTAATTGATTGTTTTTGGGAATTTCAGGTAGATATGATTTACTATCTTCGATTTTAGTAAATAACCTGACAAGATTTTTATCACTCAATATATTGTTCCCTCCTATTTAATTAATTATCGATTTGTTGATTTTATAATATTTGGATAACTTCATAATAAGATATTAAAAAGAGAGGTATTTTTATGAAATTAAAAGATGATAAAACTACATATAGACCATATAATCGTAAATTTAAAGATCATAAATTAGAATGTATAGATAATATGGGAAATGGATCAAAATATTTATTTAGTGGAACTATAACTGGAGATACTGAAAATATAAGTGTGATGCTAACAAGTGGATATCCAGATTTTGGTGATGAATATACTAATAATTTTATCATATCTATTGATGATTTATTTAAATTGAAAGATATGATCATTTCAATAGAAGAAGAATATAATGATTATTTAACTTGTATATGTAATATAAATGATTGTTATACTGAATTGCATAATTATATAAAATATGGTATAGTTGATCATATTGTATTGGAAAAATTGGATGGTTCTTATCCTAATTATCATGAAGAATTATATACAATATTTAAAATTACTCCTAAATTTATACCTGATTTATCTTCTAAAGATATAGATATTACTGTAAATATTGGATTTAATTTTATAGACTGTTTTCATATAATTCCAACTGATAAAAGTATAGGTGAATTTTTACGTAAAATAGTTGGAGAAGATGGTGGAGATATTAATATAAAATTTATAAATTATGATATATCTAAAGAAGCAGAAAAATATAAACAAAGAATGTTAAAAGAGTTAGATGAATATAATTCACACAAAAGAAGAATACCTACAGCAGAAGAAAGAAAAGAAATGGAAAAAATGTTACATGATATGAGAAAAAAGACAAATAATAACCCAGTATAGTATTTTACTATACTGGGTTAATTTTATTCAAATTCTTCTTCAGATATTATTTCATCTATTTCATCATAATAATCATCAGATTCAATATAATCATCTTCGTAGTATGAATTTTCTATATTTGAAGAATTATTATGATAATTTGAACCATCAAAATATTTATTATAATTTTCATATATATTATATCCAGAAGTTCTAAATAAATTAAAATATCCTATTGTGTCATTATCTTTCATATGTATATTCATAGCCCAATTCCAAATATTATCATAACTACAATGATACATACAATCATCTAATCTCATAGTCAATAATATTACACTTCCTGATATTGGATGATATATATAATTTGGTAAATTTTTTAATTCTAAATAAGAACTATATGAATATAGCATTGTAATTGTTGATAAGTTCATTATTTCTATAATATTATCTTGTATTATTTCTCGTGGTATTTCTAGTAAATTTTCAAATACAAATTCCATATGATCAAATTCTAAAATAGTTAAAACTGATGTTTCATGGTTATATCGTTTTAATGCTGTTTTATAATCTTTATATGGAGATATATTTTTAATATATTTATCAGTTGCATCATAAAAATTATAATTATTTTCTATTGCAAAATCATTTTCTGATAATAAATTATATCTGATTAATAAATCCCAACCATCTGATGGTAAAGTAGTAATTAAATCAAATATTCTTGGTATAATATTATTGTCTGAATTTCTATATTTCAATATCAAATTTTCATAATCTATTATTCTTCCAGATATATATAATCTAGTTGTATTGTATTGATCTAATATGGTCATATATCTAAAATTAATATTTGTTGATTTTAAGAATGAGATATGATTATGTACATATTCTCCATTTTCTAATGTAAATTCCATTACAATATTAGAAAATAATCTGCATAATTCACTAGTATCATACATAGTATATCTATTTGTATATATAATTTGTGAATCTATAATATTGGAATATTCATTTGAATAGTTTGTTTCATAATCTTTTTTTCTAGTTAATTGATTAAATAATATTTGTATTTTTTTAAATATTTTTATAAAGAATTGTTTCATTATAATTCCTCCTTAAATTAGTATTATTAATTATATTTTTTAATATAAATATATTTTGACATGAGATATCCCAGTATAGATTTACTCTATACTGGGTTTCCGTTCTATCTCGTTTTCTACAACTGAAGTCCTGTACTACAAAATAGTTACAAAAATTAGTCCTTAGAATCTCATAAATTCAAAACAAAAAAGAAAGAAAAATGAAAATCTATGACATACACACTGAACGAATTATTTTTAGCAAAATAATTATAACTACCACTTTATAATTATATGCTTATTATCATGTTTAATAATTTAAAGATAATATTAAAAATACAAAAATAGCAGGTGTCAGGGGTTAAAAACCCCTGAACCCCCTTAGTCTTTGTTTTTATTTTTTATTTTTCTTGTTTTTTTAGTTTTTTGTTTTTTTTGTGTTTTAAAACGATGTGTTGTCTTCTGTAATTTTCTATTTGGAAATAAGTGGAAAAATAATATTAATATTTAAGATGATACCCGTGGAGAGTATCATCTTAAATTTTTAATCAAATAAATTATCTTGATATTTAATTCCTAGAATATCTTTACAATGCCTATCCAATTCCACAAGATATTTATATATAGATCCAACTACTAAAATTGAACATACTTTTCTTGCATTAATAGAAGCACAAGAAGTTACAGAATGAATTTTTTCATTTGGTCTATAATTTCCTCTAGGTTCATCTCCTTTAGGGAAGAATCCTTTAATAACACCTTTATTTGCAGAATAATAAATTAACTTATCGCCGACAGACATCTTATCTTCATATTTAAGATAAATTTTTATAGCTACTCCATCACTAGCATTTTTCAATTCGCCTACAGGAGGTAATTTATCAGTAGCTCCTAAATGAAAATCTTTACCAGCAATGTTTAATTCATCCATTTCTTTCTTTCTTCTATTTATATTACGTTCATAATCATTAAATAATTTCTTTAATGATGGAGATAATTCATCTTTATCTACACAACGCAATAATTCTATATCTTGTACAACTCCAGTTACTTTAGATTTAATAGATCTTCTACCTAATTCGCTAATTTCATCTTCATCGTCGATGAGATTTCTTAATAAAATATTAGCATCTTCTTCGTCATATGGAGTTTGTATAGTTAATAATGTATCTCCTTCTTCTATTTTTTGTCCAACTTTTACCATATTATAAATATTAGTATCTTTTGGAAGAATAATAGGATGATTTGGGCACATTAATATTACATCTGATGTCATAGCTTCAGATAAATCTTCTGATATAATAGCGCTATCTTCAAATCCTTCATCAGTATTTAATATAGCTACTTTAGTAATAGTACCAATATTATATGCAATATTACCAGATTCGCCTAATTCATTAGAGAAAGATTCTTTATCATATGCTAAAATTTCTCCAGCTTTAAAAGTACTTCCTTCTTTTAAATCTGTATCTAATTTTAAAGTTACATAAAATCCACTACTAGAGTTTTTCTCTACATTAGTAGATAAATCAATATAATCTTTAGTTCCATCTTTATATTCAACAATCATTCTTTCGTCATTTAAACTAATAACTTTACCAGATTTATCTGCTTTTTTTGCAAAGATGTTTGAAATTAAATAAGGTAACGCCTCATCTGCTCCTGTAGTGATCAAACTAGGGTTAGCTCTTCTACTTCTCATGTAATGTTTTGAAGTTTGAACGTAAGTCATCGCTGTTCTGAAAGGATCGTCTCTAGTAGACCCATACGGTGTCAAAGCTTCAGTCATACACAAAGATTTAGTAACAGACATTACATTTTCATCTAATTTATTTTTATTTGTAATATATCCTCTAACTGTAGATACATTAGCATCAATTGTAGCTTGTCTAGAAACACCTACATTTCCAGCAAATCCAGTGGACATACCTAATACGCCAATCATTGATTCATCATATGAACGCTTGTCGAGTGTATATGATCTATCCGAGTTCATACCAGATGGACCTTTAGCAGTTACAATAGTATATGCTTCATATTCAGATAAAGCATTGATAATAGACTTATCACTGGTAGTGGAGTTTAATAATACTTCATCAATCAATGCAGATTGTTTTACTGAAAACATACCACTTCTACCATGTTTCATCTGAGTAGAATATTGACCATAAGCTCTAGCCATCACAGTATAAAGCATAGCTGGTATTTGTTCATTTCTACGAATACGTCTATTATCAGTAAGATTAGTATGCTTGATAAATTTATTATCAGCTAATAATCTATTTGCATATAATAATATTTCAATATAATCTGTAGGAAGTTTATAATATTTTAAAGTTTCTACAGTAATAGGTTTATCTACCATTAAATTATAGAAGTTGTCTAAACCATCTGCTTTTATTCTTCCACCAAAATCATCTAAGAAATCTAAATACATAGATTTACTATTCATATCTCCTATAGAATAACTTGCAGTGTCACAAGCTTTTAATCCATTCAATAATAATGATGATGCATAATCTAAGTCATATATTAAATATGCATCTTTAAAACGAATGAAATCTTGTGTATTCAAATCTATACCTTTTTTATTATCAGCTATAGTGTAATTAATGCCAGCTTTATCTAAAGTTTTCTTTAATCCTTCACTGTATGCGCATATAACTATTACTGGTATTTCTGTATTAAGAATACTAGCTTTTGAATATGTGTATCTAATAGAAGGAGTTGCTTTTTCATATAATTGAGTAAAGTTTTCCTTAGAAAGTTCTTTATCTACCCCTAATAATAAAGCTAACCAATAAGCAAATGATACAAATTTACCATCTATTGTGGCTTCGCTATCATAATATAATATTTCTTTTGATTTATTTACTACTGCATATGGAATACCTTTACCCTCGTCAATCTTATCTCCATATAAATTTCGTAATTCTTCCTGATTAAAATATACTGTATAATCAGGTGTAATAAATTTATTATATATTGTAGCTAAATCTACATAATCTATCGGTAATTCATAACGAGAACAAATCTTGCTATTATCACCTTCAACTATCTTAAGATTTTTAAATTTATGCTTTGTGATTGTTTTAATTAATCTATCACAAGGTCCAATAGATTTACCACTTGTAGTACCAAATCTTCTAATAAATATTTTATTATAATTGGATACAATCTGTACAGTATCTTCACCAGTTTTAATAATAGGCATGAGGAATAATTGGCTAGAAATATCTTTTCTATTTCCTCTAAGTTTCATATATTTATTATCAATAAATAATGGAACGTCGAGTTTAATAGTATATCTCTTACCATTTATATCTTCATATTTAACAGTATAAGTTTCAATTATATCCTCACTTGTAGACGTATCTTCAGCTTCAATGCTAATTACACTTAATGGAGGATTCATATCTGCAAAAGAGTTAAATATTTTAACTATATCTTCATCTGGATTATATTGATCGAAAGAACTACAATAAGTAAGATGATTCCATTCATCATTTACTGTAGCAACGTTTAATTTAACTTCTTTTAATGGTTCTTGAGATTTAGAATTATCTTCAGCTAATAATTCTTTTAAAGGTTTTCCTTTAAATTCTTTTTCCATTAAATCATTTTGAAGTTTAACCATTCTAGATGCTCTAGCTGCACTAATATTAGATTTATCATCTGGATCTTCTGCTAAGTCAGCTAAAATTTGTTTTAATTTTTCATCATTATCCAGCGTATCCAAAGTATCATCTACAGTAGTACTTATAGCTGCAGCTTTAGCAACTTTACTTACAATTTCATCCTTATTTTCTTTATTCTTATCAGTACCTTCATTTTTATCTTCTTTATCCTTTGTATCTGTTTTAACTTTATTTGATTTTGTTTCTGTATTATCATCTTTTTTAGCAGAGATGTCATCTATAGTAACACCTTGAGATTTTTCAACTTTATCTACAATATCAACAGTGATAGCTTTTGCTGATATCTGTCTATCTAAAGTTTCATCTTCTGGCACATATTTTTTATCTCTGAGTAATTTAATATTTCTAATAAATAACTGATTTACAGATTTCATATCAACTGTACTGAAATTTATTTTGAAATATCCATTTGCGCCCATAAATAAAAATGTAATATCGCCAAATAAAGTTTTCATTTTAGCTGGATTTTTATATAATGTCTGATAAATACAAGAAATTGGATTAATTCCATTCTGAATCATCCATAACTTACTTTCTTTACCATTCATATCCCAATCGATAATAGGAATAATAACAGTTTTTACGTTATATCCATTAGCTTTTAATCGTTTATCATTAATAAGTCTATCCATTAAATCAAGGTAAATTTCATATCCTCTATTTAATTTATAGGTATTATTTCTAATAAAACTTTCATTATATCTACTGAAATCTATGAAGAGATTTAATCCTTTATACATTTCAAGCTTATTGTAAGTATATTTAATAAAATCATTTTCTTCTTTTACTTTTTCATATATATCTTGCATTTCTTTAAGATTTTTTATACGATCATTATACAGTAATTTTTTAATTACAGTATTATTTGTATCATTTCCCTCTTGAAATACAAATAAACAAGATTCACCAATCTGTAAAATAGAATCATTTTTAAAGTAATCGGATTTGTAATTTTCAGTTACAATTGTAGAAGTTTCTTCTAAAAATCCAAATACTTTTGAAATTGTTGCACTAATCATAGTACCAACTACATATTCAGCAGAGAATAAATCATTGATTTGACCTTTTCTTACAATTGATGCAAATTTTTTATGACCATGTTTTTCAATATAATTATCGATTCTTATACATAATCTCTGCAATTCATCAGAGAATATCCAATTATTTTTATGAATAAAATATAAATCGCTTTCATATAAAGAGATTGCATATTTAAGTTCATTAGGTATATTGAATTTAGAATTCATTAATAAAAATTCCATAGCACAATATCTAAGATATGCTCCATAATTTTTGAGATTCTTATTAAATGCTGATTTACTAGCGACATTTATTGTTGTTTTTGTAGTATGAGGGATAGAATATTTTCTAAATACTTCTACGCTAATTGGATAATCAATATCTATATTATAATCTTTATTAAGACTATCTATAGTAGAGATATTTAAAAACTTCATAACTTCAAAAGTATCAGATTCATATCCAGAATACAACATAGTTCTATTATTATCTCTACTAATAATATCATTTATATTTTCCAATACAGGTTCAGCTGATTCTTCTATAATAGTAGAACCATTCACATAATATAATGCAGCACGTTCAATGTAATATGAATTAAAATATTTATTTACGAATAATGGATGTGTCATCATTCGTTTTGATGATTCATATGACGGAGTCAATAACATAGCTACACTATTTTTTCTTTTATTTTTATCATTAATAGGTAATAAAAATTTCTTACGATAGATTTTTATATCCTGTAATTCGTCAAGAAAAAACATGATATATCCTCCTTTCCAAATTTACTATACTGTTCTGGTTTTAGCGTTATATGAGTCTTTTAGACAAAAAAATAAGAGATATTATAAAATATAATATCTCTTAATAATTATTTTTAATTATGAATCATCCATTCAATATCAATACTTTCAAATAATTCTGGATGGATCATTTTCAAGTATATCAAAGTGTTATAATAAGTAGATTTAAATACGCTGCAAGATACTGCATGATAATTGGAATCCTTTTCTTGTTTATCTATTAAAAATTCCTCTTTTTGTACAATGGTATAATACAAAGATAAAATATCAAATTCCGAATTATTGAAATCTATAGATTCATCTGATAATATTTTAAATATAATATCCTCTGCATCATAATTAAAATATAAAGGGTGATAAAAAATTCCATATGATTTAATTCTCTTAATTTGTTCGCTTATAATTTTTGATCGTATTGATATACTATCCATTTTTTCATCTTCAATAGGATTAATAGATATATATCCACCATTTAATCCAGCTTGTATTATTTCAATCGATAAGTTATTAATTCCTTTCGCATTATCTTTTAATAACTCTTTACCTTTCACTTCATAGTCATTAGTTATTTTTCTTAATCTTTTTGCAATATCGATCAAAGTTTTAATATTACTTATATCACTTTTCGTATTCATTTTTAACTTCTCCTTCGCATGTTTATGATAATAATATAATATGTATATTATTACACTATTATAATATACAATTAATATGTAATATAATTTCAAAAAAATATATTTTTAATATAGGCTAAACATTCCATTATACGTACATATAGAAAGGATGTATGAGAAAAAATGAAAAAAGATCAATTTATTAAGAAACTTACTGAATTCTCAAGAGAGGATATCCAAAACTTTATTGAGAAGAATGGTAAACCGCCAAAATTGATTCGTTTATTTACACCCTTAAAAAAAGAATTAAGGGAAGAAAAAGGAGGAAATGGAAATGGGAACTAAAGTTGAAGATTTATTGAAAGATATTCAAGAAAATTTGAAACATAAAAATTCATCTAAAGAGGATGAAGTTGCTATTATGCAAGCCATGGTTAACGATACTTCATTTGTAGTTGGAGTATATGGTAAAAATGGAAGAGAAGGAGAATACTGTCCAGCTGCAGATTTTAAGAAAATGGCTTCTTCTATTATTTCATCTGCAACCAAAATTAGCAGAGAAGAAGCATCTTCAATTATTGCAGATTATGATATTACTAAAACTGAAGCTGAAGCTTTAGTTGGAATATCTAAACAATTTATCAATACATACTTAGAAACTGGACGAAAACTTCCTTTAGGTTGTAGGGAAGAAACAAACTTCCAGTTATGTAGAAAAGTTGTAAATGAAAGAGTTAGACCTTGCCCTAAAAAGATTGGTGTAAATGAAGAAGGAAAAGGTATTTATGAAATGATACCTACAATAACACCAAAACATATTGGTTTGAAAGTATATACTGCAATGCCAGATATGCCTGAGGAGGAAGAATAGTATATGGAATATAAAGTTATAACTTTATGTGGAAGTACAAAATTTAAAGACGATTTTATAAGAGTGCAGAAAGAATTAACTCTTAAAGGCAATATTGTTATTTCTGTTGGGTTATTTGGGCATTCTGGAGATAATGAAGCTTGGCAAAATGATGGTAAAATAAAAACAATGTTAGATGATATACATAAAAGAAAAATTGACATGTCTGATGAGATATATGTCATAAATAAAAATGGGTATATCGGAGAAAGTACACGATTGGAGATAGAATATGCTAAATCTAAAGGACTTAAAATAAATTATATGGAAGAACCAAATTCTTGCGGTGAGATGGAAGTTGGACGTTGCGAATGTTGTGGTAGAGAAAATGTTCCTTTATCTAGAAAATATTATCATTATAATAATATAAAATGCGAATGTCATTCACCTAATCATTTTATCTTGATTAGACATTGTAATGATTGTGAGCCTAAAGAACCTATATATACTAAAGTTGAGTATAGAACAGAAGATCTACATACTCCAGAAATTATTGCTAGTAATATATTACAGAAATTATATTGCGAGAATAGTTACAATCCAGATTTAGCAGATGAAATAACAAGTAAGGTTTATGATAAACTAATGGCATATTTTGTGCATCATGAAGTGTTTACAGATAAACCATATAGAGTATTTATACAAGAATTAATAAATATAATTATACTAGCTAAATAACATGGGAATAAATGAAAAAATGGTGACTTTTGAAATGGATTTACATTGTAAAATGTATATGACTTTTTCATTGGTTGATTTCTCTTTTTAGACATTTATACCGAATATATATTTTTTTAACTATAATGAACTGTACTTCATTATAGTTAATACGCATTATGATTACTTTTTCATTTTTTTCTCATAGCTTTCATTGTTTGTTTGCCACCATTATTTTCATTTTGAAACATACGATATTGCCGATTACATTGATCGGATATAATTATATATACATCGCATCAATTTTATTTGACAATAACTTTTCAGCTAATCGCATAAACACATTCAACAACTGCGTTGTGCACCATCTTGTGTTGACATGTATACATAGGCACATAACACCTCCAACGAACGTAAAGCTTGGTATATTCTTTTTGGTGGCGATGACGGACACTTATATATAATTAAAATAATCGGCAATACATGGACTTACATCGAGTAGATAGGGCCAGTACCTTAACGGGTACTGGTCCTTCTGCCGTCGTTATATGGGAAAAATGGATAATTTCAACATTAGGATAATCATATAGAAAGGAGATATATATTAATGGCCACGAATGCAATTAAATATCTTTCTAATGTTGGAAAATCTATAATGTATTCATCTGTAGACGTTATTAAGAATGCAAATCCAGCTATTACTGGTTTTGCTGATACAAATTCAGATGTATTAAAAAGTTCATATACTGCAATTACACATTTAAAAGATACTATGAATAAAAGCAAAACAGCAGTATTGGAAAGTAAATATGGTGAAGTTGGTAAAAAAGCTATAAAAAATATTTATAGTGATTTACAAACAGGTAAATTTTATAACAGAGAAAGAATTGATAAAGCTGAATCAGAAGCTGCAGCTAGAATAATGGGCGATATGGATTTTGACATTCAGGTCGATATGGGCGATAGTTCTTTTGATGTGGGTGATGATTCTACGAGAGCTACTTTAGAAATGATGGATACAGTAGGCGAAAAAACTTCAACTGCGATATCTGCAGTGGTAGCTAGATCTGCTGAATATGTAGTAAATTCAAATGCTCAGATGAATAGAGCTATGTACGAGCAGAATAAAGCTATATTCTCCCATTTGCATACTGGGATGAATACTATAAATACTAATTTGAGTACGCTTGTTAAATTAGCAAGTGGTCCAATGCAAACTCATTTTACTAATTCTACTCAGTTCTATGAAAATCAAACAAAATTGATGCAAGAGCAGAATAGTATGATTAAAGAAATTTTAGAAATACAGAAAGAGCTGCACAAACCAGAAAAATCTGTATCATCTAGTAGTAAAAGAATTACTATGTCTGATATATTGGATTCTAATGGAATGCCTAATCTTGAAACCTACTTTCAAAAAATAAAACAAAATGCTAAGAAAATGGGATCTGGTTCAGGTGCAATGTTAGACTTCATGTTTGAGTCAGGTGCTATCGAAAGTATTATAGCATCTCCATTACAAGGCGTAAGCAATCTTATTGCTAAGAAATTAATACCAAGTATGCTTACAAGCGCAATGGAAGAATTTAATAAATCTTTAACAGGATTATTTCCTGCTATGATATCTAAATTAAATAATTATGAAGGATTCAATCCAGTTGTTGATTTCTTTAAGAATTTACTTGGAGTTGAAACTGCTAAATTTGGAGGAATAAATACTGCTGATTATGAAAAAGGTAGAGTTCCTTTTGATGGTATTACTAGAAAATCTATCATTGAAGTAATACCTACGTACTTAGCTAGGATTGAATCTGCTTTAACAGGGAGACCAGAAACACGATATGATTATCATTCTGGTAAATTTATAAGCACTTCAAAAATATCTAAACAGTTAAAAGATATGGATAAAAATGCTCATAAAATGGCATCTTCTGATATAGAGTCATATATAAATGATATGGTATATTATATGAATCTTTCTAAAGAAGATTCTAAACAATTTCAGAAAGATTTAGATGCTATATTAAGTAAATCATTTCATGATGGTAAATTATTTAGTCCTAAAAATGCGAGTGCTAAGAAATATGGTTTAAAAGGTGGAAAGCGATCTGATATGAATATTCAGATAATTGCTGAAATATTCAGACAAATGCCAGATAGTATGAAAATGCAATGGTATCCTCAGATGTTTAGTGCTAAAGATCAGCATTATGAGAAAATGTCTAAATTAAATGAGGGTGGAGATAGCATCTTCACTGCATTATTTAACGATTCTATTGTAGTTGATAAAAAATCTTCTAATAAAAATGATAGTGCCACATCTCCTCGAAATATTTTAATTAATATCCATAATGAAGTGAAAATGATCAGAAAATCTTTATTAGCGGATATTCCTAGAGAAGTTGACGCTAAATTAAAGAACTCTGGTTATTGTGACTATAAAAGAATGGAAAAAATGACATTGCAAACATATCTAACCAATGTCAAAAGAATATCTCCAGTAGAAGCAGAGATGAAACAGAGGTTATGGGAAAAAGCTAGAGGTTCTAAAACGGCTACCGTTGAGGAAACAAAAGTGAAACAGACTGCTAAAGAAATGGTAGCAGATGCTAAAAAGAAAAAAGAAGATAGTGATAGTATTGTAAATTCTACATTATTTGATCAATTCATGGAGTCTGATTTAGCTAGCGATAAATTTAAAACAATTGTAAATGGTATGAGGGGGTTAGCAAATGCTCCTGTGCGATCTATTGCTAATATCGTTAAAGCAGCTGATCATGCTTTATACACTGCTATTTTTGGATTAGATACAGATGATTCTGAAGACAAGAATATGAAACAAAAAGGTCTTTTAGGCACAATGCATGATGGTCTTAAAGACTCTTTTTCTAAATTTAAACATTGGTTGGATGATAACGTATTAATACCAATTACTCGTTTTTTAAATAAAGATTTATTTAAAGAAAAATATGATCAAGTAATGGAAGGATTAGGGTTAGATACCAAAACAGTTGTTTCTAAGGCTAAAACTAAATTATTTGGTAAAAAAGATGAATTTGGTAGATTAATTGAGGAAGGTGCATTAACTGATTTCACTACCAGATTTGGTAATACTGTAAAAAGTGCTGGCGGGTATGTAAAAGATACAGTAGTTGATGCAGCTGATGTGTTAGAATTAACTAAAAAGAAAAACGCTTCTGGTAAACAGAAAGATATTGTTAATAAAGCTATTTATCAAATTATGAGAGATACTCGTGATAGCGGAGTTGCTGAAATAGAAAATGCTGCTACTGGTATTAAGCGAGTTGCAAAAACTGGAGTAGTTGCAGTATCTGAAGGTGAAATGATTGTACCTGCTTCTTTGAATCCTTTTAATGTAGCAAAAAATATAAAAGCTGAAAATAAGGCTAAAGAGAAATTTGCAAGAAGTTTTGGTGTTAGCTCAAACATACCTGGATATGCTACTGGAACTGCTAAAGTAGATTTAGACGATAAATCTGCAAGAAGTGCAGCTCATATTAGAAGTATGATTAAAAATGGTAGAGCTGATAAAATAACTGCATTTATAAACAGATTACCTAAGGAAGAGAAAGCGAAATATAGAAAGCTTGTAGCAGACGCTGTTCAAGATCTCTCTAAAGATGATTATGAAGAAGGTCGAGATCAAAGTATTTTTGGTAAATCAGTTACATTGTTGCTTGAAGAAACTATAAAAGCTAGTAAAACTATATCTGATTATGCTAAAAGTATGGTTCCTGTGAATGAAGAACAAGCTGAAAAAGAAAAAGCAAGTATAACAACTACTGTTTTTAAAGAAATGAAAAAATACTTCCCAGAAATAGCTGCAGGTGGAGTTATTGGTGGAGGAGTATCTTTAATAACTGGTGCTATAGGAGGTCCTTTATTAGGAGCTGTTGTTGGTGCTGGAGTTTCATTGTTAAAACATAGTGAAAATACTAGACAAATTGTATTTGGAGAAAAAACAGAAGAAGGTAGAAAAGGTGGATTTGTTCCATCTAAAGTCGTAGATCTTATGGAAAAATATGCTCCAAATATGGTTAAAGGTGGTATATTAGGAGCTATTACTTCTATGATACCTGGAATACCTGGTGGACCATTAGCTGGAATTATCTTTGGTTCTGCTGTAGGATTTGCTTCTAAAAATGAAAAAATTCAAGAAGCATTATTTGGTACAGAAGATAAAAAAGGTCTGCTTCCTAAAAATATGATGGAAAGGGTAAAGAAAGTTTTACCTAAAATGGGAGCTGGAGCTTTAGCTGGAGCGTTAATTGGACCTTTTGGATTAACTACAAATATTGTATTAGGGTCTGCTATTGGATTAGCTACTGAAACTAATACATTTAAAGATATAATATTTGGAGTTGAAGGCGAAGATGGTAAACGTACTGGTGGATGGATTCAGAAAACTTTAGATGCTACTATAGGTAGACTCAAAAATGCTGCTGATCCTATAAAGAAACAGTTCGAAATAATGGCTAAAGGGACTATAGGATTTTTTAAAGATCAATTGAATAAGATTTTAAAGGATCATCTTGGGGCTCCATTAGATAAATTAATGAAAGCTATAACTGATCCTATAAAGAAATTATTCGGTGGATTTATAAAAGGATTACTTGCTCCTATTACTGGAATTATAACACTACCTTTTAAAGCAGTGGAAGGAATAGGTAATTCTTTTAGAAAAAGACAAATTGCCAGAGGCCAGGATGATTATGATACTGCTGAACAGCGTTTATTATTCCGTAAAAAGCGAAGAAGAAAACGTGATATATTTGACCCTAGAGCTAAGAGATTTCAACGTTATGATGAAGCTATGGTTAATATGTCTTCTGGAGATATTACTAGCACTCTGAATATTTTGAAAGAACTTCAAGGTGCTGGAGGGGACCTATACAATCCAGAATTATTAGAAGGTCTGAGAAATCAGTTTAGAGTAAACGTTCAGGAAAATACTAAGCTTAACTATAGACAAACTGAAAAAATTGGTAAGTTTATGCATAAAGCTATGTCTGAATCAAAATCTGCTGATGAAATGGCTGGAAAAATTAATAGATATATTGCTGGGTTGGATTTATCTGAGGCGGATAGAAAAGTTATTTCATCTTCATCTAATAAATTATTAGCTGGAATTCGTGAACGTGAATTAAGACGCGATAAATTAATATCAAATAAATCTGATATTTTAAAAGGTATTGGTGGATATGGTATTAATATTGAGGATGAAAAAGATATTCCTAATCTTATTAAATTATTAGAGAGACAGCTTACTGCTCAAAAAGAAAAAGAAGATAAATATAATGCTGACCATCCACAAGAAAAACAACTTGAGCAAGACAAAACTCAGCATACTGAAACAATAGAGCATGTTAAAACTATTGAAGAAACTCTTATAGATATTCTTAAAACTATAAGAGAATTATATTCTACACCTATATTAGGAAATGGCAGCGAAAATTATGATGAATATGCTGAGTCTATTGAAAATGAAACATTCCATAGGCTTAAACGTGCTCGAAGACCTGCATATAGGGCTGTAAAAGGTGGAATAAAAGATGCTAAATCTTTACGTATAGCCAGAAAAGCAGCTAGAAATGAAGCTAATGTTGGTGCTAGAAATATTGTATTTGGGAATAAAACAATCGATCATAAAAATACAGATGCATATGATATATTTACAGGGGAAAAATTATCTCATGATGCTAGAGACAAATATGCAAGATTACAAAAAGAAATGGGAGAAAAACACCCTAGTTGGAAAATACCTAATGCTGCTACTGGAACTGATAATGTTGAACAATCAGGTTTAGCTGTAGTATCAGAAGGCGAATCTATTGTATCTGCAGATCTCAATCCTTCTAATAAAACTGCTGAGGCTATGCTTGAGAGGGATAATATAATAACCAGAGCAAAAAAAGCTGCTCAGAAAGCAAAGAATGCTATATATACTTTCGTTAAAGGTAAACCTGTTCGTTATATTAAAGATAGTACAGGTAAACTTTCTGTTGATAAATCTGACGCTGATACTGCTAGTACATTAGATGCAATAGAGAAAGAAGAAAAGCAGCAAAATACTATCTGGTCAACTTTAACTGGATTTGTAACTGGTATAGGTGGTGGAATTAAATCCTTATTTAAATTGGGTGAAGAAGCAGAAGAAGATGAAGATGGTAATTTATTTACTAAATTATTAGGAAAAGTCGGCTTATCTGCAGGGATAGCTTTAGGATTGCCATTATTTACAGGTATTTGGACAAAAGATATTTGGCCTAAGATTCAACCTGTATTCGAAGGAATATTCCCAAATCTTAGTTCAGATTTAGGAAACGTATTCAATACTGCGATGGATAGAATAACTGACTGGTTAACTGGTACTGGTAAAAGTGAAGGCAAAGGGCTTCCAATGGTACTTGACTATCTTGTAAATAGATGGGGATATGGTTTTAGTGTTATTATGGAAAAGGTAGTTCCAAAAGCTGCCGAAATCATTATAACTGCATTACCATCAATATTAAAGGGAGTTGTAACTGGTATTGGTAAAGTATTAGGTACTACTATCACTTCAATATTTGGTAAAAATAAAGACACTAAACCGGAAGATGTATCTGATGATATATTTAGAGATACCTCATCAGCTACAAATAGTGTATTAGCATCATTAAGTGGATCTAGTTCTACTATAAAACCGTTGATGGAGTCAACAAGTTTTCCTGATTTAAGTAACTGGAATTATAATGCATCATCTTTTACAAATCTTGTTAACAGCGGATCACATTCATCGCAAGATTTAGCAGAAGTTAATTATATTGCTAATACACTTGGTAAGGACTATAAAGATATCAATAAGGATGATTATGGTATAACTGCCCAAGGAACAGTATATAGAAAAATTTCTGATGAAGAGCGTGATGCTAATAGTGAAAGATTTATTCATAGAACAACTTTGGGAGAAGGTTTAGCAAAAACTGCAGGAAAAGCTTTCTTAAAAGGAAGAGGATACAGTACAATTTTAGGTAAAACTGGAAAAGCAATGTCTAAAGTTCCAAATGGAATATTTAAGATGCTTGGAGGAGGTTTAAGTGCTGCAGACGATGTTGTAACTGGGGCTGGAAAACTTGGTAGTAGAGTTTTACCTGGAAATGCAATATTTGGTATGAATCATGCCACAGATGCTGCTAAATCAGGCGGTAGACTTAGTAGATTTTTATCAACAGCAAAAGCTGGTGTTAAAGATTTTGTTACTGGCAGAGATACAGTAGATGTTTTGATAGGATCTACAGGACCAAGTGTAGCAGACAATATTTATATGACAACTACAAGGTCAGATGCTCTTAGAAGAGGATTTATCGAAGGTGCAGATTTCGCTGTAACAAAACAGACTGCTACTTCTAAAATAGCATCAAAAGTAAGTGGTACTGCTAGCAAAGTAATCTCAAAAGTTGACAATAGTGTAGTTGGACGTGTTGCTAAGCACATTACAGAATCAATTTCTAAATTATTTAGTAATAGTAAAGTTATAGGTAAATTTGGAAGCGTTATAAAATCTTTAGGTTCTAGTATGACCAAAGAAGCAGCAGAGAAATCTGCTAAAGAATTTGGTGAAAAAGTAACAGCTAAATTGGTTGAACAAGCTGGAGAAACTATAGCTAAAAGTGCTGGAAAAGCATCTGCTAAATTAGCATCTGGTTTATTAACTGCTGGAATTATAAATGTGGCGTTTGGAGTAACTGCATTTATAAGAGGGTTTAATAATCCAAATGATTATTTGGGAGTAGCAAATGATGTATCAGAACCATCATTATTTGCAAGATTATCAGCTGCTGTTGTATCTGCATTGAACGAATTCTGTTGTTTAGGTTTAATACCTATAGATACAATTGTAAATATAGCATTACCTATTCTTCAGGGTATACCAGCATTTTCTAAATTTACTACAAATATTATTGAAGATAGAGAAGCATCGAATGATTTAGTATCAGAGTTTAATGCTAAACACGGTACAAATTTTAGTGTTGAAGAATACAACAAAGTTATGAAGAATAAGAAACGTAATAGTTTCATATCTTCTATTATAGGTCAGAAAGATTATATCGATGATGATGGAACTTATGTTAAAGCTTCTGACGGAATAGTGCAAAAAGCTGGAAAAACTTTATTTGGAAATAAAGAAACTGGTCAAAAGAATATTGTATCTAATTTTGTTGAATCTGCTAAAGCTTCTTGGAATTGGGCATTGGGTAAATCTAATGAGACTGCATATGATATTGCAAACAGAGCAGATCAAGACGATCCAAATGCATTTATTCTTAGAATATCTGGAAAAGTTACAGATACAATGCTTACTCCTGTTCGCGGGGTAGTAAATATAGGTAAAACTATCTGGGAAAAAGCAGAACCAGTATTCAGAAGTGCTGTTAATATATTAAAACAATTTGGTTCAGATGCCTCAAATGGTATAAAAGATCTGTGGAGAGGGGATATTAATAGTTATTTATCCATACCTACAGATGCGGAAGGTAATCCATTATCTCCATATAGAATATTTATGCGAACCGCATCTAGAGTATTATTATCACCTATAGCTGGATTTATATTCCTTGGCGGTAGAATAAAAGATGCAGTCGTATCAGTTGTTAATGGAGCAAAACAGGTAATACCTAATGTAATAAATAGTGAAGCTACATTAATTTCAAATGCTTTCACAGGTCAAGCTAGCTTTTCTGATTTATTTACAAAAAGATATGAATCTGATGGAACAGGTCCAGTTTCATGGGTTACTACAGCATTGAGAGGAGTTGCTAGAACAGTAACAGCTCCAATTGCTGGTATTGGTATGATTGGAAGTTCTATTGGTAAATTAATATCTCCATTGTTAGAAGGCGGAAAAACTGCAGCATCTATGATATCTGATGAAGCTACCAGATTAAATACTTTTATGGATAAAACTAATCTTGAAGGTTATTGGGCGGATTCTACTGATACTAGCAATAAAGGTATTATAGGGGGATTTGCATCCATTATAAATTCTGCAATGCGTCTGATATTATTCCCTGTTATTGGGGTTAAACAGATGATCAATGAAGTTGGAGGACTTATTGATAACCTTGGCGATGGTATTAAAAATGGTTGGAACAAATTTAAAAGTTGGTTCTTTGGTGATGATTTAGCTCAAGATGGAACTGTTCAATATAGTGGAAGCAGTTCTGGAATTTTTAGAGGTAGAGGATTTGTTTCTCAAATGGACCCTAAATATTCAAATATACAGATGGGTAATAATGAATCATTTAGTCAGGCTGGATGTGCACCTGCATCTGCATATATGATTACAGACGGTACTGAAAAGGAAGCTGATGGTTTAAGAGAAGCAGCAGCTCTTGCTAGAAAATATCAGAATAAAAACGGTGTAAGCTCAGAATACTTTGGGCATTATTTTAAGAAAAAAGGATTAGATTCTAGATATGTATCTTCTTCTAATGATATTACAAGTAGTTTATTATCTGGTGATCAGGTAGTATTAGGAGGTCAGAATGCATCAAATACTTCTAAAGCTAAGTCTCCGTTTGGACCTGGTGGACACTATGTAGTAGCTAACGGTATAACAGAAGATGGAAAATACATACAGATCAATGACCCAGAAGCATCTGAACCTAATAAACTTTATCCTTCTAGAGAAATATTAAAATCAACTAAAGTTGGTATTGCTGCTGGAAGAGGAACTGGAATATTGTTTAAAGGTAAAGGAAGTGCTTTCTATGGCGGTTCAACATTACCTGGATCTTCAACTGCTGAAAAATGTTGGAATTATCTTAAATCATGTGGATTTAGTGACGCTGCAGCTGCAGGTGTTCTTGGTAATTTAAAAGCGGAATCTGGAGTAGATCCTACCAGATTACAGAATGGTAAAGGTCCAGCTGCTGGTATTTGTCAATGGGAAACTTATGGAAAATCTAATACTCGTTGGGGAAAAATGGCAGCATTGGCTAAATCTAAAGGAAGACCTTGGACAGATTTGGAAAGCCAGTTACAGTTTATGATTTCAGAACTTCCAGCAAACTTCAAATCGTATACTGGTAAAACTTATACTTATTCTAACGGAACTAAGACTTGGTGGCCAGTTAAAATGACATTGGAAGATTTCAAGAAGTTGAATGATGTAGCTAAAGCTACAGAAATCTTTGAACGTGTATTTGAACGTCCAAGTAAACCTCACAGAGCTAAACGTATTTCATATGCTCAGCAGTATTATAATCAGTTTTCTGGCAAGTATACTCCTGTAACAGGTATATCATCGGCAGATGGATATAGCGAGTCATCAGCTTCAACTGGTTCAGTCTTAGATCAATTATTAGGTGTATGGGACACTATGGCAGGTGCATATGGTTTAACTAAAGCTGGAGCTTCAGAATCAAATGTATCTGAAGTAATTGGTACCGGAGGAGTTGGAAATGCAACTCAACAGGACCTCGTTAAAACTATGCAGTCTAAAGAGGGTAAACTTAAATATTCTATGAGTGGTCCACGAAATCCAGACAAAGGTTCAGCAGACTGTTCATCTACGGTAAACTGGGCGTATAAAAAAGTTACTGGAGTTGACGTTGGAAATAGTACACCTGCAATGTATAATAATAAGAATACTACAACGGTAGATACAGGAAATGGATCTAAGTCATCAAAACCTGATGAATCTAAATTACAACCTGGTGATTTATTATTATACTGGAGAGACTGGTCTAAACATAGAGCCCCTGACGGTGTTGGGCATGTTGAAATGTATATAGGAAATGGTAAGCAAATTGGGCATGGTGGCGGAAAAGGACCTAAGACTAAAAATCTAGGAGGTAACTTCCTAAGAGCTAGACGACTCAATAAGTTTATGGGCAAAGGCTCAGAAATGTTTAGTGGAAAAGGCGTTGGAAGTAGTATTGTTAGATATGGCAAAGGTTCTAGTGCATCTAATGCATCATTATCATCATCTTCAGTATTATATTCTAATACAACATCAGCAACTGTTCCTACATCGTCATACAGTACAACTTCATCATCTTCTTCTGGAATGACATTGCTTCCTATGGGAGTTTCATCATCAAATGGAACAGTTTCATATACAGCAGAATTGATGAATATTGTAGCATTACTTACAAAAGTTGTAGATAATACATCATTATTACAATCAATTGTATCAGTATTGACAGAAGTGCTTGGTATTATGAGTGAAGAAGTGGAAGCTAAGAAATCAAATAATAAGAGTAAATTAGAGCAATTGCAAGCTAAGAAACAAAGTTTATTTAATACCCTTGGTTCCATGACTTCTGGTTCAGGTAATGATCAAATAGCACTACTTATTAAAAATGCTGAGAAATTAGCTAAAGCATAGAATAATTGAAGAGAAGGTCGTTAAAAGACCTTCTCTTCAACATGCTATTAAAATCGTGATAGTAAAGGAGTGTCAAATATGGCAACTACTTATTCATGTACAATAAAAAAAAATGGGGGTAATTTGCATGTAAGAAGTTCACCATCAATGTCTGGTAAAATTATTGCAAAAATACCTAATGGTACGAAAGTTACTGCATCCAAAGTACAAAATGGATGGTATTATATAGATAAATATAAAGGGTGGTCCTCTGGTAATTATATTAAAGCTACAGCTAATAATACTAGTACGAATACACCACCTAAGGAAGCGGTTACGCAAACTCAAGTTCAAACTACAAGTGAATCCGATCAGATTCAAAGTTATCTTATGTATGAAAATCCTTATGCATCTACAGATACTTCAAATTATATAACTACTAGTCTTGATGGTATATATGGTATACCATATCAATTTATGTCTAGTGTTGATAGAAAATTAGAAGGAACCAAATTCGGGCATATGTATGCAGATAGAATTGTTGCTAGAATGCCGTTATTATTGTTATCTCCTGGTAGAGTTAATTTTACTAGAGAATTCAGATCAAGAAATGCCGCAGCTCAAGCTCTTCAAGCTCTTATAGACACTGCAACTCCAACAGATTTGAATACTCTTGTAAATAGTACTGGTAGATATTATACATTTGATTATGATTATGAGTCATATTATAATTACGTAGATGCAATGTGTATGTCTTCTGCATATTTTCTTGGTATTCATGATACTGAAATAAAAATAAATGGTAAATGGACAAAAATAAAAGATATAAAATGGGCAAAAGCTGGAAATGATGCGTTTAAAGGTATTGTATCTAAAAGTGAATATGTTGCATTTTATGTGGATTCTTTAAGTACTGTAAATGAATCCTTTTCAAATGGTACTACTGAATCGCAATTAGCTGGTAAAATTAATTCATTTTCCGATATTGGTAGAGAATTGGCATTCCTTACAGGAGTTACCACTGGAAATAATTTAGGATTCGGTGAAGAAGAAGCTCTACAACAAGCAATGAGTACTGTATCTACAATCAGTAATACTTATTTAAATGGTAACCAATTATTTACAGATATAGCAAAAAACTTTGCTACTGTGGCAGTTGGAGGAAAATTGATATTTCCAGAAATATGGGCAGATAGCACATATTCAAAAAGTTATGATATAAATATAAAACTTAGAACTCCAGATTGTGATAAAATTTCGTGGTTTATGAATATATGTGTACCTTTATGCCATCTTATTTGTTTGACAGCACCTAGACAAGCAGCTACTGAAGGACCTAATGCTTATATATCCCCATTTTTAGTTAGAGGATTTTATAAGGGATTATTTAACTGCGATATGGGGATTATAACAGATCTAAGTATAACAAGAGGGAAAGACAGAGCATGGACTTTAGATGGACTCCCTACAGAAGTTGATGTATCATTAACATTGAAAGATTTATATAGCATGCTAACACTGACAGGATATGATACACCTGGAGCTTTTGCTAATAATATTGCTCTTGTAGATTACATTGCAAATTCATGTGGGATAAACATAAACGAGCCAGATCTAACCAGAATGGTAGATATATATGTAATGCTTAAAGGGCATAAGCTTAAAAATGTTATACCAGATGTTTGGTTAAGTATACAGCAAGATATAGCTAATTTGCAAATGACCACTCAATCTAAATTAGTAGGTTTATTAGGATCTATTGATAATTTTCTTCCACTTTAATATTATAATCAAATTTAACAAAAACTTAAACATTTAAGTATGGGATTGAAAAATCCCATACTTTTTTATGTTTAGAAAAGGTGGTATTTTCTTATGAAAAATAGAAAACAGAAGCAACGGGAATATCAAGAAAAATATGGTGATATACCGTTAGACTTAGAAGAGAGAATATCATATATGATAGATAGATATAATATAAGCGAAGCTAAAATGGCTGAAATTATAAATAAAAGAAACTCTATGATGTCGAATCTATTTTTCTATGAATGTAAATTAGTAGTATTAATGGAAGATCCAGAAGGATCAGTTAGACCCAGATTCAGAATTATAAATAAATCTAATTTTAATCATGCTGCAATATCAGATCCACAATTTGTTCATGTATATACACCTCATGCTGCAGAAGATAATGCATATATGAGAAAACTAAATGAGCAAGAGCTAGTAGCTTTAGATGGATTAATAAATACACCATGTATTATCCAATATGATTTATTTTATAAGACTCCTTCCAATTATAACGTTACCGATACATTTTTAGCAGAAATAGGATTAATTCGACCTCCAATAGATAAACCTGACTGGGATAATGCGGGAAAAAAATATTCTGATATGTATAATCATACTATTTGGTTAGATGATGCTTTAGTATTTTCAGGCACAGTTAATAAGTATTATTCTATTAAACCTAGAGTAGAAATACAATTGAAGTATTTAAATGCAGTATATACTAAGCAGCAATATAAAAGAATAATTTCTAGAAAAGATTATGATCTAAGTTATCAGTCGTTAAATTATCTTGATAGTAAAGGAAGGATTGTGGAAACCGATGAACTATAATACAATAAACTCATCATATGAATTTAGAATATTCTTACACAGACATATGAGTGATAGTGTTTTAAATAATGCTTTACGATGCGAATTAGAAAAATTTTATGAGGTATCGGCTAATACTTCAGATTCTTATATATTAAAACCAAAAGAAAACATATATTCTGATATAACAGATCATTATCCATATATAGACGTATGTATATATAACTTTCTTACATCACAGCAAAATATTATTGATTACATATCAGATCTTATTTCTAAAGAGACAGATAAATCTCATGCATATAAAATAAGATTTGCATATGATGCACTTCGTACACATGGATTTTCATGTTCAGGTATGTACCAGTTATTAAATATGAATAAAGATACTTTAATATTGTCATTTTAATTAGGAAATCGCCCATACGGATACTTCCGTATGGGCTCGACTTTTTATTTTTTTAGGAGAAAAATAACTATATGTCTATTTTATAGAGTTAATAAGTTCGTTAATATATGCAGTGTCTACCTTCTGAATTCTAGCTGTATTGATAGTTTCTAAAAATCTATAAGCCGTATCAACTTTTTCTATAATCAGATCCATATTAATTTTACCAGATTCAGTAACGAATTTATTCTTAAGTTCTTCACGTTTTAAAATCTCATTAGATGCAACATGGACCATCTGTTCATATACATTTCTATTACGGTTATTCTGAATTTCTTGAATTCTCTGTCTACCATAATTAGCATGTTCCTGTCTGATTGCATCTAACTTTTCTCTTGAGTTTGCTTTTGAAGCATCAATTCTTGCTTTTGTTGCAGCTGTAATTTCTTCCATATCAAGTTTATCGTTGATATTGTTCTGAATGAATTCTTCAGCAGCATCGCAAACTCTCTTATTGATTTTATCTACAACTTTTGATGTAGGTAAACCTTCTAATTTATCAAAGAATGATTTTTTATCTGAAGGTTTAATTATAAAAGTTAAGACATCATCTTTATCAATTTTACATATGATATCTTCATATGTTTCTTTGATAATAGATGCCATTTCTGCTAGAAGGAGAGACTCTTTTTCAAATCTTGCCAAAAGAGTTACATTATTTTTTTCTTCTACATACTTTTCACAAAGTACTCTTCCGTATTCTTTTTCCCAATCACTCTTTTCATGCAGTGTTTGCTGTAAAATATAATTGATAGATTCTGCAATCAAAAGATTCATGGTATTCTCGCTGAACTCTTGCAATTTTCTTCTGGTTTGCATTTGCTTTTCCTGTCTCTTCTCATATGCAGATTCTCTGTAATATCCTGTAGGCACAGAACCTGTATGAATGAAGTAATTGTTGCTCATCGGGATTTCCTCCTCTAATATGATTTAAATATTATCCATATGTTATTAGACAACGCGTATATTGATGTCTGCAGATAAGTCTAGCGTAGTATTTACTGTTAAGAATTCAGGCACGACAGTGATATCATCATACTCGTTTCTGTATAAATGCTGCACTCCTGGGCCATATTCGTTAAATCCTAAGAATTCAATATATTCTATAGAGTTCGGTCTATATTTATTTGTGATTTCTGTGATGAGGTTAGGTATATGTAAATTGGTCATATCATTTAGATCTTCAATAATATCCTTAATGTCTTTTATAATTAATTCTTTGGTCAACTTATCAGCAGTTTTAGTAAGTTTAATTTCAAAGTATAAAGTAAGATTTACTCTATCTATGATATTTTCACCATTTATATCTGTTGAGTACGTTCTAGATGGACCATAAGTATTAAAAAATTTAAAGTCTATTTTAAAGTTGTTTTCCAATAAAGATATACACTGATCAATATATGCTTTAGTATCAACTAATTGTGTAATGAATGATTGTATATTTTCTTCGTTATCTCCATATGCTAACTTTATAACTGGCACGCTCTTAATATAAAAAGTCTCTGCAGTATCATAATCTAATACAACGTCTTCATGTTTAACTACGGATGATACTATATCTGAGAAATTTTCAAAGAATTGTAATCCATTATTTACAGTATACATATTAGTTACAGTATATCCTTCTAAATTTGGAACTATATTATCTAAATCATGTCTACCATATTCGCCATCTGCAAATTTAGCCAATACATATAGTTTTACATCTACATCTCCACTAAAATACCCATAGTCTTCTTGTCCATTTCCTGGAACTAATGTATTTGTAATTTTTATTTTAGCATCATCATTTAATTGGTCTGTAGTTTTTAATAAGAATTCATAATCATATGAGAATACTGATTCTATATCATAATCTACAATATCTCCAACGAAATATCTATATGGAACAGATCTATCATCATATAGCCCTTTATTGTAAAATACTGCTATAACTTTAAGCGTATTATCTACAATTTTACCTGCTTCATCTACTCTTACAATATTTTTATTCACAAGAATATTCTGAGTAAATGATATATTTAATTTATAAGTATCAGGATCAGTTTGATATCCACGTCTCCATGTGATTCCTGTAGATATGAATTGAACTGGAGCATTTGCATTAATATATGAGAATTCCAATAATCCAGCATATCTCATTATTGTTTTATAATATGATACATATAAAGGATCATCTGTTACTACTGTAGTGAAAGGTACAGTATATACAAATTTATTTGGATCATTATCTCCAATATATGCAGATAATTCTTCATCATTTTTAATAATAAATCCTTCTTTACCATCAAATCCGATCATGCATCCTGGTTTTAATGCTCTTTTTCTATTTTCTACTGTATCGAAACCATCTGATTTTGACACTCTAATATCAATTGTATTTGTTGGAACTACATTATCATATGAGTCTTTTAAAACTATATATGAATAATAAGTTCTTTCAAATTGATTATCCACTTTTTTCTGCACCTGCATTCTCACTAAATCACTTCCAAATATATTGAAATAATTTAATAAGTCTTGCATATTTGTAATACTACCTCTTGAAAGTGCTTCTTTAGGTAATATTCTTCTTAATTCATCTACTGATTTTCTATCTCTACCTCCAGTAGAATTTGTACTTATAATCATATAGATAGCCATATTTCTATAACCATAGTTTTCTGAATCTATAGCCATATATAAATTCTGATTATATTCAAATTCCCCAGCTTTACCTTGAGTTGTTTTTATTAATACGTCTATCTGAGCATTCATTTCTGGCATATATGAAGAAGAATCAAATCTGACTCTTATTCTATTTGCTTCTATATAACTATAAAAACAATAATCTTCTAATGTTTGATCTATTGCTGATCCATCAAATACTGGAGTAAGATATACTGTTTTTCCCTTTTCTGTTATTCTAACTTCGAAATTAGCAAGCTGATTTGTAAATTCAAATTCAAATGTTTTATTTTCAATTGGATTGCTAGTTAATAACTTTCTAGAAATAGTAGAATGCTCAACTTGCATTAACACTGCTTCTATGAGCAAGTATCTTTCAGTATTATGTATTTGAATAAATGGTGGAGATATGTATGGGTTAGTAATTTCACTTAGAGGGTTATTTCTGCTAATATCATATCTGGCGCTATACACTATCTCATTATTTTCTATAATATTTTGTATTATCCATAAATCATATTGTAAATGAAATTCCATATTACCTATGAAAAATGGAGTTTCCTTATCTAATATAATTCTACCATCTACTAGTATACTATTAATAGTTTTTTCTGGTATACCTATAAATACTCTCATAGTAGAAGGAACCGCATTTATATCTGTAATATTTTGGATAATTGCATGTGCAATTACATTCTTTTCAAATTTTGCTTTTGATGGCCACATTTCATTTGCAGTTTCTGACGCTACAATAACAGCATTCTGTAAATGAAGTGAATTAGCATCAGCAAAGTATCCATTGATACCAATAGCTCTAGTTCTATCAGATTCATCTGGCATAAATTGTTTCAACAAATCCAATGATACTTGATGCATATCATAAATATCTGTACTTAATAACGGCATTTATTTCATCCTCCATTTTAATTTATAGTCATATTTCATTGAACTTGGACCTAACCATTGAGAATACGAACTTTTATTTTTTCTAACTACCCAAGGTGTCAAAGCCCATGTTCCGTCTATACCTTTAATTTCATCATTGTATATATCTAAATATTTAGGAGTACTATTAAGAGACATCGATTCGCTAATTAATTGATTGAAATATACTAAAATATATGGTTTCATATCATCGATAAATTGTATCTTAAATGGAACCTGATATCTTAATCCACCTTCAACCTTTACATCAGAGAATGCTTCTCTAGGAACACTCTTCGGATAAACTCCAACGCCATATGCATAATATATTATAGTTTCATAATCTTCATCAACTATAAATTTATATACTGCGAATTGATCGTGGAGTTCTTTATATTCTATATATCTATTAAAATTGTACCCTTCAGTGGATTCAGGTGCACTATTAATATTTGGAGGCGATACAATACCATCTCGTTTTAATCTCTCATATTCATCGTATGCTTTAAAGAAATGGTACAATTCCAAATATTTAGTATCTTCAAATTCTAATGTAGATTCTGCTCCTTCGTCTGATGAAAATCCGTTACCTCTATATGTAATCTGTGTTCCATATATTGTAGCGGAAGTATCTATATCTTCAGTTGTGATTTCTGGCAAATCTAATGTATTTTTTACTGAATTCGATAGAATGTTTATAAATGGTGAAAAACTAGACGTTTTCGTAGTATGTGCACTTCGCTGCAATTGTGTTATGACCTCTGGATATCTTTGAGATAATTCTACAAAGAATGCATTATTACTAAGCTGAGGATTCAATGTATTAGTTCCAGGTTTGTAAATATGTAAATCTGGTTTAGTAAAGAACAAATACTCTCTGGTATTTGTTAATGAATTATAAGGGTCAATAACCCCAAATCTATTAAATTTTGTATACCACTCGATATCTTGTCTATTATATATATTAGACGACTGTAGTATCTTTCCCATATCTTTTATGGAAGAAATATCTGATGTAAAAATACCAGATTTAGTTCCAGTTGTTTTTTCTAAAGGCATATAAGTCACCGACCTTTCGTACGATTATCGGTATGTTTTTATTATGACAAAATACGCTTCAATTGCATATTATACTTATGACGTTTGAATGAGAAACGAGAAAATAACAACAAGGTATCATAATGGTTAATTATATCGAATATATAAAAATTATTAAATATTATAAATCTTAACCTTCTCAACTTTATGTGACAATAATGCCAAATTGTAACAGATTAACAAGAAGAGAGGAGATTAAATAATATGACAATTGAAACAATATTAGGATTAGCAGTACCAATTATAGGAGGTATTGCTGAAATAGCAAAAAGTAATAAACCATCAGTAGTAGAAAAAGTTGAAGTAAAGGAAACTATGCCAGTAGTACAACCACAGCAACAAGCTATGATTAAACCTATTAATCAGATTGATCATACCCAACCACCAATAAACGTTAATTTTAATTTAAATATTTTCATTAATGGTAAAAAGATGGGTGAGAAAGAATCAGATCCAATAGGTAATAGAATTATTATAGATGCGTAGTTTGACCATGGATGATACCTTTATTTTTTTACCTTTTAACATTGAGTTAATATTAAGAAAGGAAAGGAAGGTCTGCATAAATGAAGTATGATACACTCCACGAAACAGTTATAAGAGACGTGTTAGATATACTTTCTGATACAAAACAGGCTGCTGATAAATCTATTACGCCGAGTTCACGTGTTGCTAGGTCAGGTTCAATAAGTAAGGCAACTTCTGGTCTTACTTTAGTATTTCCTGTCATTGGGTCTACTAATAATTCATTAGAGACTAACACTATGGTTGTAAAAGCTGTCGAAAGACAAGCAGTATCACTTTTACAGATTGCATTTTCTGCATTCAACCTTACAAATGCAGCAGATGCTACAGAATTTATTAAACAATTTCATACCAATTTAAGTGGTGGAAAATTATCCTTAGATCAGTTTATTGAAATTATGGATGATTATGTGCAAGAGAATGGTTTAGTGCCACGAGAAACCAGAGGAATGTACAACGCTGTTTTAGAAGACCTTAGAAATTTATCATACCATTTTGCGGATGATATTTCTGAATCTTCTATCAACCAGTTTAAAGTTCGTCAGATGGGATTTAATCGAGTAGTGATTAAAGAAGAATTATCTGAAGATGAAAAAGATGCTATGAAGAGAGATGAGCATGAATGGAAAGGCAACCAGCAGTATTATGATTATATGGGAAATGTCCGTTCAGATGCTAAAGATAAAAGAGATGCTGAAAAGCATAAATGGGATAAAGAAGATCGAGAGAGAAATATTGCTAGAGATAAAAGAATTGATAAAAGATTAGATATGAGAAATGATATTCAGAATCAGAAAGATATGACTGATGTATTCAAGAATCAAATTTTATCTAGCGATGTTAAGAAGATCAATGAAATGGTTCCAACTATGATGATTGTAAATTTCATTACAGTTGATAAATCAATTGAACAGCCAATTTTAAGACAGGTTGTAATTGGAGTTAAAGCGAAATTCTATCCAGCTGATTCTCAGGATGTAGTAAATAAGATTATCACAAAACACGTTGATGGTAATTTATTACTCAAACTTGTAAAAGCATCTACTAGAGAAATCAGTTTTGTTAAAGATTTCTTATTTGCAATTGATAATGCTAAATTATCTGCAGTTGCAAATTCTAAACATGGTTCTAGAACTAATAAGTTATTAAAAGTTTTAGAACGTAGAGCATTAGGTGGTAAGATTCGTAAAACATTTAAACTTGATAATGCATTCAAAGCTATTTCTACTTTAGTTATTTCTAAAGACGAAGCAGACTATATTATGCAGGAAAATAAGATTGATGTTACTAATCCTAGAATAATGCGACCTATTATGGAAAAATTAAACTTGATGATGTTTATCATTGCAGATGAATCTTCAGAGTCTATTCAGATGATTATGGATAGCGGAGACGATGTATATGAAACATTATCTTTCTCTCAGTTAGAACGAGAAGCATCAGATTCAAGTTCTAAGAAAGCAATTAACCTCATGACTAAAATGGTTAGATAATTTTAAGGAAAGGAGGATAATTAGAGATGGATTATAAAACATATTCAAATTTTATTAATGAGTATTTTGATATTAAAGATTCAGTAACAAGAAAGAAACTTGTTAGTCTATCAGAAGCAAAAGATCAGAATGCTGCATTATTAAGCGCTTCTATTAAATTATATGAATTAATTGAAGCTAAAGTTACTGATATTGATTTTGGTGAAATTCCTAAATCTAAAGGTGACATTACAAAGATTCCAAATTTTATGGAATTAGTTGAATGCACAAATACAATTCATACTATCTTAGTACAGAATAAACAGTCCACTGAAAGTACTGATACTATTCTCAACGCTATTGAAAATATGAAAGTATTAAAACCAGAATTTGAGAAAGCATTTGTTATCAATTGTGATATTGTTGTATTATTATATAATACTATGGCATTATCTATTGTAAGTGCTGTATCTTATTTGATTTCAACTACAATTGATTTTGTGAGAGATCCAGCTGTAGGATCATATGAAATTTCTTTACAGAATACCTCAAAAACAAAATCTAAAGACCATATTTTATATAAAAATCTCAAAAAGTTTAACAAATCATGTGCAACAGGTCAGATGAAAAAATCACTTATAGATCTTCTTAGAGCTACAAGTGGTGTAAATGAATCTGGTGAAGTTGCTACATTGTTAAGTGAAGAAAAAACTGCTGTTACAGAAGAAGCATTCACTGCTATCGTTGCAGCTATTGCTGGTACAGCTACTATTATTGCATTAATAGGAATTTTATTACCTATTATTCAAGAAGTAGTTTGTTTCTTTTACTGTGCTAAACAGAGTATTTCTGATTACTTTAGCATTCAATCTGACGTAGTTAGATTAAATGCTGAAAATGTAAAACTGGATATGACAAAAACTCCAGCAGAAAGAGAAAAAATATATAAGAAACAGGTTAAAATTGCAGATAGTTTTAAGAAAATAAGTACAAAATTATCTGTAAAAATGAAAGGATCTAATAAATCTGCGGAAACAATGATTGATAAAGAAAGATCTTCTAAAATGAAATTTACTAGTGCTGATGCTACAATTGCACCATCAAGCATTTTCTAGTAAATATAAAGATATTAAACATATCTATAATCGCATAGTTTGATCTTACAAGATGGCATACTATGTCAACAATTAAGTAAAATATTCAAAATTCAATTTTTAAGTGAAAAGAAAGAAGGAGGACATTACTATGGGAATGTTTGGATTAGACTTTGCACAGGAAAGTGCAATTAATTCTGGATTAGGATTCGAATATACAGCAGAAGACGATGCGATGATGGAAGCATTTGATGCTATTGAATGTTTCGAAGATCCTGAATTCGCATTTGGACGTTTAGCATTAGAAAATGCTACTAACTTCCACAACTTAACAATGGCTATCGCTATTGACGAAATGAACACACTTATCGCTACAAAAGAAGAAGTTGTTTACGAAGAAAGCAAATTCGCTAGCATCATGGATAAAGTTAAAAAAGCTATCCAGTCAGCTTGGCAGAAAGCTAAAGGCGTGTTTGAAAAAGTTATGAATATCATTTCTGGATGGGTTCAGAATGATAAAAAATTTGTAGAAACTCACAAGAAAGCTGTAAATAAGTTCAAAGGAACAGTTACAGTTAAAGGTTATAACTTTACACATCTTGAAGAGGATATTGAAGCAGGAGCAGCAGAAGCTTTTGATAAATCTCTTAAAGCTGTAAACCTTGATACAGTTGCAGATCCAGAAAAAGCATTACTCGATGCAACAAAAGGTGATATGGGTGGATTTGGTGATAAGATGAGAGCTAACTGTGTTCCTGGATTCTCTGGAAAATCTCTTGAAGCAGGAAAATTCACAAAAGAACTCAACAAATACTTTAGAAATGGTGAAGAAGAAGCAAAAGAAATTAAATTTACAGCAGCTAATGGAGAAAAACTTCTTAACGAAGTATCTTCATGCAAAACAGCAAAAGCTTCTGCAAAAGCATCATATGAAGGTGTTAAGAAATACTTCAAATTCCTTATTGCAGCTGCAGATAAGGTCGAGCTCAGGCAAATAATGCAGTTAAAAATAAGAGGGATGCTAGCCATGCTGATAAAGTATCAAAAGCAGTTGGTAAATGGACATCATGCTGTAATCAGGCAATCAATATTGCTCATGCTATGATGAATGCTCACATTGCAAATATTAATGCTGCTCATAACCAGGCTAAAAAAGTAGTTGTAGCTATGGCTAACGGTGGAGATAAAGAAGAAAAGAAAGAAAAAGTTGGTGATTCAGCTTTAGAATCAGTTGTATTTATCTAATGCAAAACTTGTATCAGGCAAACTGATTAAAATGCATAAAACAAAAGATTGGGGTTGCCAATTGGCAACTCCATTTTCTTTTATCTAAATAATTGAGGAGGATAAGTTCCAATGAGCAATCTTTTGAATTTAGATCATATGTTTATAGAAAGCTCTTTTTTAAAAGCTTTAAATAATTCTGTTATTTCTGAATCATACAGATCTTCAGTATTAGGTCCATTAAAAACTTTTAACGAATCTTTTAATATTAATACTGAAAAATTATATATGAGTATTTCAGAAGCAGAATCGAAAGAAAAAGAAAATGATATTTTTACTCATTATTTTAGTGAAATTGAAAAATCATTTTCTGAATTAATTAAACAGATATCTGAAGTTGAATCTAGATTTGTTATTAGAGTAGATAATATGGTAGATGCAAATATGGATATTCTTAAAAACACATCTGCACTTTCAGATTGTAAACCATTTCATTATCGAATGTATGAATTTAAAAATATTTCAGATGCAGATTTTCCTAAGATTAACCCATTATCAATTTATAATAAAGAATTTGATTTCATGGGACAGCTGTTACAGGATCTCGGTCCAGCTGCAACAAATCAAATGAAATTGCAGGTTATTGCATCTGTATACAATATGCTCAATAAAGGAAATTCAGATCAGCTTACTAAGAAATGTGTAAAAGATATCTTAGATATGGATGATGATGACGATTGTGATATCGCTAAATTTCCTAAAAAATTATATGAAAAATTTAGAAAAGATGAAGCAAAAGATCAAACTATTGATAAAGGAATACTTTATTCAATTCAGTTGTCTTTAAAGAATTATAAGACAGCTGTTGCTGCTGCTACATCTACATCAGATAAATTGATTTCACAGTTTGAAGAAATAAAGAGAAGTCTTTTAAGTTTTATTTCTGGAACTCCAAAGAATACTCTTGAAATTAACACTCCAACTGATGGGGTTAAAAATACTACTTATAAAGTAGATACATATACAATGAATCAGTTAGATTTATTTATGAAAACTAAAATAAATCAGATTGTTCAGATGGCTAATATCTACGTTATTGCGTTATCTGTTAAACTTGATGCTATTGTAGAATATTATAAACAATGTAAAGATATTTTAGTAATGGCTGAAATGAATTCTTCTGGTATTCCTGGAACTTCAGAGGATAATCAGGTTGATACTGATACAAATATGGGAGATGAATATCCTGTAGAAGATGACGGTCCAACTGGAGAAGAAGATCCAGAGGATGATGACGATGACGATTCTGATGACGGAGATGACGATTTATCTGAACCTACGGATGGCGATGATAACAATACAGATTTATCTACAGAACCAGTAAATGATGATAACGATACTGTTTCAGATAATAGTGAACCGTCAAATGATAATTCTGATAAGGATGATTTATCAGATGAGTTAGATGAAGCTATGAAAGATTTCGAAGAAGCATGTATTTTAGCTGAATATCAGATATTTGCTATTGAGCAGGAAAATGCTAGAAATGAAATGTATAATAGAGTATTATCATACTACAATGAAGATGGAGAAGGATCAGGCGATGGTCAGAGTAGAAGTGGTACTACTTCATCTACAACAACCACATCAACAACTACAAGCTCTAGTAGTGGAGGAACAAGTATTTCTAACGCTAAGAAAGCTGTTGATCAGTCTGGTAAGGAATCTATCATCAATGCTATTATTAGAAAATTAGATGAACTTTGGAGAAATTTCCAGGAAAAGATTTTTGTTCAATCTACTAGACGTTTAGAAGTTTTAAAGAAAAATGAGCGTTATATTAACACTGAACCTTTTGATATGTCTGGTGATAATATTATGCCACGAATCAAAACAGAAGCTATTTCTGATATCTCTATACCAGATTTCAACTATAACACTATGAAAGAAAGATTATCTAATGAAGATGAATTTTTCAAGAAATCATGGCCTAATATCGAAAAATCTGATGATCAGAAAGTCAGTGATGCAGTTATTAATCATATTATTGATTATAACGATCCATATAAGAATACAAAAGAAATTCTTCCAGCTAAAGCATACAATTGGTGTAAAACATATCCATCTATGAAAGATCAGTTAGCTAAAGATATGAGTATTCTTAAAAAAGGTCAGAATAATGCTAAAAGAGTAGCTAAACAGGCAGTAAATTCTGAAAGTGCAACTTTAGAAAATACTATGAAATCATATTTCTTAGAATTTGATAAACCAGAAGAACCAAAGAAAGATCCTTCTGATAATACACCATCAGATAATGCTCCAGCAAATGTGACAGTATATTTTAAAGTATGTAATCAGGTATGTAGAGCAAAACTTACAGCTATCCAGAGAACTTTCAATGAATATACTGCATATTTATTATGGCATATTAACAAGAGACGTGAAAATGAAGGTTCGCCAAAAATTGGTTGGATAAATCAAAAGAATAATAAATAGGAGGTAACTTGAGAAATGGTTAAATATCTATACAATGATTTATCTAAAGTTAATGATACTATTTATGAGAATCTTATTATGGCTATCGTTAATAATGTAAAAGAATCATTCTTAGAAAACCCAGATTATGATTTCCCTCAGGTCAGAACGGAAAGTTTATTGGAATCTGATATTGAGCGATTAACAAAACTTGCAAGTGTATTCGGTTCTTTTAAATTTGAAAGATTATTAGAAGCTGCAAAATCAGTTAATCCTATTGGATTAGTATATAATGATTTTATTACATGTAAAGAAAAAGTTGAATCTCATTATAATACTATTATAGAAAATATGAAAGAATCTATCAAAGCTGCAGTTACAGAAGAATGTGATGGTATTCTTGGAAATTATGATCCATTTATCAAAACTTTAGTTGATCCTGCATTTGCAAATACTATTGGAGCTTCAAAAAGTTCATCTGACAATATTTGTTTCATTAAAGAAAATACACATTCTGTAACAAGAGAAGACATTTCAAATGCAATCTCAGTAATTGAGAATTGTGCTGATAGTGCTAGAGAACTTATTTCTATTGCTGAAAAGAAATGCTGTGAAACAAAAGAAAAGCTTACTATTATTAGTAACGATATGGATAAATGTGTCAAAACAGTTCATGGTGTTGGTAAATCTACCGTAAAAGAAGCTATTGTGGCTGCTTGTTATCATGAAATGTATGATATGGTCAATCATGCACATATTGTGCAGTTAGAAAATCAGTTAATAGAATCAGTTAAACAGTCTTACAAAGTTTTAGCTATGGTAGCTAATCATAATCCAAGAGATTTGAAAGATTCTATTATCAGAACAGAATCTGTTTGCTTTATTGCTGAACAGGAATTTGATAGTGTTATTGAAGAGACTGTAGGAATGCATATAAGTGAATTTCTTATGGAAGGTGCCGTTAAAAATGCATTTGATCAATTTAAAGCTAAAATTACTTTAAGTAATGAAAGATTTCTTAAAAAGCATAAAGAAGCTGCATTGAAATCTAAATGTGATGGCATCACTATTGAAAAATGGTACATTCCTAAAGATATCAATGCTATTCATAACAAAGTTATTGCAGAAGTTAAAAAAGAAATGGACCCTGAAACTAAAGATGTTAGAGAACTTAAAGCTAAATGGAAAGATATTTCTGGTACTTTTTTACTTGGAGGGGCTGACTCTAAAGGAGTTGCTATTTCAGCTAAAATGCTTGACGGAAAACAAGCTGCATTGATTAAAGATTTGGCACATAATGTTCAGAGAGATCATAAAGTTACACCATCCGATGTAAAAGAAGCTGTTAAGTTTTTAGAAAATTCAGATGCTGAAATTACAAAAGCATATAATGAATATATGAAACGTTCTATGGGAAGTTCATATGCTTTATGGAACCCTAAAGTTTTAGGAAGAACAAAAGGCGAAAGATATGTTAAGAAAATAAATACATTCATGCAAATGGTTCAGGATAATATTGACCTTAACTATCAGAAAATGCTTCTCAGTCAGCTTAAAGTTAAACAGCAGCAGAGTAGAGTAATTGTTTTGAAGGCTGCTAGAGTTTCATCTAATGAGGCTGCTTCTATTTTAGAAGCTGAAATGAATATATTAGATGAATATTTTACATATTACGAAAATTCAATTGATGATACATTTAATAAATATTCATATGATGAATAAAATTTGGAGTAGAGGGTTTTCCTCTACTCCATTACTTTTCTGAAGGTTAACAATGTATTTGAAATGAATTCATTATCTTGCTGAATCATAATTTCTTTTTTAGCAGATAATATAAATCTACCATTATATTCTTGGAACTCTTGATAGTTTCTAACAATATATTCTTTATTAGGTGTAAATAAAGTTCCGTCCAATTCAGTTCTTTGTATTTCTAATATTACTGATACACTATCTACCGTATGTTTAATTATATTTGTAGTATTAATATCTCTAACCCTTTCAATTTTAACTTTTTCAATAGATTGTTCATTTAATACAGATAAAGATAATTTTTTTGTAGCGCCATTATCATCTAATCCTATTATATGATTATAGTCTTTTTCCTGAACAAGGTTGAAAGCTAAATGTGTATCTAATGCATCTACATTCATAACATATGCTTTTTGTTCTCTATCAACGTCAATACCTACAGATTTAGATTCTATCGATGTGGTATTAACTATATTAATTACTATAGTATCATAATCTGCATCTCCATCATCTACAGGATTACCTTCATTGCTTAAAAGGTAAGTTTTAGAAAAATCTCTGAAATATCTGTATCCTCGTTCATAGAAAACTTGATTTTTATTTAAAAATGATAATAGGTCTGTTATACTGCTCATAGGAGGAATGATTAGGACTGGTATTATTTCATTATTGATAAAAGGTTCTATAATCATAGTCATATTTGTAGTATATTTGTTAACTACAGATATCATATTTGAATTCTTAATAATATCATTAAATAATCCTCTATTCTTATCTATAGATTTTGTACATAATAATGCGATAGTACCTCTCTTGTATGAATCATTACTTTTATCCCTAGCAGTTTCCAATTTATTTAACGGTTTATGGTAATCAGCATCTGTTTGTATTAGATATGAAAATTCTTCTTGAATATATACTCTTTGCACTGCACTTGCTGCTTTATTATCATACTTCTTTAATGATAAAATTATCTTTGCTGTTTCTGCATATTCTACCATTAAATCATATAGTGTAGAGTTTACATTGAAACTCATATATATAATTGGCATGTTATTATTATCGTAATCATAATTAGTTATTATCGCTAATATAGATTCCGATGGAATAATTACTGGATCTTCTTTGTCGTCATATGTAAACGTTGCACTTGCAGTGTAACGATATGATGTATTAAGCATAATAATACCTCCTTATAATTACTATAATGTAAAATTTGGCAAAAAATAAAAGGTGTACTTCTATAAAGTACACCTTTAATATATATTATTAATTCCCCATCATATCATATCCGAAATTGATAGCGTAAAGATTCTCTGCCAATAAAATATCAGCATTTATTATCGCAATCATTGATCGTACAATATTTACCCATAATTCTCTATTAATAGTTTCTTTTTCAATTTCCCACTCCAATATTATAAATCTATTGAGAATATATTCCATTGTGTGTGAATTTACAATACGACCAGTGTTAAATCCTTCTACAATATCTTTACCTTGTTTAAGTATTTTTAATGCTGAATCTTTATCATGGTTAACCTGAACGCTAGCTTTTAATGTAGCAGTATTGATTGTATTTTTAATATACTTTAATATATCAATTCTATCTTCTGCTTTCATTTCCATTATTTCTGTCATATTTAATTTTTCTCCTTTATTATGTATTTTTTATAAAAAAAGAAATGTGCTTGCGACTAGCACATTTCTATTCATTGTGTTGTATATATCTAATACCATGTTCGAGACAGCTGATGTCTGACTGTAAACACGAAATAATAGATAATAATGCAATTCTGCATATATTCCACCTAATTGGGAATGACAATTCAGTAGTTATATTTTCTACTTTCTTTAACTCACTTCCAATTAATTCTATTTTAAAGTCGATATAATTTTTAGTAGCAGAATGAATTGGTAAGGAGTTTAATCTACTTGCATGATGGTTTAATGTTGATATAAATGATCGTATCTGTTCAATATCATCATCTAATGATGATAATCTGATTTCATCATTTTCAAACGATTTCTTTATATATAATAAATCAAAATGCATTTCTTCTAATGTGATATCTAAGTTTACCATTTTATTTCTCCTTTTTTCTTATATGTATCGTATATCTCATTATTATAATATACAATCTTCATATAAGATATTTTCAAATTAATATAACGCATTTTATATGCGTTATATTAATGACAAGAAATCAACTGGGTGTTTTTTATAATATTTATTTGATATCTCTTCTATACTTTGAGGATCGTATAAATTTGGATAGCCTGAATATTTTATCATCTCGTTATATGAATACATTGCAAATTGATTACTTAATCCTATTGCATTTAATCTACAGCCAATTATAAATGCATCATTCCAAGTGGATCTATCTGTAGTTTCCAATAGCATTTTCACTGCAGTAGGAATCCCATATAATGATTTAATATTTCTTTCTGGTAATCTTGTCATAGCTAACAACAGGCTATAAGTATTACCATCCTTAGGCAATTTTAATATATTTTCCGTTAATGCTACTTTTCTAGATTTACAGAAAGCTTCATAAATATTATCTCTAGTTATATAATATGATTGATCATCACCTTGATACTTTACTGGTCTAATCATAATGAATTCATATATACCTTCAGCTCCACTAATAGTTACCAACTGTGAATTGTACATATCTTTTGACAATACCAAATTTGGTATATTATTTGTAGAAGATGATGTATATGCATCTATATCCATCATAACCAAAGCAGCTTCATTCGAAGTTCTTATAAACTGAATTTTGTTTAAATATGGACATATCATATCTAGCATTGTACATGCATTGTTGATTTCTGGGTCAAAAATCTTCCCGTTTTTATGTGTATAATCTGGAGTATAGTTCTTATTAAAAGTATAATCTTCAGATGTATGAATCAAATAAATATTGCATTCTACACCATATCCCTTTTTAAAGAAATTCTTATAATGTGCACATAGATTGAATATAGCTGCTGTAATAGGTATTTCGCTTTTACCTGAAGTTGCATCATTCAATGTATGAAATAATTCTGTTAGAGATATAAACAAATTTATTTCAGTTGCAGATGAATATTTATTATTGGAGAATAATTCTTGAATTATTTTACCAAGTTTTTCATATCTCACTGCATATCCCATTATACATTGTTCTACTGATTTGATATAATTATATGCTGCCATTACGCGATCAACTCCTTAGGATCATAGAATTCTGCTGGATCTACCCCATCAGGAATATCTACTGTAGTTTCTCCGTTAACAAGAGATACAATTCTATCACAGATATCTGGTCTATGCGTAAAAATACTATTTGCAATCTGCGTTGTATCTCCATAACCCTCTTCAATAAATACTGACATTAATTCAGAAGGTCCATCTTCTGTCATGAATGAATAACCTTTTAATGGGATTTCGCCACTTTCATCAGATTTATACTTTCTTAAATCCAATTTATATTCTGCTGAATCTTTCCATCTAACCATGCGAAGCGCAGAAAAATAATTTCCCTTCTCCTCAATAATTCTATTTATTCCATCTTCTTGATATTCATATTTTAAATCAAATACCATAATATAGTCCCCCTTTCAGTATAAAAAATATAGAGGATGGTTTAAGTACCATCCTCTATATTTTGTGTGAATGAAAATATACATATAATATCCAGATTGTATCCTGAATGATTATACCTTATTTATATTTTTCTGCTACAATTACATCAAGGCTACTTGGATTTACGTTTACTCCAAGTTCATTCATAATCTTATGGTACTGATCCCATGTCATCTTTGTAATTGACAGAATCCAGTTACAGCCTGCCATGTTCTGCATTGGATATGCTGCTGTTCTAACTGGTGTAATTGGAGTTGCTGCATAGATAATTCCTGATTTTCCCTGTTTTTCACCATATACGAATTTGAGAACCTGAAGAATTTCTACTTTGATACACATATAAAGAGTTCCAGTTCCTCCAACCATTACGTTTGGTTTATCTTCGATAATGCTGATGAATTTATCGTAAGATGATGGATTATCCCATTTGATCTGTTTCTTAGCATCATCATGCATGAAGTCATATAACAATTCAGATGCAATGCTTGTAAGTACAAATGTCTTTTCATTTCTACCTGCTAATGTAGCCTGGTGGATAAGATTTTTAATCTGTGGACCACCTGTTTTAAACTGACTTGCTGCTGTTTCAAATGCTTTGAATGTTCCTTCTGTGGATTCATCTGTTGATGGGCGGAAATATAATTCAAGATCTAATGTGTTTCCTCCATTTGGTGATGGAACTACACGAATTAAACTTCCATAGAAATCTGAGAATAATCCTTCGAATACAGTGTTGATATCTCTAGCTAATTCTCTTGATGATACATACTTAGTATCAAATGTTCCTTCGAAATAGAGAGGTTCTTTATTTTTTGCTCTTTTTCTCTCTTTCTCTTCTACTGCAGTTGCGCTACTGTTCTGGTTACCCACATAACCTCTGTTTTTGTTAAAAATACTCTGGGTTGCGTTAGCCATTTCATTTTCCTCCTTTGATTTGGTTTACATTGTTGTTTTAGTAATAATTAAATACTACATTTTTAACTATCACAAGAATAATATATAATCATATTTAGATTTAATATTTATCCCTATTTAATCTAATATGTTTATAAGCTTCAGTTGCAGAGCTTCCACCATGATATCCAATACTAGCAGCAATCTTCTGAATATTCTCTGCTGTTTCGATAGATTCTACAGGTATATGATATTTTCCATGATGTCTATAAGCTACTAAATATAAGTTTTCGTGAATGTCGGAAACTAATACATAGTCTTTTTTAATTTTAGTTAAATCTATATCTTTCTTAAATTTAACCACTAATGATTCTGTTATATTCTTACATAATAAAGATTCCAATACAGATTTATTTTCTGCTGATAGATTACTATCTTCATCTTTACCTAAATCTATATCTAACGGGAATATACCGAATCCTCTGTGTATATCATACATAAAATTATTACTTGCCAGTAGACCTTTTAAACTTTTACAATATCCGTCTACCATGTTTTCGTTTTTAGTGAAATTGAAATATATATCTCCCCCTCTGGATTTAGAGACATATCTTAAATGATCCATAAATAATGTATATAATACATTATCATATAATTTAGTTTTAATCAAAGATAAAATACTATCTAAAGTATCATCGATATAAATTGCAACTCTGTCTGCACTTTCTAACCCATCACATGCCATAACTTGCTGCAAGTTTACACCTTCAGGTGCAGTATCTTTAGATATACTTATTCCACAATATTGCATTTGTGGAGAAATAGAGTTTGTAAAGAAATCTGTAATATTTTGTCTACAAACTATATATGGGATTGGCTCTTTTGTATCTATTTCTTCTTTTTTTCTATATACTAATATAATTACATCTTCTAGATTTTTAATCTTTACTATATTAAACATTACGAATGCATCTGCAGATAATAATGTATAATTTTCTTCTAATTCTTTATAAGTTAATATAATTTTTTCTCCATCTTCTTCTCGTATAGCTTTAATTTTATCTGGATTCTTTTCGGATATGATTCTTATAATATTTATATCTTTATCGAAATACTTAGATCCTAATATGATATTCATATCACATTTCCTCCTTTTTTCTCTCTAATATGTAGTTGTTAGTGCTATTATAATCTACTATGAGCAGTATAGAGGATTATACCCCTATACTGCACATTATTAACCATTTATACAACGATTATAAAATTCACTTAAACTTAGGCACTGAAGTTTTCCTTCTTCCATCTTCTCATTAATATAATCTACAATTGACTCAAATATTACCTTAGTAGCATTTACTTCATCTCCATATTCAGTAACATCCCTTATTGTAAAAGCTACAGATAATCCATTTCTAATAATATAATCTATTCTAGTTTTTATATCATCAAATGTTACTAAATTACTTATTAGCTGGCTAGGAATAACAAAATCCTTATCAGTGAAATTAGCAATGTATCCAGTTGAAGTTGCTTTAGCAATTTTAAATCCTAAATCTTTTAAGATAGGGATTGTTATAGGCATAACTATACCACGAGATCCACTATATGAAATAGGACTATAAATTACATTATCTTCGAGATGCATTTTAGTTTTCTTTAATGCTTGATATTGATTTCTATAGTTATCATTTTCTAATAATAATTCTTTATTAGGATAGCAACTATTAGCTCCAATATCCCAACCATGAGCTACTCTTTGCCCTATAATGCTATCATATTCTTCATTTTCTAATACTCTAGACCCATTCATAAAAATAGTAGCAGGTATATTTGATTTTGTTAAATATGGATATAAATAGTCTGCTCCCACTTCTCTGAATTCTTCTATACTAAGAATAATAGTAGGTTTCATTCTCTGATTAAATGCAAATGCGCTTAGATAGAATGATAACCCAGACATATAAGAATTTGCATGTACAATAATACTTGCAGTCTTCAGGTGATATAAATCTGGAGTTCCAATTACAATAAAATCATCTATACTTCTACATACAGTATTCCATCCCTGTACCATTTCATCTTTCATGATTGTATATGAATAATAATTGCTATTAGGGTTTGATGGAATATCGCTACATAATACGAATTCTAATCCTTCATTTTCTCCGAATTGTTCATATGTAGGTTTATCTATATAGAAGCATACACTCGCAGTTTTAACTTCTTCTGGCGTAGAATCTAAAATCTGCTTAATATGTAATTCAGAATCGCCAATAGTTATTTTTTTACTATTAACTCCATTTCTGATAAATTCATACTCTCCATTTGTAATAGTACCAGAACTTTCAGAGGTTACTATTTCACATGTATCACATAATTGTATCATTCCGTAATCTTCCATTAAGCCGCATCTATCCACTACAGTACCTAAAGATATTTCTATATCTTCTATTCTTTTAATAATAGCTTCTGTCGTAGTTTTATTATCCAGATATGTAATTGCCATATTGATATTGGAATCCACACAATAAAAAATATAATCTTCAGAATGTAAAATAAATGTATCTCCAATATTAGGAGAATAATATTCTCTATAAAATGGTCTATATTCACTAATTTCATATGGGCACAGCATTAAATTAGAAAATGAAACAGATGTGTTATGAATAAGATTAGCAGTTTTATATACGAATCCAATATGAGTAAATGGTTTAACTGCATCAAATTCAAATACTGATTGATGAGAATAATTAATTTCAGATATAGATCCATCGGTATTATGTAATCTTAATACTATATGTCTATCAGCAAATATATCATCATATCTAACGATAGATTTCAGCCAATAATGGCCATTTCTTGCAGATGCTACTTCGAATATTATTTCTATAGACTCTTCAGATGTAAGATTTAAAGTCTGTGTATATTTGAAACCATTATCTACAATTTGAATTTTTTCTAAACTATTGCCAGTGTGATGCAAAGTTTTACAGTTTAATAAGTTTTTATCTTGAACTATTATTGCTTTTTCTAATATTTTATTAACGCTAAGATCTACAGGACTTATGAATAACTCCACATTCCCTCTAAATCCATCCAACTGTATTTCATTTGCAACTATAGTTTTCTTCAATGTAGATAAATATGATATATCGGATATTCTTCTCTCATCATTAAATCTTTCATTTAACGTTACATTGTCTCCTCTAGCCTCAACAATTTCAGGATCTTTACCTTCAATATCAGCCGACAATATGAGATTATTAATTCTTTTTCTAAGCTCAATTACATCTTCAGCTGGTGCTCTTAATGAAATAGCTAGAAAAAGTTCATCCTGCAATTCTTTTATTTTAGCACTTGTATAGAAATAATCTCTACTAGGATCGATAAAATCTCCAGCAAATGCTTTTTTAAATTCTTTAACCGTAGTCTTTTTTGTATCTTCAATGTCTTCTACAATAATTAAATTATCGTTTTCTACATTGAGTTTTTCATATAACTCTTCGATATGTATATATCTATTAGATGGTGTTGATGATGCACTCATTTATATATCCATCCTTTCTTTCTAATATATTCGATTTTAACTTAATGTTTTCCTATTATCCATATAACGAGTTATTACCAAAAAAAAATAAAGTAGGAAATATTCCTACTTTATTTTTACTGATTTAGACCATTGCTGGTCCGTGTGGAATTGGCTGCATTGGTTTGATAAATGGAACTCCTTCATGGATCAACTGTGGCTGCGCATTTGTTGCATTCTGTTTAGCCTCAGCAGCTGCAATATTCTGTGCAATAGTTGATCCTGTAACAGGTATCTGTTTTTCACTCTCAATATTCTGAGAGCTCTGTAATCTAATCATAAGATCATTTGCAGATGATACCATTGATGTCATCACAAGTGACATTGCTGAAATAGCATCCGGAATACTATTTAATTCTCCAATAAGCTGTGCTTTTTCTTCTGGTGTCATCGCTGCAATTTTTTCGTCAGTGTATTCATCGAATACACCTGAAAATACTTCTTTGATATTTTCTTCGAATTCATCTGGAGTTAATTCTTTTGAACCATTTTTCTTTCTTTCTGCATCTCTTTTAGCTTTCTTTTCAGCAGCTTCAATCTCTTCAAAAAATGCATCACACTCTTCTACAGTGTTGAATCCCATTGCTTTTGCAAAACGTTCAGATGTTTTATTTTCAGAATCATCATCGTTGTTTGAATCATATCGTCGAGAATGTTCTGTTATTGAAGATTTTAAATCTCTACTTACAATTGCCGCTTTTCCTTTAGCTCCGTAGTATGCTGATACTACATTATTACTTATAAAACCTCCGATACCACCTACGTTATCTAATGCTTTTAAAATACCCATAATTATCCTCCTTCTAAATATATATTTTTTGTGTATTATGAATACTTTTTATTATTTCACTATTATAATATGCTATTATTTTTTATTACTTTTACATCAAATATACACTCTAAAAGCCTGTAAAATGACCCATGGAAACATTTTATTAATATTTAGGATAGGAGGAGGATAGTATATCATGGATAAGATTGATGGAATAAAAATTGGAGATCTTCTCCAAAAAAAATCTTTATTAGAAACTGATATCCTCATTATCGAAGACTCAGAAAATACTAAAAAAGTTACGCTAAAGGACTTTGTTGTGAGTATTATTAAAGACAACGAAGCTCCTGCTAATTTTAGATTATATTCATCATTCAAAATAGATGAATTATTCAAAGAAATATCAAATAAACTTGAAATTGAACTTGGTAGAGTTTCTGGCGGATATGAAGAAGTCATGGGAGTGTTAGCCAAGAGATCAGAGTTAGATGATTTGAAAAAATATGTAGATGATGCTTTAGGTAAAAAATTAAGCACAGACGTTGCTATGGAAGCATTAGAATCAAAACGTGATAAAAACGTTCTAATCAAGTCAGAAGATTTGGATACATCTTCTGATGCAGTCAAGATAAAAATCAAAAATTTATCTAAAGAAGTAATAGATTCAATGACAGGTGCAACTCCAATTCCTGTAAGTAAAGCTCCTGCTAGTGGATGGGCTACTGAAGATATTGCTAATAGAGCTATTATTGCGTCAAAATTAAGTGAAACTTATAGATTCGTTCAGCATTCTACGTCTGGTAATATTAATGAATTCATCAAAGATGGATTATACACATTAGGCCCAAATGTAACAGGGTTACCTAAGATGGATGAAGATGATGAAGAAATTAGAATATTAGATGTAATAGCTGCGAATAATTATATTATTCAGACAGTTTATTATTCTAATGATTATGAAGAAAGACCAATTTATAGAAGAAAATGTAATATAAATAGGATACATGTTGCCGAATTTAAAGAAATTCACGAAGTATCTTCTGAATTTAAAATTGGTAGAAATATGCTCAAAGAAGAGTATAATAATAATGGAATAGTATCGACTGGTAATATATATAAATATAGAGATGAAGGTAATTATTACATGGAATCTACAGTAGAAGGGTTACCATCAAATGACTCTGATTATTTAGTTGAAGTGAAAAAATATGGTGAAAGCTATATCTACACTGCAGAAAAAATATCATCCAGTGAATGCATAGTATATCACAGTATATTGTATTTCCAAGCTGGATATTTACCAATAAATTCAGATTGGTACACAATAAGTACTACATCAAAATCTAAATTTGATGGAAAACGTGTATATTTATTCGGAGATGAAATATTATTTGGATCTGGATCTAGTGATATGAATACTAAATCTATTGCTAGTATACTCACCAATAAGTATGGTATGATAGTCTATAATAGATCTATTGTTGGAGCTACTCTTGGTAATTATGGAGATGAGCATATTTCCCAATCAAGTGTATTAAAACAGATTGAAACAACTCCAATAGATAATGCTGATTATGTTATAGTATTAGCAGGTACAGAAGATTGGCGATTGGAAATTTCTGAATTAGGAATTAATGATAATAAATATGAAACTAATGATTCTTCTTTTAAAGGGTCAGTAGCATTAGCTATTAAATCTATATTGGAAAAGAATCCTACTGTTAAGATTTTATTCTGTACTCCAATATTTAGAAGTCGTATAAATTATGGAGATGGAAAAAATTCAGATACAACTGCTGTTAATGATGTATATTTGCACGAATATGCAGATGCTATGATAGACATATGCAATGCTCATCATGTTCCAGTATTAAATATATATACTAATAGTATGATAAATCAATATACCGCTGATACGTATTTGAGAGATGGTTTGAATCTTAACGATGCTGGGAACGCATTAATTGCAGATAAGATCGTTAGCGGATTATCATTTTATTATTAGTAATTATGAAAGGAGAAAGTTACTATGGATGACGTAAAAATCCGCGAACTTCCGCATAAATCGAAATTAAGTAGTTCTGATTTAGTTGTAATAGAAACTAATGATGGAACACAAGTAGCAAACGTTAATACTTTTAAATCATTACTCGACACAGCAACAGTTTTTGAAACATTATATGATATGAGAGAGGCAGATTTAGAAGAGGGATTAACATGTATCACTCTTGGTTATAGGACAAGAGGTGATGGAGGGGCAGCTCAATATATAATTACATATAATCCTACATTGAAACCAAATGGGTACGATGTAATTAAACTTAACACATCTGATACATTACGAGCAGTATTTATATCACTCACAGGAACAGTAACTCCAGAACAGTTTGGCGCTAAAGGTGATGGGTCTAAAGATGACAGTATTGCTATTCAAGCATGTATAGATTCTGGTCTCCATGTTTTATTTAAACCAAATGCAAAGTATTGCATACATACTCCATTAGAGTTAAAATCTAATACATATTTGGACTTAAATGGATGCACATTACTCCCAGTAGTTTGTGATGTATTTACTCTAAAATCCTCACAGTCAGAGGCTGCACTAATATCTAATTTATCAGAATCTGATATTATTGGTAATATTCATATTACAAACTTTACCGTAGATATTAGAGATGGATTAAGTGCAATAAAATTTTGCAATAGAGTTTTATCAAATATTATTATCGATAATTTTAGAATACTAAATACTAATAGACATGCAATAGAAGTTAGTATAGTAAATCAACTCGCTGTTAAAAATGGATATATTTCAGGTAATCCAGAATTTAATACATCTATTATTTATAGTGATATTTCATTCTTGGGAGATGAAGTTCCATCAGCAAATATGAGTATGACATCTATAGTTATAGATAATATTCATGCTAAAAATATCGGAACCATTGTTCAATCTGAAAAGGCAAGTGACAGTGCAGATGTTATAGATAATATTAGAATCAGAGATATAAATTATTATTCCGATACATTACTTGCAAATTCTTGCATATTTAAGTCATTAGGTGGGAATAATACTAATGTGACAATATCTGATATATATGCTAAAAATATTTCATACATTGCAGATTCCATAGCACATGGAGTTTGTAATATATCTAATATTCAAGGAACTAATGTGTCATCAATATTATCACATATAGCATCTTTGGAAACTAATGATATGGTATATAATATAGCTGACACTATAAATATAACTACATCATAGCACAATGTAGAATAAGGGAAGGTGAATAATAGTTATGGCTGATAATGTTGGTCTCATTAGAGACGAGAAACGAATACATGAATTGGAAGGACTTACTAGACTTAGAGATGATGCGTATTTTGTAGTAAGTCAAGATAATTTAACTAGAAAAGTTACACTTCTTAGTTTAAGATTAGCATTTATAGCAGAAGAGGCTCATGAATCTAAATTTTATACATCTGAAATGATAGATCAAAAAATTACTATACTTAATAAGAAGATATTAGATTTATCTAACTTATTACATGATCAATCTAGCATTTTAAGTGATATAAAAAATGATATCAATATCAATAAGCAGGATATTATTGATATACGAAAAGCTATTGAAGATATCCATAAAAGAATTGATACGCTATATTCATGGGGAACAGCTATTCCTACTACATTGGAAACTGGAAAATTATACTTCCAATATTTTATAAACTAATTAAAACATTGGAGGTGAATAGGATATGGGAGCTTATCAATATACCAGTAGAAAATCCACTCCATCAGATGCGTCCTGGATGTGGGTTCATGGAGAAAGATCTACTGTTCAATTAAATGAAGCTGGAAATGCGTGGAAATTTACAATCACCATTTCAGTAAATAACTCATATAGATTAAACGTTCGTAATTGGAATAACTCTGCAACTAAAGCTAAACATTCTAAAATGATAGTTACCCTTAGAGAAGAATCGTCAACAGGTAAAATTATAGGTACCGCATCAGTAAATTTTAGAAATACACCGATGACCGGTGTTGATTTGACCAAAACAATGGCTACTGTTACCATTGATAATATAAAAGGTGTTGCACAAAGAGTATATGTTGAGATACATGCAAATCTAAGAGGTGTATATGGTACTAATGGAAAACCTGGTGTTTACTATGTATCTAAAAATAAAAATATCACAGATTTATATGAGTATGGATATTTTGATGTATCCGATATTCAATTAGATAGTAAACCAGTTTTATATAATCTTCAGAATGATAATAAATATAATGGTCAAGATGGGGTATCTGCTTCAGCTAACAGTATTAGTATAAAATGGGCATTGTTGGATGGGGATGCACCTACGAGTTCTCAGTATAGATTAAATGGCGGAGCTTGGCAAAGCGCAGACAATTTATATGATACTGATATAACTGGGTTAGTAGCGTATACTACCTATAATATAGACGTAAGAGGGTCCAATGATGCAGGTACTAGTGATATCATAAGTATAACAATACGAACTCTAGCAAACCCACCTACGGTAACATTGAAATTGATAGATGAACTGTTAGAAGAGTTGAAATATACATGGACAGCTAATGTGGAATGTTCCAATATGGAATATAAATATATTGTAACTGGGAATACAACTGAAAAGAGTAGTACTGTTAATAATGCTAAAACTGGTGATATTTCGATACAAGATCTAGAACCAAATATGACTGTAATAGTAGCAGTTAGAGTTAAATCAACTGATAAGTATGACGGTTTATGGAGTTCTTATACTGATTATGTAGAAGGAACTACAGATAAGATAGCAGAATTAACATCAGATCCAAATATTATATTTGGGGATACTTTTGTTTTAACTAAAATAAATCCATCTGGAAATTTGAATAGAATTGAAGTAGAAGCTGGAGATGATTATGTGCATATATTTACTATAGATCCAGCTTTAAATTCAATAAATCATGTTCCTACAGATTCTGAGTTAGATAAAATGTATAGACAATATAAAAATACAAATACAATTCCAATTAGATATAAAGTAATAACACTTGGTAAGGTGAAAGAATATTCTCATGTAAGTGATGGAACTGTGACACTAACTGGAAATATGAAAACTTCACATGTTGGCGTAACAAATATTCCTAGAAGATGCAAAATTTGGATAGGAGATGAGGATAAAATACCTAGACGGTGTGTTGCTTGGATAGGTGATGAAAATGGAATTGCTAGAAGATGTATATAAAAATAAAAATAGAGAATACCCATAGTTGGGTATTCTCTTTTATCTGTTTTAAAATATAGGAGCTGTTAAATGTTTTTCAGTTTCACCTAAAGTCAATGTTAAATTATATAAAACTTGCATAGCTTCATTTGAAGGTTTTCTCATATTTTTCCCATCAAGACCAATATAATTTTTTTTAGATTTAATATATTTATCTAATTCTTCATTAGCTTCTACTGTATATACACCTTTAATAGATACAGTATCTCCATCATAGTCCCCTCCAATACCATTAAGCAATAAGTTGCAAATATTAAGCGTATCTATGAAATCCTGACTTGTATTTCTACCTACATCTTCTTGTCTAATTTTAGGATAATGTCGATACAATGTATTATTTACATATACAGGTTCAGTTTCCCTGATAGTATTTATTCTAAATTTAGATGGGAATTGATTATAGCTGGTATCTATAGGGAAACGAGTAATCAATATATGTTTATCTACTGCACATTCGCATGCAGCCATATAAAAAACGTCGCACCAAGTTAATTTTCTAGAAATCAATGGAGATGCATCAGTTACTCTTCCACTAGCCAGTTCCTCTGCAGTTACAGAATGACCTTTAAATGCAAGATATCCAACTTTTCCATCTAATAATGGAACTTCAATAGGGGAAAATCTATTAGAGTATCCGTGAATAAATCTTTTTATTTCACCTTTTATTACATCTTCCGAATAAGAGATTAATGGGTCTTTTACTTCTGCATACATAATATCTCCTTTAGTGGTCATAACTTTATGCCTTATACCTCCACTAAATTCATTTTCAAAGAACCTCTTCACCCAATATATAATAAACGGTCTGAAGTTTACTATTGCAGATGCTAATGGTAAAGCGCAATGTTCTATATCTACCATCATATCGTTCATAGTTTCAACTTTCAATTCAGGAGCAGATAATACTAATCTAGTTCCATCATTTGCAGTTTTACTCATAACTGCATTTCGAATTAAACCTTTCTTTTTAGATAATCCTACACCATCACTCTCTCCACTTCCAGTTCCACATAATACATCATAAATTTGTACCAATGTGTCCTGTATACGCCCCTTTACAGAATTAGACATAGATAATCCGTAATCCTGAGTTTCTATTAAAGCTCTTACAGAAATGATTAAAGATGAATAATACTTATTCAATACTCCAACTCCAATGTTTCCTCCTCTATTTTGAACGTCTCTATAATATGGTGGAATTACTATGAATTTATTCATAAATATAACTTTTTTATATTTTTCTATGAATTGAATTTTCTTATCACGTTTTCTAGAATCTGTTGATTTTATTTTTATTTTATCTATATTATCTTTTAAGAATTTTACTCCGTTTGATCCATTTGGATCTTCTACGAAATCACCATCTGGTCCAATAGAATAAGTTTTAGTGCCATGAACTATTTCTTTTATTCTACTATCCATTCTTCCCCATAATTTATATACTAGCGGATGCAAAAACCAATCATGCAGATCTATATATCCAAATATATTAGATCTTTCTTCTTTAGTGATTCCGAATATTTCATTAGATAACAATCCTTCTGGAGTAGGAACTCCATCTCTAATAAAGAATACTGGATCTGTTATTTCTTTTACATTATTTGCTTTAATAAATGCGTCTACATTAAGAGGTTGCATCTGAAAATGCTTATCAGCAACTGCTTCATACAATGCAAAATTTTCATTAATTTTTAATAATTCCGAAAGGGAATGTGTATCTATCCCTCTTTCATATGAATATGAAATCATAGTCATATTCTCCTCTCTATATTTATTATCATAATGTTTCGGATATGAAATTTCCCTGATACCATTACAGTATCAGGGATATTTTTATAATAATTGAATAATTACTGCATTACCTTCAACTACTCCAGTAACAGTATAAAGAGTTCCGTATATCATTAACTCTTTATTTGCAGCAATTCTATTCATTTCTTCAGCATCTGTTTTTGAATCAAATGTAATCCGAAATGAAATTGGTTGATCATTTGCCATAGAACTTTCAATAGATGTGCCATCATATGATCCAAATAGATCATACATAGCCATCAATTCATCAAAATGATCTTTAACCAATGTCACTGGATCATTACTTATTGATTCCGAGAAAGCCACTCTATCCATGTCTATAATTTCCTCCTTATCAATAATATCTATGATCCTTCCATTTGGTCTTGTAATTCTTCTGCCGCTTTATTTTTCTTGCCTTCTTCCGATCTTGATTCATTGAGGACTAAGGCATGTAGATAATGGAACATTCCAATTTCCATATCATATAACTCCATAAACGAGACTCGTCCTTTTAACCATCCAGCTACTAAACTGCAGTGATCTAGCCATTGGCCAGAGCAGCCAGATGATGACGTAAAAAAAGCAACTGTGCTGCTGAATATGTACTTTCTTCAATCTCTTTACCACATTTTGGACATGTAGTTTTAGGGAGAACAAATGTGATATCCTGTTCAGCTCCAGTTAATTTTTCTACATATAATCTGATAATCTGATACTGGTCAGATGTAAGTTCTTTCATTACTTTAGATAATACAATGATCTTAGCTTTTAATGATTTAGCTGGATCATTTGGATACTGTTTTACATTTAATGGTCTAAGTGCTTCTAACTGAGGATCAATAAAGAATACTTTATCGATACAGGTAGCAAATGTAATTGTATCTGCATACTTAGCAATAAATTCATCATCTAAATATGCTGGTGTAAATACTGCATCATAAATTGTTGGCTCTTTAAATGCAAAAGCATAACTATCAGATACAGGAATTACATCAAGTTTCATTTTTCTATTTGATGGTGTACTTGGCTGATTATAAGCTTTATCGAATCTAGCTTTAACATTATCATCTTTAAACTTAACCATGTCCATGAAAGGTACACTGTTAGTTAAGAATGAATTAGCACACTTATCGTCAGGGCAGTCATATGGTAAGAAGTTTTCTCCTTCAAATGATGCTCTATAAATAGCAGCATATAAATGATCTACATCTGCAACTGATACAGTTTTAGCCCAAGCATCTACAGTCTCAGGTTTATATTCATCGATAATATGACTATGGATTAAACCATACTGTTCTTTTGCTGCTCTTAATTTATTTCTTCCTGGATCTTTTAACAGATTAGCAACTTCAGATCCTTTGAATGCTTTCATAGTAATACTTCTTCCTGTAGCTGGTAATGCCCAATCTGCAGTTTTAACATTGAAAGCTGTCGCTGCTCTATTAACACTTTCTGTTACATTAATAGGTTTATCAATGATTTTAAAAGATGCTAAATTTAAACCTTTTGTGATAGGTTTGATTTTTGACTGTACTTCTCGTTTAAGATTCTCTAAACGTCTTTTCTGCACAGAGTCTCCTTTTTCAACAATATTGTCATCATCTAATGCTTTTAAATCTGCATCTTCATCTCTATCCATTAGTTCAGATACATCATCTGGAATAGGAGTCATTACATCGGATTTATTTACAACTTCTTCTTCTTTTGTGATTGTAAAAGATGGAGTGACTGGTTCATTGTCAATTTCATCTTCTTCAATGTAATCATATTCTTCCTCTTCAGGAATTGCATCCTGAATCATCTGATCTAATTCTTCTTCTGGGTCTATATCATCATTTTCATATTCAATATCGTCAGATTCATACTCTCCATATTCTTCTTCTTCAGAATCTGAATAATGTAATTCTGTTGTATCATAAGAATCAGCATATTCTTCTTCGATATCTTCTTCTACTGGATCATATTCATATTGTGTTTTCATTTCTTGTTCCCTTTCGTATGCTGCTCTATTTGCAGCTTCTTGATCTCTAATTGCTTTAGATTTTCCAGGTTTAGGAGGATTTTCCATCATTGCTAATGGATCAAATCCAATAGCATCTACATAATCCTCATACTCAACCTTTCCATCTAATTGTTCTTCTAATTCATGCATTGCGATAGCCTCTCCCATTTTCTGCTGGATAATACCATCTGCTTCAGTAAGCACTTTTGTTTCCAGAGTCTGTTTAGCTGGATCTACTTTATCTAATTCTCTCTGAGAAGGAATATTGAATTCTTTTGCAGGATCAATACTTCTTTTTGTTCCCCCGCTAGGATGTTTTACCTGTTTTGCACCATTTGGTCGTCTAGGTGGTAAATTTGGATTTGGTAAAGTTTCGCTAGGGATATCTCTCAAATCGTCAAGTGTGATACTCATAATTTATATTTCCTCCTTGTTTATGATAGACTTATCAAATCTACAAAATTATTTTCTTGTTTTTCTGTTTCATATTTATATAATGTACCGTTGATTGTGATGTTTAATGATAATTTTTTATCATCTCCCAATGCCACTTCAACTCTACAACCAGCGAATTCTGGTAGATATTGTTCTATTTGATTTTTGATATCATTTCTCAGTTTATCTAAATCATCTTCACTCATAGCTCTATATCTAGATACTAAACCTATACCCATTTGAGGTCTAGCCGCATAAGTTCCAGGTTCTAATAATATAAGATGTACTAATAGTTGAGAAATAGCATCTTTTCCAGTTAATACTTTAGGATTATTAAATTCATCTGTTGTTAGTAAATATTCTTTAGGTGTTTCGGTAGCCAAAAAATCACCTCCATTTTATAATAATTTTACTATTTAGTTAAGCTAGTTAAATCTTAACAGGTAGATTTACAAATATATAATATGCATTACATAAAAAGGAGAGAAAAAAAGTTATGGGAGTTAGAGAAACTATTGAGGATTTATTTATTACTATAAAATATGCCATTAGAGATTGTATACCTGAAGAAAGACCATATATTGTAATGTATGATAAAGATAATGTCTGTTATGGTCCTACATGGGATATAAAATATTTTTATCCATTAATAAAAAAATTATTTGACAATCCAGATACAAAAGATACAAAATTATTTCAACTTATTATAGATCGAGAAGATATACAATTATATGATAGTATATATGAGTACGTGCAAGGAAAACTTAAAGATGGTATTAAAACAAGAAATAAATATTCTGTAAGAAAACATAAACACAAATGTTATATTGAAATTAAAAAGAGATCGTTAATTTAATATTTTTATTGGAGGTAAACTATGATAATACGATATGATAACAAAGAACACATTCCAGAATTAGGTTTTGGATACTTTATTAATATTTATAACCAGTTTGTTATTCAAAATATATTAAGATCTAAAACAGATGAAAAATCTTATTTTATATTGGTATCTAATAAACAATTTGATGATGAGGGATTTATAGAAGCCATTAAAGATTTAGCTAAAAGAATTTTTTCCTCAGATTACGAGAACGCAGATAAAATTAGCGAAAATACAACTATGCTTACATTTAATATTACAGAAATTGTAATATCATACGATTTATTCTTATCGATGTCAACTGATGTATATATGAATATCATTAGTATTTATATGAAAAATATTCTTTCATATATCTCAAAATACTACTATGAAGAAGGGGTTTCTTGTACAAAATTTACTTTTGATGATATACTAAATGATGATGATCAAATCTCAGAACTTAATGTCATATTAAATGAATATGTTGAGGAAAACAAGTATATTACCGATATCAAATTAGAATCTTATATTGATGAGGAAAATGGTTATAAGAAAACACTGACAGTCGTATGCAATATTGGATATTGTGGTGATAATAAAGATGGGGTGACAAAATAATATGAATAGTGATATTAATAGTTATGCCAATAATATTGATATGGTAAGTGATGAATATATGGAAATATTAGATAAAATGATAAATCTAATAGAGAATGATATTAGTGAAGATATTTTAGCTGACTTCGCTATGTTTAATTTATTAATTTATATTAAAACACTTTTCCTGCAAATGATGGCAAATCCACTAAAATATGATATAATTGCAATACCAATTCCTATATATTCTATTAAATATGGAATACATGATATATCTATTTTACATACTGTCCAGGCTTTTATGACAGCGTATGGCTATCAAGCTATACACCCTTCTTTAGACGAATATGATAGTTTTTGTTTATATAAAGATATGAAATGCTACATATTTAAAAAGCAGTATTGTGTACATAATTTAGCTATCGTAGATTTATTAATACAACATTCGATGTATCTATATTATGGTAAATATTTTACTGATTATATAGTAAGCAAATTTAATCATATTCACTCTGATGGAAAAATTGAAGTTTATCTAGGCACTTCAGTTTCAATAATTAATAACTATTGTGCATCGATAGGTATAGATACAAGGATATCAAACGATGAACTAGTGAATATAATGTCTAAATCCATAGAATCCATATACAAATTAACTTATGGTAAATATAATATTGATTTTTCATACAGTGATGTAGGGGATAAATTTAGAATAATAATAATAGATGTGGAAGCTCAAGCTAAAAAAGAAATGAAAGCTATAGGAGAAATGAATAAAAGAAATATATTATATGATACTGATAGTTTTATGCTTAGAACTAGAAGTGAAATGTTAAAAGATATTATATCTGCATCTGAATCATTATACAATAGATCTTTACATTATATTTATGGTGACGCATCTAAAGATAATATGAATGAATTAGTTGAATACAGGGTATTTACAGGAATAGTAGAAAGCTATCCAGAAGATTATCTATTTGCTATTTATACAAAATTAAATAATTCTGGAGAACTTGCTAAGATTTGTAGTGCATATGGTGTAGAAATATTCGCTAATTTAGATAAAAATATATCTGATAAATTATGTATTCTACGAGTAAAAATTTCTGCAAATCCATCTATGGAGTTATAAATATATTAATGACAAAGAGGTAAAACTGAAATGGAAATTTTAATATGTTGTGGTGCCGGTAAGTCTATCACTAGAATAATTGAAACTATATGTTACGATGAATCATATTCATATGGAGTATATTCTATACATATTACAGATAATCAAGATATTTTAGAGATAGCGAAAATAGCCAAAACTAATATAGAATACTTTAATGAACAGCAAGAAGACTGTGAATTAATGGGATTTATCACTTTATGTGAAGATATTTTATATATAGTTAAAATAAATAAAACAGATAAAACAAAATGGCAACTGATACTGTGTCCTTTTGAAGATGGTTAATGACGAGGTGATTATATATGCCTAGATTTATGAAAGTAACAAATATGCATGTTGGTTTAAAATATGAACTTATAGAATATGCTTCTGCTATAATAAATACCATAGCTCAACATGCACCTAATAATTCTAAAAATAAAATAATTCCAAAAAAAGATATATCTTTAGCCAAACTTATAGATATTGTCAAAGAATGTCAGGAAGCTGCAAATGAAATAAATTCATCTCAGGCTGAATATATGATATTAGTATCTGCTCAATTATGGGATAATACTATTAATATATTAAAGGTTAAAACTGGATATACAGCATCAGATGCTGTATATGTAATAGAAGAGGAGTAATATGAAATTTGAATTTAAAGGAAAAACTACAGATTCTTTATTTGATATCATAAAAGATATAGCTGAATCAAATAAAGATTTTGTGGCTGAGCGAATTAAAGTTGATAAGTTTATTGATGGTAATACGATTAATGAACTTGATGGTTATGTAGAACTTGCAAAAGAATTCGATACAGAAACGCATCTAATGAAACTTATAATAGAAGCAAGTAGTAACAGTGTGTGTATTATTAAGAAAAAGAAACCTAGAAATGAAATAAAGTCTGATACTGATGTAGAAGTAATCAAATATCAATGATATTAATTTTTTATATAAGGAGTTGATCTATTTGGCTAATTACTATAAAATGAATAATACTGGCGGATATGGTACAATTGTCAGCTGTGATAATATTAGAAGTAAAGTGAAAGATAGATTATCATATGACGATGCTTTTCAAACCGGTATAATTGCAGAAAATGATATCCTGTTGGACGATTTTTTAGAAGATGTGAAACAGTTTCAAAATATAATAGATGAATTAAATTCTTCATGTGATAAATATAATATCAGGATGACTGTCCAGATAAATGAACGAAGTATAATATTTTGTAAGTTTAAAAAAGAATATGCTGATCAGATAATTGTGAGATTTAATTATAATATGGGGATATCCGAAACATCTTCGTAAAAAGTTTATAATGGGAAGGAGTTATTCATTATGAATAAAAAATCTTCTGTATATAAAATATTTTCTAAAGATATGGAAGCGAAAATGAAAGGTACTTATCGAAAAAAATATAAATGCCCATATTGCGAGTTAAGAGCAACTGTTAGCGATTTGGCATTACATATTGGAGATGAACACCAGGATATGATTCCTAAAGATATGACACCATTTCAGTTAGCAGTAAATGCTAGGGATAAAAAAGATAGTAGACCTTGTCTAGTTTGTGGGAAACCAGTAACAAAATGGAATCAGGATACTGGAAGATATGAAAGCTTCTGTAGTGATGACTGTAGAAAGAAATATGCTAAAAGCAGAAAAGCTCAACGTGATAAATTAGGTGATACTGTATATCAACGAGAAGTTATGCTTAAAAATAAATCTAAAACTTATACTTTTAGAGATGGCACAAAGATGGATTATATTGGCACATATGAATTAGAATTTCTTAAATATATGGATACTGAATTAAAGATAGATCCTATGGATTTACAACAAGCATATCCAGTCATTCCGTATCAATATAAAGGTAAAACGCATCATTGGTTTATGGATTTTTACTATAAACCATACAATCTTGCTATAGAGATTAAAGATGGTGGAGATAATCCAAACACTAGACCAATGGAAGAATATAGAGAAAAACAATTTGCTAAAGAAGAAGCAATTACCAAACTTGGTCAATATAATTATATAAGATGTACAAATAAAGACTTTAATCAGATAGTAGAAATATTAGAAGATTTGAGAGAAGAAGGAAATGATCCTAGAGATGTAAAAATTATTAGAGTGCATGAAAGCACTGTACCTCTAGCATCAGTTCCTCCTGTTAAAAAAGATGACGTATATATCATAAATTATATGCAAAATAATGTTTTCTCAGAACCAACTCAAAAATTTGCTTTATGTAAAAGCTATATGAGCGATATTGTTGAGTTTGATAAAGGTTCATTTTCTCATATAAGTCTTGAAGATTTCAAACAGAAAGCTATAAATCCTACATTATTTAAATATATTGGTGAGAATGGTATATCTTATATGAATATTGTAGATTTAGCTGAAACTGATAAAGATTTTTATGAGATACTGACAGGTAAAAAATTATATAGTTATGATCAAATTCATTTTGATAAAACATTTGAAAAGACTATGCCTTTCACTAGAGTATTAGATTTATTAGAAGAATGCACATTAGCTACAATCACTGCAGTGTATGCTAATACCGTAAAAGGTATAACTCTTCCTAAAATGGCATTATATGAATCTACTCAATTATACGATTCTATAAAATATTATAGAGATTTGGGTGGAGTATATGCTATCAATGAAGAAACCGGTATAAGAACTGCATCTTATGAGAATAAAGAAGAAATACCATCAGATGCAATAGAATTTATAAAAAATAAAACAGGGTTATTTTAGAATAACCCTGTTTATTATTTGTCTTATAATATACATCGTTCGATGAAGCCATGATTAGCTCCAACTACAGTCGATGTCATATTATCTACAGACATTATTTTTGAATTACTTATTACCTGGATGGTAACTTCTTCATTCCATGTGGTAGTAAATGAAATCCAAATGTTACCATATGTATCCATAATAAGTTTATCTATATTATATAATTGATATACCGCTTTAATATCTGATTCCTTAATATCAGATAAGTTTTTATTGCGAGTATATTTGATTAAAGCTTGCGCTGATCTTTTATCTATTTCTTTTCTATTACTTAAGAAATATTTTAAAAGATTAACATGCTTTAATTCAACTTCATAAGTTCTATTCATTTGGATAGGACAATTTTCATATACCTTTCCAAAGAATTTAGGCACATATGCTTCGGCATATGTGCATCCTATTTCGTCTTTATACTTTACGTTTTTGAATATTACAAAAGGTGATGATTCTGTAACAATACCTCCTTGAGTATTATTCTTGTCTAATGAATTTGTAAATAACATATCGTTCGTCTCCTTTCTGTTTTCTTATTTTTTCGATATGTCATTACATTTCATTATATCTTTCTTTTTTTGTTTAATTTGAATACTAGAGAATATTCTCTAGTATTCATTTTTATAATATATAATTCAAAATGTATGAATATTCACCAACCGAAACATTCAGGTAAAGCATATAGCGAAAAACAGAAAGGATGGTTATAATTATGGCACATTGGAATATACCACAGGGAAAATTATCAATAGATGAAATAATTAGAGACGGTGGATATTATGATATAGATGGAATATGGAATTCCATAGTTAAAGTTGGAGATAAAATATATAGAGGGAGAGTAGAAACTTTTGTATTTGATGGGGATAAAGTTTATTTAAGAAAATCAAAGAGTGGATATCACTATTCAATACCAGGTGGATCTTGGGATAAATATTTATCTCATCAAGATCAAGCACAAGCTGAAGTTAAAGAAGAAGCTAGAATATTATGTGAAAATATTCAGTATACAGGTATTACATATATAGATGAGCATGACAGACCAGAAAAACAGCAAGATGGTTATATATATTGGGATGGGAATTATAATGAAGTATATGTAGCAGAGTATGCAGGTCCATATGTAGGAGAAATTCATCCATTAAACAAAGACAATAGATTTACAAAATATGGAGATTTTTATCCTATTAAAGATATTATTCCTATTCTAAATCCTCATCATAGAAAGATTTTTAAAGAATATGAAGAGTCAGAATGTGGGACGTCAATCAAAGAACAAGAAGAAATATCCTCACAATCACAAGAATACATTGCACCGAACGATCAGAAAGAAAAATCCATACCAGTAGATTGGTTCATGCACTTGCAGCAATTATATAGAATATATAAGAATACTAATTCTGCTGATATTAGACAGAAAATCATAAATTTAGGATGGAATCCAGAAATTGAACCTACAGAAGATGCTGTCAGACATTTTATGAATTCGGAAGAAAATCCTATCCCTGTATTGAATGATAATGAAATTAAAAAAGAATATCCTTTTGATGAAAGTGTAATACCATCTGAATGGTATGATTCTATATTAGAGGTATGGGATACATATAAAAAGGATGATTCTATTGAAAATTTGGAATCATTATTAGAATTAGGATGGAATCCTGAAATAGAACCTAGCGTTGAGAATATAACTAAACTACTAAGTCTTCAGGAAGCTAGAAAAAATCCAAAATATATTCATATTAATGAAAATATTATTATTGATAGTCCTAATTATATGGCTAATATAGATAAGTGGGAGAATGGTAAATCTAATATACTGCTTATTACTGGTTTAAGTGGATCTGGTAAATCGACTGCTGCATGGGCACTTGCGGAAGAGTATAAAGCTACAGCTATTCATTTAGATATGTTTCAGTGTTACTATAGATTTAAAGAAGAGGGGATCTCTAATAAATCTATGGAATATGTAGAAAAATATCTGAAACTTCATCCAGAAGCTAACAATATCGATTTTTCTGATATTAGATATAAAGAATTCGGTGCAATATTTAATAAATTTTTCTCATGGTTATTAAGTGAATTGAAGAAGGATAAAAAGAATAAATATGTTGTAGAAGGTGCACATATAATGCTCTTTACAAGCTATAAATCTTTAGATAAATTACCTATAATATGTCTTGGAACTTCATTAACTAAATCTACTATAAGAAGATGGGTTAGGGATAAATATAGTGCTTGGGAAATATTAAAATATGGTCCAGATGAGATAGTTTTATTTAATGATTGGGAAAAAGAATATAATACTTTTAAAGATAGCATAATATACTAATATATTATATATCTAATATACACTTGAAAGGAGATATTATGAGTAATATTATTTTAGAGCAACTAGCTTCAGATGAAGATTTAATTTTAACTGCAGAGCAATTAAAAAAATCTTTGAGATTATTGAGAGATGATGGATTTTGTAAAAATATACTGCCAAGAGACATTGAATCTGATAATGGAGGATGGTCTTTTGCAGAATATATTATAAATTCAGAAGATGATAAAATTGAAGTAGAAAAATATATTGAATACTGTAGAAGATTAATAGAATCTACAATATATAGAGGAGAATTATCACATAACGTGATTAATAATAGATCTGGAATACTATATTTATTTCCAGAAAATACAAGATATTCTAATAATGATATGGAATATTATAAAAGTGTATTTGGTGTTAGAGAAAATGCTGAATATATAGAAGAGGAAAATAAATCAGAATATAAATATAATGCGATAAAAAATAAAGATGATATAAATGATTTTTACAAATATTCTAAAGAAATTCTTAACGATGAAAATATTATGGATGAAAAAGATATCCGTAAATATATAAAGAAAATATATTTTAAAAATACATTTATAGGATATATAGGACTTACAAATTGTGATGGAAAGAAAACTTCTAAAAAATATCTAGGTGTGCGTAGTTTTATGATACTACCAGAATATCAAAGAATGGGTCATGGTGCAAACATTATTAACGATATAGTAGGAAGAAATAAAACAAAATATGATGAAATATTTTGTTGGGTAGAAAAAAATAATATAGGTGCTATCAATTTTTATCAGAAAATTGGAGATGTTTGGTTGGATAAGCTTTTTAAAAACAGATTATATTATGTAGTGCTATATAAAAAATCCAATACAAATGTTTCAGAGAATTCTAATTTAACTAAATTCGCCTGGTATCATGCTGAAATTAAACGTGATGGATTTAATCCGAAGAAAGCTGGCGGATGGGATGAAGAATTGTATAGTAAAGATATTGAATCTTGTATTCATAATGATATAGAATATAACTATCATTTTAAAGGTAAAGATAAAACTGAAGCATATTTATATACAGCTGGAGAAGAATTATCCTCTGTATATCTTGGAAAAATTACTGTATATAGAACTGATAAAGGTGTTGATTGGGAATGGTCCGAACAAGAACCTATTGATAGTAAGACTGTAGATTATCTAAAAAATGAAGTACAGAAACAATTATTAGAGAATGGTGATATTGAAGATGTAGAGGAATATGCTCCATCTAGTTTTATAAAACGTAGTTCAAAACCAGCTAAAAATCAGAAAGCCCATAAAAACTATTTAAAAAGAAAATCTAGAGGAAAAACAAATAATGCTACCGATCAAAAAGTTATGCCTAAATTTAATCAAATTGGTGAAGAAGCATTAACCTCTAAACAGAGAAATGGGTTAGATGATAATGATTTTGGAATTCCAGAATTGAGAAAATATCCTATTCATGATAAGAAACATGTAGAACAGGCAGTAAAAATGTTTAATCATGTGGATAAAGAGTATGAGAAAATATTAGCAAAAAGATTATTAAAAGCTATGAGAAAATTTGGTGTATCTACTGATAGTATTGGAGAAAAGAATAGATTGAGATCATATATTTCTGAAACTTTTATATATGAGGCTGGCAAATCAAAGAAACCTATTAAACCAATATTTATTGTGAACTCCTTTACCAATACACCGTTTGGTAAAGTTATTAGTACATATACGCATAATAAATATAGTCATAGTGCTATTTCATTCGATACCAGTTTAGAAACATTATATTCATTCAATGCAGATAATCAATCGAATATATTTGGTGGAATTTCAGTAGAATCTATTTCTGGATATATTGATAAATACGAAAATTCATCTATACAAGTTAATTGTTTATTCGTAAAGGAATCTGATTACGAGATTATACGAGATGCTGTTAATACTATGATAGAAAATAAAACGTCTACAGCGTATGGCTATAATAATCTTATAAATATTCTTTTAAATAAGTCTAAAGAGATGGGTCAAAATGCAATGAGTATGGTTTGTTCACAATTTGTAAGTTATGTCTTAAGTAAAGCTGATATACACCTTACAGATAAAACTTCAAATTTAGTTACACCTAAAGATTTATCTACTATAGTTAATCCTAAAGTATACAAAGTATATGAAGGATATGCTAGATTATATAATAAATCAGCAATAGATAGAATGATGCGAAAAGTATCTAAAAATGCTACTGTTATAAAAGAATATTCAATTAGACTAGATGATTAATTTCATCTAGTCTTTTATTTTTTGTCATATAGCTATATAGGTAAACATTAAAATAAGACATCAAATATAAACAGAAAGGATGACCAACATGACAAATCCTAATAATTTAGTGCAAGTTCAAGGCGTTAAACGCATTACTGAAATGGGCACTTATCCATCAAGTTTATCTGGAAATGAAGAAATTCTTATTGATAGTGGAGATTTTACATATAAAATTACAGTAGATTCTTTGTTAGGTTATATTGTAGATAAAATTGCAGGACCTGCTCCTAATATACTTTCAAATACATTGCCGCGAAAAGGAATTATTTTAGAAGGTACTGTAGATGGAGCCTCTAGGTTATTTAGATTATTTATTAATAATGAAGGAAATTTATCATTTGAAAGTATTGATGAATAATACAAATGCTGAAAATGCATAAAAAATAATCTGAAAAGGGTGATCATTGTTGCGAACTGTATATTCTAAGAAACACTACAAAATATATAGAGTCGTTGGAAATGATTATATAGTATATAATACTCGAAAAGAATTCAAAACTGGGCATACGCATATTCATAATTATAACACTGCTAAATATATATTGCATTTATCTCTCCACTCGTCAATACCAAAGAAACATATAAATTTATATCTATTGCAGAGTATAATTAGAATAAGTACAAACAAAACATATGTGCAATCAATACAAAAACTAATAGACCAGTACCAATAATATGGTACTGGTCTAAGTTGTAATTTCATAAAATACTAATTGTATATTATTATAGTGTAGTAAGTACAATTGATATCGGCTAATATCGATTATACTTGTTATCCATTATCATATTCTAAGCTGGCTACTAATGAATATGAAATATAATGGAAAGGAGGTCTGATGGTTATGCCTACTGTGATTACAATGGGTCCATTTGATGAAGATAATACTGTTATTATTGTAGAGGATTAGAGTATTATCTCACACTTAACCAAAAGATCTTAATGATCTTACACTTAACCCTTGAATGAAGACTATTATATACGAAAGGAAAAAGAATGATGCGAAAAATTATTGAAAATTTTAACACTCATAACTTATGCACTTTAAGCAAAAGACGTATTCTACTTTCAAAAAATAATGGTATAAAAAATTCAACAACAAAAAGGGGAGCTAGAAGGGTTACTTCTAGCTCCTAACTTGTGGGGTGATCCCCCGTTATTTTTTCCTCTTTTCGATATTAAGTTTTTGATTGTTTTTGTGTAAAATTGATTTGTATATATAATAGCTACTGTCCAAATTGCTATATTTGAGTGGGATTACTTCGAAAAATCGTTTAAACGTGACAATATATTATATATAGCACTAACAATATTACATATTAACCAGTGGGCTTGTTATTTTTTATTTATATACGTTGATTCATTTACATATTTTAAATCGCACATAATAAAATATACACTATAATTGAAGAATGAACGTATTGTATTATTTTTTTTATTTTATGCGATTTGACGGAAAAAATATGTATAATGCTACCTGAATCCAAACTACATATAATACATAACTTATTAAATGTAAGAAACTAATATATCATTGATTGCTGTATATTATCTATGCAAAGTAACAGTTGATAAAAGAATATAAATAATAATGATAAAAATACAATATATAGTTTTATTTATTTTTTTCATAAATAATAGACAATCAATTCGGGGTTAATATATTATTTCTTTTTATGGTTGGAATAATTTGATTGTGTGTTTTGATTCTTACCATAATGTTTGCCATGATGTTTATTATTACTATTATATGGTTTAGCTATGGCAGGCGTTGCCTGTGACTGTACAGATACTGTAACATGCTCAACCTCGGGTAATTTTTCATCAGCCTCTAATGATACATATCCAGAAGTTACTATATCACTTTCAGTTTCTTCTTCAGATCCGTCTAATATTATAGTATCATCATGATCATCTTCTACTAATTCATCATCTGTATTGTTTTCTACTACATGGTTTGTTTCTGTTTCTACTGGAATATTACTATCTTCAGTAGATAAAATATCATCTTTTATTGTATTATTTTCATCACTTACTGGAATCTGAATATCTTCTTTGTCTGGAATAATTGTTAGTGTTGGAGCTTCATATGATTTTTTACTAACCTTCTTATCAAACATAGCTTCAGCTTCTTCATAATTATGAGAATAAATAGGAATCTCTACACCATCAACAATAGCATGAACTTCTCCTGAGGCCATACACCTCAGGAATTCACGTCGGTTAAGATTTTTAACCACAGTAGGTTCAATAATTTGTTTTCGGTTAGGGAGGATTCCGCTTATATGTCTTTTATTTTTTGGATATATTTTGTAAATATGTTCCATTATAGGTTCCTCCTTAAATATAATTTATAATTCTTCGTAAAAATCATCATCGTCCATTAATGCTTCGATATCTGGATCGATTTCCATATCATATTCTTCGATATCACTTTCATCGATTAATTCGTCTTCTTCCTCATCATCTATAAATATATCCATAACCTGATCTTCAACATCAATAAATTCACTACTCTCCATAGCAGCTTTTAAAAGCATTGAAGGTTCACCAGCAGGATTTGTAACGTCATCATTTGAAAGAATATCCTCATATTCATCTTCAGTAATATCATCATCGATTTCTACTGGCACTCCAGCTCTTTCATCAGATTCATTAACTGAAACTTCCCATTCACTGACATTTTCATCATCATATTCTTCATCTACAAGCATAACGATATCGCCAGCATCCATTCCATTATTAATCAAACTCATATTCCATATCCTCCTCTGTTATTTTATCTGTATCGTCATCTAATTCTTCATCTTCATCATGAAGAACAATTTGTTGTCCATCGAGTCTATCATCGATAGTTCCAATAATCATATCTTCATTCGTATCTGTGAATACACCATCCTCAGATATCATAATCATATCTTCAACCATTGCCTGATATAAAGGGTTCATGATATACTCTCCTTTCCAAAAATTTACCTATATGTTCCGCTTATGATAAGTTATGCATTTTATTTTCTAACCATTAGTCCTTTGATTATGATATCAATGCAATAAATAATAAGAGGTAATGAGTAAAATAATGTTGTATTGTTTTGATATTCTAAAAATTTAAGATTATCTATATCTTCATCTGAAATAGGAATTCCGTTTACATGTTTGATGATAATATTATATATAGAATTCTTATCTCTTGAATCATAGATAATTTTATCCTCCATTCCAGTAAATAATTCTTCATTAAAACACGGTAATACTCCACTTAATTCGCCTTCTATTGGAAGGAAGTTAAAGTCTATTCTCCAATAATCTTCTGGACGATTATCAAATATTGTAACTGTATCATGAGAGATATATCTACCAATAGCATTGTGTTTATATTTTCTAATGTTTTTAAAATCTCCAATTTCAAAACATCTGAAAATTGATCTGTTATAATCTATAGAAAACGTGCTATCTACAGGATATTGGTGAGATAAATATATATAATTATCTGAATCTTCTAATACTTTATTTTTCTTTAAGAATTCAATCATATATGGATCATAGAATCTTCTTGTATTAAACAAAAAAGAAAAAGATTGTATCCTATCAGAATAAAATAATGAAATATAATGCTCTCTTAGATAACTATTTACATAATCTAATCTTTTTAACAATTCAAATTTTTCAGATCTTATTATTGGATTATATGAAGTTCCAGTATTATCTATGAGCATTTGATATTCATCATTAATATTGGCTTTTAATGATTCTATTTCTATATTATCCAATTCATATGTGAGTTTATATAAGTTGGCACCATTTTCTAAAGTATCATGAGATACTCCAGTTACTCTAAATACCATATTATCTTTGAGATAATTTATAATAAAGTAATCTCCTTGATATGGTATAATTGTATTAGGCAATACGATAGCCTCTCCAGTTATCTGTGATCCTTCAGCACCATATTCGCCATTTTCTACTTGAATTTGAATCTGTTCTATTCCATATACATAAAAATCTTTTATAAGATTATATTTAGTTGGACTATTACAACCATATGGCATTTGTTCTAATTTAGCTGCTTCATCTAAAGTAGATTTATGAATATCTTTATTCAGATAAGTTACTATAGTAGCAGACTTAGTATTAAATAAATAATGAGGATTTTTTAATAAATCTTTCATACCTGCAACCAAACTGTTTACCGTATCAGTATGCTTCGTATTGACAAATTTTCCTGCCATTTATTTATTCCTCCTAACTTCGATCTTTAATCTAATGTTTTCCTATTATCACTATATGAAAAAATAGAGGGGTAGGATTTATCCTGCCCCCTCTTTTATTATTTGCTATTTCTCCTTTCAATCATTTCTTTACATAATAAATGAATATCTAAAAGTTCATCGCCTTCGATATCTTTAATAACGAATTTCCCATCATCTGTTATAGTTACTACATGAGTTAATTTATTTTCATCGTTATAATAAAAATAATCTGATTGATATAATATTTCTATGTCATTTGTTTTTGAATAATATGTACGTTTATGAATCTTTTGTTGTGTATCATATACCTCTTCTACAAATAACTGCTTGTAATCATATCCAGACATTTTAACTCTATCTACTGGTTCATTAATAGAATAAGGTTCAGTTTTAACCCATTTCGCAATTACGCTATCTTCAATTTGTGTTATCATAGTTTTTTCCTCCTATTGTTGAAAATTGTATATTATATTTCACTATAATAATATACAAACTATATATATGGAAATAACTTCTATTTGACAAAAAATAAAGAGATAGCATTAATCTGCTATCTCTTTATATTTATGGTATAATTGTACTATCTCAATGACCAGATTTTCTAAATCCTCCATATCCAATACAGCTGTGTATATAGAATCTTCGGATGGATCATACTCATCTTTGATAATGTCTAATTCAACTCTATGGGGAGTTCTTCTGCTTAACATTATTTGATAAAAGTTTTCATATGCTTTATTATTGCATACTAATCTAGATACATCATCAAATATTTTAATCCATCCTCCTTTAAGTAATTCTACTTTAAGAGTATATAATTTACACTTTAACTTTAATATTTTTTCTATACTTATAAGAAAAGATACACTAGGTCCATAGTCTGGATATATTGAAATATCCACACTATCAGGAATCATCCTACAACCAGGCATATCTTTAGTCAAAATTTCAGCATAAGCATTGAAAAGCTTTCCAGCATACGCCATTTTTGTTGAAGATTTATCATGTTTTTTCATATTACATATACCCATTCTAAGATTCGTTTTGTGCTCTTTGATCATATTTGTCACATCATCTCCATATACTGGACGTGTAGTAATTTTTTCATTCATATTATTAAGTGTTTCATTCATATTATTATTCTCCTGAAATTAGTTTGATAATTCTTTATAATTATAATATTGATCTTTTGTTTTATTTATAAAAATCTTAAGATCATCAATATCTATAATAAAATCTATTATTGGTGTTTCATCATAATCTTCATATCGTATACTGATTAAGCATGTTATAGGTGATCTAGCAAAACATTTAATTGTGTATTTGGAACAATCAGTTTGAATCAATCCATTACATAATACATTAGTAATATTATCAAATATTGTCACTGGCTTGCAATGATGTATATCAAATAATATTCTATTAAAATTCAAACTGCATATATCTTCTGGCAATATTATAAAATTTATATTCTCTATACTATCTATTTTTAAAGATATATCAATACAGTCGCTAGAATACCCATACAATTTTTCAGATATATCCCTATCAATAATTACTGATTCGAAATTCATTTTCTTACCCGTAACTGAAATTCTAGTATATGGATTATATAATATATCGCATTCATAAAACATACTTCTTACATCTGTATCATTTATCGAATTTTTTGAATTATGTGTAGTAATTTTTTCATTCATATTAACACCCCTCTACATTAATCTATCTACAGATTCTTTTATTCTATTTAGAGATACACCAAAATCTTTTTCTCCAGTAAAACGATTATGATGTATATATAATGGATATCCAAATGGTGTTATATAATCAACAATATCCCTCATAATATGATGACCAGAGGCATCATTATCTAAATATAAATGGATTTCCATATTTATTATTTTTAATTGAGATATAAAATATCGTATTGCTCCTTTATACTGATTACCTTGAACAGCAATAAATATATTCTGAAACATATCTTTTCTAAGATTATACTTTATACTCAATATATCAAATGGTCCTTCTGCTATGTGTAATTTAACTGGCTGTGGTATAGACAAATCAACCATATTAGGTATAGCATAAAAACCTGTAGTATTATCCAAATCTTCAAATATATTATAATTTATATATCTTTTATTTATAGATTTAAATAATTCTTGATTTGGTAATTCTATATTTCTCATATTCAATCTTGAATTATCATATGATAAGAAACCTACAAAATTTGTGTCTAATTGTTCAACTACATTTGGATATCTTGTTAATTTCTCTATCATATTTTCTGATAATAAATCAATTAAATTCAATACAATTTTTGAATCTAAACAATCTTGATATGATAGATTAAGTCCTAATCTATCATTTATATATTTCAATTTATATTTAGTCAACTTATCGTCTCTTATCGCAGTATGCTTTAGAGAATATCTGAGATGACCATTTTTTGAATATGGGTTAATATGACTTCCGAATATAGTTTTATTATGCTGAGTTAATTCTATTGCTATTTCTGGTTCATATATATTCCATTCTTGTAATTTTGTATGTGTTACCATACCATGCGCACCACATTTCTTACAATGAAACATCGATACAGTTTGCGTGTCTTGTGGTACACTTATATAAAAATGTCCAGATTTTTGATCTTTGGAATCAGGACAATAAAAACAACGGCACTGAATCTCAGTGCCGCCACTAACAGATTTAGCCCAAGGTCGTATAGATCTTAGTAAATAATTTTTATAATTATTTCCATCCATAAGGATTACCATCTCTTTCCGTTAATATATTCATGATTGAAATATGTTCCACGTAGCTTATCAACGTATTCAACTGTTTTAATTTTAATTATAGGTCCTTTTAGGAATTTATTTTTATTTTTTATAGTTTTATTTTTATGCATATAATTTTAAATTTCCTTATATTCATCATCTTCATCTTGTAATTCTTCAGTTTCAATATTGTCTTTTTTCGGTTTATAAAATATTGCGAATAATCCTATAAATATTGCAATTATAGCTATAAATAATATAGTGATAGGTATTATACTGATGAAGAAATATAATGCTCTTTTAAGAATTATTTCTATAAAGGTATAATTATTTTTAATATTAATTTCTAATATACGGGAATATAAATTGCTTATCCAAACTATAATTCCACCACCCATGATTGAATTTGTAATTATTAAAAATATTCCTGCTATAACCTTTCCAATTTTTTCTGATGTCGACATATTTTTATTCTCCTTTTCTTCATATCATATTATGTATATTATATAAATAATATATGATTATTACATTGTTTATTTTTTAGTATAGTACTACCTTTATAGCATTTTCAATAGTATTATAATTTTTTCACATACTTATAATTGATAAATTATAAAGGAGACTAGTTATGGATAATATGAATATGATAAAACAAAAAGAAAATGAATATGGAAAGTATATATCTGAGCATATTAAAAATGTGAAAAAAGCATGGAACGAATTCAAAGAAAAATGCTCAGATATATTAGAATATCCAGCTCAAGTTGAACTAATAGATTCTCTAATAGAAAATCATGATATGTCTAAATACTCATCATATGAATTTGATGCATATAGAAGATATTTTTATCCTATAAATGATAAAGAAAAAGCCGAATCTGAGGAGGATTTTAATATAGCATGGAAACATCATTATGAAAATAATCCTCATCATTGGAATCACTGGGCGGTAACTGATAAAGATAGTATGCCATTTGTATATGTAGTAGAAATGATATGTGATTGGCAAGCTATGGGATATAAATTTGGTAACACTGCAAAGGAATATTATGAGTCTAAAAAAGATGAAATTATTTTAGGCGATAAACAACGAAAATGGGTTGAAACTATATTAAATTTATTATCTAATTAAATGAAAAATAATGGTGCTAGACTGAAATGTTTAGCACTTTTTTTCACATAATAATAAAGTTTTAATATAAAATGAAAGGAGAATTTTAATTTATGATAAATTTTAGGAGTCATTCCAAAATTACCAAAGTAGTAATACCAGCGTCTATCAAAGTAAGTAATACTAATTTTTATAATGTTTTTCGTAATATGATAAATATGACAGAAAATGAATTAGGTATATACGAACAACTAACAAATATGGGTAATACATATATTGGTTGCTCTAACCTCACAGGTAGTCCAGTATGTGGAGATAATGTAATAAATATGGCTAGTGCATACGATGGATGTTCTAATCTTACAGGTAATCCAGTATGTGGACCTAATGTAACAAATATGAGCAGTGTGTATCAAAATTGTAGTAACCTTACAGGTAGTCCAGTATGTAGTGATAAAGTAAAAGATATGCGTGGCGCGTATCGTATATGTCACAATATTACAGGTAATCCAGTATGTGGACCTAATGTAACAAATATGGCTAACGCATATGATAGTTGTAGAAATCTTACAGGTAGTCCAGTATGCGGTAATAATGTAACAAGTATGTATCAGACATATCAGAATTGCTATAATCTTACAGGTAGTCCAGTATGCGGTAATAATGTAACAAGTATGAGTGGAGCATATGGCAATTGTCGTAATCTTACAGGTAGTCCAGTATGTGGACCTAATGTAACAAGTATGAGTGGCGCATATGTTGGTTGCAGAAATCTTACAGGTAGTCCAGTGTGTGTAGATAAAGTAACAAATATGAGCAATACATATTATGGTTGTTCTAACCTTACAGGTAGTCCAGTGTGCGGTAATAATGTAACAAGTATGTATCAGACATATCGTAATTGCTCCAATATTACAGGTAGTCCAGTATGTGGAAATAATGTGACAAATATGCATATGACATATGCATATTGTAATAATATTACAGGTAGTCCAGTATGCGGTAATAATGTAACAGATATGGGTAGTGCATATGTATATTGCTATAATCTTACAGGAAACCCAGTATGTGGGGACAATGTAACAAGTATGGCGAGTTCATATTACGGATGCTACAACCTTACAGGTAGTCCAGTGTGTGGAGATAAAGTAACAGATATGGATGGCGCATATCAAAGCTGCTCCAATCTTACAGGTAGTCCAGTGTGTGGAGATAAAGTAACAGATATGCAGAGAGCATATCAAAGCTGCTCCAGTCTTACAGGTAGTCCAGTGTGTGGGCCTAATGTAATAAATATGGGTAGCGCATATTGGCAATGTTCTGGAATTACAGGTAATCCTATATGTAGTGATAAAGTAATAAATATAAGTAATACATATTTTTGCTGCTACAACCTTACAGGCAGTCCAGTATGTGGTAAGAATGTAACAAATATGAGCTATGTATATGCATATTGTCGTAATCTTACGGGTAATCCAGTGTGTGGGGCCAATGTAACAAATATGGCGAGTTCATATTACGAATGCTACAACCTTACAGGTAGTCCAGTATGCGGTAATAATGTAACAAATATGAGTGAAGCATATGGCAATTGTCGTAATCTTACAGGTAGTCCAGTATGTGGAAATAATGTAACAAATATGAGTAGTGCATATTCTTATTGCTCTAACCTTACAGGTAATCCAGTATGCGGTAATAATGTAACAAGTATGGCGAGTTCATATTACGGATGCTACAACCTTACAGGTAGTCCAGTGTGTGTAGATAAAGTAACAAATATGAGCAATACATATTATGGTTGTTCTAACCTTACAGGTAGTCCAGTGTGTGTAGATAAAGTAACAAATATGAGCAATACATATTATGGTTGCTCTAACCTTACAGGTAGTCCAGTATGCGGTAATAATGTAACAAGTATGTATCAGACATATCAGAATTGCTACAACCTTACAGGTAGTCCAGTATGCGGTAATAATGTAACAAGTATGAGTGGAGCATATGGCAATTGTCGTAATCTTACAGGTAGTCCAGTATGTGGACCTAATGTAACAAGTATGAGTGGCGCATATTTTAATTGCTATAATCTTACAGGTAGTCCAGTATGTGGAAATAATGTAACAAGTATGAGTTTTACATATCATAATTGCCGTAATCTTACAGGTAGCCCAGCATGTGGACCTAATGTAACAAATATGCAACATACATATCTATGGTGCCCTAATTTATATGGTAATATGTATATGTATTCATCTAATGTATCAAATATACAAAGTTGTTTCGAAGATAGAAATACATCTAACATGTTAAATATATATGTATTAAAAGATAGTATTAGTATGAATACATGTTTGATTAATAATACCAGTAGTATGATAGGTAATACTATTACATGGACCAACGATACTGCTAATAATAGATACTACAATACAGTAGAAAATATCTACATATATCCAGTATCTAATGTAGAACAAGCAAGAATAAATAATGGAGAATAAAATTATATATAGAAATAGAGTAGAGAACAATAAAAGTTCTCTACTCTATTTTAATATTATTTGTCTCCTATTTACATATCCCATTATATAATTATTCATATTTAAAGTTTTAGCTATTGCATACTTATTATTTTCGCACACACCACTACATATAAAGAATTCTCCAGTTATTGACCTGACAGGAACATTAGAAACTGCCGATTCATATAAGTTAGCGCCTAATAAATAAATTCTAGTTCCAGCCATAATAGTTTTACTTTCCAGATTATCAGATATTTTTTTAGTTTTTATTGGTTTTAATTCAACTCGTTTTTTCTTCTTTACTATGTGAATAGGTTTAGCAGTTTCTTCTTTTTTATTTTCAATTATCCCCATAGATTCTTTAATTTCATCTACTATATTTATATGATCTGTATTCTCTAATTCAATCAGTGAATTTTCTGATTTAGATGAGAAGAATATATCCGAAGCCTGTTTATCTAAACTATATAATTCAAATTCTTCTATGATACTAATCAAATAATCTTTTTCTTCTCTAGTGTACGTTTCATTTTTTTTAAATGCATAATCATACTGGAGAATACCTTTCATATTTTCAAATATATCTTTATTTGAAGTAATATAATTAGCTAATCCTTCTTCTAAACTTCCATATACTCTATATACTTTTTTAGTAATTTCATTTAATATAGTTTCTCCATCATATGAATAATCAGGTTCAATTGCCATTGGATTATTTCCCAACACTAAATCTTCTGCTATGTGAATTATATCTTCCTGCTCCAATATAGCAATAGATATTGCCATAATAATTGATGAAGGAATTTTTAACTCCCTCATAACCTTATACGCAGGTTCTTTTAAAATAGTTATCAATTCGCGTCTATCCATAGTCTAATTCCTCCTACCATGATTTATATGTATGTTTATGTAATCTAATTCGCCTGAAATTATATATTATTACTATGAAATCAATATAAAAATAAAAACACAAAGGAGAGAAAATAATATGAAAAAAGAATTTACCTATTTAACTTTAGAAATGTGTTATAATGGTATACTTTCAACAGCAAAAGAAAGTGGTACTATTTTAGATGATCTGCTAGTCGGATTTACGTATCAATTGCCAGAAAGTGGAGGAGAAGCTATTGATATTTCCAGTGTTATCATTAATGATATTTTATTACCTAGCGAAATAGATATGCCAGATAATGGGGAGATTTATTTCATAATTGATAGAGGAAATTATGCAAAAGAATTAAATGTTAGATATTATGCCACATTAAGATCATTGGGAGTGTATCTCAAAGATGGTATTAAAGACAGAGCAGTTAAAGTGGTAATTTTAGGAGCTTCAGCAGAAACTACACGTTTATACCATTTAATGCCAACTGAAGGAGGAGTGCAGATTACTCATGCTGTAAATAGTGAGGATGAAACCGATACAATGAATGTTGCGTTGATGTTTATTGAAACTTATAATGAAAACTATACTAATGATGAAGCTTCTACAATGACAAGTTAAAAATAACAATAGGGGTAAATATAATGAGTGAAAATAATATTGAAGCATTAGAGTTTTATAAATTATTAGAAATATTAGATGAAGTATATGGGAAATATATAACTGATTTTAGTGAAGAAAACATTATCATAGGTGCAGAATATAATGAGAATGTTTACCTTTTCACCAAATTGGCATTTGTTACACATGATAAAGAAAACCTTAACCCTCAAATAAAATTAATATCCGATATGCAGCAAGTTGCAAATAATATTGGTGATGACTATGTAGATATAGTTACATTACAAGATATATATAATCTTTGTGATAATATAATAAATTCGGAAAAATCTGTATTTAAACCTGAATATAATCTTTCTTATGGTCAAAAAGAAGTTATAATATTTAATATACCAGTATCAATAAGATTAATAGATTTGGATGGAAATATTTTTGATACAGATTTACACAATCCACTTATTATTGGCACTGGTATTATTTCTGTTTCAGACGAAACTGCGATTTTCTGTATATCCATAAACGAATAAAGGAGATAATATATGGAAACTATGAAAGTTCAAGCAATATGGGAATTTGAGGTTGATACCTCAAATTTTGACCCTAAACATGTTAATATTAGAAAAATTGCAATGGAATTAGCACAAAGGGAATTGAATGACTTATTAAATAAAAATGAGTTATCTACTGAAGATTTTGAATATACAATAGGGTGATATGTATGATGAGTATATTTACGCAAAGTTATATTATGTATAACAATAAGAAAATATTTTTAAATACTAATTATAATGAGTTGAAACGTAAGATGAATGATAGTAAAAGTGTGATAGAAGTTGAAGTATCATCACTTATTATTGATAAGCGTGCAACTTTTAGAAAAGATAATATATCAAGATATGGGGAGGCTGGAATATAATGGGGTTGAAAATAACAGTTGATTGTATTAATAGAGTAATACAAGCAATTAACGATGCATATTCTGATGATGAAGTAGCCCATTTACAGTATTTATTATACAAGAAAAATGAATATAATATCAACAAAGATGAAGGATCTCGTATAATACAAAGATATGAAGAATTGCGAGATGATGATAGTATCATACTTATAGATAACGAATATCCAGTTATAGCTGCAAATGTAAGATGTATTAGAGATATTTTATATTTCGATAACTGTGATTATAAGCATATGATTACATCTAAAATTAAACCACTTATTATATCAAAAAAAGTATATGATATGGAATATGGAGATATAGTTAATTATTATAAGAATATAATAATAGATGCTGCCAGAGAATATGTGGATATATTATTGTCATACGATATATTCAAAATATTAGCATATGAAATTATGAATAAATTTCCATATTTAAGGAAGGAGAAATAATAATGGAATATTTAACAGTTAAAGACTTTAAACAGTTTGTAGATAATCAAAGAAGACGAGGAAAAGTATTCACAGATTTTTTAAATGGAGCAGAAATCGAAGTAGACGATATGCCACTTGTTATTAGAACGATAACTAGAGATAAGTTTACGTTTTTTAATGAAACTAGATCTACTGTTAAAACTTTATTTATCGGAACGCCTATCAAAAAGGATATGGTATCTGAATTAGTAATATTTAATATAGATTATTCTGCTGAAACATATTGTACTGTTGGGGATATATATGAAGCTTTTATATCTAATAATGTTGCTGATGATACAAAAATAGTTGCAGAGATGATTTGCTCTAATGATGAGAATTTTTTGGCTGATGCATATGTAATAACCTTTCCAAAATCATCAGTAGATATGATGATTGCAAATAATAAATTCTTAGTGATTGAGAAGATATATCCAACTATTAACGAAATGAAGATTGATGAGGATTAAATACATGATAAAATTTAATAAAAATGCAGGTGCAATGGAAGAAATTCTTATTGGAAGATGGAAACAAAATGATACTGAATATTATATTTATGATGAAATATTTGATGAGATTATTACTGTAAATAAATTTACTGGTAAAGTCGAAGCTTATGGTTTTACTGGATTAATATCAGATTATTTAGCTGGCGGAGTATTCATAGTAGTTTAATTAAGGGAGAAGGACAGTTAGATGCATACTATACAATATATTAAATTCGTATATAGAAACGGCGCAATTGAGATATATAAAGATTGCGATGTTGATATAACAAAGAATTCGATAATAATATATGATGATGATAGGGTTATTACTAAATATTATGAAGATTTAAAATCATATGAAGTTGGATTGGCTACTATTACTGATATTGGAGAAAGATGTAATATGTATCTTAATCTTGGAGGAAAGGCTACTATAATATCAGAATTAAAACGAATATGTGATACTATAAAAAATGCAAAAATTGATCTGTCTAAAGTATTGCCTATATTTAGAAACCCATTAGATGATGGACAAAATTGGTATGTGCTGGATAATTATATAATAGATAATGATTCTAAAATGATTAAAATTGAATATAGATTATTAGAATCTTCTCAAAAATATCCAAATGGTGATTTGAAAAGATTGGAAATTGATTGTGAACGTATATATGAAATACCAGATGAATATAATAATTATTCAATTTCAATATCATTTTCAGATGCATTTATAGATATGGTAGGTAATACCTTTATATTATCGCGTGTAACAAATTATACAGATTTTGAAGAAAAAATGAATAAACAAAATAGACTATTATTTGAAAAGTCTATATTCAATGAATATGATGCTATAGTTGAATTTTACATTGTACACCGCTGGAAAGGAGAACTGGCATATGCATGTAGATAAAATAGAAATTATATCAAATACAGGTATTAAACAGATGCACACTGACTGTGATATAACTTATTGGAATAATAATACAATATTATCAGTTGACTATTATAGGAATGGGAAAGATATAATCAACTATCCAATTTCATCCTTATTTAGTTGGCGTATATCAAAAACACCAGAAAAAGATACAGAATTGGTATCTAATCAATTTGAAGCTAATAATGCTGATACTGAAAAATTAATACTTAGACCAGATAATACGTATAAAGTTTCTACTATTAAACAATTTATAGCAGCTATATCTAATATTTTAGATAATCATAGAATAGAAAATGATCTAGACCCTACAACAATTGCAATTGTAATAGGGCATGATAATTATTTTATAACTACTATCGATTGTCGTTTTATTGGTCATTTATATGATATTGAAAAAGATCCAGAGAAATCTTATATTGACTTGATACTGTCAACTAATACTGATGAAGTATTAACCGCTGATTTTATTTTTAATGGAGAGTTATTATCATTTGATGGAGAATTAGCTGTAAGATGTAAAATTGAGGATGATAGGTCAAAGTATAAGTATTGTGGTAATACATTATATATTCATAATAGAATATATAATGTACCTATGTCAAAATATGCGGACTCATTCATATATTGCTATATACGATAATAAATAATGGGTTTCTATAACCCATTATTTTTTTTTGCTAATATATTATAAATATGGAAATAATTACAAAATATTTTTGATATAACAGTAAGATAAATCTATAAAAACCAAAATGTATTAGGAGGAAATTTTAAAATGGCACTTGGAGATCAGTATAATAATAACAAACCACAGTACAAAGAGATCGAAGTATATTCAGCTTATGGAATGACTAATGCGGAAGGAGTAGTAGATCCTTCTGCCCTATCTATCAGCTTTTTCAGACAGTTGATGAAAATTGCAATTGCCCCTAAGCAGCAGACAACAGATGGAAGCATTAAATGGGATAATGAAAATGCAGCAATTGTTTATCTTACACATATTAAAGCTAGAATTTTATATGAAGGAATTAAGAATGTTCTTGATCCAAATAAACCAGAAATTCACAATGCTGGTGTAAACAGTGGTAGTGGAGAAACAGTAGGTTTAATTACATTCTCTGATGGAAAATCAGAAGGATTAAGTGGTCCATGCTTAATCATTAGAAAGATTGATCAGGCAGGAAGACCAGTGAGCACATACATGTATGAATTTAAACAGAATTATCACAGTGCAATTATCAATTTTGATGGTAACACCTCCAAATTTGATCATATGTATTTTGATAATCTTGAGATTAAACAGTTCATGGATGCGTTAAAAGAATATTATACAGCAATGACACATGCTAATGCATATTCTGTAATGTATCAGCAGAGATTTGATATGAGCAGAATCCATACAAAATTAAATGCTATTGCTGATAAAGTTGGAGCTTCTCCAGAAAATACTAAAGGAAGTTATAATGGTGGAGGAAACTCATTCTTTAACAATAATAGATCAGCAAATTCAACTAGTCATTCAACAACTTCATCTGCAACAAGACAGGCTACATTAGATGATTTGGAGAGTGAATTAGAATAATGTATACTGTAGTCGGATGCGTTACATTCGATATGGTAATAGATACGGATATAGGATTATTGAAGTTTATACAAAAGAATTTCAATAATCCTAAAATCTTTTATAAATCCATTTTGGATGAACGTGATATTATTTTCATGAAGCATATCATGACGGAACGAGAAAATAAGAATCCACTATTAGCAGTTATGATAGATAATACTAAATACATAAGCGATGCAGATAGCTTATATAATCAGTTTATGACTCAGCATTATGAAGAAATATTGGAATTATCCGTTACAACAGGTATGTTTGATATAATAAGAAGATCATATGGTGTAAATGATGTAGTTAGATTTGATATTATTTGTAAATCTGAATGTGAAAAAGATTTAATTATCAAAAGATTTAATAAATATCATATTAGACCATCAGTAAAAGTTGTAGAATCATATGATAAAATTGATATACTTCCATATGGAAGTATATACGTAAAAGATATTAGAGATATATTATTATTTCCTAAAATAGAATGCAAAAATGTTCTAATAGGAAATTATAAATTTAACTTTGAATTAGGTAAACAAAATTTACCTTTAGCAGAAGTAGCAGAAAAAATAATTATTGATAATCCAATTCAGATTATTGATATGCATGCTATAGACAAATCACAATATGTAGGATAATTAGGAGGAACTAAATTATGGATGAAAGACTATTATCAAACATTGTACCTAAGGAAAACCTTAGAATTATGCAGAGCAATGTATTGAAAAATGTGTCAGATGCAGTTATGAAAACTGCTGGACCTTATGGTTCAAATACTATGATTCTTAATCCAAATGGAGCTGCACCATCATATTCTAAAGATGGTAAAAAAGTGTTAGGGCATATTAAATACTATGGTCCACTTGAAAGCAGTATTACTGAAGAATTGCATGAGATTGTAACTCATGTGGTTGCAGAAGTTGGAGATGGAACTACATCTGCAACAAGAATGGCTTATTATATTTTCAAAGGTTTAATTGAAAATGAAAGTAAGAGATGGGAAAATATCCCTACACACGATATCATTGATACTTTTAAGAAAGTAACAAAGAAGCTTCAGAATTCTATTCTTGAAAATGGTAGAGAAGCTACATTAGATGATATTTATAATATCTGCATGATCTCTACAAATGGTGATGAAGTAGTATCTAAAAATATTTCTGATATCTATCAGAAGTATGGTAAAGATGTACATATTACATTAAATACTGCAACTGGAACTGACCATGTTATTAAAGAATATGATGGACTTACGCTTAATCAGGGTTATCCATCTCCAGCATATATTAACTTCGAAGATAAATGTGAAATTCCTAATCCTCACATTTATTACTTTGAAGACCCTGTAGATACCCCAGAAATGATTAATTTATTTACAAGAATCATATATGATAATATTTTACTTCCAGCTTCTACAGAACAAAAACTTACACCTACTGTAGTTTTTGTGCCATCTATTTCTAGAGATGTAAAGGATCTTCTTGCACAGGTTGAAACTACTATGTATAATGGAACGAAATATCCACTATTAATAGTAAGCAATCTTACTAAATATACTGGAGAATTGGATGATATTTGTAAATTATGTGGTTGCCCGCCAATTCACAAATATATTGATCCTTCAGTTTATATCAAAGATGTAGAAACAGGTAAAGCTCCAACGCCAGATACGGTATGTAAATTCTATGGATCTGCAGAGCGTGTTATTGCATCAGCTACAAAAACAAAGATTGACAATCCTAAAGAAATGTTTAATTATGAAACTGGAGATTATACTCCATTATACTACGGAATGATTGATTTCTTAAAGAAATCCATTGCTGAACAGGAAGAAACAGCAGATGATAAAATTCAGTTAGGATTAATGAAACGTCGACTTCATACTTTAACTGCTAATAGTGTAGACTATTATATTGGTGGAGTATCTATTATTGACAGAGATGCAATTAAAGACTTAGCAGAAGATGCTATTTATAGTTGTAGATCTGCAATAATGAATGGTGTAGGGTATGGCTGTAACTTCGAAGGATTCAATGCAGCTACTAAATTAGTAGATTATTTCAATGATTGCGAAGTATCTGATATTAAAGATTCTTTGGAAGATGATATAGCTGCAATTATCAGAATTGCATATGAGAATATGATCATTGAGTTATATGAAACTGCAATGGCTAAAGACAAAGCAGTTATAGAAGTGAACAATTCAGTAGATGTTAGAGAAATGCCTATAAACTTACGCACTCTTGAATATGATGGCACTGTATTGTCTAGTATTAGAACTGATGTGGAAATTTTGGAAGCAATTTCTAAAATCGTGACTATTATGTTTACTGCAAATCAGGCATTGGTTGCTGAACCTATGATGAATAAATATGCAGACCATAACAAAAAATAAATAAATCTAAGAGATGTGATTTATTTCACATCTCTTATTTTTTAATTATGTAAACAATTTTCCTTTAGATTACATATTATAGTATTGATACAATATTATGATAATTAGGGAGGTATATTACCATGTCAAAAGGGAAAGAAAAGAAAGCTCTTAGAGAAATTATTAGAGATAAGGCGTATTATATTATTAAAGACGCGTCTAATTTATCTGGAAAGGAAGTTGTTACCAAACTTCCATTTTTATCATACGATGAAAATGATAAATTCTTTGAAAGTGTTAGCAGAGAATCGTATTATTCATTTTTAGATAGTATGTATTATTTAGAAAAATTTGTAAAGATATCCGCAAAAGGGGAATATTCAAATAAACATGATAAAACTATATTATCATTATTTGCATTGCATGTAAATAAAGAAATTAAGCAGTTAATATATGATAATATGCATAAAATTAGATATGTAACTAATGGAGAAATTTGGCCATTCTTTTCAGTTAAAGTATTTATCAGTGAACGCACAGAAAGTATCAGTGTTATTGTTCCTAATAGAAAAGATGATCCATTTTTTAGCGACAAAACAGATTATGAGATATTAGAGTGGGCATTTGAAAATATTCAGTTTGTACCTATAATGGTTAGAGATGAAGAATTTGAACCTAATAAAGTTTCTCATAAATGGTCTCATCTCAGAAAAAATAAAGATATTCTCTTAAAACTTAAAAAATATTTAGAAATCGCTGATTACAAACCAAATTATAATGTATACTATTATATTAAACATATAGAAAGAAAAGGGCAGCATATTTGGTATCTTAAACGAGATGTTAATATGAGTCCAAATACTATAGAATATTAATTATATACAAGGAGAGGCATATGACTGTTAATGATAAACTTACAGATATTATACACATAAAAATGGAAAATCGATTTTATTCTTTTCATGGAAAAGATGAAAATGATAATTCATATTATGTATATACTGATACCATAGGATTTACCAATAAAGCCTATCTATATAATATATATACTGAAGAATTTACTGAAATTTCTATTGTAAAGATGAAGAGAATCAAAACATTTTTGATATTCGAATCAAAAATGGAAAATATTGATTGTGATATTAAAATGAAAGTTTTAGGTGTACTTTCTGGAAATCCATATTATATTTATATAAAGAAGTTACCTAAATCAGATATTACTGTATTACCACCATATAAACCATTTGGATATGATATGTTTTCATCATACGATCTAATTCCATCTGTATATGCAGAAATTTTAGATCAAATTGCTAATAAGGAAAAAGGACTTAAAATAGTAGATGATGTTAAACATGATCCATTTTGGGTTGAATCTCCATTTACATTGGTTGAAAATGTAAATATATTATCTCTTATAATAGATAATAAAGATAAAATAAGAGTAACAGATAATTCATCTATAATTTCCAGATACTTATTATTTAGAGTTATAGTTGACAAGAGAACTGAAACCTTTACAATTGAACATCCAAAAAATTATAAAGGGAAAGATCTATCAAAATTGTCTAAATTTGAGCTAATGGTATGGATGTTCAAAAATTGTAGTATTGTTCCTTTTACTATAAAAAAGGAAAAATTTAAACCAAATAGTACGTCGCATAGATGGGATCATATCAAAACTGATAGCTATATTATGGATAAGCTTGAATCTTATTTAAACGAAACCAAAAATGAACCTACAGATCATGTATATTACTATATAAGAAAAAATAAAGGTAGATATTATCTTGAACGTGATATTGTTATGAGTCCTAGACGCACAAGACATCGCAGAAAAAAGAAAAATAAACAAACAAAAGGGGTATAATATGATAAATTGTATAAATATGGTATTAGTGAATAGGGATGATTTGATTTATTCCTATGAGCAAATGAGCAAATCTAATATGAAAGCGTTGGATCAAGAAATTTCTCAAAAATCAAACGAAGGATATAGTTTAGTTGATATTGGATATTTCTCTAATACTTTATTTTGGGTAAAAGATGACAGATATGGTGAAGATGAATTATATATGAAAAATATTGCATATCTTTTGCATAGTCTATATCTTAGAGGGAAAATCTTAGAACCAGCAATGATTCAGTATAAAGTTGATATTAATAATTCACAGGATGCATATGATTGGGTTGTTTCTGTAACGCATAAACTCATAAACAAATATGTTATTACAGATATCGGTCTGGATACAAATATTGTTACATTAGAATTAATGTGTTCTGATGAAGATGATTATATTACTTTATTTAAAATAAAAGATAAGTTTGAAGAATTTATGAAAATGATTCATAATTATTTATATAAATAAATATATAATAACGGTAGGAATTAATTCCTACCGTTTTATTTATATTTAAATAATTAATAGAAAGAAGGGTTAAAAATGATAAATTGTAAAAATATTTTATTAGATACTGAATATTCATATATTGATGAGGTTACGTATGATCCGTGCAATATAGATAATGAAATAAAAGAATATGTTAAAGAAATTTCCAATAATCATTTTAGAATAATATATGGCACAAGATCAACTGGATCTTGTACTACCTGTGTTTATAAAAAGATTATCGAAAATGCTGATGTTGATGTTTTGTATATAAAAAATATGGCATATATATTATATTTAAATCATAGTTTAAATGTAATACGACGAGCATCTGCTAGAAAATGGAATGTTACCATAAATAGTAAAAACGATACGTGTGACTATTTACTAGAAACAGCACATCTTATAAAAATGGGATATGTTATAACAGATGTAAATTTTGTAACTGCATCTTCACCTGTGGGCACTGTCACATTCGAATTATTATGTAGTGATGATGAAGAATATGTGAATTTATTTAAACTTGAGGATAAATTTGAAGAATTTATGGAAGTTCTTCATCAACATTTTTATGCAAATAATATTATACTAAATACTAAAGAAAAAGGAGAATAAAAAATGATATTAGTTGAGTTTAATGAACATGAAGAAAACACTATAATGAAACTTATAGAGGATGGGTATATGATTATTGGGATACGACATATATCTTATAAATATTATATTTCATTTGAAATATCTGATGGTACTATCGATAAACATATTATAATTGTTAAAAATCATGACTATCTCAAGTATTTATCAAAATTATATAATGGTGGTAGCTTGTATACAGATAATCTATCTGATTCAAGAATAATTACAGAGGTTGATTTAAGTACAAAAGAATCTGTACTAAATGAAAGTAGAAATTTTATAACCATGATAAGTAATGATTATATATGCACTGGTATTAATTTAAAAGATACCGATTGGACTAAAGTGGATTTATTATTTGAATATAATTGTATTCCTGGTGGTGAAAGAGAAAAAATACTATTACAATCTAACAAATTTGATGATTTTATGAAAATTGTATCCAATAAGTTATATCCAATACCTAATGAAAATAATGACTAGAATACGGAGGTTTATTAAAAGTATGAAAATGGAAAACAGACCTAACGGTATACTTCGCGATGATTATTATTGTGATTTAACTAGAGAACTTGATACCTTAGCAAAATTAGATGGATCTGAATTTTTTAAGCATTATATATTTATCGATGCCATGGATAAATCATCTGAATGGCTCGCTATAAGAGTTCCAGGGGGAACAGTTGGTTCTATTAGAGTAGATGCTAATAATACTATTCTGAAAATAGAAATAGATACAAATTATGTGATTAAAACATATCCTGATAATGTAAATGAAATTATTCAGAAATATATAGGAGAGGTTTTAGAAGTATAATTGATAAAAGGTATAGTTTTAATAGCTATACCTTTTATTTTTTATCTTTTTGACATCTGTGTAATATTTATAAGGAGGATATATTTATATGACTTTTGATCAATACATACAGAATCCAATGGGAAACAAAAATGCTGTAATGTCTAACAGAGAAATGTATAGAACTATGTATACTGATAAATTAAATAAGATTCTTGTTAGGGAATCTGGTAAGGTAGAGTATTATCTATATAAATCTAAATCTAAATACTATGCACTTATCAAGGTTCCATCGGAAGTAGTACCTAAATTTACATACGATGTGTTGATTGAATTTTCAGAACCAGAAAATGCTAAACCATTAGATAGAACCTTATCAAAATATGATGTGAGATTTTATTCTAATGATCCATCATTTGTATTCACATTTGCACATGCTTTCATTGAAAATGGATTGTTTATAGATGAATATAAAGATAAAATGTCACCTGAAGCTGTCAAACAAGTAGCTACAGAAAAGAATCCTAGTAATCAAGTTGGTTATGTAAAAAGTCTATATTTTGCATATTTAATTATGGCTCAAAGAGGGCTATTCAGTAAAGCATTATATGTAGAAAAATATAATAAAACTACTGTTAAAACTTTGATTACACATGCTACTACAAAAATAGAACAGAGACAAAAAGAAGCAGAAGAATTATCGAAAAAAAAGAGAAAAGATAAGAAAGCTTTAAAAAAGAAAGAAGATAAAAAGAATACTCTTTCCCCAGATATACCAATCAAACAAGGAGTGAATAGAGTAGTTCATACTCACACAGTGAATAAAATATCTAATACAAAGACAAGTACAAGGATAAAAAGAACAACTTCATCTAAAAAGTAAAAAATTAATATACTAATTACATTCGAATAATGTATTCGTACAGCAAAATAGGAAAGATGAGGTAACAAAAATGATTAGAAAGTACATATTTGGGATATTTAATTCCTCCTAAAAGTCAAAGCTGTTATTAATTGTATATTATAGTTTTGAGCACTTAAAGGAGGAGTAAAAATATGATACCACTTATACGAAAAATCGAACCTCAGAAATTCATACCTGTTGATAGTTGGAAACCTTCTGAAGCTGATCGTATTTTCAAAGCAACAAAAGGGTCCATACAATTACCGGTATCTGAATTTTACGGGGTTAAAAATGACGCTCTAAACATATTTGTTCTATCTCCAAAGAAATGTTATAATGGAGATTCAATGTTAGAGCATTTACCACATTACTTAAATTATTTTGAAAAGTTCTATGACCAAGACCATGAACTTTTAGTGATAATCTATAGAATAAAATATATGATAGATTATCAGAAAGAGTATACTCCTGAA